TTTTTTAACAAAGTCTTGAATTTTTTTAACAAAGTCTTGAAATTTTTCAAGAATGAGCTTGAAATTTTTTAACAAAGTCTTGAATTTTTTTAAGAATGAGCTTGAAATTTTTTAACAAAGTCTTGAAATTGTATATGTCTATATTACTATACTATTTAAGAGAATATATGTTATGAAATGGGGAATTGTTCTGCGCCAAAAGAGAGACAAAAAAAACCAAATTTGGTGGGATCTTTGCTTGGAGGGCTTACCGGATTTCTAACACTAGGTTCGAGAACTACCGGGGCAGTATATAAAGAATTGAAAAAAGAAACCTTAAAAGAATATGAAAAAAATGCTGATAAAAGAAAAGAAAAAGAAGAGAAATACCAGGAAAAATTAAAAGCCAAACGAACTAAATTACATAATAAAACACCACATGTACAAGATATGAAAAGAGAACTTAAATTTTAATTTTTTATTTTATGGGCCTAATACGAAACCATCACTCTGGGCCTAATACGAAACCATCACTCCATTTTCTCTCGGAGCCAGCCAATACATTAAATGTAGTTATATTTAAAGCACGTGTAAAAGTCCCTTTGCAAAAGATATGGTCTATAGTGTCATTAATTACTTTGCCAATTTTGGATGGTTGTTCACTAGTAATATCGCGCATTTTTCTGCTTGAATTATAATCAGGCTTTTCCACAACGGTTAATCCATTCATAATATATGGCGTACCAATATTACCCCAATCAACGTTGCTATTTGCTGTACCATTGACAGCAAGATGATCAGAACTAAACTTATTCATGCTAGAAGGACAGTATGGCTGATTAGTGTCGGCGGTTTTCTGTGTCGTGCTTGATGGTAAATGGACTGGCAAAACCTTAAAAAAATCTGCATTTGCTTCAGTGACGGTACCATTAAAATCGCCGCCCAAAATAAAGCTTTTAATGTTTTCCTTGGTTTTTGGGTTAAGCCAATCATTAAATTTTAATTTGTTACCGGAAATATTTCCCCAAATTTTCCGGTTATCCGGGTTTGAATCCAAATGGCAGTTTATAATTCTTAGTTTTTCATTACTATTTTTCTTGTTACTTCGCAGTTTAAGATCTAAAACCTGAAAATATTGCCCTCCTTGAGATTTTTTTTTAGAGTCAGGGTCTGTATGTATGGTTTCATGGCGCGAAAAAATGGCTGTTTTGTATACAATAGCTAAGTCACCCTTTTTTTTCCCATCCCAAACAAACGTATATCCTCTACCGAATTTGTTTTTGAGATGGTCATACATTTTTTTATCTACTTCTTGTAACAAATAAATATCTGCAGGCTTTAAATTATCTGCAGGCTTTAAATTATCTGCAGGCTTTAAATTTAAGTATTCAACAATTTGATTTGCGCGATTTTCACAATTTCCAATTTTTGTTTTTAATTTTTTTTCAATTGATATCCATAATGTTTTAATCGCATTCATTATGTTTTCTTGCTGCTGTTTATCCTTAGCTTTTTTATAAGCGTTATATCCCAAAGGTGTAGTTAAAACTTTTAGATATTCTTTCGCTTTTTTCCAGGGTTTTTTTAATGTACCTTTTGAAATTGTTTTGATATCCTTGGGAAAATATTTTTTGGTATTTGAGTCTTTGGATTCCCAATTGACAAAACTAACGAATAGTTCAGGCACCTCCTCATCATTATCCCAAGTGGAATTGATCCCTTTCATCATTATCCCAAGTGGAATTGATCCCACTGATTTTTTAAATTCATTCAAATGTTTAAATTTATCGCCTCGAATACATAAATGAGCCCACCGCGCATACATCTGCGCTACCTTCCAAAGTTTCGTGCCGTCGTCAAGTTTAACTTCACGATTTTCAAAAAAATATTCTGCCGCCGCCCCAAAATTTGGAATTTTTGCTATTTCACTTACTTTTGTTGGGAAATCCGGTTCGGCATGATCAAAAGCCAATACCCATGTTCTCAACATAGGCATGTTAAAGAGGGCTTCTGGTGCTGGTACTGCAGCTGAGGATTTTACAACGGCAGAGCTTGCGCATACATGAGAAGAGCCGTTATATTCTTGTAAACAATCTGGACAAGAATTTTTTAAATGTTGTTTTAGAAAAGACATTTCTTAAATATCATTCGCTTAAATATGTTCTAAATGTTATAATTAGAATAAGTAAGTATTATTCTAAAACGATATAAAAGGACAACAAAAAGAACAAAAATAAGATGGATCGTTATGTCGAAATGGGTTTTTCAGAGACTTCCGCAGCAGCTGCTATTGAACGTCATGGAGACGATTTACACGCAGGTTGTCACTGGTTAATGACTAGGGAATCTATGGGTTCTGTTCCAAAAAGATTAAAGACTTCTTCCGAGAAAGATGAGCGTACATATCTAGGTTCTACGATGCGTTTTGAAGGAATTATGTATACAGTAGATGCTTATGATAAGAGACACGCACTTATTCGTATACGTTGTTCTACTACAAGCAAGGCACGTTGGGAACATATGAGTGATGGAAGAATGGAGTGGCAATCCGTTCAACACAAACAAGATCGCATTTCTGTGCCTCGTTATGCTTGGAAACGTAAAATTGGTAATGTATATTTGAAGACCGATTGTATTGATGAACAGGTTCGTGGTCGTTTAACGCGTTTGAACGCTTTGAATATGTTTATTAGTCACGGCCGTCCTGGTTATGAACCACAATGGAGCATATGGCGTGCTATGGCATCTCTAACAAAGGAACATGTTCATGAACCATCTGGTCCAATTCCTAAGGGGGGTAGCCAGAATGATATTCACAATTATCGTGTAGAATGGACGACTTATTTCCACGCTTTGGCGGATATTTATAATATTTCTAGGGACGAATTGGATAATTTGTTATGGAATGGTAATCATTCGGAAATCCTTTCTAAATTTCCGAAAGAAATTCATTCTAAATTAGTGCATGATATTTTAAAATGGAAAAAGCCTATGGAACACATTCGAAAAGAACAAAAAGAATGGCGCAAAAACTGCTTACCGGTTGTTTTGTTTGAATGTGAATGTCTAGAATCAGATTGTGCACATTTCGGCGTATATTTTCATGACATGACATTTGTAAAAACAAATCGATATGAGCCAGGTGTTCATGGTCAGATGCAGCGTCTTTTTAACCATTTGTGGTCAGATATGATGCAAACGGCCCCCTCTGCCAGCAATGTGAATGGCATTACATTGAAGAGTACATTGCGTGGTTCTCAGAAAAAGTTTATATCGCCTGCCAATCCTTCTGAAACATTCGTGTCAGAATTGATGTTATATCAAAGGAAATGTTTACGATGGATGTCGGATAGAGAGCATTCGAGTTCTACATCAGCATGGGGCTGGAAAAGACATCAGTTGCAGGATGGGTTTGCGTTCTATACCTCTGTGTTTGGCCATTTGTCATTGTCTTCTCCGAATGATAAGATTCATGGTGGTTTGATAGCCCAAGATGTTGGAATGGGCAAGACTGTTGAAATGTTGGCCCATATAGCCACATGTAAGGCCCCTGGTCCAACTTTGGTAGTGATGCCTACAACTATGTTGGGTCCATGGCAAACGGAAGCGAGTAAGCATGTTCCATCTTTAAAGGTCGTTAAGTTTCATGGTCCTAGACGGACAAAAAACATGCAAGATTTAAAGCAAGCCGATATTGTGTTAACAACGTATAGAATAGTTGTCTCTGAGACATCTCAACATATTCCCACGATAGGGTCTGTAAAATGGGGTAGAATTATCTTGGACGAATCCCATGAAATGAAAAGTATATTCCACGAAACTACAAAAGCTATTACAAGGTTATATGCGCCTAATAGATGGCTTTTATCTGCAACTCCTTGGCCAAAAGGTATGGTGAATGTGAGTTCTATGTTGGCATTTTTGGGAGTGGTGCCTTTTGCCGAATCACCTCGCCAGGGACACTATTCTGCAGCACAATTGGCTATTCGCAATCAAAGTAAATTCAATCCTGGTATTTTTAAAAAATGTTTGCAAGAAATGACGTATTGGCAGAAGAAATCTCATGTAACGCTTCATTTGCCACCAGTAAATGAACAAGTGATTGAATGTCCGAACCATTTTAAGGAAATATATACTTATTTTAAATCAGTCATTTTGGCCCGGATGGAAATGGATACTGCTGACTCTAGCGTAAATGGTCGCACTAGAATGTTGCATTATATAAGATGGTTATGTCAAGCGGCTACACATCCACAATTGAACAGGCTATCTGAATACGGTGTTCCTACATCTGAGTGTCCTATTCGTACAGAAACGCGTGAGGTTAATTCTTTTTTGGAATCTTTAGGAAACGCCAATTACGACCAATCTCTTCGTGATATTATTGATTCTTGGAGGAATGGCCAAGAGAAATGTTCTATATGTATGGATGCTATGGACCGACCTACATTGACTCCTTGTCACCACATGTTTTGTTTTGAATGTATCAATGCTGCTTATCAACATGATCATGCAAAACGGTGCCCATTGTGTCGAAAATCGGCCGGTTCATCTCCACTTGAAGAATTAAAATTACCGGAAGATTTTGTTGAAAATGTAGTGTCTGAAAATTCGGATTGCTATATTGAAGATTTGCACGGTTCTCATACCAAAATGCCAAAGGACATCCATGATAAAATCGTGGCCTCCAAAAATAAACTAGGGTCTAAATTTGAAAAGCTTTTAGACATGATTCAAAATACGGACGAAAAATTTATAGTGTTTACACAGTTTCATGGTGCATGGAAAATGTTGTGTAAAATCTTAACAGAACAAAAAATATCATTTGCAAGCATTGAAGGAAAAATGACACCGAAACAAAGGAACAATCAAATAGAAAAATTCCAAGCGGATAGCCACACAAAAGTTTTTGCCATGACCACCAAAACAGCTTCTGTGGGGATTACACTAACAACGGGGTCACAAGTTGTTTTCTTGGAACCTTGTTTGGACAAATCCGTCAAAAAACAGGCTATTGGCAGGGCACACAGAATAGGACAGCTAAAAACAGTTGTTGTGACGACGTTGCGTTCTGTAGACTCGATCGATTGTACAGAAAAATCATTCACAATGTCAGATTTAAGAGCATATGTTTCTATTTAAAGACTATTTAAATGTATTTATTTTAGTATAATGATTAGTTTAATAACGGTTTCAAATGTTATTTTCTCTATTCTTATGATGCAAATAGCCGCTACACACCATATAAAAGAACAAATAAAGTTGATTTCAAAATCAAATTTGTTTGTGGATATTTCATTTGAAAATACGTATGTAGATCCTGGAGCTATTTGTGTACATGGCCTTAACGAATCAAAAGCTATAGCTAAGGGAGAGGTATATCTGAGTTTTATGGGACATTATCCCATAACATATACATGTCCTTATGGTACAGAATCTACAAGACATGTTGTCGTTGGTCCAGCAGTATGTTATATGCTATGGTATCCGGTATGTTGTGGTACTAAAACATATTCAAATGATTGCGAAGCAATTGCAGATGCATGTTTTATACATCAAGAAGGCGAATGCGATAATGAATATTGTACCATTGTTGATTGTGTACCTGATTTTGAAAAAGTTGGAATGGATAAAAAAGGATGTGGTGGAAAATGTGTTCATAAAGAACAGGTTGTCCATAAAGAACATATTGTCCTCAAAAATAGACTACAATCTAATTCTAGATATGACACTGTAGCTAGTATTGTCCTTATAGTATTTGGCTCTAGTATTTTTTTAGGATTATATTTATTATTAACAACAATACGTTCTACATAAATAAAAAATAAGTGTTTTTTTAATATGAAATATGAATAAACCAACAAAAATGTCTCGACCTGCTATTATCCCCCACAATCTCAAAGAAGTCTTCCATGATAAACGTTGTTGTATTGATGTTCGAAAGGGTAAAGTATATGCCATAAAAATTAATACGAATAATCGTACATGGCATAACAAAATTGACCATGAGGGAGCTATTGTTTCTGCAAACCCAAAGACAATGGGTCTTAATCGTAAAGTCTTGAAACAAAAGGAACCATTCCACATGCTTTCGTTTGGTTGTGGAGCGGACACGAAATATTGGGGACGATATATATGTACAGGTTCTTCGTATGTTCGTAATAATAAATTGTGTCAATTTATGTTGTCCTATGTAGATGACGGGGATTTGGACAAATGTTTGCCGCCCGGCCACTGTAATACGTCGCGTTCCAAACTTGAGCGCCAATGGGATGATGCATTTAATGTTGCAGGTGTTCATAATGTTTATGAACCCGCAACTCTAAAATTTAAACCTTGTAAGATGTGGCCCCAAGGAAAGGAATATTCCCCTGATGTATGGCTTCCAGAAGATCAGACATTTATTGAAATCAAAGGTCCGAATCCAAGTAAAGAAGAATTTGAAAAATGTCGCCAGGCGCGCGAATTGGGATTCAATATTAAAATGTTTAATGGTGCTCCGGATGGATTTGATTGCTACGATTGGGATGACAATGGAAAGCGCACCAAGACGAACCACTCGTCTTATTACCGCTATTTGCATCCGACGGTTCCCCGTAAGCGCCGTCGGATCCACAATATTTCGGAATAATATCATATAAATACGAATAAATATGATTACGATGTCATTGAGGTGTATCCATTGTAATATTCACCGTGAATATTATAGAACGTGCGAAAATGCTTCTAGGCAAAATTGTATGGTTTCCGATAGTGGTTATCATGATTTTCAGGTATTTGCTTGTTGTTGTTGGTGGCATATCTGGAAAACAAAAAAAAATAAATTATTAGAACATCGTCGTAAAAAACGTCCAGCCACTATATAAGATACTCTTTATTTTATATTTGATGTCAGCGATTAAAACACACGAATTATTTAATATTATACAGGGGGATGATATAGTTTTTGAAAATTCAGAGGGAACAGAACACGTTTTAAAAGTAAAATCTTTGATGGTAGAAAGGCAAAGGCCTTCTTTTTGTCAAATTTTCACAGAAAGGGAGAATGCAGGTTCTATGGCGCGAGAGACCAAGTGTTTCCATGCAAAAATACAAACGATTGTGCCGGAAACTGCATATACAGAATTTGCTATTAAAGCCAAGGTGAACGAAGATTTCCATGAATTAAAATTAAAAACAGTGAAATCAGAGTCTTCTGAATGTACAATTTCATAGTAAAAAAATGGATTTTTTACTATGAATACAAACTAGAATATAAGTGTATCTTGGTGTTTATAATATGTTTTATTTTTTATGTTTATTGTTTTTACTTCGCTCTGTATATGCCGAATGGCCCCCGTTGAATTGTAGGCGCCCTGTTAAAATACAAGATAGTTCTGTTATTATGTCAAATTCGGTCATTAATAAAATAAAAACATATTGCGATATTCACGAGCAATATAATAATGCTATTTACATTAAATTTAGCCGCGTATACAATCTAAAACATACAGTTGTGTCTGATTCTACACTGTCTTTTGATTTTTTGTTTGAAAAAGAGACAACATTTTCATTAGAAGTTCATAATGATAGATTGAAAGTCGTTTATCCCGAACATCAAAAGATAAGAATTACAAATAATGCTTGTATGGCCGTTTTGGCAAGACCGGAATTGGAATGGTTTAATTGGCTAAGAGTTCGTATTAATCATTTGGAAGAAATACGCAAAACATTTATTTCTGTTGATCTGGTCTCTTATGAGGGCAATACATTTACACCCTGTGTGAGATTTGAATCTGAACTATTAAAAACAGATTTCCAAATCGCTGTAAGAGCTTATACGGATTCGGGAATGAGACAAGAAGTGCAAATGATTACTCAAAAAAAGCCAGATCTAAATAAATATTCTACATTGGAATTAGCCAATCGGTTAATACATTTAGAAAATCGTATGTCAAGAATACATAAATCATTACAAAGATATATGTTAAACCATGATGAACACGTAACACAAACAAAAGATTCACACACAAAATTAAAACAACAACTTTATGGAACACGAAATGGACTCAAAAGTCGGGCACAATCTCATATGATATTATGGATTGTTTCTTTTGCAATTGTTGGTATATTGATATGTGGATGGACAAACTACAGGATAGAAAAAGAAAAACGGTTTCATCTTTTATGAATCCACATAATTAACGTTTATGTGGGTATTTAAATGTTAATAGTAAAATAAGAGTAAACAAAATGTCCTCTAATTTTAATTACGAACCTTCTAAATCTTCTTTGCGCGCCGACACTGTAGTCGAGTTTGTTAACCGTTCTCTATTGGATTTCAAGATGACTGAAATTCCTGGTATGGGTCCTGCTTCTATTCAAAAGTTTTCCGATCATGGCATTTACACTCCAGCTCAAATCGTCGCCAAGTTCCTTTCCTACGTTGATTCACACGATACCACTGGTCTTGAAATTTGCAATTCGTTCTATAATTGGGCCAATCCTATTATGGGAAAAGCAAATACGCACAACCTAACGTTTGCAATCGCCAATTACTGTGGAGAACATGGCCTCTTTAAACTCGAATAATTCTAATTATTAAATAGATACCTAAAAGAACAACAATGATTAACCCAAGCCAATATATTATTCTATTATGTAAAAATGTACCCACCATTAAAAAAACCCCACCTATTATAATAATCATCAATGTTATATAGATTTCTATATTCAACGGGTACGGTTGAATAGCATTTTTTGATGATTTGTCAAATTGACGAATCGCAGCCACGCCCAAAGCTAAATGTCGCCGTGTGCGTCCATCCAATTTGACAGACATTAATATTTAAAATTATCTAATAAATACCCTGTTTACATTTTTTTTAAAAAAAGTTCACTTATGTAAAGAATTATTAACATTTTTTCGACTATAGAGAATAAGACTAATAAAAAAAAAAGATGTCAGACGAAACAATGCAACCTCAAGAATTCGAAGAACTTAAAGTGGCCTACCAAGAAGCCGTCCCCGCCATAGATGCTCTCAAACATCAGCTTAAATCACTTAATAAGGAACAAAAGTCGCGTCTTAATCAGATCCATGCATATATGCGCGAAAATAATATCATGTCGGCCGATATCGGCGGGATTACTATTGAACGCGAAGAAAAGACTACGGTCTCGGTCTCTATGAAAACACTAGAGGAAATTATTGACAACCCTGCGGATTTGGAACAATACAAGCGTGACCACGCCACTACGAAAGAAGTACTTAAAGTTCGTAAGCCAAAACGCCGCCGTACCGATGACGAATAAACTAAATATTCATATAAAAAAGGGGGTTAAATATTTAAATGAAAAGACCCAGATGTAGAAAATGTAAACATACAATGAAAGGACATAAAAAAATAAAATGTTCACAAATTAAAGTTCTTATTTTTAATGACGGTAGTAAATATGTAGGTTCTACATATGATGATAAACCTTCAGGCAAAGGAGTGTTAGATTTTCCGGAAGGAACTTATGAAGGTGAATTTGTAGATGGTAAACGAAACGGCCACGGTATCGAAACACTCCTTTCTGGAAAAAAATATGAAGGCAATTTTCAGAGAAATCTATACCATGGCGAAGGAAAATTAATGCTAGAAGATGGTTCCATGTACATAGGCCATTTCGACAATGGAACATATCACGGGCGTGGGACACTCACGCACGCCGAATCAAGCTATTCGGGAGAATGGAATAGAGGCACGTATCACGGAGAAGGCATTTATATTACTCCTCAAGGTACATACAAAGGGCAATTCTATTTTAATGTACAGCATGGTCATGGTACATTCGCCGATATTTATGGGGGAAAATATACAGGGAAATGGCGCAGGGGATTACGCGAAGGTCATGGGATTTTAACTACTCAAGATGGATCTTATGTTGGAAACTGGTCCAAAGATATGCAATCAGGACATGGTAAATGGACATCCAAAAATCACGGGGTTTATATTGGTCAATTCAAACATGGAAAAAGACACAAAAAAGGATCACAAACTTGGCCAGACGGTACCACATATACAGGCGGTTGGTCAAAAGGTAAAAAAACAGGTTATGGACAACAGAAATGGACAGATGGGTCTTCCTTTGATGGGTTCTGGCTAAAGGACAAATACAATGGATCAGGAACCTTGAAACTATCTGACGGTTCTTCTTTTAAGGGAGAATGGGAACATAATAAACGAGAAGGTATATTCACAGAAATAAGACCAGATGGAACCATTTCTATTGGATATTGGAACAATGATTTAAGACACGGCACATTCAAAATAAATGATCAACGAGTATTGTACATATGGAATTCGGAAGTATCTTTCGATACATTCGAAGCTGCTAAAAGATCATGCATTAAAATGAATAGAGTACACGATTATGAAGGAACAAGAGTTATCCTTGAACATTATCCCAAAATATGCACTTGGGATTTTTTCTGGAAATACGATAAAAAAGGTATTAATCTATATCTTTTGGAAAAAAAAGAAATCGTAAAAGCTCTTAAGAGATACGCATACAAACTTTTCAAGGATAAAAGATATATATTCCTTGAAAATCTCGTGAAACAATGTCCAGAAGATTCACTCATTACCGTACATGAAAAATGCGAAGAACTTTTTGATACTTTGTCTAAAACGTTTGTGTCCAATCCATGGATGGTCAAAAAACAATCCTATTCCGAAGAAACAAAACATAAACTATTGTCAGGCATATTCCTAGGAGAATTCGGAAGATGTCCGCCCAAAGATCCCTTTACTAGATTGCCTTTACATAAAAAATCGGGAACATATCTAAACAAACATCAAAAAAAAGCCAAAAACATATACAAAAGATTCATGAAAGCCATTGATGAACAACCCACTATTAGGGAAATGGCCAGATCCTTTGACGTACAAGATTTTGAAGAACTTCTCAAAAATGCTAGAGAAGCTGGTGATAGAGATACCATTAAAAAAATTATGAAAGAAAGAAACGAATACATACAACAACATACATAAATAATTATTTTTAATCACATGATTGAACATTTTTTTTCATAATCATAATTTTGGTCTAATTCTTCTTTATCTTGTTCATATAAGCCCAATAAATTTCCTATGTTTTCTTCTATTGTTTGTTTAAGTTCTGTTAATTTAGTGTTATTGTTTTGATTGCCACTATAAATCCCTTTATGATGATCTTGCGCTAAATCGTTTTTGGCTTGTATTGCTTCTTGTGCTTTTTTTAATAATTCTTTTGACTTTTCAAACTTAAATTTGCATAATAATAAGATTTTTTTTAGATTAGATAAATATTCGGTTGTTGTATTCGCCACATAAAACCTTCTATTTTCGAACGTTTTAATTTGGTCGTCGGTTGCTCTTAATTCTTTTTTCCACCAATCTAACATCACTTGTTGTGGCGTTTTTTTTTGTTCTGCCGGAGCCCATAAAGGTTTCTTAGGTATGTCTAACAAAGTATTGGATATTTGTGGCGATTTTTGTCGAACTAATCTAGACATCTATTATTTAATATTGCTCTTAAATATATGTATTATTTAAAAAGATAGTTTATTATTTTCTTCGGATTTCCTCCGCAAAATTTAAAGCAATGTCTGAATCAATTTCATTTCCTAAGCTATAACTACTGAATTTTTTTTTGTGTATTTTCATGGTATTAAGGAAACCTCGTTGTCTTGGCGTCATAGGGAGTGGAAATCTGAATTTTAACGCTTCCATTACAGCATTTAAAGAGTCATAATTTTTAAATTTCTCTAAAAACAGTTCACAGGTAAGTTTCTGTAGCCCCTTGACAAAAATTTTTTTTTCTTTATCTGTGCCATCAATAGCAGACTTAGCTGTATTTTTCTGTATTTTCGTGAAAGGATGGGTATCTCCTGAACTCAGATTTTTTATTAATTTGTTTTCATCTGAGTTATTATAAAAGAATTTCAACCATTCATATATCTGATCCTTGTGTTCATCACCGAATTTTTTGAAAAAAACTGCTTCCATGATTTTCTTTCTTTTGACAGTATGTTCTTCTTCTGCCGCCTTCTTCTGCTTGGATCCGCGGCGGTGTTTTCTAATATTAACAGCGCGTGTGTGTTCGATGACATTTATTAATTCATTATATAATTTTTCGTATTTGTTGATGGGCCCGGCAAGATTACCAACATGTTGTTGTAATTTGCGAGTGAGATCGTGGAGGCTGTGCGTGTGCCCTGTGTGCGCCCCGCATTTATTCAATGTATTCTTCACCGCCTCATTAAAAGTGTCTCTTATAAACTGATCACATTTTGTTTTTAAAGTTCCATACTCGGCAGAAGAGGTGTTGTTATAATCCTTAGCGATGTTGGAGTTTTTGTTTTTTTCAAAAAATTTTTTGATTTTCGAAACCTTGTTCTCCATGAGAAATTCAACCACTTTTGCCCTGAATTCTAATAATTCAACAGTTCCCGCCAAAACACATGGTGTGCTTGTTTTGTGCTTTTCACCATGGGGTTCTGCTGGTGCCCATAAAGGTTTTTCGGGTATACCTAAAAAACGATTGGATATTTGTGGCGTTTTTTTTGGTCGAACAAATCTAGACATATAATATTTAATATGACCTTTAAATATGTGTATTATTTAAAAAGATACTATAAATGTAAATGTTGAATGAGTATAATGTTCAAGAAGATACTTGGTATTTTATATCTAGTAAGTGCCTATACATTGGGCGTTCATGCTTCGGATCAATGTAAGGTTTCTATGGAATCTATAAAAGAAATTTTTAAAGATATTCCCGAGGATCGCGAAATAGATTTCCCATCCAATGTACAGTCGGTTGGAGATCATGATGATGACATTTATAATGACATCTACAAACTCGCTAGTATATTAGATTTATGTGCCGCACCAGATAAAAAAACCATCAGTGTGGATGAATTATTAAAATGTAGTGAAAATTGTTTCATTCGACGATTTATTTTTGATCATATGAGTCATTAAGATCAAAAATAATTATATTTTTTTTGAGGACAACCGCTGCTTTAATAAATTGTCAGTATAAATATAGAATGTTTTTAGTATAATGTCAGTTCTAGGACTAACAACCGCCGTGACATATTTGTCCGTTATAGCGGGTCTATTTGCTGCAGCATCTTACGGTGCGACATTTTATTTAGTTCCGTATAACGAATTATACGTTACCGGCCGCTCTGGATATGACGATACTGATTTACCATATTCATTGGCTATAGTTGAATGTGTAATAGCGGGGTCTACATTTATCGTCGGTGCTTTAGCGTTTGCTAAAAATCCGACTCGAAGGCCAGTACTCATTGCACTATTATTTTTCATCATTGCCACTATTATGCAAGGTACATTCGGTGCAGTGCGTGGTTGGCATTTGGGTCTATTTGGCGATGATATGGAACGCACGTGTTCTGACGAAGGATTATCGGGATGCCCTACAACTCGTTTTGAAGCCTCCCACAATAGAGACATTATGTTTGACTCGCCATTTGGCGGTGAATGTTCGTTTTGGTTCTGGGGGCCAGCTATGAAAGCTAGGTATGAAGGCCAAGAAGAGATAGAAGGAACGGGTGGACAAGTGCGCAATGATGCATGTGCTGGCTGGGCTCAATCAAATGGTCGCTTATGTGATCAGCAAATTGAAACTTATATGGATTTTTCTAAAGCAGTATCATATGGCTGGCGCGATGACACCGAAGATATTACAGCTCTTTTAGCCGATACAACGGGCGCAGTTACTGTCAAAAAGGTACACAATATGGAATTTGTTTACAAGTTGCAGCAAACTGTAGTAGATCAGTTGTCAGCTGCTATTCCCGAATCTCAGAGGTATGGATCGCAACCAACCATTAGTTATTGTTGGTATTGGGGATGTTCAAAGGTTTGTACACCGTTAAGATACAATGTAAATCGATGGTGGTTGATTGGTTCATTCTCTATGACATTCGTCAATTTAATAAATATTATTTTGGCGGCGGTTATATGGCGAAAATTACCATCTAATGGTGGCGGCGGCGGCGGCGGCGGTGGTGGCGGCGGCGGCGGTGGTGACGATATGGACGATATGGAAGAACAAGGATTAATAATGACAAAACCTCGTGGGCGTCGCAAAAGAATTGAGAATCCATCCGGTTTATTGTTTTAACTATATAGCGGAAATATGATTTAATAAGAAAATGTCACGCACAATTCATAATAAATTATTAAAAACTCGTGCCGAAATTGAAGGATGTGCTTATCGTATGATATCTTTTTTTCATACCCACCCTTCTGAAATACCAGAAGATCAATGGACAGTGTTCGAACAAGATGAATCTAAGTTCATTGTGGATAAATTATCGTTATCCATAATGGCAGAATGTCAATGCGAAATGCTGACTAGAGAAATAGACTCAGAGTCACAGGAACCGGCTATCGTTTCTGTAAAAATGACCACTTTGGATAATATATAAAAAAAAACCTATATAACCTTGTTAAAAAAAATAAACAATGTCATTGTCTTTAAAAGAATCTTGTCTGATGTATGATAGATACTGCCGAAGAAATTCCGATACTCCTACTTTTGAAGATTTTAATTCTCATCATTTAACATGTTTACCTACTTCTAACGAAATTTACAATAATTATAATTGTGTTATAACGTCTGCAAAACGTGCTACTGGCTTACCTGTTACGCGTCGTCTTCCAAGTTTGTTTCGTAAATTTTCGTCAATTGAAAATTCGTCTATAGCCACTTCTTTTAAACCTTCTGTCCAAGTACCTCATCGTACTTTAAGTCATAAATCTAATGTTCCGTCTATTTCTGATTCTGTAAAAATGAAGATTCGACCGGTATCTGTTCCGGTATCTGTTCCGGTATCTGTTCCGGTATCTGTTCCGGTATCTGTTCCGACTATAGTTAATAATTCGGAGCCAATGAAATGGACTCGTGAAACATATGCAGAAGCTGTTAAAAATAGCAAGTCTATTTTATTGAAAGAATCAAAGGGATTGATGGTACATTTTGTTCCTGAAGAAATGGGCAACTCATTTGAAAAAATGGCTGCAAAATTGACTAAAAAGGCTTGGGATATATTACGTGGTAAATCTGACGGCGAATTAAAAATGCGCGATGGTTCGGCTTTTTCTCTTTCTAGTGTGAGATTGGATGAAGGTGATCTTGCGGAATTCATTCAGAATCGAAAGAATAAAATACAAGGTCCACATTTTATTCGTTTTTCGCGTATTTAACATTACATTTTTTACACTAAATGGATGAATTTGAAAATATGCTTATTAATTTAAAAGTATTGCGGGTTTTAAATACAAATGTACGTTTAGATACTACTGAAACTTTGTTTAAAATTCATTCTGCCGGCGCTTGGGTTCCAACATTTATTAGACGGTGGTGGGCGCAGCAGAATCGCCTTACGGATATTACTAGGATACAAACTCTTTATCAAAAGGCAACTCGATTAGTAGTAGAACGCCACCCTCAATCCGAACGCATTCTAAAATATTTAAATGATTCGAAGCAAGGTCTGGCTAATTTAAAAACAACATATAGAAATGACCCCACCGTGATGGCTCTTATAGATGTCATTTTAGATACCGTTGACGAATGTCAATTTATCGATGCATAAATGTAAAACAGATGGGTACTGACCCGCCAGAGATAACATTCGCGATATTTTTGATGTTGTCCACGGGCAATTGATGACTTATGATTGTTTGTAGCGATTTGAGAACGGATTGTTGGAACGATAATCTCGAATGTATTTTATCTATTCTAGCATTTGTAACTAGTAGTGTATATAATTCTTCAACAGACCGTATATTTTCATTATATAGAATATTTTCTGCCTTTTGACCGATCCATCGTATCGTTCTTAGAGCTGTACTATATGATGGGTACATTGGACCCTTCATATCCCATACTCCATTAGTAATATTTGACATGATCCTCATGCATGCGATCACATCTGCCTTTGCCCTATGAGCATTGAGAATGGGTTCTCCGAATAATTGTTGATGTAATCCCGATAATGAATAATTCCCAGTTGAATTTTTTATCCTCCGCCTTGAAAAATGTAAAGAATCGAAAAAATACCAATCTAACGGCATTGTACGATTTGCCCTTTTGAATTCTAGTTCCAGGATGGGTTTATCAGCTCTAAATGTATTATGGCTAATAAAAACTGGCACGCCCCCTAGAGAATTATTTGATATCCATGTTTCCAACGCATTACAACTATTGGCCCAAATTTCAGCATTATTTGTCATTAGAAATTCGCGCTTTAATTCCGGTATTTCGGGTATGGGTGGTGGTGGAAATGTTTGCATAGTAGGATCTGGGTCTATAATACATTCGAACCATTGATTTGTTTGTAGTGAAAATACAGCAATTTCCCATATACGACATGTTGATAAACTCCGGACATCTCCAATGAATTCTAAATCGAATATGAAAAAACTTTTCAATAGTGGAGACTGTTCAATCAATTCCATATAATTTGCATAATATATTTTAGTTTTGTTTTATACTCAACTATGAGTCACAAATGTTGTTTTCTAAAATATTGAAATATTTTTTGATAAAGGGACAGTATCACAGCGTGTTAATCTACCATTTGTACGATACCACATTGGTTTACGTTGGTGGAAAGGAATTAATTTAGATTCACTATCTATTTTATAACAACAATGCATACCATCCGGAGAACGAATCCCAACAAACCAATTACCACCGTTGTATTGAGCAGATCCGACCGCTGCCCCACAGTCAGGACATTCCCATACGTTTAAAGAAGCTCTTAAACATTTTGCATGAACAAAATGTCCACAATTTAAACGTATAGTATTTTCCTTTTGGCTGTCATAACATAATGAACACATAAATATTTCATCAAAAATGAACCCATTTTTATACAAATGTGTAAAGAATATGCGAATTTATTTTTAAATCCAAAAATATAAGTAGTATTTATGAGACGTCTTCAACAACTACTGCACGCCCGAATTGTTGATATAAATCATGTACTTTATTTTACCTTTAAGAAACATGTGTTTACTGGAAAAATTATTCAAGGTGGTCTTATAAGCCAATGTACTTGGCAAAAACCAGGAGAAATCCCTCATGAGATTTTTCAACATAACACTAGTCTTGGCCAACAACCTTACGTCAGGACATTTGAATCGCTTACTGATTGGACAGAAACCTGTATTCAAGAATGTTTAGACGAATATCATACGCGATATTCGTCATGGAAAAGAGTTAGACATCGCCCCTCTGATAAACCTATGGAAGTGTTATTTAAACATTTACAAAGAAGACAGCTCAATGTAAATACTCCAGCGGAAGGTAATCGACAAATACTACTTTTTGAACAGATTGCATCGCAAAAAGCACATATAGAACACCTCACTAAGCATGTAAAAGATTGGCATGTATGGTATAAACTAAATTTTCCAGAAAAGGAAATACCAGTGGAGCCTATCGAAGATGAAATTCAACAACAAAAAGAAGATAGTCAAGAGGCTACAGCCCAACCGTTTATTTTACATTCAGATGAGGGCCAATACCTTGTTTTACACCGGCTAAATGAAGTAGCTCCAAAAGAATGCATCTCTTGGCTCAAAAAAATAGGACCAGAATCTTTTAAAAATAGGTTGAACGATGTCAAATTTCAATTTGATCCAATGACCACTGGTTCGAACGAATGGAATCCTGTCGATAAAGAAACATCTAAACGGTTTGTACATGATTTTTTTAATAAACTATAATTTTTATTTATTTTTTATTATAACCTCTTCTCATTTTTGCACGATAATCTGAACTCGAACTCGATGTATCATCGTAATCAATATATTTTACAATAATACCAAAAAATAAAGATTTAAATGTATTGGCGATTTCTGAACGACATTTTGCACCGGTTATCACAATCTTACCACTTCGAAAAAGCAAGAACACCAATTTAGGAGCAGTTGTTCGAAAAACAAGACCTGGGAATAAATCCGGCTCATACGAAACATATGGACCATATGCTCTCGAAAGCTCCAACAACTTTAATGTATGAGGAATTTCCGCAGAAGCTACTATGTTTTGAATCTTAAAATTTCGAAAAGATACAGGTATACCATGTTTTTGAAGAATTCTTACATATTTACGACCAGCCAAACGAGACTGAATCTCTGTTTTGGCACCCGTACAAACCATATTTCCAGAAGCAAAAGCCAGAGCAGTAGTCCTCGGTTGGCGAATCCTCAAAGTGGCCGCCGCAAATTTTTGAGGATTGTATTCTATGAATGGTTTTTCAAGAGCTATGGCGCGCAAATCCAATTGATCCACCCCCAAATTAAAAGTGGCTACAACATTTTGAAGTTCAAACTTTGGCAGTTTCTCGGTCGGTACACTAACAGGTTTTAAATCATCTGGATTAATACGCTTACGTTTGGGTTTTTTAGATTTCTTTGCTTTTGGCATTAAAGTTAGTTGTTTATTATTTGCCTTTATATGTCAGATCGGATAAAATCCTAAAAGTGTATTTGTTTTAGTTTTTTATATTTTTTTCGTATCTCTGCCGTTACAGAAGGTACCGAAAAATAATACCAATTGTATATCACACCCCCAACCAACACCAAACTACACAATACAAACAGCACAACCTGAACTGTACCCCAATTCGTATCCGATTCAATAATCTCCAATTCTGCCAATCCCGTCTCGATTATACCAATCAAAGACCATGACAAAAACACCTTGGACGTAATCGACAACAAAACAAAGATACCGTCCGCATTAAACAAAGTACAACAGCGTTTACGGTCTGTTATACAACAACAATGCGTATCCAACTGACGAAGTAATTGAACAATTCCAAAAGATGAATAAAATAAACCATAAATGATTGCAAGACCAGAATAAGATATAAATAATTCATCAAATTCCAAACCCGATATTCTGAAAGATCGGACGGCGACAAATGCAACCGAAACTGAAAATACCATCATGCCTATAACTCCAAACCAAATCCTATAAAAAGGTGACTCTGTTTGGTCAATCAACCAACCCGTAGACTGGAGAACACCATTCGAAATCATCAAATATAAAATGAGCCATAATGATGCAGGTCCTACCGATAAAACCATAGCCACTTGCAAAAGACCCGCTGTTATAGCATACGAACCCCAACGTCTAGTTGATTCTGCTAGACGAGGTGTCAAACAACAAATATCGCGATTAAAAGAGAATATAATAATAGCGGCAATATGAGCTATCCATGTGATCGTTTCATTCCAAGCTATCCAATAGACAGGTTGTTGTGTAGAACCAAGTATTTCAATCGTTTCAACCATATAAGGTGCTGTTTTCATATATTCTACTGTGGTCAACGTTATATTGGCATTCATTTTGGGTAGATTTTCTGCTTTTCGAAAAGCTAAAATAGACGATATAAAATGAATTACAAGAGCAATACAATGTAATATAACTAGAAATTTTTGTTCACGAGGACTATACATTTTCATGTATATTATATCTTTAAATACCTTATCTTTTTAAATCTATTTATACAACTTCAATTATGTTTCTCTAAAGCTTTAGTACATAAAGTAATACTCTTGAAATTTTTTAACAAGTTCTTGAAATTTTTTAACAAGTTCTTGAAATATTTGTAGAATTCTCTTGAAATTTTTTAACAAGTTCTTGAAATATTTGTAGAATTCTCTTGAAATTTTTTAACAAGTTCTTGAAATTTTTTAACAAGTTCTTGAAATATTTGTAGAATTCTCTTGAAATTTTTTAACAAATTCTTGAAATTTTTTAACAAGTTCTTGAAATTTTTTAACAAATTCTTGAAATTTTTGTAGAATGATCTTGAAATTTTTTAACAAATTCTTGAAATTTTTGTAGAATGATCTTGAAATTTTTGTAGAATGATCTTGAAATATTTATAGAATTCTCTTGAAATTTTTTAACAAATTCTTGAAATTTTTGTAGAATGATCTTGAAATTTGTGTAGAATGATCTTGAAATTTTTGATAGAATGTGAAACTAAGTATGTCATATGCTATTAAATTATACTGTGTAATATACACAGTATGTTATGGAGCCCTGTTTAAAAAGGCTTCGGTCATCTGTAACTAAAGAATGTCGTATATGTCATGAGATGAAGGACGTACTGACAGATTTTCACAAATGTTCTTCAGAGAGAATTATAAATGGTAAGGTATATCCAATAGTGTATAGAAGTGAATGTAAAACGTGTAGACGTGTGGGTGGTAAAGCACATTCTTCGGCTGCAAAAACCCTTATGAATAGTTTGAGTATGAAAAGGCCCCCTATAGGTAGTCCTTGTGAAAATTGTGGGAAATTATCAGAGAAATTAATTTTCGACCATGACCATGAAACAAATGAATTTAGAGGTTGGCTATGTTATCAGTGTAATACAGCTATTGGTAATTTGGGCGATTCTATAGAAGGATTAAAAAGAGCTTTAAATTATTTAGAGAGATATGAAAATAGAAATGTCTAAATATAAAAATCCACATATTTTGGTCTTAATTTTTTTTTTGATAGAACCTGTATAATAAGGACAAGAAAAAAAGATGTCAAGCTCTTACCCTATGACCCCTTTCAACAAACTCAACTGGCGCACTCAAAGTGTTGGGACTTTTAAGTCCGAACAAAAGCCGAATCCGGCTACTGGAAAGCCCGAAACACGTCATAAGATCAAGAATGACGCAGGCTACGATTACAAGGTGATGACTCCTCCGTGTAATGCCCTCTTCCCTCATTTGGGCAGTGGTGGTAATTTCGGTGGTAAATTTAGCAAGACTCAGCAGACTTCATCTGTTACTAGTCAACTTTTGATGGGTGGCGATGATGAACATTTTAAAACAGAGCGTTCTGAATTTTTCAAATGGTTGGGTGATTTGAACGACAACTGTTTGGACCAGATGTATGCTACCGATCCTCTTGGTTCCGCTTCTGCAGTTCGTGCCAAGATTAACAAGCGTTATGGCAAAAAGAAAACTCCCGAAGAGTGTGAGGAGATGGCCAAAAAGGCCTTTAAGAAAACGGCTATGGTTCCATTGAAGATGAATGACGGCGAGACTAAGATTGTGGTGAAGTGTCCAGCATTTGACCGTGATGGCGTTGCTCGTCGTATTCGTTACGTCCAAGAGAACGGAGATGATTATTCTGAGATGGAGACTGCTCCTACTATTCGTAATGGAGCTCTTCTATGTTTGCCATTTCAAATTCGCCCGTATGTTATGGCCAAGGATAAGTATGGTCTTACATATACCCTTATTACAGACATTGTGGTTCTTTCGACGGGTCGTGGAGTTTCATCTGTTCCAATTGAAGAGATTGAGACCCCCAATCGTCCTTATAACCTCAGTGTAGCCGAGGGCAGAGAAGGGAAGATTTATTTGAACATTAAGGATTCTGATAATCGCCGTTTCGAATTCCGTACGGCTTCTACGGAGGTCGTTTTCTCTGATCTTGGCAGTACAGGTACTCTTGGCAAGATTGCAGGCGTTACCGTGGATAATGCCAAGTATTCTGGCACTACGAAGGAGGATATTGACAATGAAGCGTCGGTTGCTTTTTACAATTACATTCAAAAAATGTCGGATGATATTGTCGAATATTGTATTAAGGACGATAAGCTCTTGTCCAAATTGAAAGCGGACAGCAAAGAGGAAGCTGAAGAGATGGCTACAGAGACGGGCGAGTCATTTGATCACTGTTTCCGTACTGTGATTAAGGATGCGTTTAATTCTCCTATTCAGAAGCGCGACGATGACGAGCATCGTCAATTCCGATTTTCTCAGCGTGTTTATACTTATGGTGAAAACAAACAGCAGAACAAGATTCCTCTATTTAATTCAACTGGCCAGCCTATTGAGGATGATATTCGACGCAATGCTATGATTGCTCCTGTTCTAAGCCCTTCTGTCTATTTTATGGCAGATGGTAAGTTTGGTCTCAAGTTCGACATTTCTTTGATGCACGGTATTCGCGTGGATTCTAATCCTGAACCATCAGAAAAGTCTGGCGGTATTTTGTATTCGCTCAAGCGTGCGTCATCTGACATCTCTGAGCCAGAAGGAAAGCGTGCTCGCATTGAGGCATAAAAATAGTATTAAAATAAATATTTATACAAAAAATAGTAAAGTTATATTTTCGTTTTAATCATAGTGTATTGACCTAAAACTATCAAAATTCCAACGATGGATGATAATGTCATTGAAATAAGTTTTCCTAAATTAAATGTACTCCATAATGTTACCACAACTCCTAGTGCTGGCCATGATTGGTAAGCTAGCATATATACATGTTGTGATGTAGCTCGTATAGCTTGTGGTGAGTTTGAACACGTAGATCCAGAAATCAATGCGATCGCTAAAATTGGAAAGTTTAAGCTTATGCCAGCCCATCGTATATGTCCATTTCTAAGGAGTTCTTGTATGAGAACAAGGACTCCTATAGCCATTGCATTCACAAAAAAGAAATATTGCCATGTTAATTTTATCGGTTTGTGATTGAGTTGTACGGGAGCATCTAAAATGTTTATAATGTTAATGACGGCGGCCAAAGAACCAATAATAAAGAGAGAAGTATCATTTTGAGTAAAATAGCATAGTGTTGTACTCCCCGCGATGGATAATATAGAAATAATCCAGGTAAATATCCAGTGCTTAGTCGCACATTTAAATCTTGGCGTTCTTTTTTTGGATAAATATCGTATTGAAGTGTGGAATATGGCTAGATAGAGTATAGATATTATAGATGAAGCCCATACAACCTTTAACCATTCTAAAATTTCTTTTTTATGAAAAATACTGTAAATAATAATGAGAGGCCTTGATGGAATCCAGGTGATAATAATGGCTTTTGGCCCTAGATAATGAATAAAAATAAGTGTAATATTTAGGACGACAGTTGCCAAAATAATGGTTGGCCACATTCTATTTGAGTATAAAGAGTACCCTAAATAGGACATAATGTTAGCTGGCGAATCTGATAAAATGCTTGGTCATCGGTTAGAAACTCTTGAAAAGGGGGTTCATGTATTGGACGACCGTGTAAAATCATTAGATGACAAAGTAACACATGTTATTCAAATGAATTCCGAATTAATGATTCAATCAAATGAAAATTTTAGAGAAATGCGTGGTCAATTGGATGCACATCGTACAGAATTAAAAAAATCAATAAAACAAATAAAAGGTAATTGGTCACAACAGTGTTATGTTATTTCTTTTGCAATTGGGTTAACAACATGGACCATATTTATGATTTGGGTTTTATTTGCTTAAAATGAAAAATCAGGTGTCCAATGTGTAGACATTCTACGATGTGATGAATATGCACTTGACACATAAACAACGTATTCGGCAATACCACATGCATTTTTACCTCTTTCTAAATATAGATATCCGTTATCTCCCCAATTTTTGCCCCAACTATTTTTAATAATCCAAGCATTTTCTGTATAGCCAACAATGGCGACTGCATGATCTATATCTGTAGTACACATATCTGCTTTATAAATGCCTCCTTTGTAATTATCCATAGACTTTGAATCAATACCAATGCCTATGGGCCCATAATTGTGTAAAATCGTTTCAAAAGTTTCTTCTGTTTTGGAATTTTCTGAAATCATAAGAACTTTATAATCTTTTACATTGACATGTGACCATAATTGTTTATGAGGACAGACAGATTGTTCGTCTAAATATGGGTAATTTTGTTCTAAAGTAATTGGGTGATGTTTTGCATATTCAAAAACATACTCCATTAGCCCACCTTCACATCCAACATCCGGTTTTTCTGGACCAGAAGTACAATCCATAATGGTTTGAGTAGACAAAGATTTTGGAAACCCGTTCATTTTAGACCAAAATTCGAGCACAGTTGCGGAGGAAAAAGCAAAGCAGTCGCCACATTCGCCTTGGTCTTTGACTTTTGTAACATATGGGACCCCCCTATAAGATCTCCAATCAATAGGAGGCAATCTACTATGGACATTGTATAAATGTTTTGTTTTAACCGATCTTTTAATGTTTTTATGATGTTTCAATTGCATGGGAATATTCTTTTTTAATTCGTGATTAAATCGATCGGAACGTGATGTTAATCCAAATTCAACGTTGTGGTCAGTTTTTTTTTCGACCGCGGCGAGTTTTATTTTTCTTAAATTTAATTCTGCATGGCCCGAATAGACTTTACCATGTTTTTGCATATAGTTACAGAGCCAATTAGGATGTTTATCTACAGTACAATTTTTATGATTATACCCATAAATGTCTTGAAAAAATAGGAAAAATACGAATAAGAAAAACATATGATATTTTATTATGACAATATATACTAAAAAAAAATAAGATAATGGAATCTGAAGAATTTTCTGCACCTGTCCCAATTATCCACAGACCAACACATATGTCTTATATGTTTGGACCACACCTACAGGCAGATACCGGCGGGATTTACTTTGGAGGTGATAATAGAATTGTACGTTGCAATTCTGAGAAAATACCGATTAAAACAGGTTCTGTACCCACGTGGTTGATAGTAGATTGGATAAGAGCAGATGCTAGAGGAGAACCTCTCTCTAATTATGCTAATATTATTATGAATAGTGCATTACAAACACATAAACAGCTTCAGTGGATACATAATCAGGCGAATCAGTAAGTTTCTATATATTTTAAACTGTTTTTTGACGCATTCATTAAATCTTTTAAACTACGAATAGGATAATAAATAGCAGTGATTGCTAAAAAAACTGCTTCTGCATTTTCAAATAAAATATCTGTTTTTTTTCCTAAAATGCATATGGACATTTGTTTAAAGTCCATATCTAGTTGTTTAAGGACGGACATATTCATAATACTTGGTGGTAATTCTATACCTAAATATAAAAGTCTTTTTTTAATTTTAAAGATAATATTTTCCAGTTCTTTCAACATCTCATTTTTTTCTTGAGAATACCTATTTATACGATTATATGTTTATTTATGATGTCTATCTTTAAAACGTATTCCCCGAGGAGTTTATGGCGTTCCACATTAAAAATGTCTAATTGTTTATTCAGAGTGTCACCTAAATTAAATTCTGAAAGTAGTACATATATTGCATCTGTTCTTCAATTGCACGATTGTATACGCAAAGATATAAGTCCAATGTTTCAAACACCAGAATCTTCACCGTCCGAATGTTCGATAGAAAAGGTACATGCTTCTTTGTGTGATTTGGAAAAGCTTTTATTCAATACAAATTCAGATTTTGAAAAAAACGTAGAAGGTTGTGAAAAATTTACAGATTATATTACTAAACGATTATCCTCAGACACGTGTCAAATAAGCTAAATATGTTTTACATAATGGTGAACAAATTGTATAATAGCGGTCAATACTTCCATTTTCTGTTCCTTAATTTCTTCTATAGACGCCAATCCTCGAAATGGATTAGGAATTGAAGAATCCATTTTTTTATCGTTTTCTTCGAGTTCTTTGCGGATATAATTTAATAATTGAAAAGAATCTATAGAATTATTGGCCGCTGGTTCTGTAGCGGGTGATAATACCTTGGTTACCCAACCTGTATATTGAAGATCTGAATCTTTTTTTTGTTCTCTTTTTGGTCGTTTAACTTCTCTGTTAGACCTTGAACGCGAAGAACCAGACCTTTTAGACCGTTTTTGGTCTACAAAATCATCAGGTATGTATGGCAATGTCACTGATGTATTTTCTGTAAGCCTTACTACAATTCTATTATCTGTAGGTATAGAATGTATATTGATATTCCTAAAACAATGTGAGTATAATCTTTTAGGTAAAGATACAAAAACATTGTTTGAACCGAGTACTTTATGATAAAATATGTTTTTCCCTACTTCTTGTGTTACAAAAACATGTCTTGGCGATATATTTGACCGTAAATCTCTGGACTTTGTGGAACAATTTAATTTAATTCCTGGATAAACAATGCGTTCATCTATGTCATCGGTTCTGAGCACTTGTTTATTGTACCATCGACTGAAACTTTCTTGGGTTAAAGCCGGTAGAGTAAAGTCCATGTTGTTTTTTTAGAAAAAAGTCTAACTTATAGTAAATAACATATATCTAAAAATTTTGGATTCGTCACATTTGTATAGCATAAGAATTTTTTTTTTGGTCATGTAAAAATATTGTATAAAGCAAGATGGCCGTTCGACATATGGAACCACTTGCACTTTGGGGAAAAAACGTTCATACCGTTAAAGATACCATATCGCCTATTGGAGGAATAAAGGATTATGTAGTATTTGACATTCCCAGAAGTATGTTTAGACAAGCTGCGTCCACCTTTTCGGACGTCAGGGTCTCTGACGAGTCGGCACGCTTCGACGAAATCGCTTTACAGCTTTTCCTTCAAATGTTGTACGAGACTGCCAATTTGGATCAAGACAAAATACCAGAAGGTTCCTATCCCTATGTTAAAATGTGGCTAGAGTGGATTCCCTCTGTTACACACAAAGATGGTGTTACAAAAGCCACTGGTTATCGTATTCACGCTGTTTCGTTTCACGAAAATATAAAATTTGGATCATCGTTGTCCATTATTCTGTCCCGTCTGTCCTCTATGCACAGCGATTCTGTAGATCGAAAAATGAATTGTCGTAAAGTAGATCCTCTATCGGGTCTTTTTCCATATCAAAAATGGATGCGATGCTCGGGTATCGAAATGTATATTCGTACCGTATGTGATCGATACGCAAAACAACAAATATACACCGCCAATATGGACTCTTATCTTAATCCTCGTAATAAATTAGATAAACCGGACAATAGCGCCAACCCAAGCAATGTTTTTAACATTAAAAGAGCCATGGAAAGGCTTCCACAGGAAGCTGAGCCTATGTTTCGCGAAAAAGCACATTATACGACTGGTTCACACATTGGAGTTCAAACACTTCAATTCCCATCTCCCAAGCATGTGATTTTATTGACACCCTCGCAGGTTCATCCCAAAGTATTTTGCAGTAAATATTTGCCAGATCATCAACATTGGATGGAAATTGAAAAAGAAATTCCTCAAAAACTTCATGAAGATGATTATGATAAAAATTGTGAAACCGAATATGATATTCGCACTCCCGCTGATATAGAAAGAGATCGTTTGAATGGCCTAACAGATCGTTCTGCGTTTGCATCTCTTTCTGCACAGAGCAAAGCTCGGTATAATGAAAATGTACTTGAAACAGAAAATACAGATGAATTTCCAGAAGCATACCGTAGACATCAAGATTGGTGCCTTACTGCTATGAAACACCAATGTTTGGACCCGGATGCCTGCATTTCAGAAGTCGTTTCGAAAATGATTACATGGCGCGAACATTTGGACCAAAAACCTATCATTAAACATCGCATTACGGACCCAACTCTTTCTGTATTCGCGAATCGCACTATTACACTTATGGAATCGTATGAACAGTATCATCTTATTTCGACAGCCCATCGAATGATGTTTCTCATTCACCATGCTAGATACGATGCGTTCAGAAGAGATTTTGGACTTCATTTCAATTGTTTCCAAGCAGGAGACGGTGCTACTTCCAAATCATTCTTGTTTAAACTTATGGAATGGATGTCTATTCCGGGGACTGTCGAAGTATTAACTTATCAAACAGGCAAAGCAGATGCAGTGGATGGTAACCGGAACGATATCACAACGGTTTGTCACGAGGCACCACCCGGAATGTTTCGTACCGCAAAGAATCCAAATGCAGACTCCTCGCAAGAAGCCATGTTTAAAGAGAAATTGACATCACAGCGAGTAACGGCCAAGGTCTGGTGTCAGGATGAAGGCACCGGAAGGCGTTCGGCACGTCTTACAAAATCCGAATGTGTTGGTGTTTGGATGGGCGCTACAAATGATCCACCGTCTGAAGTAGAAGAAGCTCTAAAAACACGCTTCTTTTGGGGCAATTTTGAACAGCAACAGCGCAAAGGTCGCGACATTGACGATTGTATGAATGGGGAACGAATGATGTCTTCTGAAGACCTTACCATTCGTAATCGATATTTCCTTGAAGCAAAAGAAGAACAATATCGCGTCATGATTGTTGAAAAGGCTATCTGGTGCAAATGTATTAAGGACGTAGATATGAGAGCATGCAATATATTGCTACCCAGATTGAAAACCAAACTTACTAAAAATTCTATTATTACGCCTGGACCAAGGGATTGGGAACGTGTCAAAATATTTTCAAGGTGCATGGCTATTGTAACTGCTATTGAAACGGTGTGCAATTTACCAGGAGGAGCCTTCTACGGTAAAGTTTTCACAGAAGAAGCGTTGCCTCACATAGAACCAGAACTTAAAGTGACTGAAGAGCATGTCATTTTTGTTCTATCTCTATTGTCAGATCAATTTCGTTCGCCGGTAGAGCATAAAATTTTGAATACAATCTATAATATGGAAAAGCGCAATCCCCAATTCAATTCTCCAGAGAAAGCCGATGTTGTCTGTCATGACTATATCAAATTGCCAAAACTTCGTCAATTGAGCAAGAAGATTAATTCGAGAATTCCACTCGAAAAAGGACGAACATCTACCAATAATATTGAGAATTTCATCCTGAATATGGCCAAACATTCGATCAAAGTAAATCGTTATGAAAAACCAAATGTTGTAGAAGGTACTACTGCAAGTACAGAAAAATGGCCAGTGCCCAAAAAAAAATCAAGATCCACTCAATCTTCCGCGGTTGTCACCCATGAAGGTGTATTTATCCATGTTTCGCACATATTGGCCCATAAGGAAGATTCATCTGATAGCGTTTTCAAAATATTGTCCTCCGAAACGCATCAACATTCAGACACAAAAAGAATATTTACGGCCTGTCCCGTTAGCGCCAAATGGTTTCATGTATTCAGAGTCATCGAACGAAAAGCCAGTGGCAAACCATTGGAATATAGAAATGTACTGGCAAATTCGAAAACATCACGTTGGATTACAAATACTCCAGCTTCCGCTGCATCAACGCGTACTAGAGGTGGTTACAGTATTGATGAAGACATTGACCGTGAGGTATCCGATAAATGGTGTAGTATTACTGGTAAACCATGTTATACACCCATAGAAACAATGGAACGGGTTGTTGAAAACGAAGATTATATTCGACCATTGATTCGCTATCCAGATACGATTATCAATGAATGGAATAAGACTCAAAAAGAAATGACATTGGAAGATGAAGAAGAAGAAGAAGAATCAGTAGAAAATTCTACAAAACGTAAACGAGAGGAGATCGAAACAGATACGGATAAACGTCATAAAAATATCTAAAAAAGATCCACAAAAAAGTGGGACAGTTAGGAATATATAAACAAATCTTTTTTTATTATATATATGTGTGGTATTTTAGCTATTTTACTAAATGAAAGTGATAAACGAAAAAAGTTAAAGAAAAAACTCAAGGCACTTGTGCGGCGAGGCCCTGATGAAATAGGCCATTTTGAAAACGAAGATATATTTATTGGTCATACACGACTTTCTATTGTTCATCCTGAAGCAGGCCAACAGCCTATCTACTACAAAGGATGGGTAGGTTCCCTTAACGGTGAAATTTATAATGCGAGTCCCATTAACAGTGAAACAGATTGTCATCATCTTATTAAGTCTATAGTGGAACACGGCATAGATTCGATTGTTAATATGGATGGCATGTTCTCTTTCATTTTGTATCATCCAGAAACAAAAAGAGTTATTATGGGGAGAGATCGCATAGGTATTACACCTATGTATTATTCTGATACAATTGTTTCCTCACTTTTAATATGTCAGGACGATCGTCCTAAGTGTGTGCCTATAGGTTCTGTTACAACATTTATACTTGGAGAAACACCCGTATGGAAATCTTATATGGACCCATATGCATTCATAGGTCCATCCGAAAAATCTTTAAAATTTTTAATGTATAAGGCAGTCACTAAACGTTTGATGGGAGATGTTCCTTGGGGCGTTTTGCTGTCTGGAGGTTTGGATTCTTCTATTGTCGCAGCCATTGCAGTCGCGACTGCTTCGGCCCATAGGCCTGATTATCCAAAAGTCCATTCTTTTTGCATCGGTCTTAAAAATTCACCGGATATGGTGAAAGCCAAAAAATTGGCAGAACATTTAGGTACACACCATACTGCTGTCGAATACACCGTTGAACAGGGCCTTTCGGCAATTAAAGATGTTATTAAAGCAGTCGAAACGTATGATGTAACTACAATACGCGCTTCTACACCAATGTGGTTATTGGGCCAGGTTATTTCTAAACGTGGAATTAAAATGGTGTTATCTGGCGAGGGTTCTGATGAACTTTTCGCGGGATATCTTTATAATTTGTATTGTCCTAGTCCTGAAGAAATGGCAGCGGAATGTACTCGTAAAATTTCTCAGTTATATGCTTATGACTGTCTAAGAGCCAATAAATCTATGGGTGATTGGGGTATAGAAACAAGGGTACCATTTTTAGACAACGACATTGTAAATTTTGCTATGAATGAGATGGACCCAACGGAAAAACTCTCCGGTACGCACCCTTCCGGCCCAAAACCTGAGAAATGGGTTTTGAGAGATGTGTTTAGGGACACACTCCCAGATTATATTGTGGACAGAACAAAAGCACAATTCTCGGATGCTGTGGGATCTTTATGGGTTGATAGTTTAATTGAGTATGCTGGGAAAAATGTTTCAGCCTCACAACTAGATTCTGCTGTGGATAAATGGCCTTATCAAACGCCCGATACAAAAGAAGCTTACATGTATAGGGAAATATTTGAAGAATTATTCGGTGATATAGATGGTTCTTCCGGAACTGTTATTTATCAGCCTTCTATTGCATGTTCTTCAGAGGTGGCAACACGTTGGCATGAAAATTTTAAAAAGTGTTTGGATCCATCAGGAGATGCAATCCAACGTGTATTTAAAGATTCATAGTATTTATACATATTTCATTTACACAACATGCAAAAAAAGGAGTGGGTTTCTCACATAGAAAATATCCTTTCACAAGGTCATTCTTTCGTGTATAAAATACAGGACGAAAACAAAGCTCCTTTATTATTTGCATGTGATGTATTTCGCCGTCGCAGACATGACGTCATTATAGATATTGCACCTTCTGAAACAGGTAGAGCTGTATTAAGCGTTTGTATTTCGGCTGCCGTAATCGCTTTGGAATTTACCGTGCGTAGAGACCAAACAGTCGAAAATATTATACAATCGATGACACCCCCTACTGTAGAAGTAGTCACCATTAGGGGGTGTGGAACAGTATTAAATATAGTGTGTAGGGTCGTTGAAATCGCTCTACACACCGGGTGGTTCGTAGAAAAAAACGTTTTGAACACATTAACACAAACGGGGACAGATAATATTAAACAACGCAATACCACCCTTTTGGTTGTACTTCGCAGAGGTTCAAACATGAGGAGTATATAAAGAGAGTTTTTTTTTTTAATCTATATAATATGTCTACATCTACCACATGTTGCTATTGTTGTACTAATTGTGCAAAAAAAACAAACATTGCCAGAGGCGCTTTCGGTGTTATCGTTGGCATCCTTGCCATTATAACCGTTGCTCTACTAGGGGCATCCATGGATCAGGCGAATTTCCCAGGATCTAATATTAGATTTGCCAAATATCAATCAGAAGATTCTAATCTCGACCATTATGATGTCGATAGAGAAGGAGATATCGTTGCCATTCTAGACGGATATGTCGTAGCCAACACTCCGGGATGCTCCAATATTGTTGGAGGTCAAGACGGACTTGCTGTAGGAGCAAAAGACGTATGTAAATCAAATTCAGATACGGCAGGAGATAATCAAATCGCAGCATGGAACTACGGTTGGCTTGTAGCCCCTGATTGTGAACGTTCTGATACAGACCCTGCCGAATGTGCAGTATTCAGTGCTCAGGGAGCTCTAGGATGGTTTGGAAAACTCACTGCATTCTTTTTGAGTGTTCAAACGATCCTATTTTGCGTACATACTTGCGTTGCCATTATTGAACAAGAAAGAGAATTGGCCAATAGTGAAGAAGCGGCGGCAGATTCATTTGCCGGGGTCTTGTTAAAAGCAAACAGGGCTGTCAAACTTACACTCGGTCTTTCGGTCACGTGGTGTATTGTCGGCTTTTCATTGTTTGTTGCTTCTTTCTTTGCATGGGAATCTTTCTGCGACAAAATTGATACAGGTCTTGGGCGCCAAGTTAACCATCATCACGCATGTGGCGTCATGGGATGCACACAAAGTTTTGGATCCATATTCGTCACCATTATTGTAGCCCTCGTCTGGTACAGAATTCCAAACATACTCACATGGTTTGGAGTCTTAGAAGCGGTATAATTTTTTTTGAACTTTTAACTCCGATCTTAATATTTCTTCTATATTCTTTTCTAGTGTAAAATCTATACAGTGAGGGCGTAAAAACCCATTACTATCGTAACATTTCTCTACCCTTGAACGATGAATAGCACGTAATTTGGGAACTTGAGTCGATGCCAACCAAATGGTCGATGTCTGAGATATTAATTTTACACCATTTTTAACCTTTAAACAAGATAATGCTTGGTGGTCGTGGTACCAAACGATAGATACATCTACATAAGGCAACAAAAAATTTAATAATTCGTCAGACACGGGATGTTGATGCACCAACCACAATGTTATAGAAATTTCCGATGTTCGAGGCCAACGGATTTTTTGGATACAACCAGGCTTATAATCATACACAATGTCATATAATTTGAAATTAGCAGCTGTCATTTCAGGTGTCATCGTAGACAAAATACACACATGAAATTCCATTTATCACAAAACAGTCAACTTTTATACTAATTCAGGACCTCTCGGAGATGAACCAATATGCCCAACATATACTTCGTACAACATCTGGATCGGCACAAAAATACAAAAAAATTCGTGCACCAAAAATATCCAACACCAACGCAACGAACGCTGCACATCAAAATCACGAATCACCACAAGACCAAACACCATACAACGGAAAAATGCACGGAAAGGGTGATCCACATAAATATTTGAAACGTTCATCCAACGCAACGACCATAACAATAATACCCAACATGTATAACGCCACTCACGGAAATAAAACTCAGAAATAACAGCCACAAACACAACCACATGATGCATCAACTCAACTACTATATCCACAGAAGATTCATTCAAATTCAATAAATATAACAGTAAAACTATATACGTTGCTATATGGAATGGCATTAGCCGATCACAAAAAGTAATCAATATCGTTTGAATCGCCAACAATTGTTCTCTATATGGATTTGGAAAGAAAAAATGTACGAGCAGTAATACCCACCCACCAATCTTCCATAACATTCGATACTAAAAAATAGATTATAATTTATACTTAAATGAGTAAAATCACATCTTCAAATAATATTATTTAACCTAATAAAAATTATAGATCTATCACAAAGAATGACCATTTATGCGTTAAGGTCCAATGTCGAAGGGAACCCATCTTCAGTTAAACTATATACACCTATAGACAAAGAATGTACACTTATCCTCATTATCATTTTCGCCATGCTTTTTTGCGGCTGTATTTCATATATGTTACCCAGACGAAGACGACCTCCCGAAGCCATCGGCATATCAAACTTACCCGTAGGAGCAAAACTATATACATTAAACGGCAGAGAAATTATAGTAAATGTAGAACATTAAATTATTTTTTTATTCACTGTTTATCATAGCGGTTATGTGTTCTATTAACTTAGTAAATTCTTCATTTTAGGGTGGGTTGTTCTTTGAGTACAATTTATCCAAAATTGAAATTTTTTAACAACTTCTTGAAATTTTTTTGAAATTTTTTAAGAAATAGTCTTGAAATTTTTTAAGAAATAGTCTTGAAATTTTTGTAGAAGTTCTTGAAATTTTTTAAGAAAGTCTCGAAATTTTTTAAGAATCTACAAATTTTTTAAGAATCTCTTGAAATTTTTTAACAACTTCTTGAAATTTTTTAAGAATCTCTTGAAATTTTTTAAGAATCTACAAATTTTTTAAGAATCTCTTGAAATTTTTTAACAACTTCTTGAAATTTTTTAAGAATCTCTTGAAATTTTTTAACAACTTCTTGAAATTTTTTAAGAATCTCTTGAAATTTTTTAACAACTTCTTGAAATTTTTTAAGAATCTCTTGAAATTTTTTAAGAATCTACAAATTTTTTAACAACTTCTTGAAATTTTTTAAGAATCTCTTGAAATTTTTTAAGAATCTACAAATTTTTTAACAACTTCTTGAAATTTTTTAAGAATGATCTATTTAGGCCTATTTTATATTATATTATGCAACGTTTTCAGAGTATATCGTGGCCTCATGACATTGTAGAGGAAATGTACACGGATAGCCACGGAAAAATGCATAAAACGGCCCACTGTGCTGTTTCCGAATCAAAAATACCGTTTACATATGAAGATTGGTGTCAGGAAAATGGTTTTAAACCTATGGAAACTCCTGAAAATATTTATGGTTATTGTTCAGGTCGATTGACACGTCCATTTTGTAGAAAGATGGTTGAGGAAGCTGCAACAAGATTGGAATTAGACCCAGAATATGTAAAAATGTACGAGAAAATGGCTTCTTTTTACATTTTACGTCTTTTGGCAGGTATTCCCCGCAAGGAGGCCTGGTCTACTTGGAAAAATATTCCAAAAACAAACGATTTGTTACAGGATGAGGTCTTTTGTTTGTGTGTGATGGCATTGCACCCGGTTTTGTATGGTAAATTGCATCCTTATTGTCGTAATAATCGCCGCGTAGCATTGGAGGCTATAGCTGGTTGGGATCTTCCAAAGTTTTCTGTGCTTCAATATTGTCATCCGTATGCTATGCGCCAGTTCAATGGAATGGAAATACATCCTAATGAGTTATCGTGTCGATTACAATATCATACATGTGGAGCTACGCCTTATTGGTTGTTTGATGATTATTCTGTCATTAGTAGAGTTATAGGAAAACCTGGTAAACGGCGTTGGCACGAGTTGGAATTTTCTGGACCAACAGCAGTGAAGAAGATACTTGATGAACGTGCTTCTCACGGGTCTTCGAATACATCTTTGGAGCCATTTCTAAAAAAAAATCAATATCTTAGTTAGATTTAAGGGTTGTGTGTATTAACTATGTTATTTGTGTAATATGGTCTTTTATAGTAGTAACGATCGTAGTATGGGTAACCGTAATAAGAAGAATAAGGGTCGCTATAGCAATCGTTTCCGAATGAACCAAAGAAGCAAAATATAATTAAGAAGAAGGAAAATAAAATGAGTACGCCTGCTGACGATGCTCCTGGTCCATAGTGACCATAGACACAATATCTGTCACAGTATATTCCGTAGTGTCTGTATGTTACACAATTATCTTTGTTTTGACATCCATGATACCACGGTCCAGCAACAACTAAGACCAATACAAACACTATGGGTATAATCAATAGCCATAGCCATGGACTACATGTCTTTTTGTTATTTGAGAAAAGACCAAAACATTTGGATTTCTTTGTATCCTTTTCTTTTTTTCCAGTAATGTTAACTGCTTGTTTTAATGGCATTATCGGTGGTTGTTTTTCTGGCGCTTCAGAATATATAAATTTTCTTTTTTCATTTGGAATAAGCACATGTGTTTTATACATACTTGTATAATTTAAAGCATATTTATATAACTCATTTTTGTTTAGATATATTCTAAAATATTTTAGAATAAGTTAAAAATATATTCTAATTATTTACAATATAAGAATAAAATAAAAGATGCCTAAGGGAACCCGACGGAAACGTGGAAAAAAGTCTGAAGCCTGGAAAAAATTACTAAAACGACATCAAAAGGGTCCCAAGCGCATTAAAATCCAAAACCCACGGTATAAGAAGGGTGTGGATCCTCTGTGTTGTCTTGAAAATGTCAAACGCGTTCAGATTATTTTAAAGAATGAATCCAAGCCAAAATATATTTCTGTGGTTATGTTTAATCAATCATTCGTAAATATTGGTTTGTTTCGTGGTGATGATATTTCTATGCCATTTGACAGACTAAGGAAAGCGGGAGCAGCTCTACGTAAATCATTTGACGTTTTTAGTCATAACGATCGTGTTTTGGGTGGTGTGAAAGAGAAAAATTTTGGTGGTATTATTGGACGTTGTATACTATTTACAAAAAAATTTGAAAATTGTGATGCAATTATTCATATCATGCCACCCGAAGAGGAAATAAATAAACGCGAGGCTGTGCGAAAGTACGTCGATAATTTATTCAAAAATACCTCGAATCGTGTTATATGTACTAGAGAAGATAGGGATATCGAATATATTTAATGTTTATTCATGGGTATATTTGGTAATTTTGTATCAATATATTCGCTTATGGCTTTAAGTTTGACGTACATTGATTTTGGAAATTGTTGGTCATTGTAATGTATAATTTTTTGAGTACAATTATCTATGGATTTTATTTTCCCAGTGTTCCAAAATGGTTGGTTCTTTAACCATTGTTTTGCACCGAGACCAATTTCATTGGGAAAATGAACTAATGTCCAAAAATGATACAAAACAATTTTATATCGAATATGAAATGTAATTAACGTAGTCTCGTCTAATATTATAAGAATACCGGTGTCAGGCTTTAATAAAACGCCTGAAATTGCACATTTCGAACCATTTGGACAGCTGTTATATTGTGTTATACCCCTTGCCGAAGATAGTTCTGAAACAATATTATTAGTTGGCAAGCGTTTTAATATTTTCTGACATAATGTTTTCCTCATATTATGAAAAGACTTTATATGTTTTACAAGTAAAAAGACATCTTTTTTTGAATGGGATTTTTCTAATTGGTCGTCTATCCTATTAATATATTTCGGATCTAATTCACATTTTATAAAAAAATCACATACCTTTAAAAAAACGTCAAACCGTTGCATCGAAATTTATACATAGGATACATATACTCGTTATAATAAATCCACAAAAAAAGTTCAGGATCCAACATAATGCATGTTTAAAAGATTAGAAATAACCATGTCTACGGATTATAAAACGATGGTATCTATCGAAAAAGACCGAGAGAAAAAAGACCTGTTATATCACATTATTAATAATAACGAAGCCAAAACATTGGATGATATATGTGATCGTGTGGTCACGTATGTTTTACAAAAGTACGATGGTGGAAGTATACGTTTAAAACAAATGCTTCAAAAGGTTTGTCAATCCGACGATCGTGTCGGTAAGCATGCATTAGTGTTTTTTGTGTTACAACAAGAGCCCGAATGTAGAAATATTTTTTTACCAGATACTCCAAGAGTACCCCCCGAAAAATTTCAACATTTTGTCGATAAGGAATTGCCAACTTTAGTAGAAAAATTAACGAATGGTGCATTCACATCCTTAAGAGCTTTTGTCGAAGATACTCGATGGACATATTGTACACTTTAAACTATTTAAATGAATTTTAAAAACATGTATGAATGTGTCGTTTATTAATCAACTTTGGTTTGTATTGTTTTCTATAGTACTGATATTTGTATATGTAAGAGAACAACAATATATATTTATATACTATACCATATGGACATTCATATTAGAAACCGTTTTTTTCGCCTTACTTGTGTTTAAAAAAGAACATATCGCCAAAAAAATATACCCAATGGTATATTCTCCCGCAATTGTTGTATGTGTGGGGTTTTGGGTTATTATAGCCCCGTCTACAAAAAGCCGCGCCATAACAAACATTGTATTTACTGTAGTTACACACGGGCTGAATGCCTTTGCCCTGGTTTTACAACCATATAAAATACACATGACCGAATTGTGGAAGCCGATTGTTTGGACAGTCGTATATAACATATTTCTAGCTATATATGTGGGTTCTGGTGGGCGTTCGATATCAGGAGCATTTCCTTATTGGTATGCTCAATATGATAATGCTTTGGGATGGGTATTTGCAGGCCTTGCTGTTTCTGCAGTCACTGTAGTACATATATTTTCATCTACAAAACAGAAAAATAAAATAGAACAAGTTGAAATTGTATAGTATTAGTTTTTTACACTATTTCTTTATATATATTTGTTTAAATGTTTAAATTTTTATCAGGTACACTTACTGGGTGGATTGCAGCGAGAGCAATCAATCCAGATATCGAAACCCCTTGGAAACCTCCTACATACGACGAATGTCTTTTATTAGGCCAAAAAGCCAAACAAGTGTTCGACCATATTAGTAAAAAAATAGAAGAACTGGACACCAATGACGATGAATTGAGATCAGAAGATTAAGCCCGTATCTTCAAGGGTTTAGAAATACGGTGCAAACGTTTAAATTCATCAAAAAAGGTCGAAGCGATCTCTGGATCATCAAAAATCATAATATTCTCAAGATTCGTCACAGCAGATTCGGTGACATTAAAAGAACCGTTCATGACCCAAATAGGTTCACGAGCAGCAGAAAGACCAATTAAAAATTTATGGTGCATTAAACTCTTGAAACGCCCCCTACCTTCCCCCATTGTTCTAATAACGCCTCCTTGAAAACAACCAGATAATTTCGAATATGCTTGTTGGTTCTTACGGCGTGTGGTCAAACGATCCTTTGTACATATTATCGACACACCACTTAATTTCTCAGCCATATTCTTTAAAATTCGTTTATTCGATAACCATGCCACACAACCAACCATGTACACAGTATCTTCACGGCCAATATGTCGAACAATAGAATTCTGTATGCCTCTACCATCAAAAAGAATAGATATTTTGCGCTTACCGCGCTGATGTACCTTTTGACGCTTGCGTTCTTCATTATTCACCTGTTTATTCAAATCATGAGAACGTTTCTTACTGGCCATTTTTTTATTGATTATAATAATGACTATATATATATGATCGGAACATTTCAATCATGGATGCGTATCAGATTTACTGCAGATATAAACAAGATCCTAATTGGAATCCGTCTAAATCAACGTTAGAAAAAATAAAAGATGAAAAGGTTGTACAATTATTATCCAAAATAACGCAGGAGCGGTCTATGGAACATATTGAATCTAAAATGGCAAGTGCTTCTATAGGAACTCCAAGAAGACCACCGAAGAAAACTTCTACATTGGAGGAAGAGCCACAAGCACAACTTATATCTGCCACAAAAATGAGTCAAAAAAGTATGCGTCGCCTTATAACTTTGATGAAATGTCTTCAAGTCGATGTCCCTATGGATTGGGTTCGAATATTTTCATCCAAAGTCATAGGAACATCACAACCTGAAAATTTCAAAACATTACGAGATTCAGATTCTCACGTTCATATTATTAATAATAGCGTGGTTGATTTTATTTTATCATTGGATTCTGCTCCAGAAGATACGATTACTACATGGTCTTGGACAGATGGCTCTGCAAGAGCATGGCACATCCAAAATCTAAGGAAAAAACTCCGAGAAATGTTTCCCAATGTGCAGTCGGGTGTGGCGCTCATCTTTTTAGGATCTGTCGGATTACCATGCCATGAACTATTCAAACCAAGTACTTTCATTCAAGATTTTAAAAGAAGTCATTTTAAAATGTTAACGAACGAATCCGTGATAAAAACGACACTCAAAAAAATTCTTAAAATTGAAACAATACATGCCAAAACTGAAGCCAATCAATTGTTACAACAATATGCTGAACATCAAACACTATTGGATACATTAGACAAAACACCTTCCGTAGACCAATATATGTTTAAACATTATTATAGTTGGCCAACCCCCGATACACTAAAACATATCATTGATGAAGCTACACATTTATTAGATTTATGGAGAATAACAAAACATTAATTATTTATTTTTTCCAAAATATCTTTTAATATATTTTCTTTGGTGCGGTCGGTCCCAGCCGTTTTAATTCCTAAATTGTTGGCTTTAATGAATTCTCTTAAATCTGACATTGAACTTTTTGCGGTTGGAATTTTTCCTTTAAATTTTGAAGGTTGAGGGCTAGTTGGTGACGCTGTTTTTGATTCTCCTCCGCCAGAAGCTACTTGTCTAGGCGATATAGGCTTTGCTGGAGCTGGCATTTTTGTGATTTCAACCTTTAAAGCATTCTTTCTTGTGTCATTCAATGTGAGTACATCTCTATAACTTATCGTTTGAACCATCATCTTACTCAATTTGCCTATATGATGTTCCATTGTAACCAGTTTGTATGGAATCGTATAATATGGTGCAATGGCTTCTATTTTAATTTTATTTACGAAGAAATCTTTTTGTAAATGCAAAAGATCATCGTAAAGTTTGTTTGCTTCTTTTGCTTTTTCACCGGCCTCTGTTTGTCGATGTGCTGCCGCATAATACCAATTGTATAATTTTTTCACTTGTAAGGTTAATTCATTCAGTCGTTCAATGTCATGTTTAATGAATGTTTGAAGTTCAATTGGATCCACTAAGAATTTTTTATAGTCGGTTATTTCTTTTGTAAATACAAACGATTTTGTATCGTATAATCTATAAACCAATTCACAGAACATCTTATGTTGTCTGTATTGTTCCATAGATTTTATATCTTTATCGTCAGATCCCCATAAACCAAGTGCCGAACCTACTAATGCTCCTCCGGCTACTAAAGCTGTGAGAGGTAATACTGTAACTCCAACAGCAGCGCCAAGAGCAGCTCCGATAGCAGCCCCGAGAGCGGCACCCGTTCCAGATAAATTTCTTTTTTTCTTCGCCTCTTCTAATTTTTGTTCAAATGCATTGGTCTTTTCGAAAGAACTATCTGTATTTCCATCTAAAATTTCAAGTTGTTTTGCTTGAAATGGAATAATACGTATCACGTGCAAGTATTGTTCGAACATAACACCATTAACTTTATATTCTTTCTTTAATTTTTTTCGAAGTTCGGTCGCGATTGTCGTTAATTCTTCTTCGGTCAAATATTCAAAATAATCTTGAAATAAATATAGAATATCTGCCAAAAATGGCCTATGAAATGTTTGAATAATCCTATAGTGTAATATTTCGCGATTATTTTTAAAAACTTTTGGAATAAGTACTTTGCACAATTTTATATTCACGGTCCTCTTAGACTCTAAAATTCGTTTCAAAAGTTTATTTGGCAGAATATTTTCTTCATCATAGGTCAATAGTTTTATTATTGTTTCTGTTGGATACAATAAGACATTTTTCGCAACTTTTTTCCATTCTGATAAAAAATTATTTTTATCATCTTCTGTAGGAGTTTGAGGAAGATAAATGGTCTTAAAATGACGGTTAATGTCAGACCATGTTATATTATAATGTTCAAATTGTTTTTCCGGTGAATGTTTTATATATTTTATGTAATCCAATACAACTGCAATATTTTTATTTACAGCTGTTTTGTGTAATTCTTGTAAAGAGTGAATGGTCGCTTCATTCAGAATTTGAGTTTTGTGTTTATCCGATGTACTCTTTTCCGGATTTTTCAATCCATCTAATGTTATCAACGTTTCCGCAGACAAATATTCTTTGTCTTTTGTGGATGTTGTTTTTTCTGATGGTTTTGACAAATGACCTAAAACATTCAAGGTTTGTTTTGTTAAATGTTGATTTTGTAGAGGTTGGTCTTGTTTAATTTTTGAATGACCAAGAGATGTAATAATATTAAGCGATTTTTCGCTTAATAAATCTCTATGTTTTGATTCGGAAGTCTTTGTATTGTGATGTAATGAATCTAATATGTGTTTAGATGCACGACTTATATCTGACATATAACTATTTTTTTCCCCTATTTATATGTCCTCAAATAAATATAGTTGATGTCAACATTAATCGATGCTATGAATAAAAATTCCGCGGCTTATCATGGCGATGTAGCCACGGAAGATTCTGTTAAAAAAATCATTTCTACATGTTTGCGTGTTTGGAAAGAAGTGCGTGAGAAAAACCCACCGATCATAAATTATTCTAATCCCGTAACCAATCCCATAGATATTGTCGTTTTTGGTCCATTGGACGATACACAAAAACAAATTGCGGATTTTTTTATAAATTTTTTTAAAGATGGGCCCAATGGTGGTCCCATTGACCGCACACACATGCATTCAACAATTTGGAACAAATTGAAAGACATCGATACTTCTAAATTTTTAGATTTAATTGATGGGAAAGTTGACGATACATTTTTAAATTCAATTCATGCAGAGGTACCATACACTACTAATGATGAAAAAAAAAGGGGCATCATAAGTATATTCTCTCCATTGAGACCATTAATCCGTAAACTTTCACAAGGTAATGTCATTAAAATTGGCCATAGTACACACGCTATCGTCGATGATAACGCATTTATACAATTAGTGGCCAATGGATTTATTCCTTTAAAGACGGGAAGTACGCCTACTACGGCTATACGTGCATTTTTATGTGCAAAATGTGTATACATGTCCTATTTATCAAATAAATATAGAGATACACTTAAAAAAACGGAAAAGGATTTGAGTAGTGAAGAAGCTCAGTTAAATGCGCGCCGTATCACTTATAAAAATGCCGGCTTAATATTAGACGAGGAAGTTTCGCCCATCATTAAGGTTTTAATTTCGAAAAAAACCATGCTTGAACGTGTTATGAATGATATTGAGTCACATTTCGAAGAGGTTGTGGAAAGTGGTTATAAATCTCCATATGTCTTGTGGAAATATGTAACTAGAGAGAATTCTGGGGATACGTCAAGAGAAATCACGATATCTTTTTCTACAGAAAAGGAAAGATACGAGGAATCAAATGGAGATGTAAAATTTAAAAATGTATCTAAAAATTATCAGAAATTAGTTTTGGGCAAAAAATTGAATTTTTCTGCGCAACAAGTCGAAAATACAAAATATGAATTGGCTATGGGTGCAAAGCATATGGTAGATGCTGGTGTTCCCCCAGAAGTTCGTTATAAATTTTACAGAATGGCCACATCTTTTGCACTAGCACCCTTTACCATGTTCAATACAATGGCTATGAATATTGCATTGATGGGACCGCCTGGAACTGGCAAATCTACCCTTGCCAAAAAAATAGGCAAGTTTGCCTATGCTGTTGGTTGGCTTACCGAAAACGATGTCATTGAACCCAAACCATCTGACTTGATCTCAGATGTAAGAGGAGAAACGGCCACAAATACTAGATCTTTTCTAAATTCTTCGCTCGGTAAGATGATTTTCATCGACGAAGCTTATTCTCTTACACCTAAAGGCGATGCATCTGGAAAAGAATTTGCAGATGAATTAACAGAATTTTTAACCAATCACAAGGGTATGTTGATGGTTATGGTTGCAGGTTATGTCAAAGAAATGAACCATGAATTTTTTGAAGCAAATATCGGATTACCTCGAAGATTTCCTACAAAAATTATTCTTGGAGAAAAAACACCCCAAGCCTGTTTCAATGCTTTTATGTGGCAAATCACAAATAAACTCCAAAATAATAATATAGGTGCACTCAATATAGAAGGTCTATCATTGAATCAAACGCCATTCTTCATGGATCAAGCCTCATTATGGATTCCTATTTTCCATATATTGCTCGGCGATAGATATAAAAACAACATGAACCCCGATGATAAAGATACAAACAATCTATTATCTTATTTCTATGCGGATATAGAACTTCTTGCTGAAATATATGTTCGTTATATCATGTCAGAGGGATTGTTTGGAAAAAGTTCATATTCTGGAGGGAATATAGGGAATGGTTTAGGCCTTGTCGATAGAAGAGACCCTTTTGAAAAGGCAAATATTATAAAACACGTTTTAAATGATTGGCTGTCTACAAAAGCAGAAGGAAATATTTTTGTAAAAGATATAAGCATTGTAGGAAAAAAAGAAGGATCCGCAGTAACATACTTAAAGTATCAAGCTTTAAAAGATACAGAATTTAAAGGAAAACATTTCGCAGTCGGCGACTTTGTACTCGAACATTTAAGAGATATTCAAGAATTCAGACCTTACTTTGAATTCAAACGCCATCAAACACATTTAAAAGAATGTATGGACAATGCTAAAGAATTATTGGACAAAAATATTTGTTTATGGCCTGTAGAAAATGGAAATGGCGATTTTATGTTATTGAAATGTCCAGCTACACAAATATCAGTTTCTTTTATGGCAAAGGACACAAATATTGGTGGGAAACCTTCATCGGCAACATTTAGTTGGTTTACAAAAGAAATGGATATTCTTCGCGGTCTTGGAGGGAATATGGCCAATATATCAGCAAACTCTTTAGAACAACATCACAAAGAATTATTGACCTTAAAAAAATTAGAACAACAGGATAAAAAAGATCAACAAGATTTAGCACAAAAATTTCAAACACAATTAGATCATGTTACAAAATTAGGTATTCGCGCAGAAATATCTGAATCTGATTCATTGAAAGATAAAATAGAAAGTTTGCACAAGGCTATAGAAGATGAAAAAATAAGAGAACAACTCATTGAAAAACAAAACAAACGATTAAAAGAATTACAAGAAGAAAATCACAAATTGCAAGAAGAAAAAAGAGCCCTAGAATTAACACACTCTGTTGCTGAACAGAAATCGTCCGAAGAACAAAAAACGGTGGAAGAAAGGGAAATTGAAAATTTAAAAAAAGATTTAGAAGCCAAAACGGAAGAACGTCATCATAATGTGTCAACACTGGATTTTTTGAAGCAAGTGGCGCGTAGTTTGCCAGCTACAGCTAATCACGGCACGTCAAATGTACCAACGCCTGTCACTAGCCCCAAATCAAAACGAATAAATAATATTGCAAATATTGTAAGTGGTAAAAAATTAGCTAAACAATGGAAACGCAAAGGGAAAAGACTTTCAAGGATGCGCAAACAGAAAGAAATGATAAATAAAGCAGCGCGTCATAGCAAGCGCTCAGCGTTGAAGAATGTACTGTTGCCGGTTTCTGCAACAGTCAAAATGCCAGCACCTTCTCATTATAAAAAAAAATTAAAGTTACGTTTTTAAATTATACAGTATAAAATAAATATTTTTTTTAATTATACATGTCTACTCAGCAAAAATTGACTACTTTTTTAAGACACTTTTTATATTCTAGGGGTAAAAGTGAAAGTGAGTTGTTAGGTATGACTTTAAACAAACTTTTACTTGAAATTGGCCTTTCAAATGAATTATTATTGAAACAATCTGAGGCTGATATAAAAGTTTTTTCAAACAAATTAAACAAACAATATAGAAATCAATTAAAATCAAATCTTCTACAAAAAAAAATAATGACAATCACTCCATCCGCAGGAAAAATATATACAGATTTGATAGCAGAAAAAAAACATATAGATTCTGTATTGGATACCAATAATATAAATATTAAAATTTCTATAGAAACATTCAAATTAAACAATCTCGAAAATAAAGATAGTGTTACTCTGACCAAAAAAATTCAAGAATTACACCAACAAATGAAAACAAGCCAAAAAATAGCAGAGGAAAATAAACACACTGTAGTCGAAAATAAAAAAAGTCCAAGGCCAACTATTGATCTTTCCGATAATGATATAGATTCTAATCCAGAATCGACAAATGCAATCAATGACCCAACTATTGATCTTTCCGATAATGATATAGATTCTAATCCAGAATCGACAAATGCAATCAATTCAGAAGGTGGTCAAAAAAATCATTCAGATGAAGATGATGAAGGTGGAAATTCCCAACCAGAGTCTAGCCCTGAAGATGTTGAAGGTGGAAATTCCCAACCAGAGTCTAGCCCTGAAGATGATGAAGGTGGAAATTCCCAACCAGAGTCTAGCCCTGAAGATGATGAAGGTGGAAATTCCCAACCAGAGTCTAGCCCTGAAGATGATGAAGGTGGAAATTCCCAACCAGAGTCAAATGACGACGATGAAGCTCAATCAATACCCAAAAAAAAAGAAGAAAGAATTATTCAGAATGTAATTGGTATAGCTATTTGTCCTCGAGGCAAAAAATATACTAAATTCCAAAAAAGTGGTAAAACATGGAAAAAGAAACATTATGACGAAAACTGCGCTGGCTATGAAATTTTTGGCGGTCCTTGTGGAGGAGATGAATATAGATGCGGCAAAGGAAAAGGAGCAGATATGTGCTGTCATAATCATTTATTAGCGTGTGGAAAGTGGATGGCGGAACAAATAAAAAAGAACCAAGAAACTTCCGATGAAACATTTAAAAAATTGTATAAATTTTGTTGTAATGGTTATAAAAAAATCGGCGGCAAAAGACGATGGACTCCCAAATATAATGTTGGAAATCCTCCGAAATTACAAGTCGGCTGGAAAAAAGCAGTAGAGATAGAGATAAATAAGTTAAAGAAAAAGATAAATAAAAAATAAATATTTATGTTTAAAAATTTAAATTGAAACGACTATATTTATTTGATACTACTGGTGCTGCCGCCGCAGCGCCTTCGTCATCGCTACCATCATCATCGGCCAGATTATCTATAGTTTGTTGTACAAATTGGCGGTATGCAGATTTTTCTTGTTCACATCTTGCATCATCTTGTTTTTTTTGGTTTTCAAGTTGTTTTAATTTGGATTTTTCTTGTTCAACTGCATTTTTAAGTCTTTCTTTTTCGAGTGAAAGTTTATTTTTTTCGTCTTGTACAGCGGCGGCAGCTGCTGCAACAGCTGTTGCGGTATTAGTTGCAGCGGCATCATCTTGTTTTTTTTGATTTTCAAGTTGTTTTAATTTTGATTTTTCTTGTTCGAGTTGTTCTTGAAGTTGTGTTTTTTCATTAGCAAGGCCTTCTTTTTCATTAGTGAGGCCTTCTTTTTCGGCTTTTAATGTGGCAGCGGCAGTAGCAGCAGCAGCGGCAGCGGCATCGTCTTGTTTTTTTTGATTTTCAAGTTGTTTTAATTTTGCCTTTTCTTGTTCGAGTTGTCCTTGAAGTTGTGTTTTTTCATTAGCAAGGCCTTCTTTTTCGGCTTTTAATGTGGCAGCGGCAGTAGCAGCAGCAGCGGCAGCGGCATCGTCTTGTTTTTTTTGATTTTCAAGTTGTTTTAATTTTGCACGGGCTTCATTTCTCTCTTTTTTATATCTGTCTCTCAGTTTGTTTTTGTTGGCAATGCCCGAATCAAGTTGTTTTTTAAAATTTGCAAGTTGTGAATCTGCCATATTTCATAATTGAAATATAGTTAAATAGTGTATTATTTAGATATCAATGACATGGCCTCCGATACGTAGAGCTCTTTGCAATTGTCTATCCCATACTTTTGATTCTAATGGTATTGTACATATAAGTATACACATTGCTGAAAATGCGATGGTAGCTCTATGATTGAGTATATAATCTATGCATAACCATGGAGAAAGGTCTAGTAGACATGTTAGGATAACGCACCACGCTATGCATATGATGGTAGAGAAAAGAATGATGGGTACGAATGAAGGTATTTTATCTATTCCCATAATTTGTGCTTCTCTTTTGAATTGTGTTATTCTTTTGCGTATGGAGTAAATAATTTGAAGTATAGTGGCCATGGTTGTCATATATTGATGTATTTGCACGTATTGGATTTCAGAATGTGTACATATGGTATGGTTTTTATTCCTATGACCAATTTCGAGGATTAGTCTATCTGTCCACCATGTGAGTACACAAACCCAGAACCAAGGAAAAGTAGATTCTACAAAAGCTAAATATTTTCTAAATAACATAATGTTTTAATATAATTTTACTAATCGTATATAGTTTATTCAGCCGAATTTTTTTCTTCTTTTTTTTCTTCTTCGTAACGCTTTTTGTCTTCGTTGGCCATTTCGTTGTACTTGGCTTTTTCCTCGTCTGAAATATTTCTCCATGCTGAGGCGATATCGGCCATAAGTTCTCTTGGGTTTTTTTCTGGATTTTTTTCTGCAATTTCTTGGCGCATATTTTTCATGAAAAAAGCATAGGAAGAACGTGGTCTTTTAATCTTTGTGGGTGGTTGATAGCGACTCATTTCGTCTCTGTATCTAGCTTTATCTATGTCGGACTGTTCCACATATTTCGTTTTATCTTCATCTGAAACATCTTTCCAAAGAATGGCAATATGTCTCGATTGATCGGGGAGAGTCATTTTGTCGCCATTTTGTTTAAGAATATTTCTTTGTTCGCAAGCATAATACAAAAAAGGTGTCATGGCACGTTTAGGTCGGGCTGGGTCGCGTTTACGTTTCTTAGATGTTCGGACCATTTACTCCAATGTTTGACAAACTATATAGTCCAAACAAGTTATCACTATTGGATTTAAGCTGGGACAATTTGCCATTGTAGTTGTTTTTGATTTTGCATGAGCGAGACGATACGAGTATATTGTTGTGCGTGTTCTTTTTGGTATGCCATCAAAATATTCATATCTGTTCGCATTGTCCATACAATCCAAATATGCGCTACAAGAATAGAGAGTAATAATATATTAAAAGGACTTGCAAACCCGGTAATGTTCGATTCGCTTATTTCTGTATCTGGTTCTGATTCGTCATCTTGTTCATAGCCGGGCATGGGTGTTTGTACATATTTTGGATATGAACCAGTCATTGAATTTGTTTTAGCGGTAGATTTAGGTGGGCCATCATCAACCATATTTTCTTCAATGTATTTAGGTCTTATAGTTAAAACTGAAGACTCTGTACGGATTTACGTTTTGATGTCGATGTTCGTTTTCTAAGTTTTTGATCCTGTTCAAAATCCATATCATGGTTCTCTGTATCTGTTGCACCTCCTCCTCCAGATTCTGAATGTTTTTCATTCATAACAAAAAGCATGAAAAATCCAACTACGGATAGAGCTAACTGAACAATAACAGCCATTTTAACTATATTTGGGTTCAAAAAGAAAAAGTATACTAAGACATCACATACTATTAATGCTATAATGAGAATAGATAGAAGAGCAGTTTCTTTTGAGGTGGCCAATAAAATAATCGTAGGATCTACGGCAATATGTAATGCGACAAGTGGTTGCCATTTTGATTCATAAATTAAAACTCCATTGATCAACCAAGCAAATGGTAATGCCCAAGCGAATAATATTCGAAGTCTTTTTGCCGCCGAAGATACAAATGTCGGTGATTTTAAAATAGAGTAAATGGTCCAAGATTGGAACAAATTTAATATGGCGTTACTTCCAATTAAAATTAGTGTTAACATTGAACCCGGTGCGCCTTGGACACATGCCGAACTTAATGACTCGCTTATTTGATTGTTCTTATTATCAGTGCTGTTTTCGACGGCGCCGAAAAACATTTCTATAATATTACCTGTTTCTTTAGTTAAATCTTTAATACATGTGAATGTGGATATCCCCCCTAATGAAATAACAATGAATCCTATGGAAGTGGCGGCCAATGACGCCACAAGGGCCAATCCCCATGCGGATTTAAAAGGTAATAACGATGCCACTAAAATGACACCATATAATATATAATTTAGTCCTAATAAATCTGTAGCTTTGTGTATTGCGTCAATAGAAATATGTCTCGTGGTTCGAATAGTAATTGCAATGACTAAAATTAGAAATACACGTAGTCTGACATTATTTTGTAATGCGGCTGTATTTGCCATAAGTTGAATAACAAAAATCTCTTTATATATCTATTTTTTTTTATAGGTTCTTTATTTTTTATACTGTGATGGCTCTGCTCTTTCTTTCTTCGTATACTGGCGCATATTTTTTTATTTCGATGTTCCATAGTATAATATAACTTTCTATAATAAGAAACCATGTATGGATGGTTATTTTTACCAACAATGGAATAGTTACCCATATAATGGATATATAGTATATTAAAAATATATTGGAAATAATATTAACAATGGACCAAAGGCAAAGGACAACATCTGAATGTATATGTGCGACAAATATAGGAACAAATGTATGTTCAGAGACTAGAAATATAACGGATAGTATATGTATAATATCGTTATCGATGTATAGTGTGGGTATGGTGGCGATTGCAATATAAATGGGTATGTAGGTGAATATGGCTGGTGTTATTTTAAGTGGCAATTCCGTAAGTCTATACCATGTGTCTGCGTGCATATTGGGGTGCCAACAAAAACTTTTAGAATTGGGTCCAAAAGCTATGACCCTTGACACTAACCAACACCATAAACTGGCGGACAATGTAAAAATAATCCGCATTCATTTAAGAATAGAATGTCTAAATATGTGATATTTCGAATCCATTAAGAATATTCGGATTTGATTTGACTATATAAGTAAAAAGTTCGAACTTAAATATGACATCTCACTGGAACGATTTTAATTTAAATCCTGCTTCAAAGCGACAAAAGGTGGGACCATCTGTAACTTTTTCGGAATTGCCTACGCCCCCCGAAATTTCTGAAGAAAGTACACCTGATATTCTTCAAGTATCACCCGAAAAAGCTGAACAGTCTAAAACACTTATGGTGGCGGAAACGAGTTTTTTTAACCAGCGTAATAAGGATTTCTGGCATCGTAATGATTTATCTCATTTACGCCCATATGATTTTCCATATGTCCGTGCATTAATTCAGCAAAAACCATGCGACACGTTATCGCCAGAAGATATTAAACATAAGGAACATGTCCGCGTATCTATTCAAGTTGTTACACGTGCGTATGAAGAACAATATTTGCGCGAACCTGTTGGTAAAGAAAGACCATGTATTATGGGCGACCAATGTCAGGGTCTTCAGTTACCACACATTAAGGACAACGCCTTTGTCTTGCGCGAATTTCTATTGCCAACGGAAGAAGAGGAATACAAACGTTCTGGAAAATTACCATCTGAAGGTCGTCTTTGTTTGATGTGTAAACGTTCTGAAATTGCAAGAGCTTTTATTAATATCCGTGCCGATGGTATGGGCGTAAAGAATAACGTTATTCTACAAGATTATAGAAATATTGTGGGTGAAGAAGGAGAGTATTGTCTTTCCGATTGTTTGTTGTCTTCTCCTCAAGTATTTCAGGGTCTTTTGGATCCTATTGTATTACACGTTCGCAATGCATACCGTTTAAAGGTGGAGGACGGCGTTCGTTATTATGATCAATGGCGTATGAAATATCCCGGCCAAGAAATGCATTTTTTAACGGAGGCGCCCGAGACCAAGGAGTAGGTCTCGGGCGCATTTGTCCTTTTGAATTTGAAGATGGATTAACCCGCGAATTACCAGAGCAAACACTTTTAAGTTTTTTTTCTGGATCAAAATACGAGTGGTTATTTATGGGAACATATTGGGAACGTTTACAAACTGGAAAAAAATGGCAGGGGTCTATAAAATGGAAACCTTCTGAACATAATCACTCTTGGATTTCTTCTCTAATGGCCATTATCCATACATGTATTGAACTAATGGATTCCAAAGAATATCCAGAGAATATATCTTTTAGTTTACACGTATATTATGACGCACATGTACCTATCATGTGTGCATTGGAGGAAAACAAAACTCCAAACCAAAATGCAATTCGTCAGTTATTTATGAAATATACACCGAAAACAGCTGATGTACTCCATGATGGCAATTTGCCAGACATTATTAACATGCAATTACAATGTTCCTTTTGGAACGAAAACAAACCAAAGATGAAGCCAATTGTTCATCTTATGTGCAAGGCATTACCTCAAAGATGTCAGATTCGGAATTTACGTGAAATCATTTCAAATTATTGCCAGACAGACGATTTAGTCCATGATTTTATGAAAAAGGCATTTTTATGTTCAGTGTTGGGAATGTATAAGCATTGTAAGGTTCGTTTGGGTTGGTCTGAACGCAAGCAAATTTTACGTCGATTTATATTTCTGAAGCCAAATCGTATGCAAATCCAGGAATGGTTGTTTACGAATTATCAACATTTATTGTTTTATATCATTAAAGAGTTTTTGACATTTTCGATGGGTATGATTCCTGCATTATACGATGAATTGTGTCAGACATACAAATGGCATACATTCGAGAAAACAGTACACACGGCTATGGACAATATTAGAACTACAATAGATAATAACGTAAAACGTTCCGGTTCTATACAAGATTGGCTATCTCAAATAGAATCAAATTTGATGCAAGTGAACAAACAGCAATTGGGTAATTTGTTTCGACCCCAACGTCAAACATTTACTCAGACGGTGATCTCTATTTGTGAGCGTCTCGACGAAGTTGCACAACAAGTCGATCCAACCTTGGAATTTCCAACAGAATATAGACATTTGTTACGAAAAATGGTACAAAGAGTGCCTAGAGGTTCTATACATATAGAATGGTTGAAATATTTCAATGTAAAACAATCGAATATAGATACACTGGCAAATATGTATAACCATTCTTCGCAGAATACATATCGTACAGATCTTCGAAAATTGTTACAGAATTCATCTCGGTATGATTTTGAAGCTATTCGTGAGTTATTCTCAGCATTTCAACAAACGCATCATGACATGAGAACTTTTCCACTCCCACAGCATTATTACAATGCCCAATGTGTTTCGTTACGCCGCCGTTATGGACTGCAACCCAATCAACCCTTAAAAGATCACGTCGGTCAAGTGTATTTGTGTTTATCTTGTAACTCATTTAAAGGATTTATTGTCAAAAAAAACAGTAAATCGAATAATTTATTTGCAAATGGTCATCACAAAATTATTATAGACGATCAAACTCTAAAATGTTATTGTGGGCGACGTTGTGAGAAATCAGATACTAAAAAACGCAAAAGAATTGCTGTTGAATCTTTCTTGGACGGCGTTGAATTGGAAGAAGCCAGAAAAAGACGTGCAAAAAAAGATTGGAAAACTCAACGTAAAAACATGCAGAATGAATTATGTGCCAGTACGGAATGTCTCAAATTTAATATGACAGGATGTTTATTTCAATTTTATGGCCAACTTTATTTGTTTTGTCCGTCATGTGCAAATCCAACAGTGTTTAATCAAGTACAATATGATAAACACGGCTTCACTTGTGGTCAATGTTTAAAAGAAGGAACTCTGTATACATCTGTTTCGTGTTATATTTGTGATACATATCGTGGTAAAGATTCGTGGACAACGATTTCCGCACAACCAGCGTCTGGACCCGCCAAATCTGTAGCTATATGCAATGGTTGTTATAAACCATGGTTGAAACAATATGAAGGGACTGTCCCAATTGAAATTTTAGACCAACAAAAGAAAAAAATATCTAGTAAACATTAATAAATGTAATAAATGTTAAAAATATAAATCCAAAATACGATTGTTTGATTCTATTTACAGGGTTTCATTTATTCACAACTTATGTCAACTGTAGAAGTTGCACCGGATACATCTTGGACTTCTTATAGTCCCAAAATACACACAGAAAATATAAATATTTCAAATGGCATAGAAATAACATCGCCTGAATATATATATCTATTCATTATATTCGGGTCTATATATTTATTTGTATGGACATTTAAAAAGCAAGTCTAAGAACACGCCCTTTAGCACGTTGATCCATAACAGGCAATGATTCCATCAATGAATCCATGGACCAACCTGCTTGTTTTACACGGTCTTTATCATAAAATCCAGCAGCAACCCATTGTGATAGGGTTGGTTGCCAATAACGTTTCAAATCTTCCAAATCGAATTTAAATCTTCTCCATGTATCCACATTTGCCCCCATTGAAGCCATGACTGCCCATGTAAATCCTAGTTCTACTAACTGATGAGTTGTATAATTCATATCTGCTAGTTCTGTAATGGTTAATCTCATTTTCAACATTTTCTCGACATTTAATTTTAGTTTATGTATTTGTTGTGTCCATGAAAAGTGTGACAATTCAGTGGGTAATATACCCATCTGGACCATATGGTCCCAATCAAATCCAAATTCAATAATATCCTTGGAGTCGTATCTAGAAACGATATCAGAAAAACGAACTCTTTCTTGTACGGCGTCTTCCGGACCAAATCCGGCAGCGGCAATCATAGATAATTTCTTATTTTGTTTCATATGATCGACAAAAGTAAATGGTTTTGGAGTTAAAGGGGTTATAAACTGAACTAAATTCCCAATGACAGAATTACCTATTATGGGTTTTAAACGCCTTTCAGAAACTCTCATTAATAGATCAGATTTCATAATGATATTTCTATCGACTCCAACATCTGCCGATAAATCATTTACTGTAGTGCATTGAGAACATTTGGTTGAAAAAGGTATACTTTGTACACAAGAAAGATGGAAAGAATGGCCACATTCGAAAACAGCTAAATTTTTACTAGTAAGTGGCTCACTACAAAGATTACATACACTTGACATTTAATAAAAAAGACACCTCTATTTATAATATAAATTATTTGTTTTAGTTATTTCTTAGCTTTCTTTCCTGATTTCGACTTAGCTGCTGATGCTGCTGCGGCGCCGGGTACTTCGCCTGCTCCAGAACTATGCGTAATAACATTACATTTGTGAAGTACAATATCAACCGGAGCTCCGGGTCGTGAGTACGAAAGAGCTGTACCCATGATAAAACGAGAAGCTAAAGCGTTATCGGGCTTATCGTGAGTTCCAAGTTCCTCAGCAAGTTTGTGATACGGAGCAATGACAAACTGAAGTTTTTCATGAGGAATACCGGTTTGAAGAGCTCTGTTTTTACGAGCACCTTTGTCGGCTGGATTTGGAATATCAGCACAAACAAGATCACCTGGATATAGCGTATTTTTCCCATTGTTAAAAAGAGTATTGAGACCTGCCATTGTCATAACAAAACCCTGTTCAAAAATATCCTTTTCTGGTTTAAATTCGGTAACAGCAACGCCAGCGTATTTAAGTCCTGATAGAACGGCTCTCTTTTCGGGCTGGCTGGATTCTGGGGCGGATGCATTCAATGCATGAGTTCCGGCAGAGAGGCCATTCGCAAAAGAAAATACATGCATTTGATGATCACCATAACGTCGAACAGAATTTTTATGACATTGCATTAAAATTTCACCTTCCATCACTTGGAAAGCTTCATCGGTGCCAACGGCTGGAAAATAAGGCTTCACAACGTTTCCATACTTGACACGTTGAAAATGACGGATATCGAAGGCAACATTAATATCGAATGCGGTGCCACGAGCATAAGGTTTGATACGACGGCGCTTTGCACTAGAGAATGACATACTGATTTATAGAAATGAAGCGATTTATATAGTACCTTTTTGTTTATATACGCATGAGCACCTCGATGCGCTCAAGACTTTTACTAGTTTCTGTTACATGTAAAGCACCCGCAAGTGAACTTGGATGAGGTTTCTTAAGGGTGACTTGTGATACAATTCCTACAGGAAGTTTAAATTCAGATGTTTTAAAATCCGGACAACAATCCATTAAAGGCACGACTTCGTAATAAGATGTTCCTCTATCTAATGGGAGTCTACTTCCAAGAGGATCCGGAATGGATTTAATTTTATCACCACTTTGTTTTTTAAGAAATCCAAGCCATAGACAATCGCCGCGGCGGAGATGACCTGATTTAGGCTGCCATAGACGTGCTACGCGAGAACGTCCGCGAACATTAATATTCAACAAACGCTGCCATTTTGAACCAGTGTCCATATCATTGTTTAAAATCCCAAAATAATTCCAATCTGCCAAAATATCGCGAATCGATTTATACTTGAGATTTTTTGTAACGGGATCTATTTCTGTACGAAGTAGATAATTTAAAACAGGGATATTTGCTACGACATGATGCTGACCAGACGAACGTTCGTCTTTCTTGACAAATAAAACATCGCCTTCGGAATATCCTTTTTCATAACCGCGTGTAAACGGACGAACAAACAAAGGAGCACGTGCAGTCGAATTTACCATCTGTTCGGGTACACTGTTGTGTAAAGTAGGATTTTGTAAAGCGGAAACTGCAGGCTTTGAGCTATAATCGGCGCGGACACCTACAGATGATTTAAACGAAAATGGTGGAGCAGAGTTCACATTTCCAAGAGTGGGCATTCCTGTTAATGACGCAATAGATACCATTATGATTAAGTCAAACATAACCCTATTTATACTGTCTAAAACTTATTCATGAAACATGATTTTTTCATACAACTCTTAAAACAAAAAGTAGACTATTATTACAAATATTACAAATATCTTCTTTAAGAAAAACTATACGGTTTTATATTCTGAGTTTTAGAAGCAATTTCTTTACTCAACGGTCCTTTATAATATTTTATCAAATCTAGCTTGTGTTTTGATAACGCAATCCACTGTTTAATAGCAGCATTATCTACTTTAGTACGACCAGTCACATTATTGCGACTCAATATCTGTTCACGACGCACATGTTTTTGCATAGAATTTACGAAATTTATTTCAGACCCTACCATACGCTTCATATTCATACGATGTTTACTAAAATGTGCCCTACACGTTTCTGCAGTCACGTCAGGTGCCTCAATACCTTGACGTTCCAATGGTTCCTTTACATGCGTACGATACAAATCGGCTTGTAAATTATAAATCTCGCGGTCTGCTACCTTACCCACCATTTGAGAGTCAATCTCCTGCATCCTAGAAATAACAGCATGAGCTTCACCAGATCCACCATCACCATATTGACACAATGCACACTTACAGCCCTCGCCATGCTCCTCCTCCTCTTCATCATCAGAAAAATGACACGGAACAAATTCACCTACATCGTCCTCTTCAACCATTCCAGTATTCTCAGCTATCGCATCGAAATCTAAAGCAGGTAAGATATCCATTCATTATACCTTTCAAATATATTCTTATATAGGTTAGTTTTACGCATATAGAGTTTCTCATATTTATTTTTTATCCTATATAAGAATATATATTAACACTTAAACCATGAGAACAAAAAGACTAAACTTTGATTCAAAATTAAATCCGCCCAATAAAAAAACACCAGACCCAATACATTTCTGTGGAAATCAATGTGGAGCAAAAGATGGATTCGAAAGTTTAAAACGAATTAACATCGCAGCCGCAGTTATGCATGCCATATTCGCTTTGCTCATTGTTTCTGTTGGCCTAGCAGGGAAATCGCCCTTCCAAATCATAGTCACTACATCACTACCCGTTGTACCAACCCCTATACCAGCACCATTCAATACAACAATATGTAATGGAAATACTTACGAAGATGTCTTTGAATGGTTCAGATGTATTCGCGAAAATAATGATTACAAACAAGACCTCATCAGAGACGCTGGATACATAGATATTTCAGAAGATCCAACTTCACCAGATGCTATCATGCCTCCATTCAAAACTGAATATCTTGTCACAGATCAATTCCAAATGTGGACACTCATATTTGCATTTTCAGCACTCACATGCCTATCACACGCACTCATCGCCGCACCCCTAAAACCAGCATATGATTATTGGCTCACTAGGAATACACAACCATTAAGATATCTAGAATATTCCATTACAGCATCCATTATGTTTGTCATCGTACTCGCACTCACAAGAGTTACAGACATTTACCTATTAATGGCAAATGCACTGCTCATGTGCTCTGTAAATGTCTTTGGAGGTATACTAGAGTGGGTCACACTCGGAATCCCCGTAGATTATACACCTAAGCCATTGACCATTCGAGCTTGGGCTTGGACACTCTCAGGATTCATTTTCCTTTTCCAATTTTGGCAGTTGTGGAATATATATGCAAAAACTATTCAACCGTGGCTAGACGAATCAAATCAAACGAACGAACTTATGGGACAACTCTTTGGGTTTGTTAGTATACTCAATACCGTTATTTTGGCATGCTTTCTAACTTTTCCCATTGTAAATATGGTACAATTCTTATATTTTATAAATGGTTCTTGTAGATCATGCATCAAAAGAAATGGAAAAAATGACCTCTATTTTTACATTCGATTCGAGGCAGCATATATATTCTGTTCATTCTTTGCCAAAGGGGCCCTAGTATTAATCGTTTTTACAGCAGCGGTACAGAGAGAATAAAAAAAAATTAACATTTAAATGTCTGTATTGTTGAATCTCGTTTAAAACATGTATCTAAACAAGTATGTTTCATATTCGCAGCCTCTAATTTTGTTAAATATAAATCACCATTTTCATCGCAATCTGTTATAATTCTATTAATACCGCCAAATGTTTTGAACGGTATTCGTTTATACCATGGTAAATATTTATCTATCACTTTGACCAATTCAGGACGACTTATTCGCCCATCATTGTTGTAATCACCACGTCTGTAAAAACAATCTAACGCTTCCTCCCTAGTATGACATGCCACGACTGAAACAACCAAGGAAGCCAAGGAAATTATTCGATTCATTTAAAACCATTTCAGTTCTATTTATAGACCAAAATAAATGTAATCGACTCAAAAAAATTCCAGGAAAATTCTTTAAAGAATTTCTAAATTACACCACTCTAATATTTACATACATTCAAAACATTACATACCATCAACTCATTTATAAACATGTCTATCTCACTACGTACTTACCGTGCTATCACCCGCGAACTCATCAAAACCAAAAAAGAACTGTCTAAAACGACTCAAAATGATCTCGTGTTCAAGAAAATGGTCTTCGCTGTCAAAAAGAAATACGATCGCGAACTAAAAGTCACGCGCGACGAAAACAATATTTTCAGAAAAAGTCTGAAAAATTGGAGCAATGGATTCTATACCCAAAGAAAAGAAATCAAGAAACTGAAAAGCTACATTAGGCGCCAAAAGTTGAAGAAGAAACTCAAAAAACAACACAAAAAACGCCAAATGGGCCAAGTAAGCGTTTAAGACGGCGAAGAGCGGGAGAATGACTATTTAACAGAGAACATTTAACCTGAATGTCGATACCTAAATACAAAATAATACCAACTATGATAAAAAAACATTCTTATTTATTTACTAACAAAAAAAAAGTGTTTGGAATTCGACATGGGGAAGCATGGCACAATGTTCTTTATCCTCTAATCGGCCCAAAAGCGTACGAAGAGTTTAATGACACTACCCTTACAGTCTCGGGGGTTCGTCAATGTTTAGAAACAACACCCCCAAAAGTAAATATTGTTTTTGTATCTCCTCTGATGAGAACCCTACAAACAGCTTCCTACATGTTTCCAAACACCGGAAAAATTGCCCTAGAATGTCTCAAAGAATACCCACAACACACAGAATTATGTAATCGGCGTTCAGAAACACCCATCCTTAAACAAATATGGCCGGAAATAAATTTTGAGGATTTAAAACAAGAAGTTGCCCCATGGCCATCAAATGTTACACGCGAATCTAATCTAAAAGAACTCATGAAGATTATAAATAAATCGGATTACACATCTATCGCAGTGGTCACACATTCCACATGGTTAAAATTTTGGCTCACTGGAAAAACAGAAGCAGAACCCGAATTACAACATTGTGTACCATACCAACTAAATTAATATATATAAATGATTTCACTTTATTTTACAAATGTCTTCCACAAAAAATATATCTACATTAATACAGCATGGAGTTTCCCAAGAAGATGCAGAAAGACTCTTGGAGCAATACCCAGACGTAGATTCTGCTTTAGAGCAATGGTGGACAGAACAATTTGGAGACTATGAAGATGACCCATTTGACGACGATGAAGATGATGAATCTTCCGATGACCTACAAGACCAATTAGTCAATATGGGATTCTCAGAACAAGCGGCAAATTCAGCTCTCATTTCAGCCAATTACGACATATTAACAGCTATACAAATACTTACTATGCCACCCGCGCCGAAAAAAGAACCCGAACATGCACACTGGGGAGGCGGGGGAGAATCAAAATCCGATATTCACGGTTACACTATGCGACAAAATAGTTTTGGCGCCCTTGCAACAGACTCAGACTCAGACTCAGACGAAGAAGACATGCTACTCACAACAGCCGTCCTTGAAAAAGACCAAATCACAATCCTATGTGACCCAACGTTATGTACAAAAGTATTATGGTGCGTTTCAAAAACCGAAATAGACGATTGGTTATTACCCGCCTATGACGAAGACATGAAAGGACTTGTACTGTATTTAAAAAACTGCCAACATCCCACATTCATTAAAAACGCCGCTAAATCCGTATCCATTCAGACATTTGTATTCCATTCCGGACTCGATCAAGCCAAAGCAGCTTCTATGGGCATTTTCCTTTCATTTGAAGAGGCAGAACGCCATGAACAATTGGAAAATCGTGTTCGATTATGTTGGCAGCGTGCGAGAGAGGCAGCAGAGAATCTTAGGCCACGAGGAGGTGAATTTAAAAATTCTTGGGAATGGGCTGGCCCAGAAGATTCTATGGGCAATAGCCTTGATATTCGAAAATCACTCGAAATGAAATTCCTAGATATTTCAAAAAGAATTTCAGAAGCACGCGCGGCAAAAGTTGATGAAGGCCATATTATGCGTTTCTCATTCTGTGCTATACAATATGTCACCGCTTTACTTGATTTATCCATCATTAGAGATAGAAAAAAACACAAACATTCTGGCCATATACAACCGAAATCAGCTAGAGCGTACAAAACACCCATTAAAATACATACACTTCGAAGACAAAAAACAGTAGATTAACTATATATAAAAACAGTTTTTTTTTATATTATGTTTCATCATTTTGTACAAGATCATCATTTTGTACCCGCGGAAAATAAAATTACAAGTATTTTTTCAAAAATAAGAAAACATAACACTAGACATGGGAATATAAAACTCGATGATAACATTAAAAGTCAAATAAGAGATCTTGTAGCCAGAAAGAAAGATGGCGAAACACTTAAAGACAAATTAAATGACTATTTATTATCATTAAAAGCCCAGAAAAAAAATATAGAAAAAGTCTTGAATCCGGCGAAGGAAAAAAAGCGGGAATGGTGTAGGAGGTCCAGCATCAAAAGCAAACAACGAAGGCAAACATGCATGGAATCGGCGAAAAAATTGAAGGTTAAGGTTGTAGTTGGCAAAAAAAAAAAGTTGAAGAGCACCAATGACGTGTATTACATCACACAGAAAGAAACATATGTAAAAGCAGCATTGGACAAGGTAAAAGATGAATTGGGCAAGGTAAATGCAAGATTTATTTAAGTCAGTCCTACTGCCAAACCAAAGATTTTTGCTGATCTCCGACCACCGATGCAAAAACTTTTTTCACGGGGTTATTGATACACGGTGTCTGAGCGTTCCTGCCGTGGTTTGATGGTCAAGAGCGCAGCACAACCGAAGATTGGCCACTTTTCTATGAAAATCGCGTGGGGGGTCTCCGAGTGTTGGGGTGTTCCACGGGCGGACACAATCAGCCCACAGTCAAGTCTATACCTATAAATACACTCATTCTCGTCTGAACCATCGGTCACTCCAACGGATATTTATCTGGGCTTCCCCACCCCCTCCAGATTAAAATAATCGAGTAATATATATATATAGTAGAATATAAATAATTCTATATAAATAGAGAATAACTCTAGGTAAATGTGCGAAACAACTTTAACTTGTTATTCTCAGGTTATTTTTGCAGGCTACGAGTTGAATGGTGTCCAATGGTTTGTGTTTATGGTTGTTTTGGCGTTTTTGCTCCAGGTTAGTGCTAATTTTTTATGGTTAAAGGGTATGCAATTAAGCAGAGAAATTTTAAGATCTGCCCCTGGATCTAAAGAGCGGCGACAATTGATTCCAAAGCGTTTGCTCTTTGATTTTGTGAGTACGGTCAATTGGATTTTGAGAATTACATTGATTATTGGTACAAATATTTATATTTTTCTGGTGATCATTTTGGGAAATTTTGCGGGACTTGCGTGGACATTAAGGTACCAAGAAGAGGACATAGATAGCGAAAAACAAACGGACCCATGTAAATGGTCCGATGAAGCAATTTTAAAAATTCACAAACGTATTGAAAAACTAAAAAATAAACCTAATAAAGATATACATTTTTGAATATAAAAGAAGTTTTTTTAATATTGTAATGTCTCATTGGCCTCGATTTGGATCTAAGAAAGCTTGGTTGGACAATAGTAAACGCCAATGGCATCCTGCCCCTGCATTGCCCGAATGGTCCGAATTGAATAATTTTATAGGTGTAGCTTGGTATGTTTTGGATAAATTGGTTGAGTTTCCAGAGGAGGAATCGATTATAAAAATTCATCAGGAGGGTGTTTCCAAAATGATTCGCGTGTTAGAGACTTTGGACGTATCAAAAGATGGATTTAAATGTTTAGTGCTAATATCCGAAGTATAAGTGTGATCTAAAAAAAATAAATGACAATTGTTCGTTCGATCGGTTTAATTTTAGTGTGTATTTGTTGTTTGTTACAAGTTCGTAATTTTAATCGTTATCGTGTAGATCATTATCGTAAACATGATGAAGCTTTAACGTATTTGAATTCTGACGTGTGTGTGGATCCAGTGACCCGTTCTCGTTTGGGTACATTTAATTTGTGTGAGAAAGCTTCTCATATAGTGAATGAGAATCCTTCTTCTGCTGCGTTTTATGATATTTTAAATGATTGGTATCCATGTGGTCATGGTCGTTGCGATGGTGTTTTGGATTGGGTAATGGCAAATTTGCATTGGTTTATTTTGATGATATTATTGATAGGTATGATGTTTTATTTCAAGTGGGTGGAGCATCAGCGCGATATATTGTATACAAAGATGAGACTTCCTATGTCTTTGGGAACTGGTCCTGTCCAACATGTAGATTAGGACTATAAGAGGGTGTTTTCAAATTTAAAAAATGAATGGATGGGAAACACATGAAGTTGATTTTAGACCCGCAGAAGGTTTGAGTAAAAATGAAACTTCTATTCGTGTATTAGATGAAAATGTTCAAGATGAGGATGAACACGCTGAAAAGATTGCTGAACGTATAGATACTATAGACGATCAGCAAGATCATGCTGAATTGTTACATCTTCGTCAGCAGATGACCAATAAGATAAAGGAAGACCCTGGTTATAAATTTTTAATGCAAGTATCTGCATTTTCCAAATTGAAATTGGGTAATATGATTCACGATGATTTAAATCGTCGTGCCAATCAGTTTGATCCATTTCGCGAAAATGCTTGTGAGGGTTCATGTGCTATTCCTCAGCATGTAGATAGGAAATGGATGGAAGCGCCTGAGATAACGGGTGTGGTTCAATTATCAGCAACGGTGTATGGTCATATTAAGGAAGCAGAGATGATAGTGAGAAATCGTTGTGGTTCTGTTTTATTGAAAACATTGGTGGAAGATCCACGTTACCAGACAGCTTTCGCTCGATTGGTGGGGATTCGTATTATTTTATCGGGTGTGTTAACGGGGTTAGGAAATCGACGTGATCGTTCTTTTCAACGTTTACATCAAGAACAACATATGATATTAAAACAATTTGATAGAATTAAAGTACCCGTCCAAAGAGATTGGACAAAACCAGTCTCGTTTGATTGGAAATATATTATAAAAAATAATTAAATGTTTATTTTAAGCCATTTCTTTAAATAATGCTTTTGGTATTTTAAGGCGTCCATTTTCTAAGATATTTGGATTGAATAACTGGAAATCTGGGTAATTCTGTTGAATGGACTGGATATTCTGCATAATATGGTTCAAAACAGGGTGATCCATATCTATAGGCGCTGTAATATATGCTTTGGTCGAAGATGCTTGTGGGTGTAATCTTGAAAGTTCTTGTGGTGTCATGGAATCATGTATACCATTGGACGGTGAAAAGGCCGCGGCATTCATGGACAATGTATCTCTGAATGACATTTCATATTCATCTTCGAGTTTACGAATGTTTTTGCCCGATACAGCGGGTCCTGACATAACATTTGCATTAAATTCGAGATTTCCGGACCATGCACATGATTGTTCAATGCGCGCACAATTTTGTGGGGACATTTCTGACCATGAGTAATATTGTTCAGATGTTCCTAGTGTGGACGGATAGAAACGAATAGCCTCGTTTGTGGCGTTGTACATTCTATATCCACCCAAAGATGATGATTTAATGAGTACATGCTTGCTATCTGGCTTCACTGCATGATTTACAAAATATACAGAGGTTGAATCCGAAAGGACTGAGCTCGTGTTGTCCGAATAAATTTGATGAGCACTTGGAGAAATTTCTACTGCAAGTGCGCCTCTTGCAAGTTCTGTGGCTTTTTTGACACCGTATGCATCGTCGAATTGCATACGTTTCCACTGTTTATCGATATCTCCGGCAGATACGTTATTTTCTGTCCATTTTCTGTAGAGACTACCGAGCATTTCAGTGACGGATGTATCTACAATAATATGATGTTGTACCGTTTCTGTACCAAATTCATCGGGGCTTGAGATTGTATAAGAACCAATTGACGACTGAAGGCCATCAAGATCAATGTTTTCAAGCTGAGATTTCGAAATAAAATGATCCACTTCAAACACTGATCTTCCACGTGCAATATCTGGGTGAAACCATGACATATCTTCGGAACTCATGACGTATTCAGGCGCAACTTGGACAACAATGCCTTGAGCAATGGCAGTTCCATGCTCCAAAGAGCCAATTTTATCTACTGAAAAATTGGCGAGGACTTTGACAGATTTGACAAGTTCGGATTGCTGTTCCAATCTTCCAGTAATTGAAGTAAGTAAGGTTTCGGCGTCAGAATTCAATTCAAGGGTAGATGATCTTTCGACTTCAAAAGGCATTTTAATTCAGTCAACCATATTATATAGGGTGTTTTCGTTCTTTGGTGAGAAACTTTCAGGAGCCCATTCGTGTGGTTCTTTAGAAACGGACCAACAGTTATTCCATGGTATCCACAATGGGTCTAGACCTTGAATTTCGTGGCGCTTACCTTTGCACTCGTCGTCATAACAATGTTGAAAAACACGCTGTTGCACTAAATCTATTTCAAACCATATGTTATTTCCTCGATGTTCTCTACCAGCAATGGCACATTTTCTGGATTTCGTAGAACAAAAAATTTGACCGTCGGATGTCATAGACATTTTATGTCTATACAAATTTCCATTGCAAAGTGTATCGATTCTTTTAACAATAGGTTCCAACGTATCATTGGTTAATACAGAATGAGTCGCCAAATGTGATTTTTGTCGAAGTCCGTGCCATTGGCCATTTTCATACGCAAAAAGCTGAGAAGGATGTTTAGAATTCGAAACTGGTTCAGAACCATCTATTTCTTTACATTCATATATTGTTTGCGGATGATTACTCGGATCAGATTGAACCAATAACATATACCATGGCTTAGAATTTTTTAATACCCGCGACGAACCATATTTAGAAGATCCTTTCACCCTAAACATTCTATTTCTGGTGTATACAGACGTATCTATGGCCTCTTCTTCTATATAAAGAACCAATCTCCGTATAAATGCTCCAACATGGTATACATTTTTCATCCAGATGTTAGTGCATAATATATGCCACGATTGCTTTTTCTCAGAACATGAATCTAAAATTTCTATAATAGGCGTTTGTCCAAATTTCTGTTGAATGGCAATGGTCAATTTATTTAGAATATTATCCAAATTCACACTTGTATCTGATTCAATGTCTAAAAAAATTCGTGACGGTCTGTCTTCCAAAAGACACTCGTACCAATGTGGACGTTTAATGGTAGAGTATTTACCATTCAATTTGTCCAAAACCCCAACATAGAACACCTTTTGACCTGATACAGACACGTCTTCGGCAATAATCATTGTTTCTGACGAGGCAACATTGCGAGCATCGATGAGTCTTTTATACATGTTTGATTTAATTCTACAATGTTAAATAAAAATAGAGTATTCGTATCTTATGAAGTACTGCATGATTTAACTTTTGTCACTTATATAAGGGGCCTTGTTCAAATATAGAAAATCATGTCGAAAATTCAAAGACCCATTGCCGCCGCAAATATGACTGTTGAAAAAGAAATGTCCGAACAATCACCTCTCAAAACAGCTGTCATGCAAGCTAGTTCTGAGTCACCCAAGGATACTTTCACTACCAGAGTTGTTTTCGAGTCCAATGCGACTAGCCTACAGCTTGAACACGGTGTTATTGTCCAGCTCGCTAATGCTTCTCACGTTTTCGCGGGAAATGGCGAAGTAGATTCGAGCAAGGGGATTCTTACCTCCGTCGTTGTCAAGTCTATTTATTCGGATTGTTCGGAACCCGTGTCGTTCGGACTCAACTTGTTTAATTCCTCGGAGAAAGAACCTGCCGTCAAAAATAACCAGGGATGGCTCCACACTCCCCAGAAGACCGATTTTGGCACCGAGGCTATGTCAAAGGATTCCCATGGTTATCGCAACCTTTTAGCTGTCATGCCATACGAAAAGTCACGCTCTGAATTGACCGTTTACGAACCCAATGAAATTGCTTCGGATCGTTACATTCAGCAGTATGGAAACTATTCATCTGAAAACCTCTATGACGGTGTTGTCGCATTCCCAGGTGAGCAGTACTACCTCGTCTCGCAGGATCATGTTGTCCTCAACGTCATCCGTCAGAATTGGGAACAGCTGGGAATCAATGTTGATAACGAAGCTCGTTTCAATGGCAAATACGTTCAGGTCCCAGCACACGTCTTTGACCGTGTGATTACCGATCTTCAATCACACGTCCTTGCCCGTATGCCTTTCACCAACTTGAATGATGTCCGCGCTAAATTTACCAGCAAGCCAACTTCACACTACGTAGATACCCACCCCGAAGGGCCGGAAGGCATGTACAAAGTTTGTGTTGAATTGCAGATGAATTACCAGTTCCCATCCGGTAAAGAAGAGACCACAGAAGAGTAAATCTAGTATCTAAATAAAACTCAATTTTATATTTCTATAATCAAATTATATTTTTTGTAAAAAAATCTATACTAAATTTAGTATTTAAATCAACTTTGATCTTGAATATGGACTCGTGCTGTATCTCCAATCCCTATAAAAACGATTTATGCAAATTATGCTATCAAAAATCAAGATATCACTGCACCTGGCCTAATTGCCTAAGACCTGTACTATGTCTCACACTATGTAGAAAACATTACAGACAAATAAATGTTGATTGTGCTCACGAACACTGTCAAAGACCATCATATTGTAGACAAGTCTGTGCACATCATTATAGAAAACAAGACTTTCCAGAAATAATAAAATGTCTAGAATGTGATCGACCTCAATATATGCTCGGAAAATGTTTCTACCATTTTACATCCAGAACATGCATAGAATGCCACAGACAAGTCTTCTCAAAGCAAAGATGTAGACGCCATTACATGAGGAAATGGCGTCACGAACGTTTAAATATCAGTGGAGACACAACCAATACCGAAATCACCCCCGCAAGTGTGGAAGCCATACCCGAAACAACAAACCACATACCCGAAATCCATTCATCTTTATTACAATCCGACATTTTAAAATAAAAAAATGAGTTATATATACATGATTATTTTAATGACTACATGAATTTTACAGATCCAACCCAAAAAAGACTTGTCCTCAAACCCATTCAACATCCTACACTTTGGAACATATTCAAAGAACAACAATCCGTTCTATGGACCACAGAAGAAATTGATTGGCAACACGATAAAAAAGACTTTCAAACACTCTCACAAGATGCACAAACATTTCTACTCAAAATTGTAGCATTTTTCGCATCCTCAGATATGCTCGTCATTGATAACATCATGGACCAATTCATGTCAGAAGTCACTGTCGCTGAATGCAGAACGTTTTACACTCTACAAGCATACATTGAAACCATTCACTCAGAAACCTACGCCACAGCACTCGAAATTTTTGCACCCGCAGAACATAAAAAACACCTTTTCAATGCCATTCAAACCGAACCCACCATACAAGCCAAAGGGGATTACGCCATGAAATACATGGACCCACAAAAACCATTCTGGGTCAGACTATGGGCCTTTGCCATCTTTGAAGGAGTACTATTCTCAGCATCATTCGCATCACTATATTGGCTCAGAACCAAAGATCTCTGTAAAGGACTCACATTCTCAAACGAACTCATACAAAGAGATGAAGGCCTACATGCAAAATTTGCCATTGAAATGCTCAATATGATCGATCACATTGACATCAACATCATTAAATCCATACTCAAAGAAGCCATTGATATAGAAATCGCTTTTGTCAAAGCCGCATTACCACAAAATCTTGTTGGACTTGCCACAAAAGATATGTGCGAATACGTTCAATACTGTGGAGATAGACTACTAAGTATGCTCAAAATAAAAACAGAACCTTTATACAAAGCCAAACAACCTCTAGGGTTTATGGAAATGATATCTATAGACGCAAAAACAAATTTTTTCGAACGCAGAGTTTCAGAATATTCAATGTCCGGTGTTGGACAAAGCACTGAAGATAACTCATTTTCTCTCGACGCCGCTTTCTGATTCATCATCGTCAAAAATATAGTTATACACTAAAACAGATGTCACACCCATTACAAATAAGTACAGAGATGAATGAGCATGAAGACTAAACATTTTTATTCTTTTTTAATCAGATATTCTAAAAAAACTTTTTATTTACTTTTTCCACTTCACATTTTTAAATTTAACACCTATATAAAAACATTACTATTTAGAAATGGCCGAGTTCAAACAATGGCATTTTAAGTCAGAAACATTTGATCAAGCGGAAGCAGTGTTCGACTCTAATTGGCGCCAAAAAAATCAACCCTTGGCCAATAGTTGGGAAAAAGCAATCACTGTAAACAGTAAAAAATTCATAGATAATGTTAAAACTTTTTTTGACAGATGGTTTTTGGATCAAAAACCAAAAATAGACCAAAACTTCAAAAAAGTTTCTAGAAAAGACAAAATAAAATTGGGGAAATTTAAAATAACTAAAGTGGAAAACTGGAGACACCTAATGTTTAAGATTATTGAACAATGTTTTTCTAACACCCCAACCGCGGAACTCAGGGAAGACGATATCAATTTTGGATCAAAAACCGATGAACAAAAAACCGCCATAATCCTAACACTTAAACAAATACGATCTGAGGAGCACCCCAAATCAATACAAATAGACCAAGGACATTGCCCCAAAAAAAACTGCAATAATGTCAGTCCAATACATATCATTGGTGATGATATCTGGAACGAAATAATAGTTAAAATAAAAGGGAATAGTGATGCCCATTTGGATTTCATAAATTTCTTAACACAGGCAAAAGTTATGCAATGTAATCATGACAACCCTCATCAATGCTTATCCGATAGTTGGGATGTTATTCTTTGTAAATATTTCTGGGCGGTTTTTTTGAATGATGGGAAGGAATGGTTGTATAAAACCCCATGCGCAACAACACCAACAAGACGTCCTATGCAGGACCGCCGCCGGGGAGAGTTGTGGACGGCGGGACCGCACCGTCAAGGAAATAAGACCTATACGTTCAGTAATCGCCCCAATGCTAGAGAATTTTGACGTAGATGAAATTCATTCCCTATTCGCACCGGTGCTCATGGATTCTAAACCGTTTGATTTTTTTCTTCTATCCAACCTATTACAAATGCTAACATGACCAGAAATAACGTCAACATAATAGTCAATACATCAGAACCTTCTGAATGTTCATCCATACACTTTAAATTTTAATATGTTTTTTATTTATATATCACTTATGGCTAGATTAATTACATGTTTTTCCTTCTGAACAATTGGCTTTTCTATTCGCTTCTTGCACTGCTTCTTTCGCTGCTTTCGCCGCTGCATCTAATTTTTTAATGAATGCTTTCCGTTTCTTATCTTTCCGACCCTGCCGCGCCTCCCCTGTTATTTTATTTAATTTTAAGACTCCCTCCATATTTTCCTTAAATGTTTCCTCGGCGGCTTTGGTTTCCGTGTATGATTTCTTGATTTTGGGGCGTTTCGCTACGAGATTCTTAAAAAATTTCAAGAGATTCTTAAAAAATTTGAAGATCATTGTTGAAAAATTTCAAGAGATTGTTAAAATATTTCAAGAGTCATTGTTAAAATATTTCTAGAGATTGTTAAAATATTTCAAGAGATTGTTAAAAAATTTCAAGAGATTCTTAAAAAATTTGAAGATCATTGTTGAAAAATTTCAAGAGATTGTTAAAATATTTCAAGAGTCATTGTTAAAATATTTCTAGAGATTGTTAAAATATTTCAAGAGATTGTTAAAAAATTTCAAGAGATTGTTAAAAAATTTCAAGAGATTGTTAAAAAATTTCAAGACTTTCTTAAAATATTTCAAGAGTCATTGTTAAAATATTTCTAGAGATTGTTAAAATATTTCAAGAGATTGTTAAAATATTTCAAGAGATTGTTAAAAAATTTCAAGACTTTCTTAAAAAATTTCAAGACTTTCTTAAAAAATTTCAAGAGTCATTGTTAAAAAATTTCAAGACTTTCTTAAAAAATTTCAAGAGTCATTGTTAAAAAATTTCAAGAGATTCTTAAAAAATTTCAAGAGATCAAGAGTCATTGTTAAAAAATTTCAAGAGATTCTTAAAAAATTTCAAGAGATTCTTAAAAAATTTCAAGAGTTTGTTAAAATTTTTTAACAGGGAATTGTTAAAAAATTTCTAAAACATTTTAACAGGATATTTTAAATATAGTTCATCATGTCGTTCTGGGACAATGATCACCCCACGCACCAAGACAAGTATGACATACTCTACAAGAAATACATTCCAGGAGTCGGAAAATGCTACGAAGACGAAGCGGAAGCGATTAGGCTTGTTTCTGGAGTCGGATACCAGCTTATGAACAACGGTTGTTGGTATGGCACTGGCAATTATCATGTGAAAGAATATATTTCACAGGGTATCCGATCTCCCGCGGATTATCTTATGCAAGAACTTGATCGAACTTATAATGATGAAGACTTTGAGGACCGCCAATCGTTCGATAACAAGTGCAAAACCGTCGAGGATTGTCTTGTGGAGGTCGTGGACTGGGCTTGGAACCAATTAGCCACAGATTCTGACAAAAAAGAACTTTCGAAACGAAACAAAAAAAAAGCAATGTTCAAAAAAAAAGAGGAGCGTGCTTCTAAAAAACGCAAACGTTCTGCGAAAAAAACCGAGAAAGAAGAGGTAAAGAAACTAAAAATTCTGTATAAGCAACACTCTGGTAAGCGTTTTCGTCGGCGGAAAAATGCATCTGGTACCATTCTAGAAATATTGCGCCAGACAAATGTGGAACAAAATGGTTCTAAAGTATCTCTGCCTACTATTCTTAGTGATATGGAATCAACGCACGGTGTTCAGCAGCCTGAATGGTACACTGCTATATTTAAGAAACCGGATCTGCCAGTGGTTGCAGAGGCAGAGACTTCGCCAATGGTTGATATAACCCAATTGAGTCCGGAGATGGCCAAGTACGCGGAGTTCATGATTCCGGACCCTGAAAGATTGACGTTTGCTGTTTCAGAGTCCGAGTTTCTGGAATATACTGTCTTTCAAAAAGGTTATCGTCCAATGCCTGCTTGGTTTCATACAGATGACAAAAAGGCAACTGAGATTATGAGTAGGTTTAATGAGTTGCGTGCACATTATAGTCATTAGAATAAAAAGTTGATGTATTTAAGCATTATATATTAATGAAATGTCAGCTCCATGGAATCCTTCAACACCGCTGATTAAAGGGAATATGTCTACTTTAATTAGTAATATAGTAAGAACTATGGAAATAATGGATATAAAACTCTTTAAGGCTATCGTGATCGTGTTAAAAAGACAGATTGGTGCTTCTAAATATGCGGAATTATTAACTCAGAATGTGTCTAATGGTTCGAATGATCAGAAGAGACTTGTCTTAATGGTGGTACAAGCTTATCGTAATTCTAAGAAAAGGCCAAAACGAGTGGAAAATAATTTTTATTGGAAAATAAATTTATTAAAAAACTATGAGCCAATGCCTTCTAATCCTGGGTTAAATCACCCCGTGATATTTTCAAAGGTCCAAAAAGCTTTTAACGAAGCTTTAGAAAAACTTGTAATAGATATACACGCACATATGGATGAGGCTGACCGTAAAATATTTTTAAGGAAATTGACAGGCGATCAGTTTGAAAAGTTGAAACATCGTTTAAAAAAAGTGGGACTTGAACTCAGATCCGAATACGAACTCGGGCGAGAGTATACTGTCCGTATAAATCGAAGATCGCGCCAAAATATATCGGGTAGATATGGGCCGGATAAGGATAGATTCATTCAGATACCAAATTATCAGAGACGTAGAATATTTGGTGATTATGATCAACGAAAGGTCTTAGCTGCGGTAGCCAATATACCCGAGTTCAATTGGGTCATAGAAGGTCTCACTGGGAATTATACCACAACTTTAACCAAAATACCGGACGATGAATTCATCGTCATAAAAAGGAAATTAAGGACATTGAAACTGAGAATGGTGGAATATAGGTCCACATATTTCGATATTGCCTATCGCATTATTCCAAATGAAAACTCCGAGGAGGTACACGGATACAGTAGATCAAGTTACGTTTAATCATAAAAAAATAAAATACATTGGACTATAAATATCATTTATTTTTATTATATATGCCACGTTATGCATTTTTAGGACCCATGGCTTCTGGTAAGAGTTGGACTGCCGCAAAAATGATGGAGAGTCTTGAGTGTGAAAAGTTATCCTTTGCGGATCCAGTGAAAGCTATAGCTAGGGAACACTTTGGTATGACAACAAAGGATCGTAAATTATTACAGACAATAGGATTAACGGGCCGTGTGCTTGATCCTGATGTATGGGTCATCAAGTTACTTTCTCAAGTGAAAGAAGGCGGATCTTATGTGGTGGATGATGTTCGATATCCGAATGAGTTGTTAGCTCTTAAAAAATTAGGGTTTATTGCTGTTTGGTTGGAGACATCCAAGGAGGAGAGAATTCGTCGTTTAAAAAGTACTTATGGTGTGAAAGATTCTGTTCAGCATATTCGAAATATGTCAGATGAATCGGAGCATTCTGTACATTCGTCTATGGCGGATATTGTTTGGACGAATCCAGATGCGCGCGTGTCTGAATTGGTAGAGTTTTATTCAAATGAAATATAAATCTTATTATGTTTGTGTCTAAACGTATTTAGGGTTGTTTTAAAAATGTATATGAGAAAGAGAACCTTATCAGATCAGGGTATTAAGTTATTTTTGAATGGTATTGAAGTGAAACGTAAGAAAAGAAATTTACGTCAGATGGTTTGGAATTTATTTCATTCTGATTATGATGATTCATTGGAACGTGTTGTGGCTGAGAGTTTAGAATCTTCTCGTAGTTTGGTCAATGATTTTGGATCGGAAACTTTTGAAAATAGTTTACAATCGTCAGTAAGTCATACAATAAAGTTAATTTTGACTCATGATAAGAAGATGACTCGTCGACAATTGACTAAAAATGTTCGTTTTTTTGTGGATGTTATGAAATTATCTTTTAATAAAGGTGATTATCAGACGGCTCATTTAATTTTATTTGCGCTGAGTCATCCTATAATGACTAATTTGAGTTATAAATTACAGAAATGGGCCCCAGCCAAAATAAAGGAGATTCGTCTTTTTTTTGGGGGACCAACGTACAATCGTCATGTTAAATTTTGGCAAACATATCACGAGGAGAATTCTTTACCATCATTATTTGCGTTTTATAATTACATACAACGTTGTGAATGGCAGGGTAGAACAAAACAGATGGAAAGTGCTGAGAAATTAATTGAATTGTTTAAACTTTTGAATTATTCAATGAAAGGATTGTCAGAGATTTATAAGCAGGATTCTGTGAGTAATTTTGAATTGCAACAATTGACGTATAAATTAAAGTAATTTGTTTTTCTAAAATCTTTTAAAATGAATGTATGTATTCACGGTTTTGTTATTATGAGTTTGGTAAAAATGTTGTGAATGAAAGATGAAAACAAATTGAACTTTAATTTTGTATTTGTAAAATTAACGTTTTCATATGTATTATGTAATCACATAGGTATCGCTTAAGTTTGTATTTTTTTATGAAATATAAATATTTCAAAGTTTTGGTAATATGCCAATGGCGCAATTTCAAAAATTATCAACATATTTAAAAAAACATTCGTCTTCTTTTCCTAAGTTAATTCCATCATTGAAGGCTCTTTCTGAGTTTGTGGGTCATGAACAAATTAAAGAGACAGTCGCCAAAATGGTCCTTTTTTATATTTCGCAATGTGCGGAGACTAAACCTTTGAGAAGATCAAAGAGACGTCGTAAATCAACTAGGAAATCGAGACGGCCGAAACGCCGTCGTGCGCTATCTATGATGTCTGACGAAGAAGACGAGGATTATGAACCAGGCGAAGACGCGAAAACAGCACTTATAGCTTTATTGACACATACTTTACAAGCGGGTCAGGAAGATTCCTCTGAAGAGGAGGATAATATCCAGGACCCGCCATTTGTGACGAAATGTCGCGAACGTTTAAATTTATTGCAGGGACATTTTGTACATACGCTCCTGTTGGGAAAGCCTGGAACAGGTAAAACAACTTTTGCTGGGTTATTGGTAGATGTTTGGGACGCATTAGGAATCATAGACAAGCGTAGATTTAAAATAACCAAGCGTTCTGATTGGGTAGGCAAGTATCAGGGCCATTCTGTTGCAAAAGCAAAGAAAATGATAGAATCTTGCAAGGGTGGTGTTATTTTTATCGATGAGGCTTATTCCATTATATCCTCTAAAGATGGGGACGATATGTATGGACGTGAAGTATTGACGGAAATTGTGGAGGCCATGTCAAATATAGACAAACAGGTTATTTTTATTATGGCTGGTTATGAAAATGATATGAAAACATTATTTGCTTGTAACGCGGGTCTTGAAAGAAGATTTGGTTATGTATATCGTTTTGAAACGCCTCCATCAGATTTAATCGAAAATATTTTTTGTAAGCAGCTGCATGAAACACGATGGAAATGTGATAAATCCGATAAAAATGGAATACGAGATTTTTTTAAACGCAATTTTTCAAAATTAACACATGGGGGTGGTTCGACCAAACAACTTATTTTTCACAGTAAACAATCCGCAATTGTGCGCCAATTTCCAGAAAAATCAAATTCAGAATTAACTTTGGCGGACTTAGAAGAAGGATTAAAAACTTTTTTGGGTCATGCCCAAGTGTTTAAAAAAGAGGTGGCGCCGCTAGGTATGTATTTATAAATATCGTCTATTTAAATCAACAACAAATAATATTATGATTCGTTGTAAATCGCTATCATGGTCCTTATTTTTATGGACCCTTGTATTTCTGTACACTTGGTTTGAGTTTAACAACTTTAAATCGTATTGGAAAGTTCTTCCAGTGGCATTTTGGTCCCTTGCGGCTTCCGTGCTGATTTTTTTATTGTCGAAAGACGCTACCAATAAAAAAATCATATTAATGATATTATCTTGGTCTATAGTGGTATCCATAGGGTTAATGTTAAAAATATTTAATGTGATTAACGGCATAGCTTTAAATATTCACGTATCTGTCATGACCGGTATTGTGGCTATAGTCTGGTGTATAACATCACATGCTGAACACGTGACAGAAGCAGGTATGCATTGGTATATATGGTTTTTATTAGTCATTTTAACACTTTGTTGTACGTTTAATTCGAACGACGAGACAGCCAAAATGATTTATGTAATTGCCGCCTCAAGTTCTTTTATAACACATGTTATATATATTTGGCATGTATTTAGAGTTCAAACTTCTGGCCAAGAAAGATGCCAACATGTATTTAGAACTATGTCATGTTTTTCATTGACAACGTTAATATTAATATCAGCGATACTTTTAGAGTCAGATTCTATTACAAGAGAGCATTGGAAAGACTTAATTTATGTTGTCGAAATTTTAGTCGCTTTTGTCATTATCACGGATTCCATCATTGGATTTACGAGTAAGCCTATAAAGCATGGTTACACGATTGTAAATACCAATGTTGTATGAATTGACTATGTTTATGATTTTCATCGTTATATTCATTATTACACATTATGTTTTTAAAAATATCAAAGACATAATGCTATGGTCGTGTAAACTTATTACGGCTGCTTATATATGGTTATTAATTTGGATAACTACACAAATTCATCACCTACCTGAATGGCAAGCATCGTTTTCGACATCAGCAGCGAAATTATTCGAATTAGTAAATATTACAAAAAAATTCGAACTTTAAATAGATTTTATTCATTTATTTTTACTCTCTATAACTCCTATTGGTGTTGCAGATAACATAGAATTTGGAAAATAAACCTTGTAACTATCCCTATCTAATGCACATACATATATCAATCCTATATGTTCCAAAGTATAATTTTCACCTTGAATCCTAATATTATCCCCATGTTTAAACATATGTGTTGAGCGGAATGTTACCCCAGCCAATAAAGATACAATGTAAGGTTGCATAGCATAACCCAAACCAATGGAAAATCCGCTGAACAAAGAGGTAGCTGTACCCGACCCTATCAAATGCCCAACCAAAAATATTAATATAAAAAATAATATAGTAAATTGCACGGCCTGACTGGTATAATGACTGCAATGAAAATAAATCTGCAAACACCAACTCGAATAAGATGAAAACACATGTACTATTATAAAAACACCTATACAGACTAAAATGTCATCTAGAGAATGCCAAACTGTAGTTAAAAGTGTATCGAAAGATTCAAAGGACATGTTGTCAAACGACTATGAACTTATATAGTATTATACAATGAGGCGTATATCGTCATTGGTTAGTAATAATGTATACATACATTTTTGCAATGATCCTAAAATGAGCATTGTTGCGATAATAACCACAAACGTTGTTTCCATCGAAAATTTTTGATTCAAATTTTGACTTAATGCAAAAGAAATAGCGCCCCTAACACCACACATCGAAAAAAATAATAATGTTCGAAAAGACCAATATTTATGCCCACAACATCGCAACAATGACCCTACCATAAAAACAACAATCACACGCGCCGAAATACACGACAAAAGTATCAAAAAAGACGCGCCTATAAATTTTGGATTGTAAGAATACAATGACAGTCCTAAAAATAAATAAACAGCAGATTCAATCATTAAAGCCAACGAACCAACCGCATTTTCAACCTCCTTAGGACAATTTAATATCGACCCATACACAAATATTCCCAAAATCCCAGATATATCAACACATTCACAAGTTGCGTATACCATCAATGCCACCAAATAATGAAGTGACATATCTTGTATACGTATCTTATTCATAACCATTGCGGATATATATCCAACAATAGCAGCCGCAACAGAATATAAAATAGATAAAATAACTACTTCCATAGGAATCCATCTATCCAGTTGTTTATGTGTATCTAAAGCAGTAGCCCACAAATGAACCAAAACTATACTAATCGCGTCATTCATTACGGATTCATTCTCCAACACATCCAAAACCAAACGACTATCTTGTGATATAACATTTTCGGCCAAATTATGTGTCAATGACAATGTAGCCACAGTATCTGTAGGGGCTAACACACTAGCTAATAATAATGCCTCAGTCAAAGACATTGCATTCGGGGTATCGCGAGTCCATACCAATATCCCCCACGCTATCAACACAACAGACATTAATGTTATACACCAAGAAAATGTCACAGATGATAACCAAGTTCGTCGTAATGAATCATACTTAAATTTCAAGGCGGAATGAAACAATATTGGAGGCAATCCCAAATATAAAAAAATTTCGGTTTCAAAAATAACAGACTGACCAGCCATTACAGACACAAACATTCCCAAAAGAACAGCAAAAACAGCAGGTGGAAGCCAGCGCATACATTTTATTTTAGGAAAAGTAATAACTATAGATATCATTAATAATAACAAAACAAATTCTTTACCAATACGATCATGTTTCATTTTTAATACATTTTTTACCTAAATAGTTTTGTCACATCACCACGGTAAAATCCATATAATTGTACGACAACATGCTGAAATAGGAATCTTATACCAATCAGACTGATCACAATTAGAATCCACAAACATTAACGGATCTGAATAGGAACCTTTTTCGCAAATATAATAACCATCGGCTATATCACAATTTATATTCCACTTTTTTAGTATAGTTCTATTACATACAGAGACCACAGCCTCTATTTTTGGACCAGAAATAGATAATTCGTCCATATCCCGCACCAATGAAAAATAATAAGACCAAATTTGAAACATCATAGTTATCAACACTATAGAAACTGTCAATACTAATCCAATTCTACAACACCATTGACGCGTAGATTTATCACACATAGAAACTGACATTTAAACAGATAATTATATTACTTTATACTTTTTTATGACGTTTTGTAGGAGAAATATGATCTAAATTTGGATCTGGGTCATATGAATCCTTGGTTGTTGGTACACCCGGTGAATAAGCTGGAGATGTTGGTGAATAAGCTGGAGATGTTGGTGAATAAGCTCCGGTAGTTTTCGGTGAATAAGCTGGTGATGCTGGTGAATAAGCTGGTGATGCTGGTGAATAAGCTCCGGTAGTTTTCGGTGAATAAGCTGGTGATGCTGGTGAATAAGCTGGTGATGCTGGTGATGTTGGTGATGCTGGTGATGTTGGTGAATAAGCTGGTGATGCTGGTGAATAAGCTGGTGATGCTGGTGATGTTGGTGATGCTGGTGATGTTGGTGAATAAGCTGGTGATGTTGGTGAATAAGCTGGTGATGTTGGTGAATAAGCTGGTGATGCTGGTTGTTGTGATTGTTGCCATGCTGGTTGTTGTGATTGTTGCCATGCTGGTTGTTGTGATTGTTGCCATGCTGGTTGTTGTGATTGTTGCCATGCTGGTTGTTGTGGTTGTTGCCATACTGGTTGTGTTTGTTGCCATGCTGGTTGTTGTGGTTGTTCTAATGGCGCGGTTGGTGCAAATGTTGTATGTGAACCCCATGAACTATCTTCCATTTCCATAGGCTTTGGTCTCCATGTATCAACGCCTTCTCCAAATAAATCTTCTTCTGGTTCTTCTGCAGGTGGTTTCCAATTTTCATTGTCCCATTGCATTTTGTATTTTTCGTCTGTAATTACTTCGTTGTAGTGTGATCCGCATTTTGGTTCTATTCCAACAAGTAATTGTTCGGAAATCCCTTTGAGAGTATCTTTTATTCCTTTGCATGCCGCTTGATGAAAAATTTCAACGGGTTGTTCAAAAGTAGCTCTTTTTAAAGGCGCTGATGTTTTCATCCTTTTCTTGACTCCATGTCTTGTGAGTGCTGTAATTGTCCCGTAGCATGTCATCCAATCTACTATAATCATAAGATGTCTCATGTTTACATAGGACCCGTCGAATGAAAGAACTTGATGCATTTCCTTCAATAGTGTGGCCCTTGCCGCTTCAATGCCATATATTTTTTTAATTGCAAATATATCATTGCATTGAATTGTTTTATGATTCATTTGTTTCAATGTTTTGATATGATCTAGATCGATTCCTTTGGTATATATTTCAAAATGGTCTCCTTCTACCCTAATGGTTACTTTGGGTATAAATTTCGAACCTTTTATTGTTGTATCCATAATTTGTTTGGCCCGAGTAAAAAAATTTTTATTTTTTTTTGTTTTTGCAAAGAGATGTGCATTTTGATTTGGTTCGTGATGATATGCAAATATGACATGCTTTGATTGTGACATGGATCTTAGCGTTCCAACTATGTGACGAATAGTAATTCCCGCCTGAATCATTTTTTTCCTGTTTAGAACACAATGTAAAATTCTTTTTGGCGATGGTACAATATCCCATCTTTTATTGTCTGGCAATTCCAGATATGCATCCAATTCTGACCATTGAGAAACCTCATATGTATTCGATATCATGATATCACGTATAGTTGTTCTTTGAATATCTGTTTTTAATCTCCATGCTTTTTCGGGTTGCAATGATGTTCCTGGATCCGTAAATATGGTTAAGCTTGGTGTTTTCATTTTTGAAGAAGCGTTAATTAATTCTTCAAATCTAGGTACCCCCAATGTAACATTTTTTGCGCTATTTCCGGCATTATGGAATGTATTGAGTGTCATTTGGGTAGTAGGTTCTCCTACGCTTTGAGCAGCGATTGTTCCCACCATTTCTCCTGGTGCAACTTTGGATTTCCTCCATTTATGCAGTAATATTTCGACTATTTCTGAGAAAACTCTTTTAGAACAATTTGTGTCATTTCTTACTAAGACGGATAGAATATAGGCATGTGTAAGTGGTACTTGTTTCGTTTCGTCGAGAATAGGTTGCAATATCAATCTTTTTTGTGGATTAGATAGGGAACCTCCATCACGATATTTTTCTAATACTCGTTCGACTGGTACAGTAACTGCCCATTTATCTCCCAATCTTGATTTTTGATTCCACTTCCACATATCAAATGCATCTTTTATTTCTGGCCATTGTCTTTGACAATAATGTTTATTTAATGTATCCATAGAATCGAAAGGACCATATACCATTTCGTGACACATACCATCCAAACCATCCTCTCCGTAATTGAATTGAATAATAGTACCTTGTGAATCTCTAACTGTCATGTCATTGGCTACGTGTACGGATTCTAAAGACTTCACTAATCGGCGCTGAATATAACCAGTGGTACTTGTTTTCACGGCTGTATCTATAAGACCTTCTCTTCCACCGACTGTATGATGCCAATATTCATCGGGTGTAAGGCCATCAATATACGAATGTTTTACAAACCCTCTGGATCGGGCAGTATTGTCATTAAAATCAAACATGGGGAGTGTTCTTCCGTTTAAAGTCGGTTGCATTCTTTTTCCTGAACAATTTTGTTGGCCAACACATGCCATAATTTGTAGAATATTGACCATGGATCCTTTTGACCCTGATTTTACCATGAGTCCTAGACAGTTGTCATCGGACATGGCATTTTGTGCAATAAGTCCCATCGAATCTCTTGTTTGGTTGAGCATTCTATTTATTTTATTCTCTGTGTTTTCACAATCTTGTGTTCTTAATTCATCAGCTTTTGAATCAATATCTGCACATTCTTGTTTCACTTTTATTTCGGTTTCTTTTGAAATGCGCATATCTCCTATACCAATGGAGAATCCTTGGCCTGAAAACCACAGATGATTAATTCTTTGTAGTTCGTTAATAAATTGACATGTTCTATCTGGTCCATAATCATTATATAGTCTATGAATAATAGAACCATGTGATCTTCCAAGGGCTTTTTTTCCAAGAGGTCCTTTTAAAAGCTGTCCTTTAAAAACAGTATCTCTCCAATTGAAATCTTTTGGAAATAATAAAGACATACATTGTAATCCCGTCCAAAGCGGTCCAGGCAATTTGGGTTCTGGTAATTCTGCTCCTTCCACCCACATACATATATTACACATCTCTGCTTTATCCAAAGTAACTCCCGAAGAAGTCATCATGAATGCAGACAATAAAGAATCTTGTACAATACCCATGACAGGCTTATTGGATTGGGGCGTAATTATATTATAAGCAACACCCATCAATTCTTGTGCGTCAGCCCTACTTTCATGGGTCTGCAAAGCGTGCAGATTCATCTCGTCACCATCGAAATCGGCATTGTAAGGTGTCGTGCACGATAAATTTAGCCTGAATGTTTTCCCAACAGGCATAATTTTGGCTCTATGGCACATGATTGACATTCTGTGTAGGGAAGGTTGTCTGTTGAATAAAACTAGGTCTCCATCCCTAAGAATTCTTTCAACGGAACATCCAACTTGTAGATCTGTTCTACCTTTTATGGTCACCATATCTAATCGTGTTCCATCTTTTTTAATAATATATTTAATTCTTGGATCTTGGGTTGTACACATTTCTCGAAGTTTTTTAAAATTGAATCGATTGACATGTTCTACCACAGTTAATTTTTCAGCCACTTCCTTTGGAATACCCACTTCGCGCATATCCAACATTGCATCTCCGGAAACCACGGTCCTCGATGTAAAATTACACCTCTTTCCCATTAGAGTCCCTCTTAGACGTCCTGTTTTGCCTCTTAGACGATCAGAGATACATTTCTGTGTACCTTTGTTTTTTGTAGACATTCTTGTTTGATCAATATACATATGTACAGCATCTTGAATTTTTTTTTGGTAATGTTGTTTGACAGTACTGTTTTCATCGATAACATTTTTATAACCTTTTGCAATTCTTAGTACATATAATAATCTACGTGTGATATCATCTTCCCCTCTGACTTCATCTCCATCCATTGTGGGCGAAGGTCGTACACAATTGGGTGGAATAGGCAATACCGTTAAAATTAAATTCTTCGGCGAAAAATCTCCAGGTCTAATTTTAGCAACGTCTTCTGGATTTGCTTTGGACAAATATTCATAAGCTTCTGCCGCAAATAAATCTCGGATGTCATTTTTATCTGTAATTTTTAATGTGGTTGAATTTATTTTGGAAATTTTGCAAAATTTTGTTTTGCATGTTGGGCATTTTTTGGAACATTTTTGAACCACATGGCCACAATGATTACAAATTCTTCGAAGCCAAAATAAAACTTCACCCATCCATCCAATATGATATACCGGAATAGGCAATTCATAGTGTCCGAAATGACCAGAACAATTTGTCCATGTACGTTGACATGCTGTACATGTACCACGACGTGTAGAAACACCAAATCTCGGGTCACGCAGACCACCATATTTAGGAGAATTATTTTCATATAATTCATCAGTGACAACTTCAGCAACCGAAATGGACCGAATTTTTTCAGGGGATAAAATATCAAATTCTACAAAATTAATCATGATAAAAGTTTACAATAAAATATATAAAAGATATTAAATAAGCACATATGTGTTAATTTTTTGAATTTATTTAATTGCCATTAATATTAGCGATGGTTCCCATTCTGTCTCTGAGGTTGCCCGACGAAAATCCGGAAAGAGCCTGAAAAAGTGCTGGATTTTTGTCGCGAACAGAAGACATCGAGGTAGAAGTTTGATGAATATTAAAGGAAAAAGGATTTGCTACTTTGGTAGACGCAGCGTGGACAACAGATGTAGTCGTTGGCTCCATAGGGGCAAGACGGCGCTTCTTTGTAACAATATTCATAACCTGGGATTCGAGTTGGCGTTTTTGCTTAACAGCTTGCTGAGATTCCAAGCTCATAATATCATCCTTGTATTTCTTTGATGCTTTGTGAGCAATTTCCATCATTTTGACCGATTCTTGTGGGAAATTCTGAGCCAAAGCAAAAATAGCCTTTTTGTTTTCGTCGGTCATCATATCCGCAGGCAAAGAAGCCGACCATGAATCGACAAGTGCTTTCGATAGAGCCTCTGCCTTACTTTTGGTATGGAGACGTTCGTTATCCTCACGCTCCTTCCACTGCCCCTGTAATTTCTTCAATTCGGCCTGTGCCTTTTCTAGAGCCATTTTGCTCCCAGTAAGCTCTGATTCTTGATCGATAACCAATTTCATAAGTTCTTCTTGATTCGTGGGGGCGGGCTGGTCTGCAGGAGATCCAGAAGGAGCAACCTCGGACGTGTTTTCAACAGCTGATGGTTCATCAACAGGAGTGATTTGTTCTGGGGCAGATGTTGTATTAGCTTCGACAGACATATTTTGTCGAGAAGCAAAGTGTGTTATATAGTCCTTTTTTTTTGTTGGTTGCACAGACGTCACACTGCAACCAGGTCGGCGAGGCTCAGCACATAAAGATACTTCAACTGCACGCTTTGACGTTGACCCATCCCTAAATGATGTATGCACATGTTGCAAAGAGAGTCCACTATACAATGTATGGCCAGAAGAACATGGTTTCATTGCATTAGAAGCAAAACGTCCCTCCAATGTATTGTCATTCACTTTACCCAAAATCCATTTTTTTCCATCATTGTCTGTCCAATCTCGTTGGACACTACCGACGGCCAATCCCTCCTCATGTTCCAAACGTATGGGGACATCTCTCAAAGACAAACTTTGAGATTCCTCTTTAGTAAAATCAAATGTGTTATCATTCTCACCCGGATCATCCGCAGATGGCAACACATTACCTACAAAATATGGCATAATATAAAAGATTATTTTTATTTATATAGTAATTTATTTTTAAGATGATGCCTTTATATCATATCTTATAGCATAAACCATAAAACCTATGGCAAATATAGAAACAGTGCTAGTAAACAGAGAACCTTTCAAATTGTCACTTCGACGAATTACATTGTCATCTAATGAACTACATTCGTCGGGCAATTTACGAGGATTAAAATCTTCTTGACCCATATCCAAACCACCAGATGGTACATAGCCCTGCTGAACCAAGGCAGCCAAAGAACATAAAGAAGCCAATAACATAGACAATATAGCACCGACAACCAACAAACGAATTAATATTCCAGCAACAAACGTTTTGGTATCGCCCGCGTGAATCCAAGCTCCAGATGGATATTTCGCAGCAGTCATATCTAAGTCCAAACCAACGCCAATAACAGACAAAATAAAAGCAAACACTGACAAAATGATACCCGAAATAGTAGCACCACGAGCAGAAAATCCCCCATATAATAATTCACGGGCAATATCATCTTCCACTGAGAAATTGTCTTTGCCTAATGAAGTTTCTCCAACATTCGTCGCACGAGTAAAACGACAATCTGCGGGGGCCATACTTATATTAGAATAGCTATGTACATCCAAACGCACATTTAAATCGCGTTCAGAATATACAGCCTCGTTCAAAAATAAAGTTGCTAAAATAAATACCAATACAACAAAGAAAGCCACAATCGTTTGAGTCTTTGCCATTTATGTACAATTTTAATTACCTATATACGTACATTTTATAAAGGTGCGCGACATATAGGACATGTGGCAGATCGTCGTACCCAACGATGAATACACATTGTATGAAAACTATGGTTACACGAAATGGTCTCACAGCCCAAATCCAATGGACAACGACATATAGCACATATAGCTTCTTCTTCAGAACATTCTGATTCGTTATCACCCAATAAATTTACAACAAACTCGCGTTTCAAATGCCATAAAACAGGCCATTGACTACTTATGTAATCTTGTAAAAAACGTTCATATGGAGGAGTATTCGGATGTATTTTTATCCATTCATCCACTTTCTCTTTTATGCAAGAGCGAGTCAAATTTGGTGGGGCCCATAAACGAACAGACATTTACAAAAAAAAAATACATTTATATACTTTATTAGTTCTGATCACACAGTTTTATTGTTTTACTCTTCTGTCGCTTCTGCTGCTGGTGCTTCTTCTGTTGCCGGTGCTTCTTCTGCTGCCGGTGCTTCTTCTTCTGCTGCTGGTGCTTCTGCCGGTGTTTCTTCTGCTGCTGGTGCTTCTTCTGTTGCCGGTGCTTCTTCTGCTGCTTCTTCTGCCGGTGTTTCTTCTGCTGCTGGTGCTTCTTCTGTTGCCGGTGCTTCTTCTGCTGCTTCTTCTGTTGGTGCTTCTTCTGTTGGTGCTTCTTCTTCTTCTTTTTGTTTTTTGGCGGCATCTCTTTCTTCCCTTTTGGCGGCAGCAGTTTCATCATGTTCTTTGTTAAGTTCTTTTTGTTTTTCGAGTCCCTCTTTCGCCTTTTGCTGTGCATGTAGTTTAAGTTCTGCAAGTCCATGTTTCGCATGAACAATGCCAGCCGCAGCGCTGGCAGATATACTCCTAACAAGTTTACCGCCTTTACTAGCCAGTTGGGAGCCTCGATGACGTGCTATTTGACTTGCACGACCCAACCCATGTGCCAGATGACCGGCGCCGTGATAGGTAGCTTTACCTAATCCACGTATAGCTTTGGAAGCGTTATGGGCGGCAAAGCGTGTTATATTTCCGGCGGCATGTGTTACAACATGAACAGTTTTATCTTTAGCGTTTTTGGCGGCATTTACTATACCATCTTTTACACCCTTTGCAGCTTCGCCAATCCGTCTTTTTGTGCCTTTATATGCGTTTTTTGCTAGATTTTTCGCTCCTCCTGCCACACTATCTTTAATTGCTGTGGCATGTTTTGATGCCCAATGTAATCCAGATTTTATAATTTCGAAACTTTCTTCCTCTTCGTTGTAATGTGTACTATCTTGAGCAACAGTTTGGCCTTTAAACTTATAAGCTAACATAGGATGTTGAGGTACATACGGTTTATTGTCAAATGATTCCACTTTTGATTCATGTAAAGGATTTTTTTTTTCAGTCACATCCCTACGGATTAACGACATTTGTTTTAATATTGAATTATTTATAGGGTAAAACTACAAGTAATGTCCCCAAGTATTTAAACAAAAAAAATAGAATCATATGTCAGAAAAGGGTGCTAATTTGGAATTGTCAGACGAACAAAAAGAAGAAGTACGCCAAATGCTTGAGAAATATTCAGGTAAAAAAACAAAACAAAAACAACAAAACAAAATTCAAAAAGAAGAAATCAACAAAATAGACCCTGATCCCTTAGAATTGGCAAAACCAGGGGAAACAATAGAATGGGACCAATTAACTCCAAAAACACGCCGGTATGCTTTTGTAAAGGAAACTAGGGCTTTATTTGTACCGTGTATATTGGATAAAATTTATTTGGAAAAAGACGATTTCAATAAAATGGTCGAGGGTACTGGAGCTGATATAACATCACAAAATGCAGTACTAACCGTATGTTCAATAACACAGGCAGATCCTATACGTGTATTTCAAGTACAAACTAGAACGATTGAGAATAAAATTTTAATTGAAACGATTCGATATATTGTTTAAATTTATTGTCTGGGTGGTAATGCCGGTGCTTGTGGTGGTAATGATGGTGGTAATGCTTGTGGTTGATATGCCGGTGCTTGTGGTGGTAATACCGGTGGTAATGCTTGTGGTTGTAATACCGGTGCTTGTGGTGGTAATACCGGTGCTTGTGGTGGTAATGCTGGTTGTTGATATGTCGGTGCTGGTTGTTGATACACCGGTTGTTGTGGTTGATACGCCGGTTGTTGTGGTTGATATGCCGGTGCTGGTTGTTGATACACCGGTTGTTGTGGTTGATACGCCGGTTGTTGTGGTTGATACGCCGGTGGTCGTGGCAAACTATTTGAAAGACAGTTTTGCAAATGGGTCCATAGTCTAAGTGCTTTAAGTACAGTTACCGTAGATTTCCATTTATGTGAACTAATCCAATATTTAAAAACTTCGAATTGGACAAATGGATCTTTGCCGGCAAAATACATTTTCCAAGCTTTTTTACCGGTTACTTTGCTTCTGCTTTTGCCTTTTTCCTGAAAATCTTCCACTTGACCATGATATTTCTTAAAAAGTTTATAGACTAAATTATGTTTATCTTCAACGTTCCATTCGACATGATTCAAAGGCGTTTCTTTTATTTTGCCTCTTTTCTCGTTCCATTTTCTCATTAATCCCTTACTAGCACCGCCTTTTTTTTTGGCTGTTTTTCTTAGCGACCTCCCACCTCTCATTATCGCACTTCCCATAGAATTACCACTTCTACCCACTGCACCAACCATATTTTGAAATCTATTTTCAGCCGGTTGTAATTCATCTTCGGATGACGAATACATTTCTTCTTCTGCTTCAGATGACGAATACATTTCTTCTTCTGCTTCAGATGACGAATACATTTCTTCTTCTGCTTCAGATGACGAATACATTTCTTCTTCTTGGTATACTTTTTCTCTTTTAGTTTCCAGAGTAATTTGGTGAAACATAATAAGTAAATAATTACAAAGTATATAGTGTTATTTTTCTGTTACAAGTATTTCTAAAATAACACATTTCTTACAACATTTAGAAATGTTGGCACCTTTTGATCATGTTAAAATATCCGACCTTGAATTTATTCTACATTTTAAACAGTTTAACCACCCACGAGTGATGGGAAATGACCCAGGATGGCATGCTAGGGATATTTATGGCAATAAAGTGATTATAACCGAGCGTTTCATGGAGAAAATGCCATCAATGGTCTACGAAGGCGATACTTTAATTACAACCCCTGTCTATTTTACCAAAACTCCCGGCCAAAAAACAATGGAGTTCGAAAGAATACATTCTGAAATATTAACGTCTGACATTAATAAGAATATCATTTTGGGGACATTTACGGACAAAGATGGTTACGAATGGACGTGGGATCTAATACACATGAATATTCAAGGGAAAGGTAAAAATTACAAACTTAAAGTTTTCACTAAAGGTGGTGTGTGGATATAAACTAAATTAACATGTCACAAATTGTTTTCTTTGCAAATGATATATCTACATGCGTTTTGTTGTAAAAAATAACTGCAAATACACTAATGCGAGAAATATTTTTGTATCGTCGCCAATGAAAATTTTTTAAACAATGTCTTTTTCTAATTTCTCTGTAAAATGCCATTTTAATGTCTTTTTGTTCCCCTTTTAATAATCTCTTACACTTTTTAAGCACTTCGGGGTCTCTTTTGTCGTCATACCACAAATGGTACAATCTCCATATGTCATGGCATTTTTCGACAGAATTATAATAGGCCTCCATGCTAATATTATTTAGAGTGTTGGTCTTAAATAATATTAAGAAATTTTGTGTTCGTCTTAATTTTAGAAATTTCTAAAAAAAAATTAAGATTATCTACAATTCAATAATAAATATGTCTGAAATAAATATGTGAACGCACTATTTCAAGACTTTCTTAAAAAATTTCAAGACTTTGTTCAAAAATTTCAAGACTTTCTTAAAAAATTTCAAGACTTTCTTAAAAAATTTCAAGACTTTCTTAAAAAATTTCAAGATCATTGTTCAAAAATTTCAAGACTTTCTTAAAAAATTTCAAGACTTTCTTAAAAAATTTCAAGACTTTCTTAAAAAATTTCAAGACTTTCTTAAAAAATTTCAAGACTTTCTTAAAAAATTTCAAGACTTTCTTAAAAAATTTCAAGATCATTGTTCAAAAATTTCAAGACTTTCTTAAAAAATTTCAAGATCATTGTTCAAAAATTTCAAGATCATTGTTAAAAAATTTCAAGATCGTTCTTCATAGATATATAAAAATCAATACTATATAAAGATATTTTTTTAATGTAAATGTTTCATCAACACACTTCACACAAAGTGTCTTTGTCAGAATCGGAAATGTCAGAATCGGAAATGTCGGCTACAGCCTCTGAAATGTCAGAATCGGAAATGTCGACTTCGGCCTCTGAAATGTCAGAATCAGAAATGGGATTTTTAGAATCTGAAGGGCTAATGGATTCATTGAGTAGTGTGAAAGATTCCCTTTTAAATAAGGCTCGGCATGCACGAAAAAAAATAAAGGGCGGCAAAGATAAATATAATATGTTTTTAGAGTCTATGAAAAAAGACCCAGAGTTGGTTCATAAAGTTATTCAGCGTTACATTGCGCAAGTGAACACTCCAGATGGTACCATTTCTCAATATGCAATGGGAGAAAAGGTTTACAAGTGGTATTTCATGGGTAAAGCTGATGCTGAAATATGGACCGACTTTAAAGCATGGAGTAGTGGTTATCAATGGTTACCGACAACAACCATAGAACTTGTTATTAAACTTTTTGCGCTGATGAGGACACATACTAAAAAATCAAATCAAGAAATAAATATAGGTCAGCCAAAGGGACCAGTAGCTGAAAAAGCAGCGAAAATTCTTGGACTGAAAGGTGGTGAGTCAAAAGAACAAAAGAATGAACCACCCGAAGAAAGTGCCCCTGCTGCCCCTACTGTCTCTGCTGAAGCTGCCCCCGCTGCTCCCGCTGCTGCCCCTACTGTCTCTGCTGAAGCTACCCCCGCTGCTCCCGCTGCTGCTGCCGGTGGAAGTGGCGCTCCTAAAACTCCTGTTGCTGCTCCCGCTGCTGCTGCCGGTGGAAGTGACGCTCCTAAAACTCCTGTTGCTGCTCCCGCTGCTGCTGCCGGTGGAAGTGGCGCTCCTAAAACTCCTGTTGCTGCTCCCGCTGCTGCTGCCGGTGGAAGTGGCGCTCCTAAAACTCCTGCTTCAGTAGCAGTGCATAATAGAGGTGGGCCGGGTGGTGAATCAAAAGAAAGTAAATAAATTAAATGGATTTGTCTTATATTTTTATCGTGAGTATAAATATGGTTATTATTGTGTAAATGACATTTTTCACTACCTTAGCTTGTATGGTTGGGTTGGGTTGTTCTTCTCCTCTAAATGTTAATAAAGTATCATGGCCTTCGTTTGGTAAAGTTATTTCGGACGCAACCTCTTCTGATGGGGATATGGTCATATTTAATGGTATGGATAACCCTGGCTATACGTATAAAAAAATTCCTACTTTTGTGGCGGGCGATGAAAAATTAAGTCGTTTTTTGGGTGTAGGTGAAAAATCTGCTGTTATATTGGAGATGTATGATGATCGTAGTGATTTTAATATTTATGACTATGATGCAAGTTTGGATTATCCTTGGGGTGAAAAAATTCCGAAAGCTTTTAAACAACCTGTTGGTAGAAATGAGGAGCTTGATTTGGATTATGGATCTGAAATAATATCTGATACTGTCCAAGTGACATTAGTGTATGAAGATGTGAAATCTGCTTTAAAATATGCAGATATGATTTCGTCGATAAAATCGAGATTTCCGTCAGTATTATATCGATGTTGGGATATTATTGAGTCGGATATTGGTAAACACGATTTTAATTTCCCTGCTATTGTAGTATCTTCAGAATCACATGGTGAGAAGTTATATGCTTTGCGCGGGCGTGTAACGAAGGAATCGTTGTTTCTGTTTATTGAAGCAAATGTTTTTAAGAATAATGATTTTATAAAATCAAAAACTGAGAAGAAGACGGTATATAGGTCAGAATTATAAAATATAATGTTATTTCGATTATGTATTTTATGTATATGTTGTGTGTTTGTGTTGTCGGTTGACAATTTTGTATTGAAAACTATACAAAATAATATACTTGATTTTTCTCATATATTGAATGGTACAGCAATGTGTTCTGTTTTAAAATATCGTTTATCTATACATGGTGTTTCAATAGGTTCTATATCTGATTGTCTGTCTACTCCGGTAAATTCTGAACATGGTTCTACTTTAGGATCTGTTTATTCAAAATTAGATCGGTGTTCACCTCATTACTTAAAATTGTCCAAAGATATTGAAACTGAAAAACGCGTACAGATACACAAAGAATGTAATTTGGAATTTATGTTCGATCACGGAATTCGTCAATGGTCTGAGACAAATGCCCCAAATGTAGATTTGGATCCATGTTATGCCAATGATATGATGTTGGATAACGATCCAAGTTGCGTACCTGTGCATAATGAGAGTTCTTTGTATGGTATGTTTGAGACGTTATCTTTTGATCGTTGTTACAATGCGATCGACGAATTAACGTCTCAAATTGAAAAAGTAATAGAAGAATCCAGGCTTCAAAGAGAATTGCCTATTGAGTTATCCATGGAAATTTCTCGTTTATGGCGTTATGAAATGCCTATTCGTTTGGCCTCTGGGGCAAAATTTATTAATTTGCGCATACCATGATATTTAAATATGTATCATCGATATAAGTTTTTTTCTTTCTTGTAGAGTATAATCTATTTGTTGTTGTACACGTTGTCTGGCATTTGCTACATCTTGCAAAGATGTTTGATATTGTGTTTGTGCATATTTTAATTTCGAAATGGTCATCTTGTGTTGTTTTTGAACAATATATTGAAGTATATGCTGACATTGTTGAAGGTCTTGTTTAATGTGTGTATTCCACAATTTGGCTACATTTTGCATAATTTGCGCTTCATTGGAATATGCTGACATTAATGTGGTGGGCATTTTATGTGCAATATCTGCGCATTTGTGTATAGCATGTATGTGATGTGTTACTTTTAGTTTTGTTTCTCTTAATGCGGTCATGAAAGACCTTTTTTTATAGAATAGAGTGTCATCTTGTATATCCGCTTGAGTTGTCAATTCCGTTACATTTGTGTATGCAGAAACAAATGGTTGTATAGTTTTTTTATCTGGTATCCATGCAAAATTATTGGCCAGACATTTTAAAATATGTTTTTCGAATGGTTCTTTTTCCCAATGAACTATTTCATCAGGTATACATATTCTAACAGCTGTATTTGAATGACCACATTGTAAGAACCCTAAATATATAATAAGAATTGCGAATCTCATTGTACCAAAAAGATATATATATATATAGGTAACTTCATTCAAGATGATTTTAATTTTATTGTTATTATTGTCGGGGACGCATGGCCAAATGTACAGATACGCCAAAGAATGTTTAGGTTCTGCAAATCCATATACTAGTTTTAATACAGCCGCCAATCTTATGAAAGATATTGATGTATGTTTAGGCCGAGCTTATTTAACATTCCCTGAAAAATATAGGGATTCTTTTATTGATTCTATAAATATCTGTATAGAATCGATTCGCGAAACGGATCGTAGTAAACCGGAATATCGCGCTTTACAAAAAGATGTTGCGTCATTGACCTCTGATGCGGGCGATTCTATCGTCGAAACTTCTCACGTTATATCGCAATTGGGTGTGTGTGCATCTTCTTTAAAAATTGTAACTTCTATAGATGTATACGAAGAGGCACGTTTTGAAACAATTGCTGACCATTTTATTCACAAGTTAACAGATACTGACGATTGTATTATGGGTACAATGGTCCATATTTATGATCAGATAAAATTGGTAGATATGCGTTTAGAATCATATAAGAGTAAGTATTTTGATTGGGTGAATATGACGACGTTTCGCCAGTCGGCGTCTGAAAAATGTCGTGTTGATTTCGATGAGTTTATCGAGGTTGTTTCTCGTGATATTGAGCGCGAATGGCATTCCTAAAATGTTGTAGTTTTAATTCAAAATATTGTTGGGCTTGGGACCTTTTCTGTCTTAGATTGTCCAGCGAATGAACATTTGAAGAAATATTTAGTATTTTATTTTTTTGATTGAGAATAGCTTTTTGTATTTGTTGTATATGATGGGCCGTTTGGTTACTATTTTTCAAAAATTGTTTGATTTTGAAAAAAGTATGTTCCATAGAATTATGGTGAAAAATAGGCAAGTCAATTTGGTTTATTTTTGTATTCATTTCAAAATAATATTGAACAAGTTCTTTTTGAATATTTTTAATGGATCTTCTTGTGTCAAAGTCTTCATTTGTGATTTTTTCTTGCATACTTTCATAATCTAAAGTAGTTTTTATTGTATTTTGGAGTGGTATGTACAGAATATCCGCTATATTCTGTGTTGTAGATATGGGTTGATTCGTTTGCTCGAAACATTTTTGTATGGAATTTATTATTGTCTCTGGAGTCGTTTGTGGTTTTATATGGACATCTGTACATTGGTCTATAAAACTTGCTTTTGAATAAAAAATGATCCAAATATGCAAAATAAATGCAAATAATCTGGATGTCATCGATATTAAAAAATGAACTTATATAAGTAGGTGTTTCTGTTTATTAAGTAAATGAAATTATCAATAAAATTTAGTTCAATAATATTGGTGATTGGAATAGTCCTGACTATGGGTCAAAATGATGATCCAAGCCAACAACCTGAAGACATTGCGGCATATGGGTTGAATTATACTGACCCAAACAAGACGGCCTATATTCCACATATTGATTCTGAACGCTATTCACAATTAGAACAACGTTTCCATGATACTAAAAAGAGAATTCGCCGCGAAATTGCAAATGGACTGCGTGCCTCTTTTCCTCGTATTAGATCCTTAGTAACTTATTTTGCGGATGAGGAAGGATTTGTCCGTAACGGTATCGTTTTTTGTGGAGCCGAGCACGACCACTCAAAACTCGACATCAATGATTTGGGCGGAGATGACATGATTAGAGTCTTCCCGGCTAACCCTGAAAACGAAGGCGCAGTAAATCAATTCCCATTGCCCAATCAATTTAGCATCGAAACTGGATCTTTATCTCTTATTGACGGATGGTCAGTCCAAAATGAAACCTATAATTCCTCAAAAGGCAAAACATCCATTCAATGTGGATTGAACGATTGTTTGGAGGGGTCTTTTGTAAGTATATTGGCCAGATTTGTCCGTTCGCATGGGTATTACATCCAACATAGAGATATTTGCAGTGCCTTTGCGTCTAAGGCTCCAGAAATTGAAGCGCGCACATGCAATTTTGAGCATCAACCAGTTAAGCGCGAAGCATTTGAGTGTAGTAGAAACACATCTACGAACAACAAAGATTGGTGGCAGGTCAATAAGCAATGCTACGGTCTCGGTGAAGAAGATTGTACTGGTAGATGTAAATACGACGTTTATGAACGTTATTGTCGTGCCAGTGAAGAATTCATGGAAGGGTTGAAGACAAAAGCCGGGGCAGATGCCTGTAAGGTAAAGGAAGGCGAGAGCATCAAAGAATCTGAATTTATCAATGAAGTTTGGCGTGTTATTGGCTACAGTGTAAATGGTGAAGTAGATGCTATTCCCAGTACGAATAAGGCGCTGGTGACTGGTGGTTCTGTAAACGCTACCGACAATTCAACCGAGTGTCGTACCCCTAGAACATTTATCCATGCTATTAACGGCAATGCGCAAATAAATGCGTTCCGCGATTTGGGCATTGAGGAGGCGGCGACCGCCTGGTTCGAAGAAATAAAAGGCGTTCGATCTTATTTACAAGCATTGCAAAAACTTTTGCGCCGTTTCTATGAAACTTCATTGAAAATGTTCCCATTCATTGAGAATGATGATATATTGGATGAATGTCCAATGGGTGAAGTTGAACACAATCCAAATATTGAATCAGGGTCCAAAACTCAGCCATTGTGCGGACGTCTTGATTTCCAAACTACTGCTAAATTAAATAAAGTAAAAGAAGCTGGTCAAGCTATGATTCGATCACAGTGTTTTTGTCGTAATGGGGATATGGATGAACGTTTTAAGGAAGTAAATTGGGCAACCGGTCAAATTTATGATCCCGATTGGTTGAATGCAACGTATGATAAAGTATATGCACCTTGTGATTTTGTTGCCAAAACAGGTGGTGTGAAATGCAAAAATGGTGATGGAACAGAAAATGATCTTACATCATGCGATACTTTTGTTGGATCTTATCAATGTAAATCGAGAGATGGGTTTCTTCAAAACGATGCTTGTGATGCTATGGACGGTACCACTGCAGCCACAACACCCAATGATTTCTTAGCATGTCAAAAATTGGCAGATGGTGAAGGTTATAATAAATACAATATCCATGAATTTGACCAAATTTATTTGGAAATTCATCCAGATGCATATTCTTCGTCAAATACCGACGGTCCAACCATGGGCAATTTTACATATACAGATGTGGATAGCGTTGAGCAAACACGCGATGTCGGAAATTGTTTGCGTTATAGAGACAGATTACCATCAGTGTATACATATTGTACACAAATAAAAGCTTGGGGCGACACCGAAGTTTGGAATCGCCATTTAGAAAGATTGAAACCTGATAAGAACAGGATTAAAATGCGCAAAAGCGCATACCACAATACCACTCTAAGACAGAACATCATAGATGCTTTGCTGAAAACATTGCCCCCAGTTGAGAATACTTGTGGACGTACAATCACAGCATATGCCGCCGCCGAAGATGGAACACTCCACCCCCAGTTAACTAGCAATAAAGGTGGAAATTGCATGCCCTTCGAAAAATTGCACGAGATCATATATAGATTAGAATTCGAAACTGGCAAAGCAGATAATGCTATTGTCCACAACGCAACTCTAACTTATTTAGAGCAAGAAGCCGACGAAACAAATGATTTAATTTTCAGTGATATGTTTTGCGACACAAAATATTCGTACACAAATTCTAAATTTTCATTTCGCCAGATGTCTTATATGTGGGATCATATTCAAGGTGGTTCTAGAACCGATTCGTCTGTTTCGTCTGGACAAAATCAGATTGAATACAGGCCAGATGGTGCCAATGCTGTTCCATTTGATTACTTTAAATATGAAAATACGGGTGCATCTTGGCCAGTAAATCAGCGTTATGCAGTGGAAGATAGGTCTTTCTGTTTTATTGACTGGATTGGGGCTTTTAGTGGTTCTACAACTCGTTATGATGCATATGGATCTGAATACGTGGATCCATATCTATTATATTCGCGCGAGATCGATGAAGCAGTTTGGAATACTGCAATTGCCCTATCATCGAAGAAACAGGTTGTGATAGACAACCTTGAACTGTGGGATGTTTTTGAAGATCAATTAACTAACCCCGAAGATGGAAATATTTTGACATCTTTGGCTCATGCTGCAACGGCTCATTTTATGACTGTTCAAACGACAGATTATGATGATGCATCGCATGATGCAGGATATGAAGATTTTTTTAACCAAAATTAAAATAAAATTTAAATATATTTTTATATAATAAAGAACGAATGTTCTTTTTAAATTATACACTATATAAGAACGCCGAGTTCATAGTAATTAATATGCAAAAGAGATTGTTTATATTTACAATGTTATTGTTTGTGGCTTATTCTAAGCCCTCCAATTTAAATTCCCAACTTGCTCCCGACATTGCTGGTAAACCTGCTCACCATGACGGATACGACAAAGCTAAAAATGTCCCCCACATTTCTTTTGATGCTTATCAAAATGCGGAATCAGCGACTAAAAAATTTGTTCGTAAAATGTTGGTCGATGGTATTCGTGAACAATTTAACAAGTTTAAAGAAAGTTTCACTCAGTTTGCAGATGACGAAGGTTTTGTCCGTGAAGGCATTGTGTATTGTGGTGCTGCGTCTCCCGAGGAAAATGCTAATAATGTCCCTTCTGATTACAAGCAAAATACCGGTCTATTGATCGAAAATGACGGAGTTGGTGATTCTTCTTCTTTTAACGAAACAAATGTATGTTCATCAAAAAATGCAAATGGTCTTATGGACGACCATTGTGATGAAAATTCAATTGTTGGATCTTTGTCACGTTTAGTGCGTGGTCTTGGCCTTAATATCCATCATCAAGATATCTGTAATGCTGTGATTAATTCGGTCTCTTCCGGAGTAGAAGAGCCATCTGTGTTTACTACAACACTACGAAAATATCCCAGTACGCGCTATGAACGTGCCTGTAGAAGCAAACACGATGAGCCTTCCGCGGGTGGGCGTCATTTTGAACGCAATGCAAAATGTTTTGGGACAAGAGACACTGATTGTACGTCAAGTCCGAAATGTACATTCTTTACACGTGAAAACACTTGTTTTTCAGTAGAATCTGCGAATCAACATCAAAATGATACAAACGGTAATCTGATCGATTCTGACTTGAATTGTTATTCTGCTACATCGGGCATTGCTCCTCTAGATTGGGTAAATACTGTACGTCGTTCTACTTCGTATGGCCTTACACAATTGGCTGTCGAAGCGACTAATTATGCCTATATTACCGGTTGTGAAGCGGGTAAATGTAATACACTCCGTTCTGTACTTGCTGCTCTTAACGGCAATACTCAGATTAATGCATTCCGTGATTTGGGTATCCAAGAATCTGGAGATCATTGGCTCAATGAAATTTCAACGATCAAAGGTTATTTAGTTGATTTTTCTTACCAATTGTCTAATTTCAGAGATATTTCTATGGAAATTTTCCCATATATTGAAGATGAAGAAATTGTAGGATGTCCTATGGGCGAAACACAATTCGAACATCAATTGACGGGTACGGATGAGGAACCATTGTGTTATCAAAGCAATTTGGATTCGGTTAAATTGAATTCAATGGATAAAACAGGTCAATCATTTTCCAGAATGAAATGTTTTTGCAGAAATGGACATTTGGGAAGATACACCGACCCTAATACAGAACAAACTGTTCTCGATCCAAATAAATTTAATAAAGTGGAGCAGGATGATTTGTATTTGGCCACAGATGATTCGTTTAATTGTGATAATACAACTCTTCCAGTATCTGCTTATACGTATTGTAAACAAATTCAGACATGGGGAGACATGCCTGCCTGGCAACAGACATTACAGTCGCTCTTACCAGATGCCACTAAATCGCGTATCAAAATTTACAAATATACACATGCGCAAGATTTGGCTTCAAAAAGGCAGACATTTGTAAACAATGTGAAAAATACACTTCCCCAAGCCCTTGAAACATCATGTGGTAGAATTGTAAACGCCGATAGTGGAACAAAAAGCGATGCGTCTAAAATGAAAAGATCTAACAGGGGCGGTAATTGTCCTCCATTTCCAAAGTTGCATGAAATTTTTTACAGACTAGAATTTGAAACTGGTTCCCGTGACATGGGCGATTATGCAAAAGGAACAAATGCAGTGGCTGGTACTCCCAATATGTTTAAAAATATGTTCTGTAAGGACGGGTCTTTCTCTCAAAGTGCATTTTCATTTAGACAGTTGGCTTACAAGTGGGATTCAGCCGCAGTAAGAGACGAACCTACACCTAAGCAAACGACAGTCATCGGTAATTGGTTCGACACACATTCGTTAAATAATAACGCTGAAGATCCGCGCTATACAAGACGTTTTATTGTAAATGGTGATGGTTCAGTAGGAAATGAACCATTCTGTCATCCACATTGGGTCTTCGAAATTGGTGGAGATGTAGGTAGAACCGATTCATATAGTCAAGAATTTGAAGACCCATATATTCTTTTAAGACAAGAAGTGGATGAAGCTGTATTCAATACAAAAATGGCCCAAGCTGCAAAAACACAAGTACGTGAAGATAACACAATATTGTGGTCTTACATTGAATCACAGTTGACAGAAAACTTGCCAGGTACCGTTGTAGATCATGTTGGGGCCGCCGCTGGGGAGCATTATATGCGTATTTGGGTAGATGAACATTCTTAAATAGTTAAATGATATTAAAAAAATAAATATGTTCGTTTCAATACATGAAGTCTTATATTAGATTTGATTGTCTATAAAAAAAAACTGTATATAAAGGGTTTTATGTTGTTTCATAGAAATGAATCACATAACGTTTTTATGTTCATTCATATTATTTTCTATTGGTGAGGCACGTTTTTTTAAAGTGCCTCCAAAAAACTTAAAAAGTCAATCTGCTTCCGATATTGCACCAACTAATCCATATACCCAAGCCGATTATAAGGGTTTTATTTATCATGAATCTGGTGAAGTCAGAGATAATAAAGAAGATGCCATTGAAGATGCTTCTAGAATTATTAGGAAAGCAGTAGCTGCTGGCCTTCGTCAAAAGTTTGGTAAATTTCAGGCCACTATCACAGCTTTTGCCGATGACGATGGATTTGTCCGTGAAGGTATTGTTTATTGTGGTGCAAGCGAGCAGGCTTATGACCCGTATTCGCAAACAACACCAGATTTTACTGTTAATGATACAATGCCCGACGAATTCAGCCAAAATTCAGCACGTTTGATTGAGTACGATGGTTGGGGTATGGTCGTTGACAAAGACGAACAAATCACATATGATACACAACAGTGTGGAGTTAACAATTGTCAAGAAGGTTCAGTTATTAGTGCGCTCTCTGCAGAGATTCGTTCTACAGGATATCAAATCCAACATAAAGATATTTGTCTTGCAGATGCGAACAAAGTCGAATTAGGTGTAAGATCTGCAGTTCTAAACTCTTATTCTTCAAAACCAGCTGTACTTTGCAATGGTACGGATGGAGAAGTATGGTTCGACAAATTGAGAGATTGTATTGGTGCATCTATATCCAATTGTGGTGCTGGGTGCTCTGTGAATGCGAACGATGCCGAATTTGTAGATGAACTGTGTTGGGTTGATGCTAGTCAACAGGCCGACTGTCGAAATGTTTTAACAGGCGAAGATAAAGCTGATGAGAATATCGACGCAGAACCCAAAATTAATGCTATAAGACGTGTCATGAGATATAGTCTTAACCAAGATATTGCGGCTGTACAGACTACTGATTATGCATACATTACAGGATGTACCTCAGGAAACTGTACTTCATTAAGAAGTTTATTCGCAGCCCTTAATGGTAATGCACAAATTAGTGCATTTAGAGATCTGGGTATTGGAGAATCTATCGCTTATTGGGAAGGCGAAATTAAATCTGCCAGAACTTACCTTCAAGGACTTGCAGATACATTCAGGAATTTTAGACCAATTACTATGCAAATTTATCCTTTTATTGAAGAAGAAGAGATTGAAGGATGTCCTATGGGTGAAGTCGAAAAAACACCAGAAGACACTGGGTCCGAAGTAGCCCCACTCTGTTACCAAAAATCTTTGGATATTAACGACTTGAATAAACTATCCCAAGATGGTCAATTTATTTCAAGATCTTCGTGTTATTGTAGAAACGGTAAACTTGATGATAGTTTTATCGACATCGAGAAAGATGACATTTATCTATCCGTATTAGATTCCGAAGTAGTGAAAAACGAGTGTGACGCAATGGCGGCGTCAGTAAGAACTTATTGCCGTGAAATCGGATCTTGGGGCGAACGTGGTCCATGGAAAGCGACATTACAGTCATTATTACCCCCGTCTACTATTGGCCGTGTTAAGATTTACGATATAAATCCTTCGGCTCACCACCTTAAAAGACAAACGATCATCGACAATCTTGTGAAAACATTGCCGTCCAAACTCGATACTTCTTGTGGTAGAATTATTAACGCAGATAGTGATTTGTCCACAAATTCTTCCAAATTACTTCGTTCAAATAAAGGTGGTAATTGTTTGCCATTTTCAAAACTTTATGAAGTCATTTATAAATTAGAATATGAAACGGGTGAACAAGGTATGGGAATGTACACCTGTGATGTTGATAATACATGCCCAACGACGGGCCAAACCATCGAACAAAGTTTCTGTGCCGATAAATTGGAAACGGTTCAATTAAGTTTCAGACAGTTAGCCTACAAATGGGACACTGCCGATCCAAAAGAAGCCACAAGAGTCGTTTCATCAGACCCATTTGAAGGAAATTACAATGCCACTTTTGGAGGTGGGTTTTTGACTTATACCGACGAAACATACCAAGAATCTCAATCCGTAACTGTTGAAAGAACTTTCTGTCTTGTGGACTGGCTTTCTGAATTTGGTCTCAATCCAATCACAGATGCCGGTGGACATTTTCACTCTAATCCATTTACCGCGATAAAGAAATACATCGACGAAGCTGTTTTCAATACTGAATTGGCCCAGTCCACAAAATCCAAAGTCATTTCAGACAACATTGATATCTGGAAAGCTATACGTAAAGAATTGACCACGCCAGAAGACGCTAATATTTTGGACGATATTGCAGTTGCTGCCGCCACGCATTATCTGTACATCATGACGACTGATGTCGATGACGTCATGGAGCAAGAAACGTTCAGAGAAGGGGCCAGAGTAATAGAACAAATTGCAAATTTTACAAAAGAAATTCAACCACTCGCACTTCAATTGCCCACTCTCAAAACAAATTTGGACAATATCGTTGCACAAGGACTCGTAAATGATTCTGTTGTGAATTCAACAGTCTCCGCGGCATTTTCGGCTATTTTTGGCTCTCTTAATGCCCTTCCAAATGCTCCGTCATTAGGCAGAAGATTGACATCCAGAAGATTGGCAGTGGCCACATACACGGATACTGGTGTCGCGTGTACCACTTGCTTTGATCCAATTGTACACACAAGAAATGCAGCTGTACAAAAATCCGCTGCACGTGCACAAGCTCAGGAAGATCAGAATGTTATTAATAAAAAAATAGTTCAACAAACAAATGCCATCACAGAAGCCCTGACTGAATACAATATTTACAAAACCGAGGCAAATCTTATTGTTCTTAACAATGCTCAAACAGAACTGCAAAGAATCAATTCAGAAAAATCTATTTTGGCTACCGTTGTCACATGGATCAATAGCGGACTTACTGTAGGTCAAAATAGCTCGACAACATATCTTACTAATGCCCAGACAGATTTATCAAATGTTGTCACTGCATTAGCTACGGCTATTTCAAATAAAGATACTGCATTTTTCAACTTGAAACAGGCAAATCATGCACTTCTCTTTGAAAATATGAAAAATAACCCTAGTCAAGCATTAATTACGCAACATACTAATGATGTTGCAACGTACCAAACGGCATATAATACCGCAGTCACCGCTGTAAACACGGCTACGTTTGACAAATATGTTGCAGATACAAAGATTTTATATGCCAACAATTGGGTTTCCGATTATTGGGAATATATTCCCAGCTCAAAATGGGAACCCGATCTTGTGGATGAAATTGCGGATCATACAGCGGCATGCAATTACTGTAAGGCAACCCGTGCTACTTACTTGAGCAATACAAACAGAACTTTATCGGACTTTGGTTTGACAAGGCCTGCATTGCCAAACAAGTACGATGATGTTAAAGCTGATGTATTGGAAGATATTCGTCGTTCCATAAGTTCTATCAATTTGGACATTATGGTTGTTGTTCAAGAAATCGCAAAACTTTCGTCCAATGCAACTACGAAAGAAAACGAAGCTGCTTCTATACAAAGAATTGTGAGCGAAATTCAACAACTTTTTGATAATGTAAAATCATTCGAGTCAAATGCCATCAATGAAATTCAAGATTTGGCCAGATATCGCAGAAATAGAGATGCTTATGAAGCTTTCTGGGATACTACGTTATACACAAGTACCACTACAGCTGATTTCAGAATTCAGTTAACCGGAGACCCATGGCCCGATAAAACGACCATCTACGATAACTGTATTGCTGTATTGGATTTTTATTTCTCACCAACGACGTCGGAAACAAACCAAGTGTTTGGATATTCCACTGAAAATGCAACGACTATGTTAACCAGAGTTCGCGCGCTCCAAGCTGAATTAGCGACCGCATTCAGTAATGGCCAGCCAACAGATAGCGTTCTTTCAGGCGAACTTCTTGTACAAGAACTGGCACTCGGGGGGGCTCAGGGCTATTATGAAGAATGTGATAAATTGAAATATTCTTATAATAAAGCTGCTCAATATGATGTACACGTTTCAGCATGCCAAGCGCAATACCCATTTGGAACGTCTACCAATTGCACTGCTGCAAGGGATGCGATCACACAGAGAAAAGCAGATAATGCTGTCACTTTTGATCCTCCTAATGCTCCAACCAATACAAATTCTGGAGGCAGTTCCGGACAATCATGGACAGGTCTTGCGCCGACGAAAGCGAGTGGTATGGCCGGCACGTCTCATACCATCATTCATCGTATGTACACTATCGACCAACGTATTGCATCTTCCGTTGCCGCCCAATCTACAGAGTACGGCACGGCAAGAAGTTTATTCTACACGAAAGCATTCAATGCCTTGAGAAAATACAAGGTCATTGGGTTGCCTTCAGGCGAGACTGACAATACTAAATTAGATGCTGATTTAACCGCAACACGTACGAATTGTCGCACTGAAATTCAGAAAATAGTGGACGCTACTAAATGGATGATTAACAATAATGTAGCATCCACATACCTAAACAGTACTCATACTATTTCTGCGAATAACATCAGTATGCCAGATGATACTACAGATGCCGTAGCATTACACGCTTTGGTCCTTGCTACTGCTCAAAATTTCACATTTATTGAAGGAGATACAAATACAGCCGAACTTGCGGCTTACAAACAATATGTCGACACTGCCACGTCTGGTGTAGGCGAAACAACTGCCTGCGAAGCCACGGGATTAGAAGGCTTGATTCTCAGTAGTTTCGACAGTACCACCGAACCCGTTTACAGAGATACAGTATACAATACTATCAAACTTAACTGTAAATCAGGGAATGCTTTCAGCCCAGGGTCGAAACGGTGTATGGTAACGCCATGTAATATGGGTCAATATAATAGTAAAGACGCTGATAGTGTTATTACATGTGTAGATTGTCCAGCTGGACAATTTGCGACGAACTTTGTCATGTGGTACTCATATAAAGATGCGCTTGGCCAAGATCAGAGCGCGCACCATAAGCGCGATCATTCGTGGAAAACTGATAGTTCAGGCAATATTATCACCAATCTCAAGTGTAATTCTTGCCCAAGTGGTAAATTTTCATCGGCTGGTGCCACGGCCTGTACGGCCGCTACAGAAGGATACTACGCAATATATGACCAAAGCGCTTCTGCCAAATGTCATCCGGGTAGTTATGCTGCAAATCCAGAAACACAAGAAACAACTCTATCTAGTGTAACAGCATCGTCGTCAGCCCTGACCAATTCGACGGGCTGTACATTTACAGAACCAGGTTATTACACTGATCTTTCAGGAGATCAGAGACAAATAATGTGTGCCGCAGGTACATGGCAAGACGATTATGGTAAATCATCATGTAAAGATGCTTCTATAGGCCACTTTGTTGCTGGATCAGGACAAGATAGAGAGATGAGCTGTAACACTCAAACTTCATCTAACCCAAATGGTTATGGTACTATTTCAAATAGATACACATCAACAACTGGTCAAACTGAGTGTGCTGAATGTCCACAGGGTTCTATTGTAAGTTATGATTATACAAGCTGTACTATGTGCCAAAATTTCCAAAATAGCGCCATCGCGGCCGGAACAAGCGGATGCACGAATTGTGATCCGATGATCACTCAGTTATCAGGTGATTATTACTGTAGAGGCGATAGAGGCAGCGGAGCAGTTGTCCATTGTAATAATGACCAAGCTACTAATTTCTTAGTACAATATGCACAAGCCACTTGGGACCAACCTTGTGAACAGCGTTTGTGCTCTTGTCCAAATGGAAATCCTCAAGTCGGATCTGATTGTACTCAGAAAGATTCAGAAGAATGCACGACTTGTGATGCTGGATCAGGTCTTTACAATAAAACAGATTCTCAAACAGGTGCAATTATTTGGGCAGATCAGACCCAGACAATCGCCGAGAAAGTATGTAGAACTTGCAGTAGACCATTGTTCAATAATGTTCCGAATACCATATCTGCGTGTTCCGTTGAACACTGTCCTGTCGGTGAAGGTTATCCATCGACAGCACCAGATATGTCCGCTATGACTAGCGCAGATGATCACGATGGTTCTTTTGCCGGAGTCATTTGTGCCGCATGTCCTCCAGGATCATATTCAGATTCAAATGCCATTGGTCAATGTTCCAAAATTCCATCTGGATATGGATGTGCCAAAAACTCAAAAGCATACATATCGACTCAAGTTGGATTAAATGCCGACAAAACTACTAATTACACAGCTCTTCGCGATCTAGCTGCCGCCAAAGCTATTGGAGCTCCGTACGTACCTCCATTTACATCAGAAGGTGGCTGTGAAGCTATTGCTAAATGTCCATTGGGAACATACAGAGCTATATCAAGTACAAGTGTTGACGTGAATGACGATTCCAACTTTTGTAAATTTATTCCTCAGGGATACACATGCAAAGTAACTGGAACTTGTGCTGTTGCTAGCGGTGGTACTAACGCCGCCTGTGCCAACGCCATCACTGCTCAAACATGTAGCGAAAAAAGTATCGCAGGAGGTAACTGTGTATTTTCAGCGGGCAATACGGTAGCTTCTGATGGATGCGATGCCATCGAACTTTGTTCAAGTGGTACATACAGTACTGGACCATTGAAAGTACACCCAGCCGGAAGAAAGAACCAAGAGTCTGTTCAGACGCCGGATTTAAGTAACACGTGTCAAGCTATTCCAGCCGGACAAGAGTGTGACTTGCTTAACGATGGCAATCAATCGGTCGCATACACTGGAGACGAAAATACACGTTCTTTTGCTTTAACCACTACTGGATGTGGTTCTACCAGAAATTGCCCACGAGGTTTGTTCCGTCTTGTAAATTCAAATGATGCCAAATGTAGCAGAATTCCACTAGGAGAAGGTTGTGCTGATTATGCTGCTGTGGATAACAATCAAAACCCACTTGTACGTGGTAAACCGAGTCATTACTCTACACAAAATGATGAAGACTCACCAGGATGTAAAACTGTTGCCGCGTGTGACTACGGATATTTCAGAGGTATTGGTGTCTTGGACAACAATGGAGCCACACTCAGTAGATATCAAACCCCTGCTACCAGTAGCAACGCTGAAGGAACAGTCTATGATACATGGTGCGAAAAATGTCCGTTAGGTCATCAATGTTCTGATTGTGGAACTACAATTACAGCGACGACTTTGGGTGCACAGATATCTGATGGTGATGATTTCACATGGATTGTAAACGTAACAGGGCTTGGTGTGCAAGGGTCAGAGGCCAATCAATGTAGATCGGCCAGACCTTGTGGTTCTAGTAAATACAAAGATTCGGTATTGCAAGGCCAAACATTGTGTAAGACCATTGAGGCCGGTAAAGAATGTACTGACAATACACTAACATTTGGATGTCCTGGACAGGTAGGATGTAATGGCCCAACTTTTAGTTCAGCCGGTCAAATGAAATGTACCGATTGTTGTACACAAGCAACACAGCAGGGACATGTCTGTGGACGTACTTGTACATCCACGTCGAGTAGTTGTACTTGTAACGCCTGTGATGCCGGTACATACGAATCTAACAATGCGTGTACAGACTGTGACTCGGGTAAAGTATCTATCTTGGGCTCTACAAGTTGTGATTCGTGTGGCGCCGGTAAATTTTCGAAGGCTGACCAATCGGCATGCGAGGATTGTCCTGCTGGATATTTCTCGAGCGGCACAGAAAATTCTGCATGTACCGTTTGCCCCATTGGTAAATCTCAATCTGCCATTGCTAAATCGTCATGCGATGACTGTAGTGTCGGTACATTCCAAGATACCACAAAACAAACATCGTGCAAAGACTGCGCTGTTGGTAAATCTCAATCTAACACTGGTGAAACATCATGCGATGTCTGTGCCGTTGGTAAATCTCAACCTGCCCAAGGTCAATCGTCATGTATGGACTGTGGTCGCGGTAAATTCCAAGATGTCACAGAACAAACATCATGTAAAGACTGTGATGCCGGTACTTCACAAAATGTTACTGGTCAAACATCATGCGACGACTGTGTTGTTGGTAAACATCAACCTGCCACTGGTCAAGCGCTGTGTACGGACTGTAGTGCCGGTACATTCCAAAACGAAACCAAACAAACATCATGTTATGACTGTGCCGCTGGTAAATCTCAATCTGCTGCCGTCCAAACTTCATGTGATGACTGTGCCGTTGGTAAATCTCAACCTGCCACTGGCCAAGCAACATGTGTGGCATGTGTTGCCGGTACATTCCAAACTCAAACAGGTCAGACATCATGTGACACATTGGGAGACAATAAAGAATGTAATCCAAATACTAACGCAAACACATGTACTACTGAAAAATTATGCGCTACTGGATATTTCCGCGCCTCAGGTACTAGTAGTAATGATTGTGCTCAAGTTACTGCTGGTCACAAAAAATCAGCTGACGGAGCTTCAGAAACGGCATGTAAAAGTGGTCAGTACCAACCAAGTGTAGGCCAAAACAATTGTGTACAAACAGTTATTGGACATTATTCACCATCCGGTCAAGGTGCTCAGACGTCTCAGACTGCATGTCCACCTGGACAAGTATCAAATGCCGGTGCATCTGCATGCACCGCATGCGATGCTGATGAAATCACAAAGGATGAAACAGCATCAACAGGTACAAGTGATACATGTATCACATGTTCCGATACTGTCATTACTGCTAATGATGGCGATGCTACCAACGACCAAACAAATGGTAACCGTGGTTCATTCCCTAACAACAACCAAATAGAATGTACAGGTGTAGATGAAAATAAAACAAAGAATGCAGCCGGAACTGGCGAACGTGATAATCAATGTGAATGTGATAATGGTGTCGCAACAACAGGTAGTTCGTGCCCTACAGACGGAGAAGTTAACTGCGTGACATGTAACTCACTTTATGGACGCTACAAGATTGTTGATTCTTCACCAGATAGATTTGAATGTGTCAAATGTACCGATTTGTCCAACTCATTGTCGCATACGGCGGCTAACGGTGCAAGCGGTACAACTAGTATTTGTGCTCGTAGCACGTGCGCAGTGGGTTCTGGTTTTGAAGATCCTCCATTCGATATGACCGTAACACAATTCTTGAATATGATTGATGCAAATTCATTCCGTGGTAGTAGTTTACCATTAGATTGCCTAGCATGTGGCACCGGTACATATTCTGCTAGTAATGACCTTGGCCAATGTATCGCATATACCACATGTGGTGATCAAACCGATATGACCACGCGTTTGTCTGGAGCAAGCAACCAAGCTGCCGGTACTTGTGATGCCTGTGATGCTAATACATATGCTGCCACAGACGCAGCCAATTGTGCCGCACATACTACATGTGGTAATGATACCAATGGAAACACACGTTTGACTGACGCTGGCGCTACAACTGCTGGTACATGTGCCCCTTGTGGTGATGGTGAATACGCTGCCACAGGCGCAGCCAATTGTGCCACCTGTGCTTCTGGAGAATATTCAGCTTCCGGTGATTTATCGTGCTCTACATGTGTCAATACTGTTGCTAACGCAGAAACAGTAACATGTGCCTCACCTGGTGGTGGAAGTGTACAAGCCGCTTCTTGTAATACTGGTTATACGCTCAGCGGTACCAGTCCAAACGTCGTATGTACTCAATCTGCTGGTTACAATGGTGGAACTCAATGCACAAGCCAAACTAACTGTGCTGTCGATGCTGCAGCCTGTGTATCATCACAAATTAATGATTTGAAATGTGCAACAGCTGATGATGGATACTATGTGGATGCTTCTGGAGTGGTACAACAATGTGCAGGCGTTACTAACGCACTAACAGTAACATGTACTTCGTCTAGTAATTCTGTCGCTGCTTCTTGTAATACTGGTTATTACGTAAATGGCCAAGTCTGTTCTCAAACTGCTGGTTACAATGGTGGAACTCAATGCGCAAGCCAAACTAACTGTGCAACTAATGTGTCGCCAGCAGCCTGTGTATCATCACAAATTAATGATTTGAAATGTGCAACAGCTGATGATGGATACTATGTGGATGCTGGAGAGGTAAAACAATGTTATTCGTCATTATCTAACGCAGTAACAGTAACATGTAACGGTCCCAATTCGGGAGATATTCAAACTGTAAGCTGTAATGCTGGATATGTTGAAACAGGATCAGCAGGTAGTCTAGCTTGCGCGGCCTGTTCTAATGGACAATGGTCGAATGTCGGCGCTACAACGTGTCAAATGTGCCAACACAGCATTTCTAACGCAAATTCAGTGACGTGTGCCTCGCCTAATGGTGGAAGCCCCCAACTTGTATCTTGTATGACAGGCTACTATGTAAATGGTCAAGTCTGTTCTCAATGTAGCGGCAACACTGTGACGAACGCAGTATACAGCTGCACGTCTACTACCAGTACCACAGGTACTGCAGTTTCATGTCTCACCGGATACGGCGAATTCAAATGTTTGGGCAGTAACGGTGCCGCTGACAGCAATTGCGCGTCGGGAACCGGTATATCGAACTGTGCCAGTCTGGCGGACACTAATGGAAACACTTGTATCTATGCATGGGCGCTAGACACCACGGCGGCCAGCACGGCGTTGCAATGTGGTGAAAACACATGCCAATCAGGTGAATATGTATCTAACCACAATTGCGAGGCATGTAACGGGACCGACACGGGTAATGAACTCGACGAAGAAAAGGGAGATTTGGCACACAGAGCATTACACAATGGCGACAGTAAATGTTGCCCAACAAGTCAAGTTTACGCCACATCTCGTCGTCGTCTATCAAGTTCTTGGATGTTGACTAGCGGCCCGGGCGGGGGCGGGGGCGGCGGCGGTAGTCCTCCCTCTGGAAGTTGCATGGCCAGAGCATTGTGTAGTACTCACACTTGTAGTGTATCGGGAGAAACCGCCCACGCCACGACCGCCACTGATATGTGCGCAAAAACATCATGCAGTGCCGTTGATGATACTGCATGTGATTGTCGCGTATAAATAAAATTGAATTAGAATTTCAATGAATAAGTTAAATTAAAAAATAAATTAAATGTCTATTTAAGTTAATAAATTATTGTAAATGTATGTATGTATTCTACTAACTCTCTCTTTGCTTCTTCCAATGGCTTCCGCAATAATGTCTTGTTATGATTATACCATGCAATATAGATTAGATGACCCTAGGACTATTTCATTGGAAGACCGTGAAAATTATGTAGCAAAATTGTGTGATACGCTTCGTTTTTGTCATTCGGATCCGCAATTATATTCATTTCAAGTGTACAAAGATGATATATCTAGATGTTATAATCAACGTATGTATAATTTTGATGAAAATATATTGGAACAACCAAATATTTTAAATTATATAAATACATTACGCGATTTGGAGGATGCTAAGATAATATTAGATACTCAGACAGCCATATGTAAAGATGCAATGACCTCGACTGTGGAATCTGTTCGTTTGCGTTCTGGTTATTTACGTGAATTTCAATATTCTCATATACCAAAAGTGACCGGCGACGTTTTAATGACATTAAGAAGTGAAAAGGATTTATTTGTTTCGAATTCTGATCGCCAACTAGCGGATATTGATAGGATGTTTAATGTAACATCTCTTCAATATAATCATATAGAAAAAATGTTAAATGATATTAAGGAAACATCGACTGAGATTGATACGTTGTATTATGAATCAGAGTCTGCAAAAGAACGGTTTCGCGCAGCCGAATGGGAAATAGAGAAAAATGTAATAGAATCTTTATTGGAAGTAACAAATTTAAATTAATGTTTTATTTAACTTTAGTCATTGTATGTGAGTTGGAAATTTACGAGACACGTGACAAGGACATCGTATGCATTCATTCTGACAATTTCTGTAAGTACATCGAGTCTTTCTTGTTCACCTGCAATTTGATTCAATTTTGACCATCTGAGAGAATCTCTCTTGAGTTTGTGTGCGAGAACCTCAAAATCGACAGCGTGTTTTGAGATGGAACCTCTGACTTTTTTGATTTCGGCTTTTGCGCTGTTTTCGTCACCGAGAAGTCTGGCAGTGGCATCGGCGTATTTCTGGTTGGCGGCCTCTAAATCGGCTTTCGTAATCCATCTGTTCATGGTATCACCATGTTTTTTCATAGTGTCTACGAGTGCCTGGCGTTCGTCTTTCCACTGCTGCTGGAGATCAGCAATCTTATCTGCATAGTCACTGGCAGCGGTACGAGCATTTTCCATTCTCAATTTCTGCTGGAAAGGATAGTTAAATGATTCAAGGAATTGTTCGAGGTTATCGTCGTGTTTCGAAATGGCACATCCAGAATCATGGAGAATTTTTGTGACGGCTCTCTTCCAGTTGGGTGGAGAAGAGACGTACTGATTTGTACGACTCGGGGGGTCTACGAAATCTTGACTGATTTTGTTGAGAGCGTCGTTAAATTTTTCACAAGCTTGGTCAATACCTCTGTACTGCCCAACCATTTCATCCCATTCGGATTTAAAACGATTTCCAGAATCTTCCGAATAAAAATCATGGCCCTCGGCATAGGTTACATTGTTTACGGCACTTGTACCAGCGAGTTGCCATTGGTTTCCGTTGGTATCTCTTACTGCGAGCTTACCATTACATCTTTCTGTTGAGATTGGTTTTACGGCGCCACCGATATCTGCTGCAACAAAATTAGAAATACCTAGTAATATACCTACAATGGCAGTTTTCATGTTATACTTTTTAATGTGATTCTTTTATAGTGTTTTTTTTCAAAGAGCGCAACTCTCAGGTGGGTAGTATTTACATGAATAAATATAATTAAAATGTTATTAAAAATTTCCATACTTTTTACTATGTTTTATATTAGTTGGTCCATTAACATTGATCAAATAGCCGATGCATGTATACGTTTCATTCAACCACCATCCTCTAATTCGGATATAGCCGCACTATTAAGAACGTTAGACGTCAATTGTCTATACTATTATAATCTTCATGTAGATCAACTTGTAATAACTAATTTAACAGATTTATACAAGCGTGGGACGGAGAGTGCTCAACAATATCAAAATATGTATACGGCAAACGAACACGAACAATATAATGCAAAATCTTGGCTTTCAATAGTCGCTTCGGACCCACTTTCCAATGTTCAAAGACAAGCAAAAGAATGCAATGCACATTTATTAAAATCATTTATAGGAAATGAGGATATTGTTAGGACAGGAGACGTGTTTTTAAAATCTTTAAAATATATGAATCGGTGTTTTAATGATACATATACATTTGCAAAACAACAACAATATCAGTTATTGGCTGATTTCAATTATCGTATTTTATCTGTGACAAATGCTTCTCAAACTATGAAAATTAAGTATATGCAAATGACCCATGATCATACATCTTTAATGGATTTTAGACAAATCTATAAAGATAATATTATATCCAACTATGAAAAAATATTCATAGATCCTATAAAAAATTAAAGAATCAACCCACCTTTAAAAGATCATATATAAAGTCTGTTTTTTATTTGAATATATGATTGTTTTTTTTATATTATTGGTGTCAGTTGTATCCGGAAATGTCAATAAAAATTGTTCGGAAGAAAGTAATTATATACCACCGTACGAAGATGGTACTATTTTAGATCCATGTAATGACGGCGAATGTTGGTCATATTGTGATCATATACAATGGCACGAAACAAATTACAATGCCTCTGATTTTTCAGAAGAAAATATGGATGAAGAACAACACGATTGTTTAGAATCTGCATGCACAAATTTTTTTTATGGTCACGTTAATTTACAAGTATTGGAAGAATGTGCGCACTTTAAATGTTTAGTTTCTCCACAAAAAATAGACAAAAGTAGACCTTGTGCTATGGTATTATTAGACGCGTCTTCATTATATGCTTCCCTAGAACAGCAGAAATTGGTTATTGATAGACGGATCATTGGAAATCGATCTTTGGTAGAATATAACAAACATCATTTCATGTATAATGTCAATAATATTTTAGACGAACAACATTCATCTATATGGAATCTAGAACTAACTGTCCATGATATGAATGTTGTATTAGAAATAAAAGATCCCACTGCTGAAAATGATATGATCGTCAAAATTATTCGTGGATTAACACAATCTGTCAATGATTCTCATATTATAGGAAAACATATTAAAAACGCCACCGCTCAAACCACAAATATCCGAAATAAATTAAAATTAATTTTAGATCTGATACAACTGTCAAAAGTTTATGGACAAGCCATGATTAATGTTAAAGATTTTCTAGACATTCTCAGGCAAGATATTATAAGATCCTATGTTTATAATACAACATCTTGTCAGGATAAATTAACATGGGATAAAAAAATTGAAACAGACTGTGATTTATGTGATCACGGAACATGTCTTTTTGATTCACAACAAGCTTCATTCCAATGTAATTGTGACGTAGGATTTATGGGTGATTATTGCGATGAACCAAAAACAACATGTCAACACCAACCTTGTATCAATGCAGGAACGTGTTTTGATACAATAAGCGGTTTCCGATGTGAATGTCCAACCGCATGGGCTGGAATTTTCTGTGAAAGAATTATAGATTCGTCAAAAGGGTGCTCTGAAAATCCATGCCAAAATAATGCTGTATGTATTGAAGAATCGTATGGATATTCCTGTCAATGTAAATTTGGATGGATGGGGACCAATTGTCAATACTCGATTCGAACATGTGACGAAACACAACCATGCGACCATGGAGAATGTCATTTCAACGGCGATACATTACAATGCATATGTCCAAAAGAACCTACATACAATCAACCATTTTATAAAGGCGATACATGCGCTATTATTCAACAAAATTGCGATTATGACCAAAACGAATATGAAAAAAATGTCGAGATTCACGGGAAACCCTGTTCAGGACATGGACTTTGTACATTAGATAGGAAAAATAACGACTGGTCATGTCTATGTGATCAATCATATATTGGTAGACGGTGTTCCATCAATATAGACGAAGCCGATAAATGTATACTTATGTCTGTAGATTGTAAACATGGTTCGTGTGAACATTGTACAGATAAAAACGACTGTAATTGTGCGTGTGATGTCGGATTCGAAGGCGAAAAATGTGACCAACCAGTAAATCCGTGCGAACCAAACCCATGTCAAAACCATGCGCCATGTATACCAGAATGGTTAGATTTCCATTGCGATTGTTCCAAAATACCTGGATCTTACGGTGGAAAATTATGTGCTCAAAAAATAACATGTGCAGATAAACCTTGTGGTTCCGAAGCCATTTCATGCAATGACGAATCTTCTGATATTTCCGGTATACATTGTGTATGTCCAACTGGAAAAGTTGGATCTAGATGTGAAAAAGATATACAAAAATGTTCGGAACATGCATGTTTAAACGATGGAATATGTGTTCAGGGGTTAATGGGCTTTTGTAAATGTATTAATGGCTATACGAATGACCGTTGTCAGAATGAACCACTTTTTTGTGAAAAAAAACCATGTGGTTCGTACGGAACATGTAAAGTAATCTCAAATGGATATAAATGCACGTGCATGGTTGGATTTGAAGGAGAACAATGCAATCATAATATTGATGATTGTTCTCAAAATCTATGTCAAAATGATGCCACATGTATAGATCTAATTAATGACTACGAATGTGTTTGCGGTGAAAAATGGAGAGGAAAACACTGTGAAATAGAAAAATCACCATGTGATGATATCACATGTCATAATAATGGCATATGTATGGATACAAGATATCAAAACTGGACTAAAGCTTCCTTCAAATGCGCGTGTCCATCAGAAACATGCACAAGGAGATTTCCATTAGGATCGGCTATTATTACCAAGAAAAAATGGTATACACCATATTGGACCATTTTAATAGGTATTGCCATAGGCATTGGGGTAGCAACGGCACTCATATCTTATTCTTATTGTTATTCGTTTAATGGACGCAAACCAAGATCTAAACACAAAATAATAATGATGAATTAGATCTATAAAAGGATGAATCGTAGGGTATATCTATGGCTTCTGAAATGAAACTTTTGAGAAAACCACAGCATCCTCATTACGAAAGTTATTCGAAACAAGAATGTCAAAATATGATAGATGTATCTTCTGTAAAAACAATAGCTCTCATTACCAATAAAATGGACGAAAAAATAAAAGAATCTATTGAGCAACAAAAAACAAACTCTGATTTAAAAAGAATAAACGCTGTCCTTAAACTAAAAGATGAATTACATCACGAACTTAGAGAAATGAACCATACTATTCAAATAGAAATGACAAAAGGTTTAGACGATAGACTAAGATATATAATAGAAAAAATAGATTTGAATGCAAAAAAAATTACGTCCATTCAAGCTACATTGACAGATATGACCACAGATATGAGAACAAAATGTAAAGAAACGCACGAAACCATTAAATCGGACGAAGCAGCGTTAAAATCAATGTCAGATAAATTACAATCTGAACATAAAGAACTGGAAACATTGACAGGAAATGTGAAAAAACTTTATGATGCGTATAATAATACGGAAAATTAACATTATTTTATGCATATATTTTATTTTAATCCAACATTTAAAAATTTTTTAAAAAAATGTTAACTTTTCATTTATTTGGACTATATTGTTTCTCTACAATCGTACATACTTTTTATAGAACACGAATATACGAACCTTTTAAATATATTCTCTGTAAATCCTATTGTAAATCACATCAATCGCAATCATACGGTGCCACATAAATATCTACCATGTCACTTTTCCATTGAAATACACCCACCTTTTTAAAAATAAGTTCGGAAAATGTATTCGAGGTTGGTTCCACAAAAACAGATTTTGCCACGGATGTATCTATGGTGACCTCTGCATTCTCACTTGGTTTCTTTCGTGCAAAAATAGCACCTTTCCAACGACCCTTAAGGTGATTCATAGCTATAACTTTGCTTTGTTTGGATATTGAAATTTTCACGAGACCTTTGGGTGGAATGGTTTGCCAAAGATCAAACCAATCACGTGTCACTATAGATACATGTATATCTTCTTTCTCATCGGGGATATAATTATCTTCTATAAAATGAAGTTTTGGGAATGTATAGTGCATCGCTGCTGAACTCGATTCAACGGATATTGTCAACTGTTTATTTTGAATGGACCATGTTGAGACCGGATATATGCTTATTTTTTTTACAAATGCTCTCAAAGCGTCCGAAACTTCAATCGATGCAGATCCAGTCGTGTTTATTTTCAATCTGGATATGCGCATTCCACCACCATTTTTAGGAAAAGCTGTTATTTTTATTTCGTCCTTACTAATACACATTCTCGGTAAAACGTCATGTTTTCGACAACCAAACCAAGCATTTACCAACCATAATGTACATACTTCAAACTCTGTCATTTACTACTATATATATTTGAGGTGCAAAAAAAGAACACATGTATCCCGAATATATTATTTTTAATTAGGATCGATACAAATACAACATTTAAAAGACTTGTCTAAAAAATCTATAAAGGGTATATTCTACATTTAAAACCATGTCTAAACGAAAACGAAATGGCGCTGTACTTGTCCCCCGTAGTTGCCCAGTCCCTCGACCACCAACACCAGACCTTTTAACTGCCACTTTGACATCTTCTTCGTCTTCTGCTCCATTTCGACAACTGAGTTCGGCCTCGCGCAAACGTTCATACGAAGAAACATATGATAACTCCTATGAAATTTCAAGAAAACGCCCATGGGCACCTCAAACAGAAGTCAACAGAGGCCAAAAAAGAACGGCCGAGTTCGACTTTGAGATTGAAAGACTCCAAAAACGTCTCAAAGCGACTACGCCAAGCGCCGAGGAAGCTATAAGCTTTCTACTTCCTCATTTACTACAAATGAGACGTTTATATTTAAATGAACGCCAAAAGGTTAGTGTACTAGAACAGGAAAGTATACAACAGAAGAAAAACAATATGATTCTTACTCAGACACTACGTGATCAATTGACACAGAAGAACCTTGTTCAGCGACAGTTGGATCTCGCACTCTATCGTTTGTCGTTGATACGTGATGATGGGAGTTCGTTTTAATAAATAGAAATAATTCTATAATAGCAGCAATACCAGAACTTGCGATTAATGCGTATTCGTAAATAAGTATTCCGTAAACAAACCAAAGAACAGCCCCTATGAAACGAATAATCGTGGTTTTATTAGATAATACAGCGGCTTTTCCCATAAGTTGGGGTATAGAAGCCGTTGTAGAACATAATGCTGCTAAAACTGAAATAATAAACATAAATCCATAATCTTTATGTAATCTGGCGTATATAGTGTTTTTCAATTGTCATAATATGTCACGTAGAGCAGCCGTAGGAACTTCAGAAACCGACAATATGTTGGCACCAGATATTGAATCTGGAAAAATGAAAACGGATACCATTTATGAACTTATGAAACTTAGAGATTTACAATCCTTTGTGACGAAAATTTATTGGTTGGTTATCCTCTGTTTTTTCGCAGTAGGTATTATTTTGGCACTAGTACTCTCAGATGGAACATTCTCAGACGTTTTTATGGCCGAAAATCTTCTTTCGTCTATTGGAATTAGCATGTACATTATTTTAGTAGCATTAATGGTGATGTGCAATTCACATAACGAAATGAGAGTTGTATTATTACTCACCATCTTATTTTTCATAGGGTGTTTGTCAGGGTTTATGCTGGCTTTACATTTGTTAGATATATCGATTGTATTAAAATCTGGTAAACAATAATTATATTTTATATTTTTTACATATTTCTATCCAATATTCTTCGCCTTCTTGAAACCCGCGCTCTTTAAATATTTCAAGGCCTTCGTCCATTATAAATTTCATCGTTTTCCTTCGGCTCATGGGCATCCCCCTGGCCAAACAAATAACTTTTCCACAATACAATCTTGGGACATTCTTTCTTGGGGTTTCATTATTATACAAAACTATATCTGTATACAATATAGATAACCATGTTTTAAATACAGAAATAACACCCGATTCCGTCAAATGTTCAGTAACATAAAAATTTTCGTGATCTTCCCTTATATTTGTCATGCACTTTTTCATAACAGGATACTGATCCAAATGTGTAGAACCAATCATAGATAACAAACCATAACACCACCAATGTGCAAAAGATTGCGGAATACCACCTTCAAATACTACCATTCGCGAAAGATCTTTACTATAATGACGTTTAATATAAGAAATCATCGAAGCTAAATCTGTTGTAGGAAATGTATGTTCCGTATTCTGAAGCCATTTTTTCACCATAATGTCTTTTTCCATCGTTCCCAGCCAATTCTCAGGAACATGCTCAAAACTCATTCGTTGATTATAAAAGAACACCTATTTAAATATACACATTTGACACTAATGTACTTCTTAATATCTTCAGGAGCAATTGCATCCATGATTTCTTGGTATCTTGCTTCTTACTCCTTTTTTATGATATCTATCGCTACAACCATTATTATTACAACTTATACAGGGTTTTTAGTTTATAATAAAGACATATTCATTCATCAGTGTGTTTATTGTATGACAAACACAGAATGCTGTTGTGTCCACAAATTATGGTCAGATCCAAAATCCGTTATTTGGTCCACCAATTTTATCAGAACCACGGCAGGGATTTTGGCGGCTGTTGCCATACAAAATTCTTGGCAATACGCAAAAGCTTTCAAAGATGGATCTTATATTACTGTTACACTACTATGGATTCTCACTATAGTTCTATGGTTTTTATCAAGTGTACCCACATTTATATGTCTCATACAATGTGCCGCCATAGATGGTAAAAAACCACCTAATTCCATTCATGTTGCAGGCACAAGATTAACTATGGGACAAAAAATTACCGTCGATGACAAAGACATCAAAATGGTTGATGGAAAAACCCTCATTATACGTTTCAGAAAAGTCAAGAGTCTCGAACTCATACACGATGTGGTCATTGGAATTTTTTGGCTATATCTAATACTAACACTCTATGATCTCATTGACGATGATGATGACTCCGAATGGAGAACCATCTTTCTTTCCATGATGTCTTGGCACATTGTTTTTGTCACTCTATACCACATTTATCTCAAACAACTAAGATCGTGCGTACAAATTACTCGAACAGTAAAAAGCAGACCATGCTGTGCTCCATCAGAAGCAGATAAATGGTGGTCCGTCATTCAATTATTAGGGTTTGCTGCCATTTACATTGCAATTATTTGGAGAATGAAAGAACCCACTCTCACAGATATGGGCTGCTCCGAAGAAACATTAGGAATGGCCATTTTTGGAATATTACTATGGGCTTTAGGCAAGAAAATGGAAATGAATGCCTTTAGAGGCACCATCTCAGAAAATAAACCGAAAGATATCTTTAAAGATAATGCGTTAAAAGGAATTATAGACGATAATAATACACAGTTTAGAAAGAATAATATACCCATTGCTTTTTAACCATCGCAATACCCACAATCTTTATTGAACATCTTTTTCCATGATTCTGCAGGCGAGCATTTATTTTTCGAAGTATATTTTTTGGGCTCGTCCGCGGCTTCTTTAATTTGTTGTTTTAATTTGTCCATTAGGGTGTGCAATTCTTCAACACATTGATTAAACTTGCCCGCATTTTGGATATCCAATATACTATAAGTAAACTTCTTGGGATCTATAAATTGGCGGAGTATTTTGAGGTGGTCAGCGTTGACCACCGCCACCTCGGGGTGGTCAGCGTTGACCACCGCCACCTCGGCGGCGGCGGGACCGGCGGCGGCGTGATGGTGTTTCTCTTTCGCGTGTTTTACTACGTGCACCGCCAAGTGGACATCCAGTGCCGTTACAAATGTGTCTAATTTATCTTTTTTAAACTTTTTAAAATGCATTTTAAAAAGTTTGGGATTTATTTGTCTTATGAGCTTTTCTATGTCAGACAAGTAGTTATTTATTGAATTATGGTGGGCGGTGGTGGCCTTAAGTTTATTTCCAGTTTCTTTCAAGGCGTTTACATGCTTGACGGCTGCGTGTGATTTTTTACGGGCGGCTAGCGTATCCGTCGCTTTTTTATAATTAAAAGGGTCATTATTAAATAGATTTACGAGCTCCGTTGCTTGTTCTTTAGAAATTAAGTTCTTTTTTTTACCCATAGCTGTGTTGACACTATTGAGGAATGCAAATCCTTTGCTCCCCGCGATGCGCACCAAAATTTCTTGTTTTGAATCGATCCCCTTTTGGGCAAACAACTCTTTTATTTCTTCTTTTATGTTACCGTACTTTTTCTCCAATGCAGCAATGCATTTTCCTGTTTCATTTTTGTGACTTTGTATTTTGGCTAATTTATAAGGGTTGGATTCCGCAGCAATAAAACTTGTACGACTAAAAAATTGTGTTGGGCCAAAATCTAAAACAATGCCATGCATATCCTTATGTGAAATGACCTTTTTTTCTTCTATGGTCTCGTGCTTTATTTGCGACATATTGTGTCCATATACATATCTTATATAGTGTCAGAATTTAATGCTATAGGTATTTCTTCTTCGGATGGTTCTTCTTGCATCGTGCGTAATATATATCTTTCCCGTTTATAATCATAAAAACATATGGAAACATGTCAAAGTAAATATCATAATACATGCTACAATCAATAACATACATTCTAGAAAAATTTCAAGATCATTCTAGAAAAATTTCAAGAGATTGTTAAAAAATTTCAAGAGATTGTTAAAAAATTTCAAGAGATTGTTAAAAAATTTCAAGAGTCGTTCTAGAAAAATTTCAAGAGATTCTTAAAAAAATTCAAGAAGATGAATAGTATAGTATAAATTTAATGTGATTGAAATGGAATGTTATTAAATGTTAGTTTATCTATATCGTTGTTATGTATAGTTTTTATATTATTGAAAGCCAGTTGCACATGTTTTGTATTTATTCACTGGCAAATACTTTTGATCGCCGTTTCAGTGTCTATGGTCATGACCACTATTGTACATATCCTGTCATTGCCATGTTGGCACATTTTAAGCAAACATCCTCGTCGTTTACAATCTTTTTCGGACGAAACACAAAAACAATCGGCTTCTATAACAGTTGTGTTTTTGATGTTATGTTTCGAATTGTCTATATTTTTCATGTTTTCTACCCTGTTATGGGATAATTGTCCTTTTCATTGGTCAGTGGCTGTATTTTGTGTTTCATTGAGTATAATTTTAATAATTTTTCACACGGCTGCCACCTGTCCGCGTTCATCTGAATCTCCCTCGTCATTACCGTCTGATTCTGAAGAAGAACCTGGATCTTCCAATGTAAATGCGTCTTTGTATTCATCAACAGGTACTGCAGTTTTGGACCCCGAATCTGTGAGATCTATTTCCTCTTCTCCGTCTGACTGTGTATCTCTCGAATTGAGTTCTACATGTTCGCCGTCTGTAGATACAGTGCCATAGCGATTTTTATCTAATCTGTGTTTGAAAAACCATACACAGCACATGATGACTGCGGATAAAGATGCAACGGTTAGGGCGATATATACCATGGCTCCGGATTCTACCCAAGCATTATTTTGTGAATCCGTTATGGTTTGATTATGGGTAACGTTCGACATTTGGATTCAAGTATATCAACTATATACTTTTATTTAAAAATCCCGTAATGTCTCTTCGTTGGTGCCCAACCATTTCATGTGCTGTGGTATTATTTTATCTAAATATTGTCTTAACAAATTTAGTGTCATTACGTCAAAAATGGTATATCAATACATTTTTAAATGGAACATCGTGGGAACCTTTGCACGATACTTTGTTTGTAGATTGGATTAAAGGTTATAACATTGAACAATATGTATCTTTTGCACTTCGTGATATGGTAGACGTTTGTACATATGGATGGGTTTGTATAACTATATTGGCTTGGTGGGTATTTTCTCGTTCTCCTATATTACCTGCCAAAGTATTATGTTGTCAATTAGTGATCATCCCATGTTTTTCTATATCACAATTGCTGACGATTGTTCCGGATGCTACACCAAATTGTGTGGATATTTATGATATTCCTTCTGATTTGGATCTCCGTTGGGTGTTTTGGAGATGGCCTCAACGATCTTGTGGCAATATGTTATGGTCATCTGATTTGGCTCAGTTACTTATATTTGCCCAGATAGCTGTTCAAATGATTCCACATTATCGTAAACGGTTAAAATGGTTGGTATGGATTGTGGGTGAATGTTGGACATTTATTACTGTGGCATTTATTTTCAGTTCAAAGTACCAATATAGTATGGATGTGTTTATAACGATTATAGTCGTCAAATTATTGATCACACATCATTGGATAGATTATATGGCTAATTATTTGTTTATTAAAAACGGACTTTATTACGAAAGGGCACCGCAAATAGAAATGAGAGCGACTATTTAAGTATAAATATTCAATAAAAATCATGAACGAGGAACAAAAAAATGTTATTTCTTTAATTTCTAATCAAATTTCTATACAACCCGTTGCAAATATGCAGCAATTGGTATCTCATTGGTCTACTATGGAAGGTCCAGAATCCTCAAAACGTAAACGTGGCCATAAAGATATCAGTCCCGAAATTCCAGTTTCCGAATCTTTAGCCACAAATAGCCGTTCGAAACGCAAAATTCTATCAAGGCCCTAGTTCTTTCATAAAAATTTAACGACGTTTTAATGCAAAATCTTTTCCTTTTCTTCTTGTTTTTAAAAATGTTCATTTCCAATCGTTTTGTTTGCAAAATATTTATACTTAGTCGTATACACTCGGCATGCGCATGGGTGTTGATCTGTTTTGTTTTTAATTGAAACTTTTGGGTAATTTTTTGTATATATTTAACAAAATCAGGATGACGAAACACCAAAATAGCATGAGAATTTGTTTTGTAACAACATTTACGTATAGTCCAAGGTGACCAAGATATCAAAGGCCTATTAAAATGTTTTGACCATAGACGATTGAAACGTATAGAGATATTCACTTGTTGTGCATAATTTCGTTTTAACATTGTTTGAAGACATTGTTTACTCGGCTCGTCTAATCTATACTGTTTTGCGAAAGTTGACCAGTCAATATTATCGAATGGAAAATATTCACGTGACAATACTGCGAATTTAGATCTATCTTTTAACCCTAACATCCTTACAATGTGTAATATAATATCTATAGGTAACATTGTTTTCTTGGGATTTAGATATTTTTAAAAGGACCAAACATTTATATAATATGTTTGGAATAAGTGTTTAAACAATAAATAATAAGATTTTAGTATAAACTTTAACTCTAACATTTTATATTTTTTTTCTAAAAAAAAATGCCAAGCCACCTAGAATATTGGTCAGATGCTTCATTTTCTTCATCTTCCGATTCCGAAGACGAAGAAGAGCCTGAAGAATTGTATTGTCCCCGCGAACTCGATTATTGGGCAATTGAAGATTTTTTGGAGGTACGAGGCCCCCCCGAAATCATCGGTTATGTAGAAAAAATGAGTGTCGTTGATTTGCGAGAATGTGTTATTCGTCAAAATCGATCGGACATTGAGTCTGTTATTGCCGATATCGATGTTTATAATTGGGATAGCTTTTGGAGCGGTGTACCCGAAAATATGCTTCGTAAATCACAGCGAGCTTATTTTTTCTATGAAGACTGGGATGCATTGGGAGAATTTTGCTTTACATTGTGCTCGAAAATACTAGAAGATGTTTCTATGGATAAAGTTCGTTCATGCATCATTCATATCCTAAGTCATGGCCGTTTTAGATCATTTAGAAAGTTTTTTTAATAGTAAAATTTAAATATATTATTTATTATACAATTACACCTCTGTTTCAGACATAGACTCATCTTCATAATCATCAGATTCTTCTTCCTCGGACGGCTGCCATTCGGAATCGTCAGATTCTACATCAGATTCGCATACTTCCGGCTCCATTTCACGTAAAAAACACTTCCAATTGTCCATAGTCCATTGTTCTTCATTTGCTTTCTTTTGCCATTTTTTCCAAGTTCCAACCTGGGGACCTAAATCATACGTGGGTATAGAATTGGCGGTTGCACATATTGCTTCATAATCTTTGGAAGAAATAGTTTGAACCTGGATATTTTCGGGAGATATCCAGGCAACGTCTATCGTTTTAAGCTGGAGACCAGTTCTCTGAAAACAAATAATAGATAAAGAATTCATAATCGTATTATTTTTAATGACTAATTTAAAGGAATTTTCTTTGATTTCAACTTGGCTTTGTTTTGAGCCAATAGTACCTGAAATCATTTTTGTAATTATATATTATATGTATACAAGAACTTACAAATTAATAAATGGATTCATGTACGTGTATTATATAAGTTGGTAAAGTTTATTTGTTATGATTTGGTTGCAAATCGTAGGATATTTGTTCCTTCTGGTAGGTTCTATCTCCTCGTCCGTTTCAATGAATTTTCAAAAATTAGCACAACATGAAATTTTTTTTCATGATCCCAGAACTAGAAATCTAAAACGGTCTCAACCCATAAAATCCACAGTTTTTATAAGACCATTGTTTATTATAGCCGTATTCCTTTCCGTGGCCGCTTCAACGTTGGATTTCTTGGCTTTAACATGGTTACCACCATCTACTGTGGGAGTTTTTGGTTCAATGTCAATTATCATTAATATATTAGTGACACAAATTATACTGTTCGAAAAACCTAGCAAAGAAGAATGGGTTGCCATCTTATATGTCATTTCGGGATGTTTTCTAGCTATTTCAGTTACACCTAACCATGATTCAGGACTACCCATCCCACAATTAATACAGCGGCCCATTTCCTACGTTTATATTGTTATGAATTGGATTGTATTCATTTTATTTTATTTAGTGTTGGAAAATATAACATTGCCAAAGTCTATTCAACGTTTCGGATACCCATTTATAGGGGGGGCACTAGGGGCACAAAACGTATGCATGGGCAAATATATAGCATACGGTGTTTCAACAATGCAAGATGGATGTCTAACGATACGACCAGATAATTTTTGTGCTGCCATTATCTTATGTTTGGCGTCCATTATTATACACGTGATTTGGTTAAATAAAGGTTTAGAAAAATACGATGCTTATTTTTGCATTATTATTTATCAGACGGCCTGGTTTATGTTTACTACCATATCTGGAATCGTCGTATACGATGATATGGCTGTTTTATCGACAACGGAACGATTTATATTTATCATGGGGTTAATCACAGCTATATATGGTGTCAAAAGAATTTCAGTCGTTCATAAAGAAACAACCACTGACGAAAATATATCAGACGAACCTTAAACTCATATTACCCATATTCCGACCACAATCAGCCATTGAATTGTTTTGAACTAATTTATATAAATCATGAGGATGCATCGAAGGCGAAACATCTTCTGCAATAATATCGCCCTCCTTTAGGGCACCGATAACTATTTCAGAACAATACCAGCGAGGCGACATGCCTAAATAAGTATAAGACATCGGTGTTGGCGCAACAGGAGCCCAAAACATAAAATATCCAAGGTGGTTAAACGAATCGCCCTTGTGCTCTTTACAAAAATTCATCATACTGACATATTGAGATTTAGTGCATTCCATTGAACGGAAAAACCATTCTTTACGAGAAAAACGCTTACTCTCAAGATGAACAGAACCAGAATACACAATAGAACAAGCAAGACCAGACACAGTATCTGTAGATCCTGTATTAGCACCAGGGGGACAAAACAACAATTCTGCATGGATGAAAGGGGATTCGCCGCTATCAGTAGTAGCCATAGACGCAGCAGCACGGTTTAGCCACGATGCTTCAAGAATATCTGAATCAGAACGTACAAAACATAACATAATTTTATGAGTCATTTGTTTATATTACTTAAGCCTTTATATGTCAATTTGATTAATTTTTAATCGTAATCTGAAGATTCTGCATAAGTCAGATCCGACGAACCTTCTCTAGCACTATCCGTTTCCACTGCTGAATCTTCGGCAAATTCAAGACCAGATGATGTTTTAACATCAGAAGACTCGGCAAATTCAAATCCATCAGATAATTCATGACTAGAATCTGTTTCCACCGCAGAAGACTCGGCAAATTCAAGACCAGATGATGTCTTCATTTCTGAAGCACTAGACTCTGCAAATTCAAGTGTGGATTCTTCCTCTGGAACTTGAAGTTCATCTTCTGAAGATGCCCAATCGTCAGTCATATTTGCCAACATATTTGTCAAATCACCTGGGGGTGCCAATAATGAACTCGAATTAATTTGCGCGAAATGCTCAGCATCCGAATCTGTCTCACTATAAGATTGCTCCTCAATAGGTATACCAGCTAGTTCACCCAATCTTATACGTACTTCTGGTCCAGTGAGCTTGTTAATAGTTGTTTTATTTTCCGGGTTATTTTCTATCAATAACTTTTTGATTTCATTGGCATTAATGCCACCCTCACTTTTAGACAATCCATTGGCGGCGGCTTTAATTCGATCTTTATTATATGTACCTATGTTGAATGTTTTCATAGCAGGTGTCTGTGTTTTTGATTCGCCGCCAGATATTGTTTTACGTTTTTCGCGGATAAGTTCCCTCAATTTTTCAATATCTTTTTGGCGCGTAAATCCATGGCGTCCAAGTTTATATGTTTCACGTGCCAATGTCTTTAATTGAGCCAAATCCATGCTGTCAAGATCATCTTTAACTACTGGTGTCGGACTAGCTACTGCTGCTGTTGCTGCTGTTGCTGCTGTTTTCTTCGCTTGTAGAATTTTAGCATTGGTCGAATTCCCGTTAAGACCTAGTTCTGGATGAGCCTTGGCCCAATCACGCAATTCTTGTCGGATTTCTTTAGCAGTTGGTACTACTGGTGCTGGTACGTGTGTTGGAGCTGCTGCTAAATCTCCCAGACTAGCTACTGGTGCTGTAGGTGTCGGGCTAGCTACTGGTGTAGGTACTGCAGGTGTTGGACTAGCTACGTGTGCTGCTGCTGTTTTCTTCGCTTGTAGAATTTTAGCATTGGTCGAATTCCCGTTAAGACCTAGTTCTGGATGAGCCTTGGCCCAATCACGCAATTCTTGTCGATTTTCTTTAGCAGTTGGTGCTACTGGTGCTGGAGCTACTGGTGCTGCTGGTGCTGCTGGAGCTGCTGGTGCTGCTGGAGCTGCTGGTGCTGCTGGTACTGCTGGTACTGCTGGTACTGCTGGTACTGCTGGTGCTGCTGGTACTGCTGTTGCTGCTGCTGCTGGTGCTGCTGGTACTGCTGGAGCTACTGGTGCTGCTGGTACTGCTGGTGCTGGAGCTACTGGTGCTGCTGGTACTGGACTAGCTACTGGTGCTGCTGGTACTGGACTAGCTACTGGTGCTGCTGTTGCTGGAGCTGTTGCTGGAGCTAGTGCTGGAGCTAGTGCTGGAGCTAGTGATGTGGATCCAGCTACTGTTTTCTTCGCTTGTAGAATTTTAGCATTGGTCGAATTCCCGTTAAGACCTAGTTCTGGATGAGCCTTGGCCCAATCACGCAATTCTTGTCGGATTTCTTTAGCAGATGCTGACGTCACTGGTGCAGGTGCTAGAGCTACTGGTGCAGGTTCTGACGTCACTTTTTGTTTACGGTTATTTTCGGCTTCAATGGCTTTAGCTTCTCTATCGGCGGCAGCAGCAACTCTTTCAGCGTCGGATAATTTTCGAACTGGTGCTGGTGCTACTTGTTGTGATAAATAAGCCTTAATGCCTTTCACCCACGTATTATATTCCCTTAAATCGCCACCTGCTGTCAGGGACTTAATTTGTTCTTTAGAAATGCCCAATTCCCCTGCCTTTGCTTTTAAATCCTGTAATTTCATTTCGCTCATTTTTTTTGGGACTGCTGGTGCTTCTGGCGGGTTTAATGGTCCTGAGTTTTTTGATTCTCCTCTTCCACCACCAGTCTGGGGTGGACTAGCCGGAGGTGCGGATGGTCTAGCTGAACCAATGGGTGGAAGATGATCTCCTTCATCATCCGTAGAAGCGAATTGATCTTCGTCGTCGCTATGTTCTTTTTTCCCATCACTGGCTGTTGGAATGGCTAGCAATAGTTCAACTTCTGAACCAGTTGCATTTTCTTTAAGTGCTCTTCTACGTCCTTCTGGATTTAAATAAATAGTTGGTTCACAAAATTCTACCATTTTGATATATTTATCGCGGTCGGACGGTCTGCCGCGTCTTATATCAATTTGACAAAGATGAACAATATCCAATGGTTTCATGTCCAGATGTTCTGGTAATTTTGAAACGCGATCTTGGAAGACTCTCATAGAAAATCTATTAGATTGAACGACTGGTTCTCTTCCTGTTCTTGGAGATGTTAGTCTTAGAATTCTCCCCGCAACACCTTTACACCTTGCAATAAATTCAGGGTCATTTTTACTGAATGTAAATGATTGTCTTTTGATATTAGCGGCCCGTCTTTTTACAATCGTTCCAATATCTACTTGATTTGATACTAAATGTGTATCACGATGATCATAGTGTAATCTGACAAGGCCTTGAGGTGTGTCTGGGTGAACAACGTGTTGTCCATAGTGTCCAACTTGTTCCCAATGTTGATATTTGGTTTTTAATTCCCAATGATACGCATGTTCCCTTGCTGAAGGGAACGTGATTGGTTTGACGACCCCGTTTCTGTAAATGATAGTGAGAATTTTGGCCACATGTTGTTGTCTTTTTGATATTTTTAAAGAAGTTAGGTCGCGTTTTGCTTCAACGAGCATATCTGCCAGTACAGTTTTATTGATAGATGTTTTGTATGCTTCATCTATATTTTTAATAAATCTATCAAGTAAATCTGTTTTGCCTGTTCCGTTTTTAAAAATAGTGTGTGTTTTGTTGGATGGCTGTCCGCCTACTTTTGTTTTCCCAATAAAAACCGTAGAAAGTTCTTGTTCTTTCTTCAACGCATCTTGAAGTTTGGCAATAAACTTTTCTTTGGCTTTGATTAATTTTTGATCGGGTTTTATAGTTTTGGTGGTGGTAATGGACTGCATGGAATCCTTGATAATAAGTGTGGGTCGCCTATATATAGGGTCGAATCGTTGCTAATTGTGGATGGAGAAATGTTTCATTAGACGGAAACGTGTTTCAATATACCAAGATAAACCAAGACCAATGTGGCAACGTATTTTATTTTATTGTATTTGTATAATTGGCGTTGTAGTTTCTTCAGTATGGATATTGCGCGATACATCTTCTGTAGAATTTATTCCTTCTTCATTGGAGGATTTGGATAGACCTCGTGGTGAAATGGCTACTCAAACTGAACTGAATAATGTGTATTGGCGCATTAATATAAGGGCAACGTCTACAAAAATGGAAGAAATATGCTCACAAAAAAAATATAATTTAATGACACATAAAAATATCAAACAGGATGGTGTTTTTATGCCTCAATCTTATATTTTTTTATGTAATCCCATTCGCAGTTTACGTTCTGTAATTAATGCCAGGGTAGTTATATCTCAAACCCCAGAAAGTAGCGTAAGATGTAAAGAAACATATGGCAATAAAACGAAGTATGTGCAGCGTTCCTATCCGTTTTCACTAAAGTATATTTCTTCTCAAACATTTGAACCAGGATCTCGTGTTGTGAGATCACCTGAAGAAGCATGTACATGGTTACATGCCATTGATATTGTAGAATCAATATGGGATTAATATGTTAAAAATTATGATGGACCCTATATAAAGGACAATATAGGTGGATAAGAATGGACCGAGCAAGTACAATAGATACACATGAAATTGAAATGGCGACGGTTTATTTAAGAAAATCTCCAGTGATATATACTTGTAGAAATGTAATTCAACATCATTTATTATCGAATGGGATTGTATTTTCTCATCGTAGGGGACGAATTAAACCAGACCCACATATGCAAGAAATTATGACAGATTATTGGTTGCCATTTTGTAGAGATATGATTGATTGTGTTTTATCTATGGGATTTGCAGTTGTTCGGATCTTAAGAATGGAAGATGGCCTGGATGTACCTGTTATATTGGCTGCTAATTGTTGCAAAATAAAAGTATTGTATGATTTGGGAATCAGACAATATATGGTGTTGGACCAACACCAAAATGAAATCCCAGATACAATGGTCCTCGATATATTTGGTTTTTCACCCACCGCAAAAGGTAAACTCACTTCTATCATATCTAATTTAATACCACAAATTCAATATATTAATGCTTTAAGGGGATCTTCGTTAGTTATGGAACAGAAAAGAACAGAGCCAACGATTATGACAGAGACTGTAGATACCAAAGTAGATAATATTGAAGGAATTAACTATGACTATTATGCAGACGGTGATATGCAAGATACATCTACTCAGAATAAATTTTCAAGGAGTAGAACTGCAATCCAACAATTGGCTCAACAACAGCAAATGTACGATGATTTTTTTTCATGGGGAAATATGCCATCTAAAGGTTCAAATACATTAGATAACGTTGTCACACTACCATTGGGACACAAAATAGTCAATACACCGCATCAAACAGGTAGAGGAGATTTATGTGCCCAAATGAAAGCGCATCATGATTTAGTTTGTGCAGTGATCGGAGTTCCAAGATCTTTAGTGATGTCAGATACACCACACAAGACAGATGCCGAAGGAACACACCAAACATTCCAAAAAACAATTCAATTTTGGAAATCATCTCTACAAAATGCATGTGAACAAGTATACAATATCATATATGCCGATTCGATAAAAGAACAAGTAATGAAAGCCATTGGAAAAAAAAGAAAACATTCAACAGTAGAAGATGTTTATGCATTAAAAAAAAGAATGCAAGTCGAAATATCCTTCCCAGTTTCACCCTTCATCAATGCAGATCAACTATATGTACATTATCAAAGAGGTGTTCTGCCTTGGGATACGTATGTGGAACACGCATGTGCATCCGTTTCGTTACCACATCAAAAAATGCCAGAACCCAATCAACAAGAAACAAACGAAAACAATGATAATGACCCATCTGCCAAAAAACAAAAAGAGGATGACCCATCTGCCAAAAAACAAAAAGAGGATGACCCATCTGCCAAAAAACAAAAAGAGGATGAAAAACAAGATAAAGATGAGTAAAAAAATTAAAACGTCAATTTTATTCGTGATATAATGCATCATATGCACTCATAATTTTATAATCTATATGCGACAAATAATGCTGAGTACCTTTAGTTTGAATGGCTACGTATAATGCGCCGTGTTTAGGATTGGCAACAGTCTGTTCGGCTTTAATCCTCAATTCGGCTACTTTATGGCCATGGGCATCTGCACTAGATGAAATAAGACGCTGCAATGTTTGACTAGACAATTCCATACAAGTTGTATTTGAATGTTTTCCAGGTCGATTAAAATTGACACGTAGTGTCAAATCAGTTGGCGACATAATTTCAACCATTTTTTCTATGGATATAGCTGTTCCATATGTTTCTGTTGTTTGATAAAGTACAGTTCCAGCAGATTGGACTTTACGTGTCTCGTTCATTTCAAATAAATCTTTTCCAGTTTGGCGCAATGTTTTTAACGCAGAGGCCTGTTGAGCTACACGGTCGCGGTCATAATCGCTGGTGCCTATAGGTTTTACTGTTGCTTCTAAAATAATATGATGTGTGGCATTTACAGCCACAGTCTCGATGGGCACCGGAGATGAATCAAGCGAACGAAATGCTAAGCGTGACATTCTATATTCATCGTCTCGAATCTTATATACTGTTTTTTAGACTTATCATATAAATTGTGAAAGAGATTCTAATTCACATGATATTAAACATTTATCCCAAACGAATCTCACAAATTGTTTTTCACGACTTTTAATTCTTTGAAAGGTCCAAAGACGCCATTTTTTAAAAACAATATAGGATAAAAACATCTCATGTCCACCATATTCACGGGAATAATCTAATGCATTTTTACCATAAATATTTCGCTCAAAAGGATCGGCGCCAAATTGTATCAACACTTTCAATAAATCATATTCATTACTATATCTAGCTGCCAATTGAATAGCAGTATATCCCAATCTATTCCTTAAATGTATATTAGCATCATATAATAACAACATCTGAGAAGCATTTATATGACCAAGCTTTGCACACACATGTAAAGGCGAATCTCCAGATGGAAGTGGCTCGTCTAAATCAATACCATAATGAATAAATCTTAACATTTTATCCGTTTGGCTACGTTCTACAGCTGTACCCCAATACATATTTAAAAAATAGAGATTCCTTAAATATTATATATAGAAATTTTAAAACATTAAAATATAACTTTAGTATTTAATATACCACTAACCAACAAACATGTTTCATCAGTGTGAACTTGTGGCCGCAGGATCAGATGACCCCCATCGTAAAGTAGGATGTGTTATAGTCAATTCGGACGGGAAAATCGTTGCGTCTGGGACAAATAAAGTCCCAGACGGCATTACACCCAACGAACACAGGGTTAACAAACCAGGTAAATATCTTTGGATTGAACACGCTGAACGTAACGCTATCTATTCTGCTGCCAGACAAAATATACCGATTGCAGGTATGACAATGTTCATAAACTGGTGGCCATGTATCGATTGTACACGTGCCATCATTCAAAGTGGTATTAAAAAGATTGTAGCGCCAAGAAGACCAGATTTTGAACATCCTAGATGGGGCCCTCATTTCCGGGCATCCTTTGAAATGTTAGAAGAAAACGGTTCCGTTGCTATGACATTCGAAGAAGATTATAATTAATTCTTAAAAAATTTCAAGAGTTATTGTTAAAAAATTTCAAGAGTTATTGTTAAAAAATTTCAAGAGTTATTGTTAAAAAATTTCAAGAGTTTCTTAAAATATTTCAAGACTTTCTTAAAAAATTTCTAGAATGAGCTTAAAAAAATTCTAGAGTTTCTTAAAAAAATTCTAGAGTTTCTTAAAAAATTTCAAGAGTTATTGTTAAAAAATTTCAAGAGTTATTGTTAAAAAATTTCAAGAGTTTCTTAAAATATTTCAAGACTTTCTTAAAAAATTTCTAGAATGAGCTTAAAAAAATTCTAGAGTTTCTTAAAAAAATTCTAGAGTTTCTTAAAAAATTTCAAGAGTTATTGTTAAAAAATTTCAAGACTTTCTTAAAAAATTTCTAGAATGAGCTTAAAAAAATTCTAGAGTTTCTTAAAAAATTTCAAGACTTTCTTAAAAAATTTCTAGAGTTTCTTAAAAAATTTCTAAAGTTTCTTAAAATATTTCTAGAATGAGCTTAAAAAATTTCAAGACTAAAAATATTTATTTTATTTACAGGTAAATATTTTCTACTATTCCTTTATTTTTACCTTTGCCCTTGGACATAATTAATTTCATACCTTGTACACACACAGTGGGAAAAAAATACATGTCGTAGCACGTATGTTCTTCAGATGTACCAGGTAAGAACGTACCGTCCGCGTTTTGTCGCCATTCACCTTCGGTAAACATTTCAATACGGTATTCCGTCACCTTATGCACCAACGGTCGTATGGATTTGACGGCGGCCGATTTTGAAAGTTCGGCCACCATCTTGTCAATGTGTATGGAGAATGCCTCGACACCAACTATAATCAAGTCAAAGTCTGCTTTGCACCGGAGACGTCCGTTTACCTGGTACTGGAGACGTTCAGACTCTTCGGCCACGCGCTCGTAAAAGCTTTGAACAGACGCTGCGACATTTCCCTTCCCCGGGGACCTCGGAAGAGATCCGGGTGGCGCATGAAACGACCACGTGAGAGGATATTGTCCCGGGACTTTTGCAGTAAATATGACAAATGTACATTCTGTGACATCATGACAGTAAATGGCCGATACCTTTCTTTTTCCTTCCTGTGCGCGCGCATGGTTCCAAAAGTGCGTGCCAATGACTCCCGTGGCGATTGACGATACAACTGCGGTGAATTCTTCGTCCCCTATATGGATGGGGCGCTCTTGACTAAAGTTTTTACATTGGATCTGTGCTTCCGACATTGAATACAACAAAATATACAATGGCTAAAATTTTAGAAATATTCTAATTGGAATCCTTCTAAATAATCTACGTTCTGGTATAAGTGTATTATATGTTATCATAATATGGACAAATCTATATTTTTTATTTCCGGTCGTTTGACAAAAACCCATACTGAGTACGCGGACATGCTTCGACTTAAAGGCGCTAAAGACGTAAAGAATCGTCTTACAAAGTCGGTAACGCATATATTGGTGGAAGATATTGACAATTTGTCTTCCAAAATCAATTCTTTAAAAGATGAAAAAACGATTGTGGACGAGGCATGGGTAGAATCATTACCTTTTATTTCAGAGTTGAAACCCAGTCTTACATTTCGTGTGACATTGGCTAAAAAGTTTAAGGACCAGAATGTTGATGGATGGTTATGTTCAGAGAAGTTAGACGGCATTCGTGCTGTTTGGGACGGTTATCAGTTCTGGTCTCGTTCTGGTAATCCTATAAACGTTCCACCAGAATTTACTCGTGCATTTCCTCAGGTGATAATGGATGGTGAAATATTTGGGGGTCGTGGTCAATTTGATTCGACTTCGGGTATAGTTCGCAAAAAAGTTCCTGATTATTCAGAATGGCGTAATCTGAATTATTGTGTATTTGACTGTCCACATATGGCCGAATTACCATTTGTCGAAAGATACGGATATCTTCAGAAACTTATTAGTGGTCAAGTTCATCTCAAACTTTGTGAACACGTTGTCATTCAAAAAGAAAACATCCCTGCAAAATTGTCAGATATTGTCGATAAAGGCGGTGAAGGACTCATGCTTCGTAATCCTCAGTCATTATACGAATATAAGCGTACTTCTTCTCTTCTAAAGGTGAAGGTCATGCATGATGCCGAAGCTGTGGTGATTGGTTACGAGACGGGTACGGGTAAATATCGCGGTCTTACTGGTTCTTTGATGTGCGAGTATCGTGGAAAAATGTTTAAATGTGGCTCTGGGCTTACCGACGAGCAGAGGACCAATCCTCCCAGAATTGGCACCAAAATTACATTTGGTTATTTTGAGATTGGTCCTTCTGGCGTTCCGCGATTTCCAACATTCAAGAGAGTCTTTTCCGGCAGAGTTTAAACGTATAACATGTATATTTTCTATGGTTAAGTATTGAAAATACCGAACATATATCTACAAATGTGGCAAAATAGAAAAACTCTTGCCAATATGGTCCAGCTTGTTTACCTTTTTTGAATGCTAACCATAACGTAAACGTCCACATACCAAAAGCTCCAAGGGCATCTTTTACCCGCGCAATGGTCCAAGGCTCGTCATAAACATACGAATAACACGAAAAAAGTGTATCTACTAGACATCCTAACGAAAAAAATAGCGCCAATAATGATTTTGAATGGTGTATGTATGGATCAGCGGCAATAAGAATAAATATAGGTACGGCTGTGAAATCTTTAAGAAATTGATAGCTAAAGAAGTGTATCATTTAAATAATCTGTAAATAAATTTATATGACAAATGTGTTTATAGAAAAATCCTATATAATCTAGAAATTATATATGTAAATGTCTTCTTCGGATTCTTCGTCTGAAGAATCGGATATTTCAGAGCAAGAATATAGTGAAGAGGATGATGAATCCTCTTCTTCGGACGATTCTTCTTCGGACGATTCTGATGATGAAAACTTTAGGACAATAAGAAAACGTCAACTTAGAAGAAGAGTGCGAGAAACGAGAGAAAATGCAGAACAAAAGATAAGAGTTGAAGAAGGTCAACTCTTAATGGATAATACGTTTGGGGTATTTGGTTCAAGTCAAAGATTAGCAATGGACATATCAAAAGCAGAAGCCGACATAAAAGCTGCCGAAGCCGAAGCTAAAGAGGCTGCCGAAACACTTGCAAGGGAAGAAGAAAAAGCTAAAGAAATGGCACAACAACAAAAAATGCAAAAGGCATTATTGACTGCAATGATGGCGGCACGAATGCAAATGTTGAAATTATATAAGAAAATTCAGGGGAATATAACAAAATTAAAAAAAAATAAACCCGAAACAGAAAATTTGATCATGGCACCTACTTTGCTATGGACATGTCAAACAAATGGACTTGCAAAAAGACCTACAGTGGATTTATTATTGGATACTGCGATAAAAGGCGCCATCGGCTGTATTAAATTTGATGATATAAAGGAATTGGGTAAAATATTTCAAAATGGCCAGCGTAAATCAGCTCGTTTTATGAATGATGTCATGAAAAAAGGTACTGTTTTTGATCAAGTAGAAAAAACAATAGAAATAACTAGGAAAATGAACAATTTTGAAAAGGCGAAACAACTAGGAAAACATGCGGGGAAAGAATTGGGGAAAAAATCGGGGGGAAAACTTGGTTCGGCTGCAAAAATAGCATCTTTAATGTCTACAGGCCATTGTGATATACCCATGATGTTTGTAAGAACTTTATTTGGAAAATATCCAGAAGAATGTGACAAAAACGAGGACATTGGTTATTTTTTTAAATATCCGAATCGTGCACCATTCGATTCTATTGCAAGTGCGAATAGTTTTTACGGCAAGACATCTATTCAACGAAATACGAATGTGTTGATTCCGGGCGGAACATATAAACCCCCTTCAAAAGAAATGGAGTCTGCTTTAAAGAGACGACGCATAAAACGCAAATCGGACAATGAGACCAAAAAGAAATTGATTTCTTATGGCGTTTTCTCAAATATAGCTGGTTCACACCATGAAAAAAGAAATATTTCATTGAAAGATGTCACAGATACCATGTCCAACCCAAATACAATTAAAAATATTGGCTATTGGTTAAGAGGGACCTTTAAGGAAAAGGCAGATGACATTGTAAATATGTTACCTTCAACGTTTAAATATTGGGGTGCTGGGATTAAAACTTTTACAGGTGGCGAACCTGTCCCATACTGTCCAACAGGTTGTCTTTCAGATCCGTTAGGATTTTGGGTTCGAAAGTTAAATATAAATTTGAATTTCGGCCCTAATTATACATATGACCATTTCGGCTGTATGTTTGAAATTGATTTCGAGGGGGACAAAGAACTTGAACCCTATCATAAAAAAGATAGTATTAAATATTATTTAGAAGAACATATGGATAAACGGTATGGAAACCCGTTAACACAACACACTGAACATAAAAACCACGTACCATTTCAACTCAGAAGAATGTACCAAAGAGCCATTGATATGGGGTTCAATCCAAAACTAACATATTCGTCAAAAATTATTGTCGAAGATGAACTTTTAAATGCTTATTGTGGTTGTTTTCAAGAATGGAAAAAAGATATGGCCTTACAAACTGAAAATTTAGAAAACCTTACAAAAGCAATGGCAATGAACCAAATGATGATTTTAAATCAAAAAGAACGAATGAGATTGACAAATAATACAAAAAAATAATATTTAACAACATTTTTGTCTTTATTAAAATGAATACTTTAGAATATTATTTGAAAGATAGTAAAACAGATTTTATTGCTATCAAAGCTTCTGGAATTACAAATATAGGCCATATTTTTATTAAAAACAATGGAAAATATTTCACAACAGACAAAATAGATTCGAACGCATGTCCCACAGAAATAAATACATTAAATTTGGAAATTACACATGATTTTTTGCCGTTTATTCACTCTTTTGGTCGGATTATACGTTCAACTGAGCCGCAAACAAGCGATTACTATGATTTTTTTACGTTGGGCGAAAGTCCTTCATTTGAATCATTCATTGATATATTAAAAACATATAGTCATCAGGTTCAGTTGGAGAATAGGAGAGCAAGACATTTTTTAAACCAATTATCAGAGGCAGGTATATAAAACATGTTTATGTAACAAATGACAGATCAGCAAACGATAGAAGAATGTATGGTTATTGTAGATAAAATAGTTCCAAAAGGTGTACAAATAGAAGCACTTAATTCTTCTCAAAGAATAATAGCTTTATTACCAACACATGTGCAATCTAAATTGATACATACTCTATTAATACAGAATGTTTTATTAAGAGATACATTAGATAAAATAAAAGAAATGCATAATTAAAATTTTAATGATGATGTGTACATACGTTTACGACGACTTCCTCTGTCATATGCTTTTTTCGATTCGCCTTCTGTTACTGGTACTGGTGCTGGGGATGAAGCCGCTGCTACTGGTACCGGTGCTGGTGCTGCTCTTCCAAACTTTTTACGTATCTCTGTATCATATTCTTCTTTCAATTGTTTTTCTTTTTGAAGTGATAGCCAATGCTTCATTCTGTCCCGCCTTGAAATATCATTGTTTACAGATTTATTAATATTATTTTCCATATTCAATGTCTCTCTTAGCCCTTGAATCTCTTGGAATGTTTGTTTAAAATTTTCCGTAGTGATTTTTTCTAAACATTTCATGATTTCGTTGTAATGTTTAATTTCGAGTGCAGAAGCGGACCTTTTGGGTTTTTTTAAACGACTTTTTGCTCTTGGGTTGCAAACATTTATGACATCTTGTAATGTAAAATGTTTAGATGTGGGCGAACGCGGAGGCGGTCGTGGCGTTTCGGGGGGTTCCATAACTGGACGTGGTTCAATAGGATCGTTTGGTACAAAATCTTTATATTTTTCATACTCTGCTTTTTTCTGGGACTTTTTTTCTTCGGTATCAAATCTTTGTTTTTGTTCAGCGGCAGCACGGTTAAACATTTCTAAATTATCACTAACCAATCTCGAATATACCAAAGATTTTATTTCATTGGAAATATTTCTACAATCTCTATAATTTCCAAAATTCTCCGAACGACGAAGAAATTCCATAAACGAGTGTAAACATTCAGTAGGGTTTGTATCTGAACCCTTTTCTATGAAATAATCCCGGCGAAGTGTATCGGTAATTGTTTTAGTGGCCTTTTCGGGTTCAACATCTTTAAAAACGAATTCTTTGGTAAATCTAGACGCCATGCCTTGGTTACGTCTCATCATTTTTTGCATTTTGTCTTGATATCCACACAATATTACGACAACTTTACCATTATTAAACTTCTCCTCTTCGAGCATTGCAATGAGTTTTGTTTGAGCTTGGCGGCCGTATTCAGAGCGTCCCAATTCATATGCTTCATCTATTAACAATATACCTCCTATAGCTTCTTCCATGGCTTGTTCAACAAGTTTTTGTGCTTCACCAACTACGGTTCCTTCTAAATCACTTGCCGAACGAACAATAGTTTCGCCCGAAACTAATATACCAGCATTTTTCAAGGCTTCGCCTAACATGTTTGCCGTTTCAGTCTTACCTGTCCCAGAATTGCCATGAAAAATAATATTGCCAGCTTTTGGCCATTTTGTTTGATCGAGGGGCCATATTTGTTGACATGCCTTATATTCATCAGTTAAAGCTTTAATATATGTTACTAATTCCGCGTTAGAACCCCTTTTCTGCAGGCGTTGAATTGGATCTTCTGTAACTGTCTGGCCAAAATCAAAGGGAGTCAAAACTAATTTTGAAGGTTTCCAGTTCAAAAATAACTGTTTCTTTTGTTCAAAATTGTCATCATGCACCATTTCTTTATATTCTGGCTTTTTAGAAGAGTGTCTATGTGCGTTAAATGCTTCTATTCTCTTTTTTAACTCAGGCCAATGTTTTTCTTTAGTATTAGTATATTGTAGGTCTGTTCCATTGAAATTGATATCCGAGTGTATACTTGCTTGAAGTTTTTGCAATTCCTCCTTATCTTTTTCGACCCTTTGCAAAATTTCTTGGAATGTTTGTATGTCTGTAGAACTTAACAATTTTGAAATTTCTTTGTCTTTTTCATCTATTTGACCCTGCACAACTGAATTTTCGAGTATGTTTTCTTGTTCAATCTCTTTTGTGATTTGATCGTCAGAAACCTCTGTTGTTTGTTGGGAAATAGTATCGTATATACCTTTAATAACTTCTAATTTTCCCACCAAACCTTTTAATTGTGGTATGGCGGCGTAAATGCCCTCTTTAGTACTTACCGATTTCTTTTCGACAATCTCATTTTGACCGTTCAAAATAACGATTCTGTTTTCTTCGAATAGATGACATATAGAGTTATATTGATCTATTATGTAGTTATAACCACTATTTAATTCAGTAGGAGGGGTGCTTGATAAACTCCAGCCCTCCTTCCAAGCTTCAAATTCCCCAATCGTCGTTTTTATAGTTTGCATTAAACCTGGTATGGTAGTTTTATTTTTCTTGAATATACCAGACTGAGCCATTATTTTGTATTTGTTTTTGAGCTTACGCCTCGCCGCAATTTTTTGTGGTTTCCTTCGATTTTGTATATCCTTTTGTCCGCGTAGGATGTTCTCGTGTTCTTTTTTTTTTGTTTGTAATTTTTGAATACGTTCATCTTTGCTTATTGTTTCATCTATTTTGAATTGATTGTCTCTTTGAACTTTTTTGAGTGCATTTATATAATTTTGCACAATTTCCATAAACTTTCCACGGTAACCTCCCTTTATGAATTCTAGTTCTTTAACTTGCCACTCTTCTATGTTTTTTAAGTATTTATGTCTATACTTCAGAGCTTGTCTCAATTTTTTTATGTCTTGGTGACCAAAATATTTTTTGGCGCCGTATATGCCATCGATAATTTGGTTAACGGGACTTTTCCGCCATCTACCTTGATTTTTTAGACACCTTGACATTGCTGCCTTGATAGCTTTATCTAGGAATAGATTGATAGTCCCAGCATTTCCAAAATCTTTGGAAGGTCTCTGTTTTGAAATTTCGGTAATAGCATAATCTCTAGCACTTGTTAGTAGTGTTATATTTCGTTTTTTTGCCATATGAACCATAATTTTACTCAATTGATCATCTGAATAATCTTCAAATAAAACAGGATGCTGTGAATCAAAACGTCTTCCGAGACCAGGGTTTACATTTCTACACATAGCTTTCATCTCTTTTGGATATCCAGCCATAATGACAGATATATCAGCCCCGGGCTTGGCCTGAACTTGTTCCACAATAGTGTTTAATACTTCTAGGCCAAATTGAGATTCCGCCAATACATATGCCTCGTCAATAAACAATACTTTGCCTATGGAAGCTTTTAAAATTGCATTTGTTTTTGTTTGTGATGCACCGACCACATTTCCAACAAAATCAGACGCTGTTTTTGAGACCAATGACGAGTCAGATAATAGTCTTAATTCGTGTATAATATTAGCCCATAATAATGCAACTTCGGTTTTCCCTGTCCCTGGTTTTCCTATAAATAATTTATTCAACATGATTGGAACAAACGGAAACCCTCCCTTTTCTTGTTGCCAGTTATATTCAGAAGAATCTACCAATTCTTTTAAAGTTTTTTTAATAGAATGCATGCCGACAAATTTTGGCATTTTTGCGTCGGCATCTGATGAAAATTTGGGCATACCATTTTCATTTATTTTAAAACCTCCAAATGTATCTGTTCTGGAATCATACATGCCAATTTCTTCGGCCAAAAGCAGCTGTAAAGATTTGTTTTTACTTGGTTTTTCCCCTAAAATATCAACCACTTCAATTTCTTCATACGGAAGCGGTTCATCCTTTAATTCGACTTGCATTTTTTTTCTCTTATTCTTCTTTTTACGGGCTTCTGAAGGTTCAAAAAGATTTGCTGTTGCTGTTACTACTACTGTTGACGTCGCTGCTGCCGAATTAGAAGTTGTTAGTACAGGAAGACCTGGAACATCATATACGGGACCAGGAGGCCCCGAAGGCCATTCTAAGTTTAATCGTTTCGCTGCTGAAGACACAGCGCGATTATACATAAACATGACAGTGGCAAAATTTCCAAAATTCGGAAATGATCTTTTTTGGATCAATCGTTGAATCATGATTTCTTTCGTGTTTTCTTTCATAAACCATCCAGACACTTTAATATTTTTATTAATATCTCGACTTTTACGTAATTTCATTTCTAATAATTCGCGAATATCTGCATTTGACAAATCCTCAAAAATAACTTGTTTGGGGAAACGTCTTGCAAGGCCGGGGTTAAAAGAAATAAGATTTTGCTCTATTTCTTTCTTATAACCTGCCAAAATAATCGACAAAATATTTCTATGGCGTTCTGACAATAATAATATGAGATTATACAACTGTCGTCCTTTGTTATCTGTTCTAGGTCTTAATGAATATGCTTCGTCTATAAAGATAACACCACCTTCATTGTTTACCATTTCTTCTGCTTTTTTGTTTAAAGCGGCCGCAGGGTTATCTTTCATGAGCATTTCAACGGCAGATGTACTCCAAAAATTAATTTCTTCTGGTTGATCTTTAAGGTATAATCCTATAATTTTTTGCTCGTATTTTTTCCAGGCTTCTTGCGCTTTGCCGACAACAGCATATGGATCTTTATGACTACCTGATTTTATTTTATTACCACGATACCAGATTTTTGCTCCATTAAATAGACTCGTCATAACTAAAGCGTTCATGGTCTTGGCCCCCATAAGAGAAGCAGCGCTAGAAATCATATTATCCATACCCTTTCTAGCTGTTACGGCATATTGTTCAATATCTTTGACTATTGGTACTTTTACATTTAGTTCTGGAATCACATGAGTATGTTTTCTAAGTTTTGTTGCAAAGAGCATTTTTGCAAAATAATTTTCTGCAGTCGTTGTTTTACCAGTTCCAGGATTCCCTAAAAATAAAAAGTTCAGGTTAGAAAGCACGTCAGGTCGAGCCGAAACTGATTCTTGTTCCATTCTCAATCGAATTTTATATAAATCCAAGAGAGAATGTTTCATAGTGGCTTGGCCAACATTGTTAATCAAGCATGAGTCCATTATACGTATACATTCCATATGATCTATTTTTTCATCTGAATTGTACATATTTCGAATTTCCTCGAAAGGTTTATTGATATATTCCTTTACGAATAAAGATCGTTCTTTATAAAAATGGCCTATGGCGCCCATATCAGATCCCATTTGTATCCAATATTTTTCAAAAAACCATTTTTTAATCAAATCTTTCATATGATAAAAGGCATAACCACCCGCCAATACAGAAAGGCCACCTAATGCCAATTTCATATTAGATGCATTTTTAATATTTTCAATAACTCCTTGTCCTACAGCCGTTGCCTTGTCACCGACATTTTCTGCTTCTTTTAAAGCTTTATCTTTAAAAGAAGCAAACGCTTCTTTAAATCCATTTACTGCCGACAACCCTATATTATCTGCAATAGGTTCCATAAAATCCGTTATAAACGGCCCCCCCGAAAATTTATAAATTAAACCCACCAAACTTATAAAAACTACAGCTAAACTCTTTGCATTGACTCTTATAAACTGACCCGCTTTTGTAAATTTATCCCATAAAGTAGTCACTAACCATTCTTGGACTTGTATTGGCAATAAACTCCATACCCATTCTATTCCTACGGAAAATTTTATTGTAATATCCATATCTCTAAGACTACTTTTTGGAACAGTAATTGGTGTATTGATTTCTAAAGGATCAAAATGTTTACTACCAAGAGTTTGAGACAACATTTGAAGTCTCATATTATCATTCATGGTAGACATGCTGTCTATTTTTTGTCGGTCGGTTTGGTATCCAAGACCCAATGAATCAGCCATCATTCTTTCTTTTGAATTTAAACCGTCGCGCACCAATACCTTCACATTTTCCGACTGCTCTGTTTTTTTTTCCAATATATTAGGAAGAACAAAAGCTATATGTGTAATTCCATTTAAATCCAAATACTTTAAATCGGGAGTTGTCAGCGCCTCAAAAATAGTATCCATAGGATTTGACATTTCATAAGAGGCCAACTCTACACACTTTTCGAACAATTCGCGGTATATCCGTTTTTTGTTGGGTTTAACCGTTTCTTTCAAGGCTGACTGTTCCCATTGTTTCCACCTATAGTCGGTCTTTTCGACAATTTCAGCGACTTTAGATATGTTTTCTGGAAATTTGTCAGGGGGTTCGGCCGATATATGTACTTTTTCATCTGCTTTCAAGTCAATAATGTAGTTTTTATCCTGATGTAATTTTTTATACATTAAATCGCGTGTTCGCCATTCGCTGTATATGTTGTAGTATTTTTTTTCAAGAGCTACATTTTCTGAGGATGGGTCTTCTTTTACATTTTGTTCGTACTCTTGATGTTTGTTAAAAATTTTTAAGACTGTTGGATCTTTCGCTGGAGGGTTTATAAAATCCGTGTTTATTTTTTTCAACATTTTCATGATCCAGTCAAAATGTTTATTGGAACCAAACGCACCTGCAAGAGGCATTGCCTTTGAATTTAATCCGCTGAAAAATATATTTTTGATTGGTTTTTTTACAGTATCGTCCTTTTTTTGAGCCCAATTTGAAAAAATAGATGGAATTATTCCTTCACCTTCAAGAGCTTTTGGTTCCAAAGTTTCCAAATCGTTATGCCACTGATTTGGAGCCTTATATTTTCGGCCTAAATATTTAGTAGTAATATATCTATTATCGCCACCAAATATTTTTAAAAGAGTACATGTTTCTTTGTTGTCACGTTCAATATGGAGTTGCTCTGCTATTTCATCGTCCGATATAACATCTAAAGTCAATTTCCAAGCGCCCGAACTACCAGTTACTCCAACTTCGCCCATTAAACGATTTATAAATGTCGTCATTTTTATTCTAAAATCATCATCATTTTCGAAAGCAGCGTAATTTTTAAATAGATGTTTACCAATATAATCTATAGTATTTTCAATGAAATCGCTGGGCAGTGGTCTTCTACGGGGTACAATTTTACCCCATTTTATGTTAGGTATTTGGTTACTACCATCAGATGGTTCAGAGTCAAAGAATAGCTTGGGAACTGTCTGGATTATATCTTTGGAATTGTTTGTAGCTAAAATTGTATAATCATTTATAGACGAAACATTTCCATTCTGTGTTCCATCTTTTTTCCAACAGATGCGAGATCCCGCATTCATATAACTAAACCCATCATATGGAAACTTATTGTTAGACATATGTTTACCAAAAGCCTCTGCCGCCAATTTTATATTATCTTGTTCATTTTTAGCATAATTTTTGGCCGAAGATAAAATTTCTTTTGCTTTTAACATTTGTATATATTCTAGCATTTGTTTGGATTTATCGGTGTCCAAATAAGGTTCCAATACTCCAATGTAGGTGGATACATCTAATTTTCTTTTTTCTTCTAGTGTTTTCTTTAAAAGGATTTGATTTGCTAATTCATCGGACGGATTCGGTATTTCTTGTAACGTACGGTCACGTTCTCCTTTCAAACTATTTATTTTTTCTTCTAGTGTTTTCTTTAAAAGGAGTTTCTCTAAAGGCATATAAATCAGTTCTTCTCTTAACGTTTCTTTCAAAATGTTATATTCAACCCCTATGTCCGTTTGTTGCGATTCACCCGAAGTTTCAAGTGCTCGCAATAATGTGGGAAGATAGGTGGCAAATGTGGGAACGGCAATGACACCTAGCATTTTAATCTTGGTTTGGCGCCAATAATCGCTTTGTATAGATAATTTGGTTTGTTGTTGCTGATCCCTATGTTCTTGAATATTTTTTAAAAGATTTGTCAAATTATGTTCCGATTTTATATTTACGTTGTTTAAAATCTGTTCTCTTTGGGCTTGCCATTCTTTTATAAAACGTACACCATCTAAATCTTTTAATCTTTCAAGCTCCATACATTTAACATTTAATTGTTGCTTGTTTTGATCTAATTCCTCACCTAAGTCGCCTTTTTTTTCTCCAATTTTAGCCTTTATGTCTCTGATAAGTCTATTATCGGCTTCAATGTGCCAATCATAAACCTTTGGTGCGTTTGTCTGATACATTTTATTTAAATTTGATGTCAAACTCTGCACAGAAGGCATTAAGCTATTTTGCGACATTCCTATCATGGACTTTGAATAAAGATTTTATTCAAAGTTTATACTGTAATTTTGAGGTCAACAATTTGATACTATATTAATACACATGGGTTATGTAAATGCCCTATCAAAAAGATTTCATCGGTCAGACTCCCTATTATATAAAACAAGATATGGAAAGATTTTTTAAAAGAAAACATTGTCATAAAATAACCAAAGCTTTAGACAATATTAATATAAAGTATGATATTCAACATTTACCGTTTGGTTGTAAAATAAAATATCAAGACAATTATAACGCATGGATAAGTAATTTAACATCCAAGTATTTTTAGATTATTTTATATAAAAAGAATTGTACATATTTATTATGGCGAGTATTTCTATAGAATCTATATCTGCCATCCAAATCGACCCAACAACGCCAAAGTCCATGCCAAAAATTATACCCATTGTACGTAAGAAATCAGATACGACAATTGGTACTTGTAGATCGTATGATGAAAATATCCCTGTACCATCATTTATTCGTTCGTTGGGAACAGAATCTCCCTCCAGATCTAGACGTAGAGCAAAATCCATATTATTCGGCTCAACTCCAGAATAACAAACATAGATTAAATTAGATTATAGATTAAATTATAGATTAGAAATGATGCGAAGAACAGTCTCCGCAAGGAAATATAGCGTCCACACCCTCGTTGACAAACACCAACGCGCAGCTTTTCGGCGTTGACGATTTTCCGTTTAATAGATTAAATTATAGATTAGGCGTCAATGATAATATATTTTGAATATATTGACCTTTTATATTATTTGTAAATATATTATTATACCATGTTTGTATCAAAAGAAGAATATGTCCAAATAGAATAAAATAGAACATAAAAATAATCAATCTCATCTCTAAATATTTAGAAAATCTATATAAATACTCTCAAACTTCTGAATAATGCATGCATTAGACACATATTTTTGTAAGACTGGCCGCGGTAGTATGCTCTGTGGATGCCTACAATTAGTGTTCCTGCAACTCTTGGGCAGTTCTGTAGCACTTATTATAATGGCCTTTGTCATTATCCCACCAACTACCACCAACAGTACTACTAATCGATGTAAAAATCAGTGACTGATATATAGGTTTGTTGATTGTGTGTTACATGTCCCTCTGGTGTACCACGTCCCCTTGCTATTTCTTTACCAGCGACGTAGGCAATCACCGTATCACCGACTCTCCAGTGTTCTGCATACACTTTCTCTTCCAATGTTTTTAGCGGGGGGCGACTCTCGATACACAAGGGTAGCGTTTGTGATGTCATATTCAATTCCTAAAATTTTAGAAAGACAATTCCTAAATTGTATGTGATTTAAATCATTACTGCACAAGTTAGAAATATTGAAATCAATTCTATTTTGAGTATTTACGGAAATGTAACATTATGATGCAAATAAGATTTCATAACCTTTGTTCTTCTATTATAGAAACATTGATGAATAGACTACAGAGCCAACATGATCAAGATTGGGATACGTGTGTGCTATGGGGAGAGGAAGATAAACTGTTAAGGACTATTGGCCTAAGTTGTGATTAGAACGGATTGATTTTTTTTGTTATTATCCTGACACTTCTTTAAAATATAGCGGTATATATAACATTGTGATTGCATTTTAACCACTTTAGGACATTTTTCCAAAAGCTTTATTAAAGTTTTGCAGTTTTTAGTGTTATTCGTCCAATTTGTACTTTTATTCTTATTCATTTTAAGATAATTCTTTAATATTTTAACAATGATTCTTTAATTTTTTAAGAAAGTCTTAATTTTTTGTAGAGAGTCGTCTTTAATTTTTTGTTCCAGGGACTAAAAATTCCACGGACTAAAAATTCCCAGGCAAAACTATCTATCTGAATAAACATGCCTAAATCACGAAAAAACAAGAAGAAAGGCGCAAACAAGCCCGTCATCTACAGCTACGACGTAGCTGGTCAAACGTGCTATGTAGGTCAAGCCAAAAACAAAAAAAAAAGAGACAATCAACATAAAGCAGGTTCATTGCACATTGATAGAATATTAAGACGACAATCAATGTGGCCGGATCCGGTTACATTGGAGAGTATTGGCCCAGCGCGCGAAGATGAATACGTCAACAACCGCGAAAGACACCACATTAAACGTCATAATACTTATTTCAGAGGTTATAATAAAACTCCCGGTGGAAACATGGGTCATCCGAAATACGGCCAACTTTGGAAAAATTTGGAGTTTTTCAAAAAGTTAAAAAATTTACCCATGCCCGGCAATCCAATGACTGATACCCAAAAGAAACTTTTGCAACAACTGGTTACTCTGGTACCATTGCCTCAAATATTTAGAATTACTATTGATTTGACCAGAGGCTCAACGTCAGAAGAATATGAACAAGAACGCTCTGAGCGTATTTGTCAAATGGCATGGGACAAATACCGATATCATTTTGCGGACCAAAAAGCAGATTTGATTCAACTCGGTTCTTTTGTTTCTAGACATAGCTTATTAATAAATAACGATTGAATGTCCTTTAAGAAAAAAGTTGATTTGAGTTTAATCTCTTTTGTTGGTTCTCTAAGTAGCTCTTGGACATTCTTCCCCTAACCTCCTAAATGTAAGGTAATAAAGTTTATTTATGTATATAATTGTGGTTCGAACAGAAACTATATAATATCTAAGGCAATGAGTCCCATAATTTGCCAAGTTGCGGCTGAAAAAGACCAGCATCCAATCTGAAGTTGTGTAACAGATAAACATACAAAACAAAAGATAGAGAATAGGCTAGAGCACAAAATAAACATAAATGCCCAATAGCGAGTTGGATCTCTTTTCCCAAACAAATCGGCGATTAATAAAAAAACACAAATAGTCAGTAGTGACATTGGCAGATATGACCGCAGATATGAGGACAAGATGCAAAGAAACACACGAAACCATTAAAACAGATGAAGAAAAATTAAATTCAGTGTCAGATAAATTACAATCTGAACATAAAGAACTACAAACATTGACAGGGAATGTAAAAAAACTTTATGATGCGTATAATAATGCAGATAATTAACATTATTTTAAGCATATATTGGCGCGCGTTGATAGATATGTTTTAAAGTTCGTCATTAGGGTCAGGGTAGAAGTCTTTACTTGACCAATATTTGGTGTTTTTACACAAACCGGCTTGTACAAGTTTGTCCATTATATCACTAAGTTCTTGGAATCCAGGATGGTTATCACCCTCTATTTCTTCATATAGTTCCACTAGTTTATCATATCTTTCGACTTGAAAGTCAACGATGGATTTTAAATATTTATTTTCCTCTATTAATCTTTGAACAATAGCTCCTTGTTCAACGTTGGTAACAACAGTCAATGCTTTATAATCTCTAATTGTATTCATCACTTAGTAATTATAAATTGGTTATGTACGTATTTTTTTTCTGAATAAGTGTTAATTGTGTGATTCAGACTCGTGGTCTTGAATATATCTCTTTATATTTGCAGCATTTGAGTGCGAAGATTGGTGTTTATTATTGTCCACAACAGTCACTACTACAACACGGTAATTCGAATGTTTTAAAATATTTTATCATTCAAATCACGATATCGCATATCAAAGTAAAATAAAAGAACTGGAATAATTTTTTGTCAAATAAATTGTAATCTATTGTGCGGTGATACTCAACAACATCCCACGCGAACCACCAATAAATTGCATCAAATCCTTTCTAACATACATATACAAAAACGACACAATAAAAAGGTGATAAAAAACAAACTTCACTATACATTCTTTGGGGTTTTTGTGTGTTTGCTAATGTTTACGCATTATAACAAGGGGATGTTTGCAATCAATAGTTCCGTAAAAGTATAGTATATATGGATCATATATAACACACAAATGTCTGTGACGCGCACAAAAAGATGCGATCCTTGTGGAACACGCGCAACGTCAAATAGAAGCCGCTACTGTACAATTTGTACCCAATACTTTCGACCCCGTGGTGTTTCTGATTTTGATTGGCTGTTTTGGACAGAAATAAATAAGGCTGGGCGGCACAATGTCTCTCTCTCTCAAGAACTGCAAGATTCTGTCATTCATGGTGCAGATATAAACGTGGAAATTTATGGACAAACAGGACTTATGGTGGCAATCAAAAAAGGAAACAACCTCATTGTACAATTTCTTGTCGGGATACAGGAACTAAACATTAATTCCCAAGGAAGACATAACACAAATCCACTCTTGATAGCTGCACGTTACAGGCCAGACGTTTTAGCAACGTTGCTTTCGGTACCAACTATCAATGTCAATTGTCGAACGAACGCATCTGGTTTCCAAGGAATGACACCAATAATGATTGCGGTTCATTTCAATAAACAGACAAATGTACGCTTGTTGTTACAAAAGGGTGTCGACCTAACATTGACCGATATACGAGGAGAAACCGCTCTCACCATGTCGTTTCATCATCCATACGAGAGAGGCGCACAGAATATAGTACGAGCTTGGTTCACCCGGGTAACATCGGTATTGAATCGGTTGAGATATAAAACAAGAAGAAAAAGACGTCGGCGGGAAAAGGGATTAGCCAGATATGTTTCTAGAAAAAAAAACCTACCTGACGACATTGAAGGTGAAATTAAGCAACGTTTGCACCACAGATTCGACCACTTAACGTTTTGATAATAACATTATATTAGTTTACTCTAAAGTTCATCTTCGTCTTCATCCTCTGCGTCGCCTGGACTCGATTCTTGGCGTTTTGAACGATTGTTACAATTTCAATCACAATCATACGGCGCCACATAAACATCCACCATGTCACTTTTCCATTGAAATACACCCACCTTTTTAAAAATAAGTTCAGAAAATGTATTCGAGGTTGGTTCTACAAAAACAGATTTGGCCGGATAATGCAAGAGTTTAGAATAATTCTTTAATTTTTTGTAGAAAGTCTTTAATTTTTTGAAGAGTAAATCTTTAATTTTTTGTAGAACTCTTGAAATTTTTTAACAAATTCTTTAATTTTTTGTAGATTCTTTAATTTTTTGTAGAAAGTCTTTGTTTTTTTGTAGAATGATAATGAATTTTTTTAAGAAAGTCTTGAATGATTCTTAGTTTTCTTAATTTTTTAGAAATTCTAAACAGAAATTCTAAACAGAAAGACCAACACAGAAAGACTAACATGGCTGCACTAACCACACATATCCCTACCAATCCTTGGCAACAAGCGCTCCCAAAACATGGCCAAGTAGTCAAAACGCTTTGTAAACACATTTACAACACTTTGGAGCTATCTGATGGCATAACAGCGGTCGGCGTCGTCCCAAATCGCGCCAATGGCCATACACCACTAATTCATACTCTAAAGGTGATTCTTAAAAAAGAGAAAGAATTCTCTTTTACCATTGACATTCAACCCGCCTCGACCGGCGAACCAGTCCTAAAGGCTAAAATGGTCCTCGCGCAGCTTATAATGAGCGACCCGCTTCTTTTGAACGGGGTTTCAGAGTTCAATATGTCTGTTGTTGACAGTGGATATGTCGGCGAGATAATTTTCCACGGACATAAGGTAGATATTTCTCCATTTTTTGACGGCGAAACGTTGGAAACTTGGAAAATTGTCAATGAGATCATTCGCAAAGTTTCGGCCAGATCTGGCCAGGAATATGTCTGTAGCATCGGCATGTTGCCTATTCGTGCGAATGTCGCCTTTTTAGAATGTGAAGATACGTCTGAAGGGCATCGTTTCTACGAAGAAGTAAATATTCGCAAATGGGTTTCTGAACAGGGAACTTCTCCATTTACTCGGTTGTCTGTCGAATTGTCAGCTATAAAAATTCATGGTCCTGTGGCAGTGAGCATGTCTGCCGCCCCAAGGATGTTGAAAACCAGAAAATCAGACGTTATTTCGAAAGATTCAACCAAAAAAGCGCGGGTCGCTGAACCTAAGAATATTGTATGTGTTTGGGATAGGTCTGGATCAATGCGCAATATGGCACAGGCCGCTGAAGATGGTTTGCGCAAAACAATCGAGGAACATAAAGCTATTGCCATCTCTACTGGTAATCCTACAAAGTTGTGGGTGATTACCTTTGATAGTTCGATTGAATACCATATCGAAGGGGAAGATATTCTAACAGTATCGTTAGGCAATCTATCTGATTGGGTGAGTCCTAGAGGTACTACAAGACTTTATGATGCATTATACGGCGCAACTGTGAAGATGGGATCTATGATGGGCGATACCATTTTCATTGCAATGACAGATGGTCACGATACTTGCTCCGAGGTTTCTGTGGATACTGTCCGTACTAATTTGGAAACATTGAAAGCAGAAAAATCTGTCGAATGTATTTTCATGGCGGCCAATATTGGAGATGCACAAGTAGTGGGACCATCAATGGGGTTCAGTGCGGATACATCTATTCAGTTCACGCCTTCAGCGGCTCCTCAGGCATTTCGAGCCGCCACACAGTCTTCTTTACGCTCAGTTACGGGAGGATCTGCAACATTTAGCGGTATGGAGCGTCAAAGTAGTATGGCGGTTGATTTTAATATGCCTGCTGTGCCTAGAAACATTCGGCGGTCTACTGCCCTTTAATAAATTTTATACGTATAAATATATTCATATGAATATATAATGTTTAATCAAAAAAATTCATCTAAAAGATCTCGTTTAGATTCCCCCCCACCTCCTGTCCCTTCATCCTCCTCCGCATCGTCTGTACCATCCTCAGTGGATATATCAAAGGCTATTTGCCAATTTTCTTCCAAACAAGATGTAGAGCCTGCTTTTTTAGAATCTGATACACACGTTGCATTATTGGTTGGAGATGGACATAGTGGCGATCTTACCGCAAAAACATTGTCTTCAAATGCTCATATTATTTTAGAGCATGTTTTGAGAGAGGGGTTGGAAGCGGGTATGCGATTTTCTCAGGAACTTTGTAAAAATTTTCTGGATGGAGCTATGCTTGTTTTAGCTCTTTATGAAATTTCTAGTCGGACTTTAAAGATTCTTTCTGTGGGAGATGCATCATGTTGTGTATATCAACATGAAAAACTTATTCACCACCAACCTCATCAAGACGCCCCGGCGTTTTTGGCGCGGCATCCAAGCGGTATTATTACTGGCATCGATTTAGATGGTAATGAATTTGGAACTATTGAGTTACAAAAAAATTTTTCAGGGCAAATAGTTAGACACGGTACTTTGACTCCTCATGTTGATGGTATAATTATGGAATATCCATCTAAACCAATATATTTTAAGTTTAAAGTTGACAATCTTTATTTGCCTCAAAATTTTGCTTCGGGCGCGTTTGTGGGACATTGTTCATACCCAAGAATGCCTGCATGTAGTACTGAGTGTATTATCCCTCCGGGACCATTCCATATTGTGATGACTTCTGACGGTGTTTCTGATGTTATGAACCATAAAGATAATTTTCTATTACGTCCTGATGTAAATGCTTCTGAAATTTTGAACGAGTGTAAACAAAGATGGTTAAAGGAATGGCAATTTAATGGCGAAAGCAGGTATTTAACAACGTTCAAGACTATTATTCGTTCAGGTGGGCGTTTGGTAAGAACATTTTCACAGTTACCTAACAATTCTTATAGAGTTACATTTAATGACGGGGAAGTGAGGACAGTTTCATCCATAGATGAAACAAATAAAGGAGCAGATGATATTTCTGTCCTTGTTTTTACATGCGATTAATGTTTATAAAAAATTAAGTCTCTTTTATCAATCTACGTTTTTTTGTAATGTGTAAATGTTCCTCTTTCGAAATTTCTTGAAGTTTAGCATTTTTCAAATGAAATGTTTTCCATTGTGTCAATATAGGTTCTTTGAACGTTTGATAATTCCATTGTGTCAATATAGGTTCTTTGAACGTTTGATAACCTATTTTCGTTGTTTCTGTATTTAAAATGTCATTTTTAACTACCTTTTCATAGAGTTGGTCGGTAGATTCTGGGATAGTCGCACGCCATTTACAATATATATTTTTGAACCCACCGTCGTTACAATGGTCCACTTCCGTGTCGTCACCGACTTTGAACGATAGTATTTGCTCATAATGAATAGAACCCCTACATGCTTCTTTGATTTCAGCTTCCTTATTCAATGCTGGACATTTTTTAGACACTGTTATTTCTATACCACTGCTATTTGTCAAAGCTATACCGCTTTTATCGGTAAGTACAAAACATCCATTATTTCTGTCAGCACAAAGTTTCCAAGCTACACCACCTGCAATGTCGACATATTGTCTTTTATGTCGTTGTTTGCAGTAAAATTTACAAAACCCTTCTAATATTTCCTTTTGTAATTGTGGTTGTATATCAATTATGGTCCCATTCTTTGCTTTTGTGAGCCACCCGGCGTCGGATATCATAGTAGAACACGATTGTCCAAAAGCTGTTTTATTTTTAAGACGGTCACACCATTCACGACGTCTGACCATTTTATAAATTATAGTATCAATTCGAGTATACTATAAAAGAAAGTGCTACTTATGTGTATAAATGTCTAAATTTGTCTTCTTTTTAAAATAAAACCAATGGTCTTCATATTTTTCAGTGACAACGTATAATTGGAAAATCAAAGTAATGATTAGAGTGGCTACGATACAATCAACGCTGTAATGCCATCTTTGTAGCAATAAAAATGAAATTAATAAAAATGAAAAAACCCCGTTCATAACAACAAAATTAACCGATTTTGAGTAACGATATCCAAAAAGGAATAACAATACGGCACTGGCTGTATGACCAGAATACATATAATCGCCACAAGTCCCATGTATTATCATATTCGAAAATGTTTCATATATATTTCGTGGTTTTTTTGTACAGTAATCAGGTGTAGAAATATTGGGCAATGTCGTAAATGTCACTGTTACCGAACGTATAATAGTTGTTGTAGATTGAAGGAAAATGTATTGAAATATACGTCGCCATCTTTCTTTGGAACGAAAAGAAGCGAACAATAATATGATTTGTACAGTTCCTATATAATTTGATATCGGAATTTTAACGTCTGATAAATCTGGTATAATATCAAATAATAAGTCCTTTAATGGCTCACCGTTTTTAATCTGACGATGCCAAGCTAAATTTGTAGAAATGACAGCCATAAAGATGCTCAAAATTACATAAGCCAATAATCGTATCCACGAACTATGTCGCATTTTTAATTAACCATTAATATATTTATACGGTAAAATGTATTAATTAACGAACATATTATTTTTTATTAAACACGCAAATGATGATTATAAATGATTGTGGATGATCGCGAACACGATTTGATTCAACGCTTAAAAGCGGAGGGCGAATCTTTTACTGTAGAGAGATTGCCATTGGGAGATATAAAAATAGAAAATAATGGATCTTTAGCTATTATTGAACGTAAACGTAGTGATGATTTTGCTTCGTCGATCGGTGATGGAAGATGGCGAGAGCAAAAAGCCCGTTTAATGGCCTCTGGAGCAATCGTTATTTATTTGATAGAAGGTAGTCTATATGGACAATCTGTAAAGGCTGAGGTATTATCATCTGCAATTTGGAATACAATGTTACGTGACAAAATATGGGTGATTCAGACTCGTGGTCTTGAGGATACTTCTATGCATTTGAAGCAATTGCGGAAAAAAATAGGATGTTCTATTAAAGGTTCGTCGGGTATACGTTCATTATTGAGCAAGCGTAAGCGTAAAGAAGACTCAATTTTTCTTTTAATGTTAATGCAAATTACATCAGAAAAAATAGCTCGTGCTATTGTTTCTCATTGGACAACTTTGGTTTCATTTCAAGATCAGTTACGTAAAGACGCGACTCAGTTAAAAAGCATACGCATTTCGGAAAAAAGGTGTATAGGTTCAACAACAATAAAAAAATTGGTAGAACATTTAACTTAATTTCAAACTATTTAAGTTAAATGTTCGATATACATATAATGTTATATGAAGCCATTGTGGTAGAAAAACCAAATGTTAATTTAGTCAAATGGATAAAGACACTTATTTTTACACATACACTTTTCTCTTTGTACAGTGCGTATTATTATGAAATACACCATGTGACAAATACTAATTGGTGGTTGTTGCTATTATCTTGGATCATTTTCGGCGTAATCGTCCCATTTATAGGATTAAGGGCTTCGACAAATTTAGATAAATCTCGTCTGAAAATATTTAGTGCTATAGAATGGTTTGTAGGATTTTGGAATATAATAACTTGTCTATCGATGGGGTCTACTTTAGCTATGGTCGTGGATTGGTGTAATTCGGATACTTGTTTGGCACAATTTGAGACGATGAATCATTCGTGTGCGATTCAAATTCAAGATGAAATATATAATATGGACGAATCTTATTGTGATGAAATACCTTGGCATATTGGGACGACATTGTTTTATGGTCTAGTAGCGTATGTTTCTTGTATGGGGTCTATTTCGGCGCGCGCTATGAACAATATTAAAGTAATATCCGCAGTATCTGCAGATATTGTATCCGTTCCCGATTTGCCAAATACAGGATTACCTATAGGTCTTACAACCGAACAAGTTCAATCAGAAATAGTTCAAATAGAAGAATAAAAAATCAAAGTGTTAATTTTTGTATTTTCGCTTGTAAAATTTTAGCGTAATCTTTTAAAAATTCCGATCTTAATAGTAAATCCGATTCCTGTAATGGTTCTCTAGTCAACGGATCTGTACCTTTGGATCGAACCCATTTTAATATAGATTGTCTATCATAATAATGGTCATTTACAGGTGTTTTTACTATATCTGTTGTGTAATCATTCAGTATACAACAGGTCATCATATGGGTAAGGTCGTCCCAGTGTGAGTGATTACCATATTTACTTTCTAGTTTTTCCATAATGGAAACAAGGGCTGATGTAACGTTTGCAACAATGGCTTCCAAAATCATTGATGGCACAATGTCGTCACATAGTTCTATAGCCCTATCGGCAAATTTTTGTTGTTTCATTTGACGTATCATAAACCGACAAACGTTTTGAGATACAGATGTCCTTGTATCTTTTAAAAGAATTTCAATATGAGAAATGCGAGAATGGGCACAAGCATGTTCAAGCGGCATGCGATTGTTTTTCAAAGGTATATTAGGATCTAAACCTTTGTTTAGACAGATTTCCAAGTAAAAAGCCGGGGCTATCATCAATGTCTGCATATGATTTCGTGGAACTGCATCCACCCTTGACATCACTTCCTTAAATAATTTTTTATGTTGACGTCGTATAGCTGCAGCTATACAAGGGGTATCCAATGTTCTGGATAAAGAAACACACGCCAAAGCAGTAGAAACGTGCATTTTACCTATTATGCATAGCCATTCCTGGATGGTTGGTATATATCCGGATTCTAAACATCGTTGGAGCATGGTAGAGTTATTCTTTCTTAGTGCCCTTTTAAAACGCATAACAATCAATTTTTGTTTTTGTTCTATTGTAGCCTTTGATTGAATAGGTTTTGTTTCCATTTTTTCGGTCCCTATTAAAATGTCAACTTTGTGCTGTTGAGGACTAATATTTGACATTTTTTGACTAGATTCAGTATATATTCTATTTTTTAGCGGTATATTTTGCATATCTGAAGACTCTGGTCTTGGCCGTTTACGCAGACCACTACTCGATGCCAAAGGTATTGAAATACCTGGCACGTGCCCCATCTGGAGCATTATTATATATAAAAAAAAATGGCTTTATATACCTATAAATCGGATCTTACTTAAATCGACATAAATTATAAATAAAAATGGAAATTGTTCAAAAAGATTATCAGCATTTTATAAAAGCAGCTGACTTACAACGCGAAATGGAAATAATGGATGTGGAATTTAAATCACATATACGACAACATCAATGGGTTCATAAAAAACTCACCTTTACAGACATAAACGGTCAACGATTTATATCTTGTAAATCTACTGTTCGATTCCTTGATTGGTATTTACAAGGGATACGATTAAATCCAAATCTAAACAATTTCAAACATGCCATGGTCAAATATTCTAAGAAGATTCCAAAAAGAACACTTTCGAGATCTTTAAGAATAGAAATTGCCTATAGACAATCTTACAAGTGCAACAAATGTGAACTATTTCCAATCCCACCAAACTTTGAAGTAGATCATATCATAGAACTACACGATGGCGGTGAAGACATAGCTGAAAATTTACAGGCTTTGTGTCCAGCGTGTCATAAACTTAAAACTAGGCTAAATAGACTGAGGAAAAATAAAATATTTCAGGCAGTCGTCCAAAATGATTATGAATCATTCATACCAACCACAGAACCAAAAGAACAAGTTTTTAGTAAATATTTTAGAAAACGCCAAAGACTAGAATAAATCCTACATAACATTATCATTACCTATATAACATATATTGTAATTTTAATATATGCTTATTTGTGGTATTGATCCTGGAATTAAAAATCTCGGTTGGGCCATTTTTGACACAAATACAAATTCTTTTAAAAGTTTTGGTCGATATAATCTATTAAAAGATCAACCAAAAGATAAACATACAAAATATACATTTTTAGTTAAAACATTTATTGATGCGACTAATGAAGTTTTTGATTCTGTTGATTTAGTTTGTATAGAAATACAAATGGTTGCCAAATTCAAAGTCATAGCAGCTGCTTTTGAATGCTTTTTCTGGGGAAAATCCAGAATGGTTTCCCCAAGATCTGTGAGATGCCATTTTGATATTTCAACAGGGAATTATGCCAAAAATAAAAAAGCATCTATCAATATTATTCCTACTTTAAATATACCGACGTCGAATAAACAACATTTTGAGAGTTTTGATAATAAAAAACGTGATGATGTTGCCGATGGTATGTTACTTGCATTATATTGGGCAGAAAAAGGAATGGCTCTCGAAACCCAAAGGGCTACAAAACGCCGAAGACTATATAAACATTAAAAATAATAATAACATGTTACAATATTTCCTCGCTGTTTTTTGTATTTTGTGGACCTGGCAAACTTGGAAGAATGTCATTATTTTTCTGACTATGCCGTTGAAACTCATGATTAAAATAATCCCCTTGACCTTTCATTTTATAAAGACAGGATATACAAAATGCGCCGATATGGTTAAAAACTCTAACATACAAACTAAGGAGACCACCGAGGATACCTAATGTTTCGTAAATATTCGTATATGAATGATACTGGTGCAAAGCATAAGCCATTAAACCTCCAGCACATATCGAACCCCCAATTTGTTGACATCTAGTGAAAACAAATTGGTATTGTTTTCTAGTTAATTCGTCTTCAGCTATAACTACCAAATCTTCATAAGTAAGTTTCCGTTGGTGCATTCGTTTGGCCATCCAAGGATACATGTTAAACAAAATATATGTACAAGTAACAGAAGCAGGGATAATATAAACTGGACCGCGACATACATCAATCATAAGTAACGACAATAGTAACAATATAAAACACCATGAAATAATTTTTACAAAACGCATCTATTCATTTAACATCCATAGCCTAAATACTTCTATCTTTAACTAACTTCACCATCGAAAGAGTCGCTAATGTTTCGTTTAATAATTTAGACCGATCGCTCAAGTCCTTATTTGTTTTTGTCCATTGGAAAAAAAAACGTTTTAACCAAGAGGACGTATGTGTTCCAATCGGTTCCGTTGATGATTTATATCGGACAATGCGTTTAAACCGGTGCTCAATACCTTCTAATGCTGCCAGCCTGGTTTCAGTTTCAGTTAAAATCAATGCGGCGCCTTTTAAGGCATCATCGTCTAAAACATCTACACCTCTTAATGTTTTAAGCGAACCATCTCTCAACAAAGACGACTTTTCTTTAATCAAATCAATGTTATGTAACCATTCTGATATTTTTTTAAGAATTGTTTCCGTATTTTTTGGTTCTAATATAACCACAGTACCACTCTGGTCTGTTATATCCAACAATTGTGTAATTAAAGCCTTATATTGATTTCTTTGTTTTATTAATCGGGCCAAATCTTTCGCAATTATAGATACTCTTTGTAATGAAATAATTTCAGGATCTTCTATTTTTTTAGCATTTTCATATTTTGCTTTCTTTTTAGGTGGCATTTTGTACTAGAGGACCGTGAACTAAATAGACATTTCGCGAGATCATGTTGGATCAGCCGTTTGAGATCTATTTGGTTTGATATTTTTGACCAAACCTATACATAATAATGGTACAATGTCAAACGCATTACATAATAACATCAACTTCCATAAATTCGCAAAATTTGTAGAAGAGACACCAAACATTGAAGTAAACATGGATCCCCACTCAGAAGACACCACATCCCCAAAATTTGTAATCGACATCAATAAAGCATATAATGTTCCCTCCACTCCCACTGGACATACACGAGCACCCAACACAACCATAGGCATACTAATAAATTGACCCACTAATGTCAATACAATTCTTTCGATCAAAGCAAATACGAAGTCAGGAATACCTATGACACGATTCGTATGGAATACCAATAATAATAACGTATTTTCCAATATAAACGATAACAACAATGCCCAAAAAAATATTTTGGGAAACGATACTTCACGAAGCCATCTCTTGTAAATCAAAGTACCCACAATTGAAACCACATAACCAAGCACGTCTAACATGCCAAACTCATTCGGCGTAAACCCTAACTTACGCTCATAGAAATAAGTCATGACAGAACCATAACCAGGCGTCACTGTTAATAAAAATAAAAACAACGCTGGTTTATAAATGATAGGCTTTTTGACAGCGGACCATAGTCTAGAACTAGTTTCCCTCCAATCGGTATGTTCACGCATAGCAGAATCCGGAATAAAATTTGAAACAATGGCAATAGCAATGGGCACCATAGCATTCAATAAAAATACTCTTACAGAACCAAGCCAATCATAAGCTAATGCCCCCAAACCAGATGCTATTAACCCACCTATAAAACGCATAATCCAAGCCCATGATTGGATAGTTCCTTTATCTTTTTCAGGCTCGTCTCTCGCAGCAACAACCAAAAGAGAATCTGCCATCACGTCCACAAAACATAACCCAGCAGAGGATATCGTCATCACCAATGTGATCAAAAATTCATCATGCGGTACAAATGGCAATAAAATCCACATAAAACAAGACACATAAGACATTATAACCATATAAGGACGACGCCTAAGACCAAACAATGGATAAGAATCAGAAATAAATCCATAAATAGGCTTCATACACCAAGGAATAGCAACAACTCCAAATATAGCAGCCATTTGTGCTGGAGATACTTTTACATCTTCCATCATCCAATAACGCATAGCTACTGAAGGAAATTGAAAATTAAAACCTAACAAAAGATAAAACAATAATAAAGGCAAATGTTTCATTTATTTTTTACTACTAGACTCATATACATCTTTTCTAATTTGATTTGGGGATTTTAAAAACGTTTCCATTGAATAAGACTTTGTTTTTCCATCAGTATAATAAATTGTACCCGTTGTTTCACATTTCACCATTTTTACGACAGACGTTATCTGCACTGGCATTGAATCAATATGCTGCTTATACATATTCTAATATAGACAACAAAAACTTATATACTGTTTTATTCACAACTACCTATACACATTAAACATATATTACAGGGACCCAACTCTGAATCGATTAAAGTATAACGGCCAAATACCTTTTTGGACCACATACGTTCTCTTATTCTTCTCTCGCGCCTCATAAAGCGAATATATCGTCTCAAAAATCTCCTCATAATCATCTTAGACACGTACTGACGTTCTGCATTCTTTAATACCTTTAATATATTCATATAATTGTTCAAACGCTTTTCAGCTTTATATACAGATGCAGGTGTTCCGGTCTCGTTCTGCATATCTGAAGTAATATCTACCATGCGTTTCAAGCGCGTGGCAAACTGAATAGTAGCTTCAGAACCTATTTGGCCATTTAAACATACAAATGGATTAATACCAAATTGTATCAATTCAATAATCGTATCTTTATGACCACCCAAAATGGCCGACCACCACAAAATTTCCAAGTTTAATCCGTAATCTACCATTTAATAATTACGGATTCTATTTATACGCTGTAAATGGAATCCGTACATTCATCCAATGTTGGATGTGATCAAACTTTGCAGGTAAACGAACAATCCATGGACACCATACATGGATCAATACATAAGTTATCAAAATAATTCGAGGTGCCAACAATACAATCAAAAAAGCAGTACAATCGAAAATAAAACGAAATGATTTCATTCTCAAAATGCACCTATATAATATATACACATGTATGTAAAAAAAATATGTTTCACACTTTTCAACTAGCTGAACCTGAAAAATCTCCAGAGTACAAAAAATGGTTCGAAGCGCACATTGCTGCGATCAATAAAGAACAAGCATATGACATACTCGCTAGTGACGTCATGTATGATAGTATCAAGGTTCTGAACCAAAAGTCCCGGAGATTTAAAAACCAAATTAGAGATTTAAGAGAAAGAGAGCAACCGATAGATACTTCTTCCTGCAACGATATAGAAAAAAAAATAAAATCATGGCTAACCTACAAAGGAAAATACACTGAGCAAAACATGAAGAAAGGTGCCAGGAAGAAGTTCTTAAAAAGCAAAACGGAAACCCTCAAAGACTCCCTAACAATAATATCTGGCATGAACCAAGATATACATATATTATATGACAAACACGGACTAAATATAGACATTAAAAATGCACTTGTGAATTTACTTGAAATATACAGAACGACGGCGGTCGATTTGACACGGCTTAGAGATGCATTTGACGAAATCAAAAAATTTAAGGACAATGTTGCCGAATTAAAAGACAAGGTTGTCGAATTAAAAGCCATAAAGGATGCACAATAAAAAGCTGAAAGAAATGCTGCAAAAGCGAACTAATTTCATTCTCAAAACGCATGTATATACATTATATACATATCCAGGTAAAAAAAGAAAGAAACAGACTTCAAGAGTTGTTTTGATCTAGAAAAAAAAAGAAATTCATTGGATATATCGCTATAAATAGTCAATGTATATGTAAGTGTATATGTGATGGATATCGAATCTATTAAAAAAAGACATGCTATACGACTGGCCAAAGCCAAAGAAACGAAACTAAGAATTGAACAAGATACATTAGCTACAATGATTCAAGAAAAAAAACCTTCTGAAGAAATTCGTTCGCAAAAAATAATTATACTTGGTATTTTAAAAGATATACGAAACATTCTAAAAGATAATAATATAAATATTAAAACATTTTTTTAATAATTAATTTAAAGTTCTTGTTTAGATTTCTTATGTTTTAGGACAGATTTGACTAGTCCAATGTTAGAACTCTTGGTCAAATCGGCAATATCCTCCCCTTTCTTGGAAGAAAGACCCTGGTACTCCGTCTGAAGTTTCTGGACTTTTTGGCTAAAAGACTCCTCGATCTCTTTCAATGTGCGTTCATATTTGGAAATTTTATTCTCCAAATCGTCCTCTGTCTTTTCGAGCAATTCGCTAATGGTGGACTTTTGATCATCGTCGCAATTTTCAAGGGTTGCACCATTACATGCGGGCTTTAACCCTGATGTAAACGTTTGAAGTGTGGCCAAATCGCGTCCGCCCTTATAAGCCTCAAGATTAGAGGGATCTCCGTACTTGATTGTTGGAAATCCTTGGACGCCAACTTCATCGCAAAGAGGCTTACCAGCTCCGATACAATCCACATCGGCAACCAAAACAGTTGCTGATGACGAAAATTCCTCCATGAGGCTATCCCATGCGGGCTTCATAGCTTTACAATGGCCACACCATGGTGCAAAGAATTTTACAAATACAGTTTTTCCAGAAGTTTCGGAGTCCCAAGTGTCTGGAGTCAATTCAATGGCACTTCCGGTGAGAGCTACAGTTGCGAGTACAATACTTTTGAACATTTTATGAAATAAAAAAGGTTCAAATAGTCTTTTTCATAAAAAATTTGGATTTTAAAATAGTCTCTTATTTAGGTACTATGTTTAATATTATATGTCTATTCTTTTAGCTTCAAAGATTCATTATTTCCGCGCGCCTGTTACAATAGGTCCGTCATCCGTTTCCATGCAATCTTCCTGGAAACATGTAAAAAACCGAACGGCAAGGCAATACGAAACAGATGAAAAGTTATTAGGACTTGTTAGAATAGGAAACTGGTCTCAAAATTATAAGGCTAAAAATATGTTATGTACATTAGATTGGTTATCCTACAAAGAAGATGAACGTAATCAATATTATATTGAATTAAGATGTGAACATATACATACAGTTAATGTATCGGAAATGCCCCAAATATCAGAACATATACATAAAATGATAAATCAAAACGGTTTTATTCTTAAAATACATCAGATATTTCAACAAGCGCATCCGGGCGAGGGTTCAGATTCTGGGACATGTGGTAATGCTGGCAAAGATGGTGTTAACCAATCAGACTGATGGACCGTTATAGAGTCCTCAATTTTTGTAAAAATTTTATGTATATTTTCTCCAGTCTTAGCAGATGTATGTATGTGGTCAAATGAATGGCCCCGAGTCCATTCAGACACGGACGAATCACAAAATGGAGTTATATCCACTTTATTTGAAACAACTATAATTACAGGAGTATGGCGCGCGGGACATTTATCTACAATTTCTTTTCGCCATTTCTCAAGGTCATTCTCCACGCATGATTCAGCCACATCATGCACTAATACAAATACATGACCACGCATAAAATAAGAAGAAGTTAACGACATAAACCTCTCTTGACCACAGGTATCCCATAAAGATATGTCATATTTACCAATATTAAGTTGAATATAATCAACAGCGATCGTAGAGACATGTTTATTTATATCTTCATTCATACGACTCTTTATAATAGAAGTTTTTCCGGCACCTACAGAACCTACAAAAACTACATTAAAACGCATTTATGTTTATATTTTAATAATTTATATAGTCATATGTATTTTTTTTATCCATTTCCGGTAGGTATTTTTTTATATCCATTTCCGGAATAACATATGTTCCATATACAACATGCGAAACATGATAACAACATGCCCAATATATATAATAAAAAAATCCAGGCCACAATCCTTACCGTTGTTATACTCGTCCAATGACTACATTTTTGAGGTCTGTAATATAAATCTGTCAGTGCCAATTCTCCACCACTATAAAAAAAAATATCCATCATACACAAGTAGTCCATATGCCATGACATAAAACGTTCTTTATCCACACCAAACAATATATAGCGCGGCATCCAAATAGAACGTATAGGAGTATCAAAATGGGTAGAAGTAATTGTTATATTTGCATTCTGAAGGGGTTCCATCATCTTTTTGTCATAGACCTCCACCAAAACATTACTGCGGTTTTGTACCAAATCAACTAATTTTGGAAGACTATTCAAATTAGAAGTTTTCATATCAACCCATAGTCCCCCAGGTAAATCTAATCTTATTAAATCTGAAAGCGTAGATGTTGCAAGGTACCAATGGTCATGATGCATCCAAAAACTTTGAGTCGCATCATGCCAGTGAACATCAACTTCAATACCATCAAATATTTCAGCCGCCAAACGACACGCATCTATATCGTTTTCAGGGTATTTTGATTGACGACAACGATGGGACCATATCTGACGCTCTGCAAACGCAGAGACAAATATTAATAATAATAAAAACATCTGATAAAAATATGAAACATTTATATAGACAATATTCAAATCACTAATCTCAATAAACTTTTAGAAATTACAGGACATGTAATTACGGTCTTTTAAATCTCATCTTGAAATTTTTGTAGAATTCTCTTGAAATTTTTGTAGTTCTTGAAATTTTTGTAGAAGTTCTTGAAATTTTTGTAGAATTCTCTTGAAATTTTTTAACAAGTTCTTGAAATTTTTGTAGAAGTTCTTGAAATTTTTGTAGAATTCTCTTGAAATTTTTTAACAAGTTCTTGAAATTTTTGTAGAAGTTCTTGAAATTTTTGTAGAAGTTCTTGAAATTTTTGTAGAATTCTCTTGAAATTTTTGTAGAATTCTCTTGAAATTTTTGTAGCTCTTGAAATTTTTGTAGAATCTCTTGAAATTTTTGTAGAATTCTCTTGAAATTTTTGTAGAATTCTCTTGAAATTTTTGTAGAATTCTCTTGAAATTTTTGTAGAATATGGATCCCATATGGTTTATATATTTCTCGGACCTATAAAACGAATGATAATATTATTATATGACATGTCGAATTTGCTATGAGGACGAGCCAACAGATAAATTAATATCTGTATGTGCATGTAGTGGCACATTAGAGTTTGTTCATGAGGAATGTATTATTCAATGGATAAGAACAAGTCATAGATCAACCTGTGAGATTTGTCATGAACGATATAATATTTCACCTATTTTTTATTCAATTAGTGGGATAGTATATACTTTATTTGGGATTTTTGTAGCTATTTCACATGCAGCTTTGCTTCAAAATCAAGTGGATCAGTTTCCAGATGATTTTTACTCCGTGATTATATTAGCTGCTATGGCAAATGCATTACAATTTTCATTATGGTTACTAATTAAAAAAGAAGACATATTAATATTATCTGTGTGTGTCCCTCTATGGTTTTGTGCATATTTACCTTTAACATTCATATTTCACAACAGTTCTAGTGTTTTTGGACTGAAACTATTTTCGTGGATTCCCACTACTATATTTTACATGTGTTTGGCATTTGTATCGTGGTCTCATATACGACCAAATTAAAGTTTCATTCCAAAAAGTCTGGGATGTTTTTTATGGGGACGTCCGGCCTTCCATTGATAATAATGTTTTAATTCTCCCCAATCTGTTTGTTCTTTTAGACCGAAACGTTTCATAGGTTGGTCTAAAATTCCTGGATGTACATTTAATTTAAACAGTAAATATTTAGACCTTTTATTATATTCCACCTGACATTTTGTTGCGATGAGATCGTATAAAATATTTGCACATTCATTTCTAGTATGATTTTCGTCGAATAATTTTCCCCCAGTTTCTTCTACAGCTTCCCTCACTGCTGTATCGACTTCATTTTTATCCGCCGCATCCGTCTTGCCGCCAATGTCTTCAAAACGGTTGTTAATATTTCGAAATAGTCTTAGACATCTATTGTTTGTATATGTACAAACTAAAATACCTGCTGCTCTTACGGGGTTGCCGTTATACTCGAACGTAGGCCTGTCGGTCATTTTAAATCAACGAAAGATCTTAAATAGATTATTTAGGCGAATCCTCTGATTTTTTGGGGAGACCATTTACCTTAAAATTTTCGTATTTTTTCTTTTTTTCGTAACATTCCTTGTAGCATATTCTATATCTGCCGAATGCCGTCACTTTAGTAACGCTCCAGTAGGCCAAGCACTCATATCTACAATCTTCCTTCCAACTTTGTTTTAATGCTGCTGAAGGTTTCAACATTTTTAATATTTAGAGAATAACTTAAATACTCATACATTAAGAAATATCTCTATTTATTTCTCCTCGCATTTAGAAATATGGAACAAAAACTCTTGAATGCTGCCGGGCTCCAGCCTTCAGGACGCCTTTCCGACACTCCAACGCGTTTTTATAGTGGTGCGAAAGGCCCTTGGTTCAAATTAAGCAATTTGTACCAATGTGATGTCACTGTAGATGGGAAAACGTTTCCTTCTGCCGAACATGCATATCAAGCGCTTCAAAAAATTCCAGAAAATCATTTGGTACATTGGTTGAAAGGTGGCCTTTATTCAAACTGGCAACATGTTTATGAAGTCCTTGGAAAGCCATATGATCCAGAAAAGGGAAACAAATTTCAAAAAAAGAACCAGGTGGGAATATTGGCCATCATGGTCATGAGAAATCACGAAAAATTCGGTATCGCAAATCTAAAAGAGCGCAACGATGCGTTGTCCATATCTTATGAAGATAGATGGAAACCAATTTTTGCAGGAAAATATGCTAATCCAGAGTTGCGTCAAATATTATTGCAAACATCAGGGGAATTAATTGAATTCAAAAGAGGGGGTCATAAAGACATGCTTAAAGCATACAACGCTGCCATTTTGGAGGGAGAAACGCCTACCTCTGCGAATGCAATCGCACAAAGAGCTGTTGTATGGGGCGCGTTTAATTACGATGTCCAAATAAAAAGGGGAAAAGAAATAATAGATATTCCTGAGGAATTAAAAAGTACAATATGGGGGCAAAATGTTACTGGAAAGAATCTTACTCTCTTCAGGGACGAATTAAAAGCATTGAAACGGCGCCATGAAGAAGAGAAAGATGGGACAGTCGTCTATAAAAACCCGAGGGCTACATACAAACAATATATTTTAAATAAAAACTAGAAATATTATTTTTTAAAGTAGATTTTTTTTAGCTTTTGTAAATTCGTCTTTGCTTAGCAGACCATCTTTAAACATTTTCCCGAGTTCGATCAGTTCGCGCGCCATATTCTTGTGACTGGAGCTTGATGGTGACGGCGGTACGGGTCCACGCACTTCTGCAATTCGACGAGCTGCTTCCCGTTGTTTCGGACTTAGAACTTTAACGCGTGTCTCGGCATTTCGTCGTGCCTGTGTTCTTTTTTCGGCCGCCTCTTTCTTGAGAGTATTCAGAAATTGGAGATGTTTCTCTTTGATAACGTCTGCCAGTGAGAATGTCTTATTGGCCTGTCCAGTGAGGCGCAGTTTAATGTAGTAACGTTCACCTTCGGTGTCGTGTCCAGAAATAGTTGCACTCGAAATAAGCCCTGGTTCATACGAAAATACTTTATGGACGACTAGTTCTTTGAAAAGGCCCTCGCGCTCACAGTGTCCCTTCAGTTGATTGTGATATTCTTCTGGTAGACGTTTGATCATCGTGGTGGTGTCTTTGAAAACTAGTTTGTTTCCATTTAATGCGATGATAATGTGGCTCGATCCAGGAATAAGTCTCTGGCATCCGTGCATAGACATCTCTGCGTATTTATCTGTCTTCGCCCATTGTTTTGGAGAGCGGGCGAATTGGAGTGTGACTTCGACGCGCGCAGTATCTACTACGTCCATGATTCCAGCAATGGCCTGAAACATATGTTCTTTGGACACATCGGCATTGTATGTATGGCTACCTTTCTCGCCCTGTCCATAATGTTTGTTCATGTGCCATTGAATGCTATGTTCTGCTGTGGTGACTGAAATGTCACGAGATCCGGGAAATAGGTAGTCGGGATTTTCCTCAAACCATTTTGCAAACTTGATCAGAAGTTGTGGAGAGACATCGCGAATACGTCCGTGTGATACCTTTTCATTTAGAGCCTTCCAACGGTTGTATGCGCCCCTATCGCCACAAAACTTTTCATGAATAAGTTTTTCCTCCTTTTCGTGGCGTTTCTTAGAAGCAATGCGGCGCTGTTCCGATGAAATAACCGAAGACCACATAGAAAGCTGTCTAAACATAGATATAAGTTCTATATCTGTCTTGCGTTCGTCTGGGAATTCCGCGTAATGGGACTCTAGAGAGAATTTCGCACCGTCTAGACCTATCTGTAGACAGCGTGCTTCCACAGCAGCAGCATTATCACGCTGTTGCTGGCGCATATGATGCCAAACATATTTGACAAATTCTTCTTCCATCTCCGAGTTAGTGACAGAGCTTTTCTTTTCGACGCACCACTGGTTTATGCCTTCCATCATATACTCTGTAGTCACGCGGTTCGCCGAAAGGCCTTTCTGAAGCTTTTTAAGCGCTCCTTTTACCGCGCCGTTCTTTTTATTTTCTATTTTGATAATAAGACTGTCCTTCACATTTACGTATGACTGAGCCATACGCCATGTACCATTTTTCCAAAAATATTTGGCAGGAGCAGACTTGGCGGCGGCTGCGTAGGATATCTTTGAAGCCCCGCCACTACTCTTACTTTCTCCGCTTTTGTCCATAGATTGGATTGGCGATGATGGTGGTGCGTTTGGGAAGCTAGAATTGTTTGAAGCACTGGCTGATGCTGAAGACATTTTATTCTGAATGCTCTTAAATATATAGGGTGTATTTTATTATAGAATATGTTTAAATTAATAAGATTTCTATTTAAATATATATCCGTTAATCACATAATTTGATCTTAATCTTTTTTTAGTTAAATAGAAATATAGAAAGTAGTAAAATATCGAGGTATGAATACCAAACAGGTTCAGCGTTCAAAGAAATCTGTGGTGAGGGTGATGGGAGTTCATCGCGGGCTCAATTTCAAAGAGCCTTACCGCCAATCGGATGATATTGAATTTGGAGGTACCGCTTTTTTTGTAGATCCGTGTATTTTCGGTCATTCTTTTCCAATAGACGTTAAAAACAAACGTTTCGCTTTGACGAATTTCCATGTCGTCGATGAACTATTCAAGCAAAAATGTTATTTGGGATATCCTGAAAAGGGTAAATCGCAAATATCTGCTTCTGTTGTATTTGTGGTTCCAGAATTGGATGTGGCTATTTTAATGGTCGACCCAAGTGAAGATCACCCACTTTGGTTTGACAGTGAATCGGTCGCTTCTTTTATGAAAGGTATTCCTAATTTGGCTATTAACGAACGGTCAGTAAAGGGTAATTCCCAAAACGTAGTCGCTATTGGATTTCCAAATCTTTCAAATGACTATCAGTTATGCGAGGGATGTATATCGGGCCGGGGACATTCAATGCTTCAAATTTCTATTTCGTTAAACGGTGGAAACTCTGGAGGACCATTGCTTTTGAACGGGTACGTTGTGGGTATATGCACAGCATCTGTGTATGGTTCCGAAGCTCTCGGATTGGCTGTTCCTATTGCCCAAGCCATCCAATTCTTTAAACATTGGGCAGATTTTGCTAATATTATTTTGCGTCTACCAACATGGGGCGTATCTACACGTGTCATTACAGACGACTATTTGGATTATTTTGACATAAGTTATGACATGAAAGGGTCTGGTATTCACAAATTCGTTCCAAACAGTTGTATTCAAAACGCAGGATTGGTTGAAAACGATATAATTCTTAATATTCGGTCTTCCAGGAAAGATTACCCTGTCGATAATTTTGGTCTGGTTTCTGTAGAATGGACAGACAAACGTGTTAAATTCGATAACAACGAATTTCTACTGTCTTTAAACCCAGAAAATATTACATTCGATATATTTGAATGGAAAACAAAGAAAATTAAACGTAGAATTGTGGTACGGCCGAAATACATTGATTATAAAGTACGGACTATGTATCATTGTTGGGAGACGGTTGATTATTGTGTTCTTGGTGGTATTGTTTTTATGAATTTAACTAGAAACCATCTCGAATATGAAGACGAAGACGACTATGACGAAGACGACGAATGTGATGAGACTATGCCTTTAACTCACCATGTTCAAAAACATATGTATTTAAAGTCGGCAGTTATTGTGACACGCGTTCCTGCCCAAATACATGTTTCCGCAAATGCTCAAGTCTATGCCTTTGATCTCGTTAAAAAATGCAATGGTGAAGAAGTCGATAATATTCAACAATTTGAAAAAATGATTAAGAGTTGTGTTCAAAAATATAATAAAAATAAAACGACAGATAGTCAGTTTGTCGTTCTGGAAACAAGCAAAGATAAAATTTATTTGCGTTTAGAAACACTAAAAAAGCGCGAAGTCCAAGACGCAGAAGAAGAAAATTATCCAAGGAACAAATGTCAACTTTTGAAAATGTCTAATCGAAAGAAAAGGAAACATCTAAAAAAATAAAGTTAACAATTATATGATTATAAAATAGAATTTAAAATTTAAACAAAGATGTCATTTATTATTAATGCGGATGATTTGGGATATTCAGAACATAGAGATAATGGTATATTCGCCTGCTTTGAACATAAATCTATTTCAGCGGCTTCGTTGCTCGTCAATGGTCCGTCATCAAAAGTCGCAGCAAAAAGGGCAAAAACAGTAGGTTTGTGTTTAGGATTACACTTAAATTTGACAGAGGGCAAGCCTTTAACAGAGTCCATAGAACTTTTAAACGAAAAGGGTCAAATGTTTTACAAAGATAGTTTTCGACTTTGTAATATTTCCACTGGAGCCATCCAAAAAGAAACGCACGCTCAGTTCGAAAAATTTAAAGATTTGACTGGTAAATACCCAACGCATGTAGATGGTCATCAGCATATACATGTTTTGGATGGTATGCCTGAGATTTTGGCACCTATATTTAAACATTATGGTGTTTTATCTACCAGAATACCAGATGAAGATCTCACAGAAATAGATTGGATGGCTCCCAAAAGAAAACAAAAATACGAACTTCGTTTGGGAATATATGTTAGAGCCCGTTTAATATATATAAAACATGGTATACGCGCGCCCGCATGTTTTATAGGGCTTGGTCTTTGTGGTTTGGATACAAATGTGGAACGTATATCTATATGTAAGAAAAAAACCTTTGGAATTGTCGAGTTCATGGTTCATCCGGGATTTGAAGGCAAGCAGGAAGGAATGTTTAACGATCCTTTTGATTCGGATCCAGGTCGTTTTCACGAATTACAAACTCTTTTAACCGCCCCAAAACCAGCTAATTTGGTAGATTGGTCTATATATCAATAATGTGTGATTTATAAAGATGGAGAAGTTATGTTTGGATGTGTTGCATGTTTTTGAGTTGGTATATCTTCAATTGTGGGTGATTTGTATTGTAGTATTAAATCGTTTTTTTTGCAGATAGCTTCCTTAGCAATATCTGGAATACATAAACATATACATAAATCAAATATCATAATCCCTCCCGCTATACAAAAAAGTATTGTGGCTATAGTGGAATTTTTAGGAGGATTGTTTAAATATAGAATAAGGATGAATAATGACATGAGCAACGACATGATCCAGATCGTACTTCTGTATGTCATTTCTAATTTATAATTCTATATAAATATATCTTAATGCTAAAAAAATACATTTTTTACCCTATAAATGTGTATCGTTTGTTTTATAAATGAGACGGTCTATACTTTTTTTGTTGGTCACTGGAATCGTATTCTTTATTACTTTGATCGTATACATTATCACGTTTGTGACACATGATAGACTTCCAAAGACTGTTGGCAACTCGAATATTAAAATGAGTCCTGATGAATACGGATTTGGCCCTGATCGTCAGTTATTAATCTTTGAAGTAGACCATGAAAAAATTGAAATGAAAGATAAGATTTTTTCGAGAGTTACGATGTCCAATTTTAAAGATGGTGTTCTATACAAAAATGATACTTACACAGCAGGTATTGAAATAAAAGGATCTGGACCTTCTGTGAGACGAAAATTGAATTATGCATTTGAAATTTGGGAACCTTTAGATGATCCCGAGCCTTGTATATCTATTGAAACGTGCCAAGACAGCAAAGCTGAACTATTTGATTTTGGCAAAGATTATGAAGATTATGTATTGCGTGGAGGATATAATGAACCTACATTTATTAGAGATACAGTTGCAAGTAAAATGAAAGGAGGTGTATTGCAAACTACTTTGGTGGAAGTATTATTTAAACATTCTGGTGGATCTTATAGTTATGAAGGTGTTTATGTTCTATATCCTGCAATACAGAGACGTGTCCTTGAGAAAAGATTGGGTTGGGATAACAAGGGCAAAGCGAAATGTGACGACGAGCCTGGAATAGTGGACAATTCAGCGATGATTGGTGAATTTACTATTGAAAGTAGAGGTCGTAAAGCTCCTTGTTCTGAATTCGATTTGGATGTTAAGATGCGTTATCCAAAATGTGACATGGATAAATGTTTTTATAATCGTTTGCAGCATTTTTTTAGTGTTTTAACATTAAAAAACAAAACAGAAGTTGCTTTAAATATGGATTCATTTGTGGATACTTTTTTTACTGAAATGTTGATGCGTGAAGACGATTTTCCATATACTAGTCAATATTTTTATATATCACCCGATGACAATGTGTTAAACTCTGGCCCTCGTTGGGATTATGACAAGGAATTTTGGAGAGTTGCTCCTACATATGGTTGGGATTTATTTAATTTGAATTATTATGATCGGGGTCCAATGGACTTGTGGGTACATTTGGGAAAACACCAACCTTTTATTGATAAGGTCAATTCAGTTCGCGAATCCGTGGTAGATAATAACCTTAATGTCGTGAATGATATTATTTTTCAACGACGAAACGAATTGGCGCAAGGTTATTTCGATCGAAATATTGAAAGATGGAATATTTTTGGTAAAAACCCATATAGTTTTTCGAATAACATTCTGTATGCCGTATATGGAAAAAAAGCAGGCGCTAAATCCACCATGGAAAAGGAATTAAATAGGATAGAGGATTATTTCCATAAACGTTCGACATGGATGAAAAGTAATCCTTTAAAGGGATATAGTGTCCGAAATTTTAACTTTACGCGCATTATTATTGGATATTTATCGCCTTTGATATTAACATTCGTTGCATTTTTCATCGCCGCTGAATATGTGATATACAAAAGATTGTGTCGTTCAGACAAACAAATGGAAAAGGGTAATTCAAATGAATTAGAGATACTTGTTGCTAAACACAATGATCCAATAGATAATATAATGTTTTAAAAAAAATATTTAATAAAATTTAGAAATAATTTATGAATAATTTATGAATAATTTAAGAAAGTTGGCCTCCTACACGGTATTTCTCGTATTCCATGTCCTTGAGGAACGCATTCTCTCCGTTTCTGACCGCTCTACAGCCTGGGTACACGTTAGGTCCCCAATGGCCCGTATTCAAGGTAATCTTGGTGTAAGATTTCTTGTTCGCGTCATATGAAAGTTGATGTCCTTGGAAGCATACAGTGTTGAGGTGTCTTACTGGTGAAAGGAAAGTTTCACCGGCAGGGGCGCCATAGTTCTGAAGTCTGTCAAATCCAAGCGCGCTCGAATATTTTGCAGCACATGGATAATGTGGGTTTGAATTATCTAATGTCGAGTTGTTCAAGTCCAATGTTTGTGAGCTGTAGTGGCCTGTAATATCCAAAGGATTCTGAATAGCGGCTTCTCCAGCGGGGATCCAGAGCGGAATAATATCATGTGTAAATCTATCCTCTGCCAACTGTGCACTGAAAGAACCTTCTGTGGGGTTATCTGCACTGGTAGCGCCCGGGAATACATTTGACCCTTCGCCACCAACATAGCCTGTTGAGAAAATATCTTCTGCTAAAATAATGTTCTTTGGTTGTTTCACAATTGATTTGTGGTAGAAAGTGTAATGACCGATGTGCACCTTGTGGATGACATCATCTGTAAGCATAAAGTCGTGATGACCGTGTGCGGTAAACCCTGTTTCGAGGCCTCCTTTCATTAACACGGCCGAAGCCATATTGTATGTCTGGAATGGACGCAATAGAAGCACGGTACCTTGACCATTATGTTGAATATTGGCAGCCTTTGCGTTTTCGACGGCTTTGGCTTTGCATTCAGAATACTTGAGGCGAATAAACTGATCATCATCCATCGAGTAAACAAATATATCTCGGTTGTCTTCACCACCGACGTCTGCGGCATCTGGGAAAACAAAGTATTCACCAATCTGACGCTCTCTCACTAAAAGGTCGCGAGGCTCTCCGATGAAATCGATATCAAATGGACGAGTCTCGAACACTTTACTGCCACGGAAAGTCAAAAGGTTATCGGGACCCTTCTCGAGGTTGGCTGCAGCGCCTGCGCCCTTGCGGTAAAACTCAACTTCTGCTGACGGTACCATAGTCACGTAAATGGACATCTTTGATGGAAGAATCCATACATTTGGACGGACGCCTTCGTATTTCATCTGGTCCTTCAATTCCGCATCTAAAATATAGAGTCCACGCTCCTGTTTCTGCACGACAGCCCAACGACGTCTTTGCTTGCGCAAGAGCTGGCCTGGACGAGTCACAACAGTGCCATGTTGGCGCTCCCACTCTTTGTAGTGGTTCTTGCTGGTCAGGAGAGCATGAATGACGCCGTGGTAGGCGGTCTCGTTGACCGAATCGACGATCTGGCGAAGATTCATAAGGTAATGCTGGCGACCTTGGTCAGTTTTATAGAAACCGTGTTCGATAATGAACGCGAGGCCTCTTCGAACCAATCGATCTGACCTAGATTCGCGCTCCGCAGTTACATAGCGAGGTACGCCTTGATGCGGTTCCAAATCCATCAAAGTCTTGTTAAAACGGAAAATATCCCATTTAACGGATAAATCTTGCGTAAGAACCCATGGGAGTACATCCGACGTGTACCAGTCATCTTCCTTGGTAATAAGGTAGTCGAGTACAGTCTCAAGGTGCTTGTTCTTACCCTCGTAAGCCTTGGGTAAATTATAAGTCTCATGTGCGAACTTATCTTCGGCAAGCATTTTTTGATATTGTGGTTCGACCGAGCCAAAGAATGGCCCAAGTGCGTGATTAGGAGATCCGTCTCCAACTGATTTGAGTCCTGATGAGTCTTCGTATCCTGCCATGTTTATAGATTTTTCGGCGCGACTTATATACTGTATTTTATTAATCAAAAACGCAAAAACTGTTTTTACAAAATATTTTTTTTAGTATATATGTTTGAAAAAGTAGGTATATGGGCGGCACTCTCTCCGCAAAAACTTTTGAAACCGTATTCGGGTCTTTCGATTGGATTTGGAAATCTTTCCACCAAGAAACAGCTATATTAATCTTGGGTTTAGATGCTGCCGGGAAAACAGCTTTATTATATTCTTTACAACTAGGTGAGGCTATCTCTTATACAATACCTACTATAGGGTTTAATATAGAGGAGATACAAATCGGAAATTTGACGATTAAGATGTGGGATTTGGGCGGTCAAGATAAAATTAGAGCATTATGGCCGCATTACTATCAACAATCGCATGGTATCGTGTTTGTAGTAGATAGTAATGATTCGGATAGATTTGATAAGGCATGTTCTGAATTACATGCTGTTATTTCACATAAAGACAATGTAGGTAAACCATTGGTCGTATTATGTAATAAACAAGATTTACCAATGGCCGTCTCAAAAGAGGTTATCATAGAACATTTAAAATTGAACGCGATTAAAACTTCAGAATGGTTCGCTATTGAATGTTCTGCTACGAAAAACCAAAGAGCAAAAATTGGTCTAGAATGGTTAGCAGAAAAAATATAAATATAATATATTCTTTTTTAAAATAAAATTTGATAAATATGTAAATAAAAATAATATGGATTCTTTAACGCCCAATTCGGTAAAACAAGCGATTCAAGACCCAACATTCCACCAAAATAAATCACAATTTTGGAAAATGTTATGTTTTTTATTTACGGACTATCAAGATAAAAAGGTTTATAATCATATAGATAATATTACCTTTTCAATGATTATGGAACAACTTCATGTGGTTATGGAAAATACCGAAGAATATTCTACGATAGCATCTAATAAAAACCTTATAAAACATGTATATTATGCAGGATTAACACAAACGAAAGGTCATAATTCACTGACTCGGTGGCAAGCGACAGAGAAAACAACGACTTTGCAGGCTTTCCATTATATTTACAAGCAACTATTCCATATGAAATTGACATTGCCTACATTTGGTAAAGTAGGAGACGACTTTAAAAATTAGACTATAAATGTTATTTTATTTATATAAAATGTGGACATCATCACAATCAGCTTTACTAGGTAAAAACACTGTATATTCCTATGTCCATAAAAAGAACAAATTAAGAGTTATTTTATGTCCAGTCGAGGGCGCCTCTGTGACCGCTTATATGAGAGCGGTACATGCCGGATCTAAGGACGAAGCTGCTACAGTGCCACAAGGCGCAGCTCATTTTATAGAACATATGTCCTTCAGAATCCAAAATGGTAAAATATGGTCTTTGGCGTCCAAAGGGGATATCATTAATGCCGAAACGAATATGGATTCTACAAGATTTTATGTTGTTCATTTACCTGAACAAACGGAGGAAACGATACAAATTGATTCGGCAAGGTTTAAAGAGCCAAAAGTACCAGCCAGTAAAGTATCTACTGAAATGAAAGCTGTTTTAAATGAATTGGAAAGAGGCCAACGTGCTGGAAATGCTATGTTCAGAACAACATCTTCGGTGGCTATATTGGAACATCCGTATCACCATTCTACCATTGGAACGAGAACAGCAGTTTCAAATACAAAAGCTACTGATATGGAACATTTCAGAAGAAAGTTTTATGTTCCAAATAATACGACCTTGATATTTACTGGAAAAATTGAACCCAAAAAACTTATGCAAATGGTAGATAAATATTTCGGCGATATTGAAATGGGTACAGATTGTCATCCCGTACATAGTCCAGAACCAGTACAGACAGGTAGAAGATCTATTGAACTTAAAATGCCAGCAATATGTCCGATGGTGTGTATGGCATTTAAAGCTCCTCGAGGTTCGTCCAAAGATTCATTAGTGTTACAAGTGATTGATCGTTTAATCAATTATAATTCTGAAGGGCGTGGTCAACAATATGTCACGGATGGAACATTTCATGACATCGATACGTACTCTCCTAGACATTTTGATCCATATTTATGGTTTTTCCACGCGACACATGAAAAAACCTCCGAAAATATAAGATCTCAAAATGAAAAGAAGATGGTATCCGTACTACAATCCTTTCAAACGCACAAAGTACCCCAAATGAAATTAAACAAGATAAAAAATTCTATTATGGACGATTGGAATCGTTCTACAGAATCTGTTCAAGATTTAATGACTATTATTGGACATTCTGTTTCGATGGGCAATTGGAAAGATTTTGAAAGTAAACTTGTTACATTAGAATCTATCACACCGCAAGACATTCAGACTACTGCTCATAAAGTGTTTAGACCAACAAATATGACAATAACTCATGTAATACCAGTAGCAAAACATATGGAATTGCAAAAAGCAGAACCTATGCTTGAAAAAAAACATGAAATCTCACCTGGGATTGATGATTTGCCAGAGTTTGATTCAAAAGAACATTGGTCAGTCAGTAAAATTTCCCCGACGATGCATTTCATACAATCAAGCCGTGCTTCTTATTTGAGAGCTACAGTATCTGCACGTTTCTCTCCGGCGGAGCACGATACAGCTTCTTTATTAGTAGCTTCTATGGACTATCCGTCTAAAATTAATAATGCGAATAAACTTTCTAAATTTCATGCCGTTCGTAATTTTACACACGATCATGAATTTATCCATATGCAAATGGAATTACCAATAGATACTCATTCTATAACGAATGGAGCTCGTATTATGTTTTCAAAAGATTGGCTGGACCCCCGTTTCGAAACACAGACCATTGAAATGCATAAAAAACATATTATAGCCGAATTAAAATCAAGGCCAAAGAATCAGAATTGGAATGTGAAAAGGCATTTTATAAATGCTTTGTTTGAACAAACGCAATATAATATTCCAATTCGAGATAGAATTCAACGTATTTCGGATTTAAATGTGTATAATCTTCAAACATTTCATAATAAATTTCTAGTGAATAATGATTCGACATATGTTACCATTATCGCACCTGATCATACCACTGCGAATATATTGCAAACGCAATTGCCCGTCCATGAAAATGTACCACATCAAACACTTTCGTGGACGGCAAAACCCAGGAAGGCGTCTTCTTACAAACAACATTTAGATGGTTATGGTTCCACGGCCATTATGATGGGACAAACAATTTCTAAAACAATTTCTTATAAAGAAAAAATGGCTCTCAAATGTGCGGCAACAATTTTAGGGGGTGGTATGACGGGACGCTTGATGCATACAGTAAGAGAACAAAAAGGACTGGGTACATATGGTATTTATGCCGTATTACAAACGGTTTCAAAAAAAACAGATCCCATTATATGTGTTCAGGGGACATTTAGCCCTGCTTCTTTAGAGGAAGGACTAAATGTAACCAGAGAACTTATTCGAGACTGGCATGCATATGGCGTGACACCATTGGAATTATCCAATGCGAAAAACAAAATGATTGGTTCTTTATTGATACAATCGGACGAAGTTGACCGCTTGGGGGAAATTATTCACAAATATATTATGGAAGAAAAGGAACCGAACCAGGCTTTCCGTGTATTTAAAAATACAGTAGAAAATTTAGATTTACAATATGTAAACGAAACTTTGGCCAAATATGTAGATCCATCTACATTTGCCGAAGTTATAGTAGGACCAGTATAAATTATATTCTTTTTATTTTAATGACATATACATCCAATCTGTCCTTTGCAATTGGTATATTTATTTTTTTTCTATATGTTCGAAAAAACAATACACAAACGAAAGATGCTACAACACAAACCCCAAAACAAATCAAATGCACCAAAATTATACAAACACAAACCCCAAAACAAATCAAATGCACCAAAATTATACAAACACAAAAGACATTGACGAAAGATGCTACAACACAAATAGAATTTGATATTGGCGATTTCATTGTTGTTGATTATTGTCCAAGAGTTTAATCAAAAAAACTATAAAAGAAGTTTTTTTTTCAAACGACATGGAAGCTATAATTGCACAATTAGAACAATTGAAACTGAAAAATGCCTGTCCTCCTCAAACTCTGAAAATTAATATAGTGGAATTATCCAAGATGACATTGCATTTGTATAGAGAAAATATTGTTTTGAAAAATGAAATTCAAAGATTAAGATCTTCGCCAACGATTATAGATCATATGAATATTCCGAAGTGGATTACTTAAAAATTTGTATATAAGTCTGTATATTTTAATAAAATGGCAGAAGATTTAGCTATTGATGTGGGTATACCAAAAAATTCTGAAGAATTTCAAACGTTTGTGAGTTGTATTGAAAATATTTTAGAATATGGTTGTGGTTACGGTGACGATTTCACCGAAGATGTTTTAGAAAAATGTCGAAAATCAGATTTGGAGATTGCCAAAAAAGTGATTGGAGAACTTGAAAAAACAAGGTCTCGGTATCGTCAAACGAAGTTAAAATGGTGGCAAAAATATACACCCAATCACGAAAGAAGGCGATCGATCTCTCCGAGCCGCGGCCAACATAAAAGAAGACAGAATAATAACCAAAGAAGACCACCTCAGCGTCGACGACCTATGTCGCCCATGTTTCGAAGACCACCTCAGCGTCGAAGACCTATGTCGCCCATGTTTCGAAGGTCTCCACAGCAGCGAAGACCCCCTCCCAAAAAAAGACGTAAAAGACAGAGAGAGGAAATAGAATACGAAAGACAACCGGAACAAGCCCGACGTAGGATATATACCATCCGAGAAGACAGACGACCGTCGGATGTACCAGAATGGTCTAGTAAAAACAAGCGTTATAGAAAAAATTAAATATTAAGTACATTTATCCAATACGTTATGCATGAAAGAATCTGCATTCATTAAATGTTGCGATTTCGTTAAATCTGAATACTTTTCTTGCCACATATAAGCATAATCTTTTGCGCCTATTCCTATATGCGCGCACTCGTGGATCATAATAAGTGCTCGATCTGTATTTGACAGTTCTAAGAATTGTTTTGTGACAAATACAGAATCACTATCTATGTTAGTAACAAAGGCCATGATGCTACTTTTATCGAAATGTCCGCGAATATAGGGCAAACGACCATTACGCACTTTATATACACGCACATGTTTTAAACATTTTCGTATTTGTTCATATTGCAGTGAAAGTTCTGGTATATTTTCTTCAACACAATGTATCATATCCGTCGTCGTTTTGAATAATTCGGAACGATTAAATGCCATATTCGAATCCCAAAATAGTGGAAAATAAGAAGTTGCAAATGTAATTACTATATAAATAATAAAACATGTACATAATATTTGTGAATATACTAAACATTTGTCATTTCCCCATTTTTTTTCTAAATTAACTTTGATATTGTAAATGCTACATATAGTTAAACACGATAAAAATATAAAAAAGGTTAGTATCATTGCAACGTTTTAAATGAATTATGTACGGTATTTAACAGACGTATTTGGATTTAATGTCGCATTCTATAGTTATATTAGGATGCAATTCTATGAAGATTTTAAACAAACGATTGAATCATTCATTGAAAAAGATCCAAAAATATCCAAAAGCTTTTATTATAGTAGCGGGGGGTAGTAAATTGGAAAATAACATGGAAGAATCTTATTATATGTCAGAATGGTTAGCTAATCATGTACCAAACATTCCAATTTTCACCGAAACTTGTTCTATTGACACTGTAACAAATCTTATTTATGTCAAACAGCTTATTTTTTCAAAAAAACTTTCAAATAATATAATATTTGTGACATCACCTGCTCATAAAAATCGTGTCTCTTGTTTGGCAAGGTATTTATTTAAAAGTTTCAAGGTAAGTTGTTATGATAATGTTACTAGAAATATTCATAATGACGACCAAGCCATTGCCCGCGATAAGCGTAGAATGGAATTGTTTTTAATAAATCGTCCGTATTATAGAAATGTAAAAATATAAAGAGTGTGTATTCAATAATGTATTTTGAATTGAATACATTAACCGATTTGGATTTTTTCTTTGAATCGTTTGGCATTGACCCAGTGGAAGATTTATTGCCAAATAAGTCCTACTATTTTCAAAAATAAAATGATTGCATAAAATAAAAGAGAACAAAAGATAAATAAATTTTTTTTTACCAATGTCGCATTTCTTTAATTTCATACGTCAACAAATATTTTTGTAATTCGTCCATGAATTTATTCGTCCTTTTATCTCCACCAGCACTAGACCGCTGGTCTAAGCTAGAGTTAACGCGGGTCTCATTCGCAACTGAAAAACTAATCGTACGACACTGTTCCATGCGATCATGATATGACGATTCGCTACCTAGCTGGATATTTAGGTCATTAACGCGTAAAGCTTTGGGTAAAAGCCGAGCATTGCGAGCACCATTGCTGGGTGATATCATATTGTCCTCTCGACGTTGCTTGGAGAGTTGTCTGCACTCGTTACCAGAATCGTCATACAATCCTTCTTTGCCGAGTTCCACTTTAAGGTCTATTTCAGGAAACTTGTCTTGCTTCAAAAGAAGAGCAATGATGACGACGGCTTGTGTATACGTCCAGAACGCGTCAAAATTCACTATAACTCCAAATTTATCAATGGACAGAGATTTGTCCAAAGACCACTCTGGGTCATATTTTTCAGCACCCAACTCCATATTCAATACATGCACCGTCCACTGCAAATCGCCATCCGAATAAATTTTGCTCAACATTTCCTGTTGTATTTCTTGCGCTTTCGGATCTCCAGCTGTAGCGGCCTCGTAACATTCGGCGTAATCAATTAAAACTTGCACACAATACGGATTTGCATTCACAAAATGAGAGCCAAACGTAAGAGTACCTTTAAGAACTGTAGACAGACTAAAAATTGGATGCGTTTTAGGGATAGTGATGGACACATCTCGAACGGTAAGCGTTATTGATTCGGAAACATTCATCCCGCTTACAAAGGTGTGGAATCCCGACCTTGATCTTTTATTAGCCGCACTCATGTTATATAAAAAAACATGTTCGTAAATAGTACCAAATACTATAATATGTTGTTTGGAAGATTTGCGGCATACCATGATGACGCCAGATATGCAAAAAAAATATAGAGTATACAAAAAATGTATCGGTCTCTCTAAACGTTGGCATCAAAAATGGCCAAAATAAATCACCTTTAAAAAAATCCGATCTGGGTTACGTATAGATATTAAAAATGAATGAAATCTATTTCATGTTTACCATATGTCATTGATCGGGGTCTTTGTCGTTTTTTGACAACCATAGATTTTATATCATTGCGTCGTACATCGAAAGAACAGTATTTTGACGAAGAAGCCTATTTAATTTTTTCACGCCACATGCCTATTTATATGATAGAGTTGAATCCACGTGAAAAAATTGGTTTGCATTATTTGTTGAGTTGGTCTTTGCAGTTAGATGGCGATATTGATAAAATAGAATGGGTACAAAATATAGTAGATTGGCTAACCTTTCCAATTTCAATAAAGATAATGTTTCATTTTTTTAACAAAAATTGTACTGATTTTTTGATGAATATTGATTTATCTAATGTGAATGCTTGTCAACGTTTTATTTGGTTAAAAAAATGTCATAGGAAATCGCGGGTATTTAAGAGGAAATTATTAGAGAATAAATATAATGAGTGTGGTAGAAAGCGACTCCGGCATAAAATTCAAGTGTACAGAAATTTACAGCCATGTTGCTAAAAATCCCTTTGTTGTGTTTTTTTTGTCTTGTCCAACAAGACCACGTTCTGTAACATTGAACGACACACAAAAGGAAACCACTGAACTTAAATTAAATGAAAAAATAAATTCTCTATCTTTGGTAGGTCAAATGTATTTTAAAAGACAAAATGATAACGACGAGACTGTTTCTCAATATTTGGGATCATTTGTAGTCGATTTGTCTCAAGTGGAAGATAAAGAGTATTCGTTTGTGGTTAGAGATTCTTCAAGTCGTAAACCTTTACGTACAGGACAAGTTTCTATGAAAATATCGGTGGATAACTCGTTAGAACTAAAATATGTTGAATATCAACATGAAAAATTTTCTAAGGAAATGTATAATGCTGCCGAATCTAATTTAACACTTATTGGTGGATTCAGTCCAAAAGGATTGGATTCCATCGTTCCTGGTTTAAAATGGGTACATTCGCCATATTACGTAAATCACATGGGCATGACATTGCCATCCGGAGCTTTTTGTATGATACCTACAACATTAGAGGACGAATTTACAAAAGCCGTTCGTTCTCACAAAGAACGTTTAACAATAGCTTTGTCTCGAAATTGTATACGCGAAAAAGATTGGATAAACAATATTCATGAAATGTTAGATACGACTATTAAATCAAAACATTTGAGAAGTTTATCAGTCGTTGCAGATGCTATGACATTACACGCACGCCTGGAAATAAACTATACGCCGGACGTTCAGATTACACCCGAATCTAAAGGAACAGAACGTTGGTCTATACCACGCGAACCCACAGAAAATTCTAAATTTTCCTTTACAGGAGATTGTGAAGATTTTGCCCGTGAAGTGTATCAACAATGTAAAGAAATTCGCGAATGGGTTAAACCCGGTAAAGATTCAACCATGGGAACATTATCCATAATTCTACACATGTATGTCCCAACAATAGAACAAGGTGCAGTTGATTCTAGTGCACATAGTAAATATATAAAGTATGATGCACCGTATCGTAATCACATTTGGTCTGCGTTACATCCTAGAAATGCATGGGCTTCGAAAATGTATGGTTCTTGTTCTATGGAACATTCTTATAACGCATTCCCAAAGCAGAAATGTGAAACAACCTTGCCTATGTTACATTTAGAAGGAACTGGTGATGTCTATCCAGTAGTAACAACACGAAAACCCGGATATATTATGAAAATGCAACATAAAATGACAGATATTTATCGTGATTACCCATCTGTTATGTTTATGAATAAGCCAGATATGTCTTTACAATGTGAACACAAAAGCAATTTTTATAAATACGCCATTGCTTTTATGACTGACGTGTTTAAAGACCAAGGGATGTTGGATTACACATATGTAAATGATCGAAAATATGGCGTTTCCATATACGATTGGGCGCGTGGCCAATATAATTTTGCACCTTCTACAAAACATAAAACAGAAACTATGGATCAATTAAAACAGATGATTGGTTTAGAAAGGCCTATCGGCGCGATTACGACGAAATCATCTATCGTAAGAAAACCAAAATTTGATACTGGCTATTATTTACGCTTTGGTCAGAATACTCCCATTGAAGACGATCTTGACGAAAAAAATCTTATAATTGCCGAATATAAGATAGGCCGACATTCTTTGCATGAAGTTTATTTTAAAGTGGATGAATCTAGGGGTTCTTCTTCAGAAATAGAATTAAGATAAAATACCTATTTATGTGTTTCATTTTTATATTAATGATATTATTATTTATTTTGCCTGTTTTAACATCTGCAACCATCACTAATTATTTTCATAATTTTGTAGATAAGATGGACTCCACTAAAGATATTATTTCGGCAGATTTCGTTCATATTCTAGATTCAATGGACGAATATATAGAAAATAATGGGATCAATCAGTGTTTTAAAACCACATGTCTGGGTACAGATTGTAAAAAAGTGAATTATCCAACCACTGTTGAGGATCGTGTTTATGCAACTATTTCAAGAGGTGTTTATTTAAAAAATATCCCCGAACATATTTCTGCCATTGGTAATGTGGTTAAATATAGGAATGGTGTAGCACGCGTTAATCAAACATATTCATTTTCTTTAGTCGAAACAGCTGATTTTCTAGGGGGTGACCATTCTCCAGAATGGGTCATTTATTCCGAAAAAAAAGCTCCTGAAAATATCATTATAGGATTTCGAGGGACATTTCATTCGCGAGATATTGATACTGATATGGACATTGGTCGTGGTAAATTAGATTCTTCGGATAGATTTAACAGAAATTTCCAGGCAATACAGCAAAAAATTCAAAGTGTTAATTCTATAGTGTTTACTGGTCATAGTCTGGGGGGTGCTCTAGCGGTCGAAACTTTAAAAAAGATTTACCATAATATCACTGCAAAAGCTGTTATTTTTAATGCTGGTTATTCTTGTAAAAATAATGTAAATACATCTTTACCGATTCGTTCTTGGAGAACAGACGGCGATATGGTTTCTTTTATGGGAATTGGAAAATATAATGAAGAATATTTGGTTAGTAACCATTATCTACACCTTGTGCATGTGAGTCGCAATCCAGTAGATAGGCATTCAATGAGTATTTTTACAGATTGTCCAGAACATTACAAACCAGAAGGTTCGTTAAATATACCGTTTTGTATACGCGGATATAGTATTTACGAAACAGGAGCAAATCATTGGCTCGTTCCATTTTTTTTGATCTTAAGTATGTTTGGGTTATGCTATTGTTGTGTCGCCAAGAAAAAAACCCATTATAATTATTATGGTGGGTTAGATAATTATAATAACAATTTTAGAGAAATGGATAGAAAAGTTATAATTTTTTAGAATATATCTAAACAAAAAATAAAGGTATTTAATTGTATTGTATTTATAAAATGGCATCTGTTCCATATTGTCCACTTTTCGACGATCGTTTGTTCCAATACGGTCCAGCCTGTGCCCTTTCGACAGGCACAAAGCGTTTATTGGTCTATTATCCATTAGGGAGTGGAAAAACATTGGCTGCATTACACGCATGTCGGCATTTTTTGGATCGTAATCCATCTGGCAAATTAATAATATTGACGACATTATCGAATGTGGAATCAACTTGGAAAAAAAATATAAAAATGTATCGTAGATTTACGAATAATGTTCATAAACGAGCATTTAAAAGAGCCATGTTACATAACCCTGATTGGTGGTATTCTCTCCAAAATGTAAATGTATCTCATTACAATTATATTATGAATCATTTATCTGAGAAGGGTTATACTCGGCGCCAACTACAGAGCATGTCTCCTGGCGAATTGATGCGCGCTTGCGAAGATAAAAAAATAAGAAATAAGTTTAAACGGGCACTAGATCGCGCTTGTTCCAACGATTCATCGATGAAACGCCATTCTATGTTGCGTGCTATTATACCTAAAGGTAAATATTGTCTTGTTGTGGATGAGTGTCAAGGATATATTAATCTGTCTGCCATGTCTGAAATGGTGAATGTTTTAGCAAAGGCTTCCGAGGTGACCATTTTGTTGTCAGCGACACCCGTTCACGATTCTTTTAAGTATGGTGGGCTCCGAAGACTTTTGGGAAATCCTCGGGACCTCAAACAATCGTGCATTTGGACTTCATATTGTGGGGATATACCACGATTGAAAGATGACAATATAAATTTTATTTATATGAGTGAATCGGAATGGCGTACACACAAAGAAGCTGAAAATGCTCGGAGTTTTCACAATATTTCTGAAAATGCATATTTGACAAAATCTAGACAAACTTGTAATTGTTTGTCTAAATGGGAAGCCATGGCTACACAAATAGAGAATGATATTCTCGGCGCAAGTGGCATTGTTCGAATGGTTGTTTATTCGTTTTTTAGGTTGCACGGCGTTGATGGGTTTTATTCTTTTCTAGGCCAAAGGTGGAACGCCACTATCGAAAAAAATATGCTTGTTGTCTCATTAGGTGATATAAACGTCTATATATCATCTAGACGAGAAAATACGTTGAAATGGTTTAATAAGAAAGGTCCCGAAGCAAAGATATTGTTGTTAACTAGTAAAGACGGAGTTGGAATATCTTTAAAGAATGTACGCTGGTTTCATTTGATGGAACCTCAATGGTCGGATGCCGAGGATCAACAAGCTATTGGACGATCGACTAGAACTAATTCTCATACAGAAGTGGAACCGATTGTAAATGTTTATCGGTGGATATCTATATTTCCGCCTGAGCATCGTTCATTATCATCGGACCAGAAAGTGCGTGCTCAGATGACTGAAAAAAAAAGACGAACGGATAGACTTTTATCTCGTATGTCAAAAGCTGGAGCGCGATATTTAAGACATTTATTAGAATATGTAACTATCGATATTCCTAGTGACGAACCTTTTAGATAATATTTCAAAACACAGTATTTAATGTTTGTTTCTTTATTTAAAATGCCTGATGTTTTACTACTATTATTGGCGGCATTGTCAGGTCTTGTATTTTCATTTTTAGTAGCTACAGTTTTTAATGCGGGTGGGTCATCAGACCCATCTCTAAACCGCGACTTGAATCAAATTATTATACAATTTATAGTTCAACTGTCAAATACAATATTCATACCCATAAAAGGTACTTGGTCAATCGTTACGACACTAACGGTATCATCACTTTCCAAATTTAAATGGGCTGTTTTTTCGTCGATAGTAGCTACTTTCATATTATTAATGCATTATTACCACTATGATTTATTGTCTGTGATAGACGATGGTTGGACATGTGCATTAATTCCATTAATGCGGAATGTTATTACACCCTTGTTACAACTCAATCGTATCTTGTTTGCCATAGGAACGCCTATTGCAGACGCTATATTAATTATTAATGGTCAGTTAGTGTCGGCGGCGTTATATACAACAGCTAGGTGTAGTCATGTAAATCTATTTCGTATTTTTACAGAATTGGCTGCTGCTATTATTGCTTCCACAAAATCATTGGTTCGATTTTTTGGCGTGGGCGACGATGATCCAAATAGTAACTTTTTTACGAATGATTTTGACATTGAAATGCCAATCAACCATACTATGGCTGCCGTTTTGGTTACAGAAGAAGCATTTGCATGCGCATGTGTACGCTTTGAACCAATCGTTGCTGTTATGTTTGCTGTTTTCGAAGAACCCCATGTTGTGGCCGCTGTAAATAACGGATTCCAAGCCATGATTCGAGGTGGACAAATGATTTTTGGCTTATTGATCAAAGAATATCCAGATGTTCATCGTGTGAGTTTTAAATTAGAACGTGCCATTGTGGAGACAGGCCTGGCACTTGACTCGATTGCATTTAAATCGTTGGGAAATATCATAAGATTATTTAGTCCTGGGTTTAAAATGGAAATATATCCAACAGAAGGTCCATTCTCAGCTGGCGCCCAAGCTATATCAGGAGGCGTGGAATTTATATCCGTTCTTGGCGTCAACGGGCCGTTGTATCTGTTAGAATCTACTTTCCATCCAGATAAAAGTCCATTTAATACCGAAGTATGGAATATGGACGAAGCCTTATCTTATTCACATCGATCTGTCTATAACGGCGCCGTTTTTGCACAGTGGGCTGTATATGTTATGGAAAAGTTGGTTACGGATACGTTTTCGATCGGAGATGTATTTACTGATCCAAACACGCCCCTCGAATTAAATTGCGATTGGGCACGCGATGTAAAGGAACATAAATACGTATCTATAGGATATACAGTTGGATGTTCTATTTATAACTATGGTATAATATATACAAATGCATATGCTATAGCATATGGTGCTGTAATAGAATTATTGACTAAATCCATATTTACACAAGAACAAAATGCATTTAGAACTCTACAAAGATGGGAAGGTCCTCTTATAAATCGAAATAAAGTTTATTCGTGCGAAGAACGTAGCGAAATGACTGCTTACGACTTTCAAACAAATACATATTACAAAGAAGGACAATTGTGGACTGGAGATCGTGGCAGATGTTCTTGTAATAGACCTAAAGGTATAACATTTGAAGAAGGAGAACCTTTTTATAATCCTTGGTGTGGCCAACCTAATTTAAATTTTGATGTTTTTGCACCTATGGATGCCCTTGTCATGCATGTTTCTCATGGTATATTGGGACCAGGGTTTGGTGATACACTTCCATACATGGAACCGATGGACGGTCTCGATATTAATATTGATAGAGGTCCGGACAAAGAACCATTCGATCATTTTATTGCCTTTCCATTTCCAATACCGCCGTTAACCAGAACTGCAATTGAATCGTTACGTATCGGAGTTAGAGTCTTGCTTTCTTTTGGAGATATAGTCACTGGTCATTTTTTTAATTATCCAATCAATTGTGGTCATGGATTAAATAAGTTACAGATGGAAGCCAGATTTAATTCATTATACAATAATGAAACGGCTTTGATATACGATAATGTTGACAGTGGGGCGTCTTCAATGTGGGATTCTTTCTCAGGCGGTAGTGCTGGCGAAGATACTATAAGTAATTTGGATTATGAAAAAGCAAAAGAGGCCGGTGAACAAAATAGGACCAAAATTCTAGATGACATACAAAGAGAAGCATTTAATCAACACTGTGGTGGTCCCTTATTTGGTGGTAACCCCATCGCTTGCACAGATATGGTTGGTGCCGACAAATATGCCAAAGAAATAAGAAACAATGCTGAATCCACGGCTTTGGGCCAAGAAGCATATGATATAGCATATGCCAGATTAGATCCTGATGCTCAACTGAATGATTATTGGGCGGATAAAATGAATTCTACCAATGGTACGTTCATCCCGTCTTCTGATAAAACAGAAGAAGAATTACGTTGGACTATTTGCAAAGCTAGAGAATATAGTGCTCTACAAGTTACTGGGAATATATTGGAATTTAATGAAAAAACGGGTAAGATCGAAACTGGTAGAAAGAGGATGCCAACTTGTGGCAATGACAATGATAACCCTGCCTGTATGTGTTCGTACATGGCACCTTTAACTCCAGATTCAAAATGTAAATGTATATCTAGATATCCATTGCTGGAAGTTGTCGGGGCTTCACAACAACAGGCTGATTTAATTGAAAAGCGTTTTACATCTGAAGATGTTGTACCCCATTGGTGCAATTCCATGATTATAGAATTCATGTTTCAGAATACCGGAACATTTATTAATGCTTTGGATTATATTGTGTCACTCGGACCAATCAACCCAACTTGTGACGTATTGGACAGATTAATAGATGGGGACGGGGCCGCTACTGGAGAAATGGATCGTCGAAATCAAGCATCATTTATTATAGAAACGACACCGACCATGAAATTTTTGGACCAATATATGTCTGCCGATGAAAAAATAAATAATGTAAGATCTATTTACGCTAGTGTCGAAGAACCCGGATGTAAACTCGTCCCTGGTCAAGTCATTAATGCAACCGATGAATTTGGAAATTATATATACGAACTTGATGAAAACGGCGACAAAACAGATAAAATTCGTACAGTTATTTCACAAACAGAATGGTCTTGTGATGATTCTGATCAATACAGGGATATATCATATGAATTATGGGAAGCTGATTCTAAACCGCCCGTTGGATTAGTAGACCGTAGTTTAGATATAGGCACTGCTTCGGGTGCAGGCGAATATGAAGGCCCGATTGATTATGATTTAGGAAAAAGAGGAGGTAATTTGAAGGATGGAACAACTGAAAATACAGTAGGGTGTCGAATTAGTGGAAGAAATGATCTGTTTTGTTCTTTGGGACTTGCCGTGCGAGCTTTCAAAAGATATAATTTGAATGGTATGAGACAAATTGTTGGAAACGTTGTTTCAACACTTTCTGGCAATTTCGAAGATGTTACCATGCAAGAAATGACACAAATATGCGACTTTGAAAAATTTCTTGGTGCTTTATCTTCGGCCATAGGTAATGCCATACCCAAGTTACCGAGACCTGCCAAACACGGATTGACAAAAGTTTTCAATGCTATTGCTCAATATAATTTGGTATTTTGGCTCCGACTGGAAGCCATTTTAAGACATATGTTCATTGAATTGGGCCAACATGCCGTTGCCGGTACCTTAGACGGAGAAGCTATGAAGACATCTGTACGTGTTGGGTTGGACGCAGGCGTAGATAGTTATATATCGGTGGTAAGAATGGGGATTAAAGCCGCAGGTGATTTATTCACTGCACTAACTGGACCAAAAGGAGGTAAAGTTTTTCAAATAATAATTGGCATATTAGATATCATTGCCGAAGAGTTAAAGAACGAACTTATGGATATGGTATTGTTGATCATGGATGTTGTTCTTAATTTTATTGCAGCATTCTCTGGAAATAAACAAGCAATTAAAAATTTCTTCACGTCTTTTCTGGATCTTTTTATTAAATCGCTTACATTAATGGTTAGAAAAATGTGGGACATACTCGGAGCCATTTTAGGGTTTTTTGGTGTCTTCGGTGAATTTATGGCTTTATTGGCCAATGGCGTATGTATTATGCTTAACGCTGTTATGGGTGCAATAGATGGCATTATTTCGGGGCTCACATTCGGTATGGCATCTATAGGATGGGAGTCTATGGAATGTGTTGATATGCTTTCAGCAGGACGAAATCATACAAGTGGTCTTTTAGGAAAACATTTTTTGAGAGCAGAACACGATGCAGAATTGCCCAGAAAAATGGCAGAGTTATTAAATTGGAATGGTACTTCTGTATGTGATCACCTCATGACCGCCGCCGCTGATTTTAAATTTACAGAATTAAGACCTTTGGAAAGAGCCCAATGGACAGAATGTATGGAACTAAAATTTATGGGCATTCAATTAGCAAGTTTCTTTAACTTGAAATCATTCCCAGAAGATTTGTTTTACAATTGGAAAAGGAAATATGCTATGGCGTTTGACGCATTCAGAGCTCTAAAACTTGTAGCTGAAGAATTCTATGAAACCCAAACTATTAACTGGGGAAATCTAAGACACAAGTTTTATGAAAATGGGTTAGATCCAGAATTATACATGAGGACCGCAAAAATTGCAGCAGATTTTATAAGAGTTTTCGTGTCATCTTTTAAAGTAATACACATTTCTGAAACAGTATTAGAACATTTTGACCCGGATTTCAAAAATGTATCCAATCCATCGTCTACTGCTACTGCTTGGAGAACCATTGACCGTGGCACCAAAATTTATAACATAGCTTCAAAAAAATGGACAGAAGAAGATGGTACGCAAATGGCATGGCACACTGTGGATAAAATATACGATTCGAGAATTCATATGAAACATTGGTGGAATTCTTTAGGTAAAGATGTCCCCGCTGGACAAACACAACACATAGACCATACACAAAAACTTTTTACAAATCTAAAAAGAAATATTGGGCGAATGTACTCTGAAAATACACTCAAAACTAAAAAACATAATCGCCCACCACGCCTGAGATTACCCATTTTGACAGATGTTAAAAGTTGTTATCAAAGAGGTGCACCAAGCTGGTGTAGTGATTGTGCTTTAGTCGATAACTTTGTGGAAAATGTTGTTATTCAAGGGGAAGCCATGGCCAAATTTTATGTCAATAAATTTCCACCCATTTTAGTCAATGTATCGCTATATTTTAACGACATGTTAGATTATAATAAAGATTTTTTCGAAGGCACTGCCGCTAGACTCGCTGCTACGGAATATGCTACAGCCGAAATGGAAAAAAATGTTAAAAACGGCGTTATAACCGCTTTAACCGCTTTAAATGACCCCAGTATCCGTTGGAATATTACAGGAGAAGATTGGAAAACGTTATTCTCGGATTTGGGCAGCTATATTCAAAATAGATCGAACGTGACTCATAAAGAAATTTGGCTCAACAATGTTGAGAGATTCATAAATGCCTCAAGGCTATATGTAACCACAAATTCTAGTGAATATGTGCCGTTTTACGGTTATGGGTTTTATTATAGTTATAATTATTTCTTTTTCAGCAAATGTGATATGGAAAAAAGCATTTTTACCACAACAACAACACCAGAAGAAAGAGTTCAGGCAATGGACTATGCCCTTATTTATTGTGCCATAGTCATACTGCTCATCTTAACCAATTCAACATGGTCCGTATTGCCACTATTTTGGATGACAAATGTTGTAGTCATTTCGTCCATTATTGGATACTCATATCTATGGATAGTATACGGTTATTTCCTATCCTGTGCACCTATGGTTCCATACACATTCATGGAAGACATATTTTTATGGTATAGTACCAGATTAGACCCAGGCTGTTTCTATAAAAATATACCATATATAGCAGTGAATGCTTCCGAAGACACATGCTTAACATGTAGTGCACCACAAGTATATATTAATTGTGCCAATTATACAGCTGCTGGATACCAAGAAGGTATGCTCCCATTGTCAGATTTAATTGCCGAATATAATATAGCATGGCCGTCGCTCTTTTATGTAAGATGGAAACATCCAAAAATCATGAAATTTTTATTTGCAAGAGGATTCTTCGAATTTGATTCTGTACTAGGGAAATTAGCAGGTCAAGCTTGGGACCCATCTCATAAAGTAGACAACGTTTGGATCGATTGCTATAATGCTATGTGGTTAGATAATATTCTATTTGCTTTTTTTGGAGCTTTGGCTTTATACATAGGGGCAAAAATGTCAGTTATTGCAGTTCAAACAATTATACAATGTATAATTTTAGTAACATATACATATACTGCTATCAACTATATGTCTTTGGCTGTAGAACAATCTGTGGTAGTTACAACATAATTACATAATATTAATATAAATATAATTGATTTAAAATAAATGAATCTAAAAACCGGCGATTTTCTTTTATTCGAATATCATCCCAAACCTTTCTTCTTAGCAATCATTGATTCTACCATACGATGTTTCTCACATAGTAGATATTCACATGCGGGGTTTATCATTGTAGATCCACCATGGGCTCCAAAAGGGACATACGTATGGGACTCTTCCTATCATTTTCACCCAGATCCACAAGACCATAAAATTAAATTCGGTATCGCATTAGTCAACTTAAAAGATTATGCCGAGGTGAATGGAAAACAATCCATATACAAAAGATCACCAATAGATCCCAATACATACACATTATTCAACGAAGAATTCCTAAAAAAAATACATGACAATGTATACGGAAAACACTATGATCTCTCCATAGGCCATTGGTTAGCCGGATTATGGCACATAATCATACCCAGAACAAACAAAGAATTCTTCTGCTCAGCATTTGTAAGCTATATACTCACACAAGCAAGTATACTCGATAAAAATACAGACTGGTCCGTTATATCTCCAGCTGAATTATCATCTGAAAATGATGATAATATGCCATGGGTTAAACACTATGGCCCAGATACATTATGGAAACCTCCAGAAAATCCATAACGCATTGATTATAGACTACAAGAGCTAAACAAAATATAAAAATATGTTTTTAATTAGTATGATCACCAGCATTGTAACAATATTGTGGTCCGCTCTACTTTTCGTAGATTTACATGATAAAAATACATATATATGGTTAAATTTAACTATGATGTTTTCTTGGGTCATTTTATGTGTTGTTTTTATACAAAAACAACTGTATCCCAGACGAAAAAATAGATCTATACTCTTAGAAGTTTTAATACATATATAATTTAAATTATTTTTTTAAACTGATGTTTAACCGGACCACTCACTGGCCCTGGTGTATTCCACTCTGGTTTCCAACGACCACCACCACCAGACTCAAAAAATTCAACCGGAACTCCAAACAATTTGTTCAACACTACTAAAATAAACATATAACCTTCAATAACACCTTTCTTTGTAGCACCTCGAATAGAATTTGTAGTATTGCCGTCTGGACCTAATACCAAATTACCCTCAAGCATTTTAGAGAAATAATGGTTGGCCAAAGCTTCCGCCTTTTGTACAGTTCCGTCGCGAGCTGCCATCAAAGTCATTTCTGTAGCTTCAGATGCTGATAAACAACTATTCAACACGTTTTGAACGGTCGCGTAATTTGCACCAGAATCACGCACCACCAAATGAGAAATAAACTTACCAATACTCGGACTCGCGCGTCCAACTGTATTACGCCAGCCTATTTTGATAACATGTTCAGAAAGAGCCGACAACTCTTTGTCTGGAATTCGTCCAGACAATGCCTTGTTCAAATGCGAAAACGAAAACGGAAATGCACCCTTACCACCATCTGTATCTACAATAGATTTTTTGGAAGCGCCGGCTTTCAATGCCTCAGCATTGCTCTTAGCGTCCCCCTTACTATTCAATGTTGTACCAATTACACCGACAAGATGATACTCATATACTGTACCCGGTGGTACAATTAAGTCTCCATGATCCTTAGAATGAATAGGCCCGATCTGAAGTATAACATTACGCTTGTCGGCTTTTAATAATGACCATAATTCTTCTACAGGATGAACTCTAGATTTGTCTCCACCAAAACTTTTATACACAGATACTTGTTTATCAAAGTTAACTTTATCCGTAAATACCAACTGTGTCGTTTTCGGTGCCAAAGCAACAGTCACCTCGTCGTCACATTCCTCGCCGAAATCTGTAATAATAATTAAATTTATGTCACTATCAGCGGGATAATCCGACACCAATAACCCAGAAGGCTTGCGAAATTCTTGCCTTAATTTTAACACTTCACCAGAAACATCGAACTTTTCAGGATGAAACACAGAAAGCAGTCCAACGACATCATAAGCGGGCGTTGTCGGTATATCATTGACTTTGCACTTTATACTCCATTCATTATATGCCGCACGCATAGATTTGTCTATATCGTCCTTAGATTCACCACCCTTTTTAGGCTCAGCATACATATATATTGCTTTATGAAGTACATAAGTTGAAAACACAGACATTTAATATTTAGAAATTTCCTATTATACTGTACTTTTACAATACTTTTATATATGAAAATATCCCTATTTAAATTCCACAAATAAAAACAAAATGACAAGAAGGCTTGGACTAGAGTACCAAGACATTTTGAGAAATTATAGCGACACTGTATCCATCACGAGCAGATATAGAGGCATACGCGGGCAATATTCGTGGGATTGTGACATATTTATCGAAGATAACAGGTCAGCGTATCGTAATTCACTTATAAGATTTACTCTAAAATTTCCACCAGAATACCCTTTTAAAGCACCCATTATAAAAATTAAAACCCCAATATTTCATCCATATATACATGGCGTGAGCGGGGATTTGTGTAGTTGTATACTACCATACTTTTGGAGAAAAAAGTCAGTCGGCAGGGGTACTGTAAAAATGACCATTAAAATACTTGCAACGCTATTCAAAGACGAAGGGAAAAGTTTAAAAAATATTAAAAGTCTATGTCAAGATCATTCTATTGCACATACACGTGATACAGAATATTGTTTATTCGATAAGATTATTCAAAGATGTCTTGGACATGAACTTGACAACGACCCAGACCCCAATGACCCATTTTTCGATCACACATCTATCAAACCATGGGAAGACCAAGTGAAAGACCAACGCGCACTTAACGCCATACAGTCACATTTATGCGCTGAAATGTTTGCAGGCAGATTAACAGAAATTGAAACAATTACAAGGCATTTACTAGGACTTGTAGAAGGTCAGAAATCAGAAGAATTCCAAAGTATACAAACGTTACCAGCAATAGTTATGCCCGAAGAGGAATGCACTCTTGTATCTAATGATGGGACCACTGTCACATGTCCAAAATGGGCCACCTTAGAATTAATTTATTCCCTGGACGCAGGTGAAAATATACCCACAATACTTTCCACAGATATGATTCAAAAAGTATTGGCATTTTGTCACGTCAGAGGAAATGTGGAAATACGCAAATACAACCAAATGGAATGGTTTTTTAAGTTGGAAATAGACCTAAAATACCAGATCATGACCCCAGAAGAAACATGGGAAGTATTAAACGCTGCAAATTTCCTAGGAGGACATGAAATTGTGTTGGGCTGCTGTTTAAGATTGTGTAAATATTTTGTATACTCTAGCAGAATACAATATACAGTGGATAAACTTAGAAAAAAATAAAAAGTTTCTACAAAAAATTATTACATACCTTGTATACCTCTATGAAGTTCCGCAAACGTTTTGCCCACTTCTGGGTCTGATGATGGTCTTGGATCGGCTTCCACCGGTGAATACCACACTTTACCAAATGTACTTTCATATCTCGTATACTCGCCCACATAACCATCGTAATCTTCCATAATGGTTGCTCCGTAATAACTTATCATGTTATATTTTTTTGACTTTGATTCAGCGTAGCTAGCCCCTCCACCATCGGCGCATCTCAATGATTTGTACAATAGCGGGGTACCATCTCTAAACTTCGTTTTAAGGCCCTTTGCCTTTAAATTGTCCAGTTCTTTCTCTGTAAAGTACACGATCTTTACGACAGGTCCACGGACTTTGTAAGTATCAAACCCATTGTCGAGACCAGATACGTTTGCGCCCCTTTCGTGATAGCTTATATATATTTTCCGTTTTAACAATTCTTCCTTTTGTTTAGCTTCAATGGCCTCAATCTTGGCCGCGTTTATGGCCTTGAAGCGGTCTTTGACGGACTGTTTCGACCATTCTTTCTGGAACAAACGATATGGGGTCGGAACTTCACTGAGTTTTTGCAAATATTGCTCATCTGCAGGCGTTTTCTTTTGAGCTTCTACTGCAAGGAATTGACGAAACATTTAATAGATATAACACACTTATATACATACAAAAATTTCAAGAGATTGTTAAAATATTTCAAGACAATTCTACAAAAATTTCAAGACTTTCTTAAAAAATTTCAAGAGATTGTTAAAAAATTTCAAGACTTTCTTAAAAAATTTCAAGCTCATTGTTAAAAAATTTCAAGAGATTGTTAAAAAATTTCAAGACTTTCTTAAAAAATTTCAAGCTCATTGTTAAAATATTTCAAGAGATTGTTAAAAAATTTCAAGACTTTCTTAAAAAATTTCAAGAGTTATTGTTAAAAAATTTCAAGAGATTGTTAAAAAATTTCAAGAGATTGTTAAAAAATTTCAAGAGATTGTTAAAAAATTTCAAGAGATTGTTAAAAAATTTCAAGACTTTCTTAAAAAATTTCAAGCTCATTGTTAAAATATTTCAAGAGATTGTTAAAAAATTTCAAGACTTTCTTAAAAAATTTCAAGCTCATTGTTAAAATATTTCAAGAGATTGTTAAAAAATTTCAAGAGATTGTTAAAAAATTTCAAGAACTTGTTAAAATATTTCAAGAGATTCTACAAAAATTTCAAGATTTATGTTCTATAAATGTATGTTATTTTAAATATATGGCTATAAATATATCAAAAACGGCGGCGACTCAGATGTTAAAACTTTCTAAAGATTTATTTTTCTATTGTCGGTCGGGCGGATGTAATGGTTTCGAGTATGTCCTTGAAAGTTGTTCATCTAAACCGGAATCTTCAGAAACACAAACCCTTGAAAATGGTGTTCAATTACATACATGTAATACATCTATGTTTCATTTATTGGGTACTGAAATTGATTGGAAGGAAGATATAATGGGTTCTAGATTTACATTTGAAAATCCTAATGCAAAATCAATATGTGGTTGTGGTATTACATTTTCAACATAATACACAACTTATGAATCGGACCTATATAAATGAGGTTTATTCTTGTCAGACAAAACATGGGTTTACTAGACAATAAGAAGTATGCCGTCACCGCCCGCGTATTTTACCTTCATATCCTTTACGTAGTTATGCTTGGCCTTGGTGCCGGTATTTTGGGAAATTTCAACTCAGAATATGGAGATGACGATAATCACGAACACAGATACTTGAATTGTGCTCTTGTTGGTGCTACAAATGGTTCGGCGTGCCCCGCATTGAACGACGATACGACCGACCAAAATAATCAGATTTTCAATCTTTCTGTAGCTGTTGTGGTTCTTAATTCTTTATACTTGATTTGGTCGGTGTCAAATCATTGGGGCTTCCTTATACATGTCCATTTTATGCTTCAGTGGGTGTTCTCAGCTGTCAATGTTGGTGTTTTCGCCGGTGTTGTCGGATGGTTTAATGCCACGGATGGACTTTTCGAAGAGGCCAACTTAGAAAACTCTGAATTCTTTAAAGACCAAGCTTCGCCATACGCGCTTGCAGTTATTGCTCTTGTTCTTGGTATTTTAGATTTGGTTATATTTAACGTATTGAACCTCACTATCTTCAAGGGTAGATGTGATCATAAGAAGTAAATTAAAATTAAATTCAAAACATATTTATAATAGATAAATGCATTTTACTAATTCTAAAGGCCTATACCATTCTCTCCGACATTTGAAAAAATTCCATACAAAATAAAAATGGAAACTAAAAACCCTCCTAATTTTGGAATTGACATTACATATTCTTCATCTACCATTAAAATAGAAAATGTCAGGACTTGGTTTAAGGAATATAAAATATTCCCATATAATGAAGCCTTACCATCTTGATTTGCCCGAATAATCTTGAATATTCCAGATATAATAACAAGTACCAAAGAAATTAGTTTGCTTGGAAATTTGTAAATAGATACAAAGCTTCTTTTTTGAAATCCAACTTCTGCGTATGTCCAGAAAGCCCTATCAAATTTTCGTACACATGTATCCGAACACTTTTCATAACATGTCTGTTTAAAAGGAGTCTCATTATGGATATGTTTATCATAACTTTCTATATCGTATAAAATCGATTCCCAAAATTTTTCAGATGCGTTTTTTTTATATATATTATTGGATAAATCTGGGATCTTTATTTTTTTTAATCGGACCAATAAAAGATTGAAATTAGATTTTGAATCTTTTATTGGTTCAAAATCTAACTCCGACATTTACAATATGGAAGCTATCATTTATAGGACATAAGTGTTTTGTAAATGTGTTCGAAATTACAAATATAAAAGATGACTTCCGTTGAATTCTTACAAGCCCATTTAAAGAATACACTTGGATCCAATGTATTTGAACCAAACCAGGAGCGAAAAATCCTCCCCATGTGCAAAACGCCCACTCAAGGAGGTGGTGATAATATAGATGATATTTCTATTGAAGAAAAAACAGAACAAGTACTGGCCGATCCAAAATTTGGTATGTTCAGCCTTCTTGAATATCATTGGTCACAAGGACATAAAAATGCCGCCCTAAAAAGACGAAATACGGTATATTGCTCTCATATATTCAGTTCATTATTTGCATTACCATTACTAGTATTTCTTACACAATGGTCCATGTATATTGCTGTAGTTATGCACCAAGTCAAAACATATAATTCGGGCACCTGTCCCATGGAAGCACCCCCTGAAGATAAACTCATGATGACTGCAGTCAGCATGTTTTACTTTATCAAATCTTTTTTCCTGTATGACGCCATTGTAGACAGAACTAAAAGAAAAAAAATGATGCCAACAAATGGGTACATAGTTACCATGGACACTTTCCAAGAATTTGGGTTTAATATCATGGTATATATGACGAATTTATGGGTCATTTTTGCCGATAAAGATTTTTTAAACATGTTTTTCAATACTCTTGCTATGGAATTTTTAATGGAGATGGACAATGAATTTGAATCAATATATTTTTCATATTTGCCTGGGGTCGCTGCAGATATCTATGATAATAAATTTGTCACATATAGAGAAAATGCGATATTGGTCGCCCAAAAGAAGCACGATTCTCAAAGATTCAGATTATTCAGGAGAATGACATGGCTTCCATATAAGATTCTCATATTTCTTTTCATGGTACTACCCCTCGCGTGCTTTTTCTTCATTTTTTATGGTGCTATATGTAAATAAAGGACATGTGTAAATCAACACTATTTAGGCAAGTTTATTAATACAGAATGAAAAAATATACTTTACCACTTGTTGTTGGAATTTCCACATTAACTATTGTATCCCTATTTTACTTGCACAAAAACTACTATGATAAACCCCTTAAAAAAGAAAAAAAAGAAGCACGAGAAAAAAAAGAAGAAGATATTGGAGAAAAAGATAAAAAAAATGATTAGATATGTCTCTGAAAAAGAATCTAAAAAAAATAACTATAAACAAATCTTACTTTAATTAAAATGATTTTACACATTCTATTATTTTTAATTGTATCCTTTGTACGAGCACAAACAAAGACAATTGAGTTTACAACAAACGGATACAATTATGAAGTAGATGGGGATTTTAAATCAAAATCAACTGATTATAACCCTGACATTACCATATGTTCAGGTACTTATAAATTTACTAACAGTGCTGGAACCGAACATCCGTTAAAAATTTCCGGCCTTCCCAATAATGCTTATACTATAATAACTACACAATATAAAAACATTGTGTTAACATCTGGAAATTATGATTACATCTGTACACGCCATCAAAATATGAAAGGTGTTATTACAGTCGAAGATTGTGCTGGTGTCTGTGGTGGAGATGCTGTTATTGGAGGTTGTGACAATGAATGTGGCTCTACAGCTGTAGTTGATGATTGTGGTGTCTGTGGTGGAGATAGATCATCCTGTGTACATGATCATGAATATAAACCATGTGAAGGAAAATCATCAGGTAATGTTTGTACATTATGTGACCCAGATGATGGCGAATGTGTCGAAACAGCTGTAGTTAAAACATGCCAAGAGAACCCAGATCAACCAGACTCTTTAATGTGCGATACAATGCAACAAACTGAAGAACAAACTGAAGAACAGCCTCTGGTTGATTGTGCGGGTGTTCCTAATGGTGATGCTGTCGTAGACGCCTGTGGTGTCTGTAATGGAGATGGATCATCTTGTACTGATTGTGCAGGTGTTCCTAATGGTGATGCTGTCATAGACGCCTGTGGTGTCTGTAATGGAGATGGATCATCTTGTACTGATTGTGCAGGTGTTCCTAATGGTGATGCTGTCATAGACGCCTGTGGTGTCTGTAATGGAGATGGATCATCTTGTACTGATTGTGCAGGTGTTCCTAATGGTGATGCTGTCGTAGACGCCTGTGGTGTCTGTAATGGAGATGGATCATCTTGTACTGATTGTGCGGGTGTTCCTAATGGTGATGCTGTCGTAGACGCATGTAGTGTCTGTAATGGAGATGGATCATCTTGTACTGATTGTGCAGGTGTCTCTAATGGTGATGCTGTCGTAGACGCATGTAGTGTCTGTAATGGAGATGGATCATCTTGTACTGATTGTGCGGGTGTTCCTAATGGTGATGCTATTGTAGACGCCTGTGGTGTCTGTAATGGAGATGGATCATCTTGTACTGATTGTGCTGGTGTCTCTAATGGTGATGCTATTGTAGACGCCTGTGGTGTCTGTAATGGAGATGGATCATCCTGTGCTGATTGTGCTGGCGTCTCTAATGGTGATGCTATTGTAGATACCTGTGGTGTCTGCAATGGTAATAATGTCGATAAAGACGATTGTGGTGTCTGCAGTGGTAATAATGTCGATAAAGACGATTGTGGTGTCTGCAGTGGTAATAATGTCGATAAAGACGCCTGTGGTGTCTGTAGTGGTGATGGTTCTTCGTGTTTAGATTGTGCTGGTATACCTAATGGTGGTTCTATGGAGGACGATTGTGGCGTTTGTAACGGCAATGATGTCGATAAGGATGAATGTGGCGTCTGTGGTGGTGATAGCTCATCGTGTGCTGATTGTGCTGGCGTGCCTAACGGCAACGCTGATGTAGATGCCTGTGGAGTTTGTAACGGTGACGGGTCTACGTGTAAAAAACCCCATAGGTTAACTTCTACAAAATCGAATGATACATTGATTTTGTGGGTTGGGTTATCTACAACGTTGTTTGTATTGGTCGGTGGATCTGGAATTATTTACACATTATACTGTCGTCGTGGGAAAAAGAAAGGAAGCAATCTTTTGAAATATATGGATAGTTCGGCTTATTTCAAACCTAAAAAGTTAAAATTTTAATAAAAAATAGTATTTAAATATGTTTTATTTAATCGTTATGATTCCTCGTGGTATTTGTGTAGATCTTGAAACAACAATAACGGCTAAAATTTCGGATGCAATACGTGCTCCTGGTTTTAAAAGATTTGAAACGCGGATCATAGAAATCGGTGCTTGTCATTGGAAAGATTCGTCTAGGCGTTTTATGCGTTTGGTTAATCCTATAACTGTTCCATTGGCAAGTGGTCCTGAACTTATGCGCCATTTGCATGAAATGCGTCAAAAACCCAAGCCAACTTTAAATTTTTGGTCTAATGTTCTTTACAAACGTAAATCTTTGGATAGGGGGATGTTTTTGACCGAAGAAGATCCTGCTGTTTGGTTGGCTCGAAGTCCGGAAAGACGCGCGAAAGATTTTGTACGTTGGTTCAACGGTGCACGTGGTCCAGATTTTGTAACAGAGACTGAAGCGTTGAGAGATTTAGTTAAATGGACAGGATCTAATCCGTGGTTGGCCCACAATGGAAATTCGTTTGATTTTAAAGTGTTAATGGGATGTTCGGAGAGAACAGGCGTTCCTATTCCCAAGACAATCGAATTCCACGATACTTTAAAATTATTTCGGAAATATATTCCGGGTCATAAAAGTTATTCTCAGCCTAAATTATATGAAGCTATTTTCAATGAAAAATACAATGCGCATGTGGCTATCGATGATTCTTTGGCATTGTCGCGGTTGTGTAATTACTGCAATTCTTCAAAAAATTCAACAGTACCCTTTAAAATTTTAAAGAATCCTTCAAAAAATTCAACAGTACCCTTTAAAATTTTAAAGAATCCTTCAAAAAATTCAACAGTACCCTTTAAAATTTTAAAGAATCCTTCAAAAAATTCAACAGTACCCTTTAAAATTTTAAAGAATCCTTCAAAAATATTAAGTGCAGCTGTTACACAAAGAGCTATGAATTTGACATTTCCAAAACTCAAAAAGCCCAATAAAAAAATCCCTATGAAAGGAAAAAAAATAAATCATATCCTGGATTTAAATGGAATAGGTCCTAAAACGTCCGCTGTTTTGGCATCATTGGGGGTTATTTCATTGGCCGGGCTTAAAAAACAGTATGAAATCGGAAAAACACAGTGGTTAAAAGATATATTGCCATTTGGTGCAAATTGGCGTAAAGTTGAACAATCTATAAAATCATTAAATTAATTTTTTAATCTGAATCAGAATCAAAAAGAACATTTGGTCCTGGTTCCATATGGAGTGTATGTGTTCTATTAGATTCTTCTTCTAATTCTTGTAATCTTTCTCTTAATCTTTCGTTTTCTTTACGATGTATTTCTGCCATAAAATTTGCAACTTCTAATGTTTTAGAATTGTCTGTTTCGACATGTCTGGTCTTTATTCTGTGAATTCTCGTCCTCTCTTTGTATAATAACCAGAGTCTATACAATAGTCTCAGTGTTATTTTATCGTCTGTGTATGGATTAAGAGTTAATATGCCTGCAGAATCGACAAGGTTATGTCTGTAAATAAATTCTTTTAACGGTTTATAGAAAGTATTTGAGTCATAATTATCCGATTGCAATACGATAGGTATGAAGTGTAATAATTTATCTCTCCAGCCTGTGTATGCTGGATCAATCATATGGTTTATTTTCTTTTTTAATCGGGGTGGTAGATTTTCTTCTATTAATGTCCAGTTATTTTGTCCGTTTTGGATGGAAGTTAGTCTCCAAGTTCCTTCTTCGTCAATAATTTTATCACCGATGTTATAAGTGGGTCCCACATACATGGCAAAATTTAAATCTTTTTTCTTTTTGCTTTTCATTTTAAAATGGTGTCCGCATCTGTCACATTGTTTTTTTGCGCCTCCGTGTATTTTATCACATTTTGGGCAATTTTTCCTACCTTTGGCTTTTTTAATTTGGGCGGCCATATATCATATATCATATATTTATTTAACATTTATATGGGATAATAGTTGTTTGTTGGTTTATCCATTTTTATAAATTATATAAAAATACCGTCAATTTGTTTTCTATGTAAAATTTCAAGGGCTGATTGCAATCCATGTTTTTTTTGGAGTTGACTACAAAGTATGATATATTTGATTAAAATGTTAGAATTTTTATTTGGATGGATATTGGGAGTTTGGTCGGCTCAACAGTTTAATTTACCGTCTGTACAGATAGCTATCAAAAAATGGTGGAATTCTAAACCCGAGGTTGCTGTAGATACATCGGATGTAACCGAAGAAGATCATGAAACCACACCAATTTTCACTGGCGATATGCCTCCAGTAGAAAGCTAAAGAGAGTATTTAAAAAGAGTAATTGGGGTTATTAGCTATGTTTTTCTTTTTTATGGGTATTTTATTCGGCATTATAATACAACAAGAAGTTCCTACAATTCCTAAATTAAAACCTTTTATTTTAAAAGCTTTTGATAAAATTTCAAAATCTTCAGAAGATAATAACGAATCTTCTGAAGATTCATCAAGTAAATGTGATTAGTATAAAGGTAAACAATTTTATTTTTAATTAAATGTCTTCTGAGTGTGAAATTTCTATTCGCTCTGATATACCTATAACTATGGTACATGGTAAATTAAAATCTCATGTTATTATTTTTGATCCTCCTTATGATATTCGATCTATATTGAGTGAGTTTTGTAGGTTTGATGGTCAAGACATACGTATTAAAATTGACCATTCGAGTAAAGATGTTTCTATTGTACAACCGTCCATTTCCAGATTAGTATTGCGTACCACAGTAGAAGCATTTCAGACGCATCGTTTAAGTCTGCCAGCACCTCTTTTTCCGCGTTTAGGTCATGGTTTAATTCCGTCTCATTTCGATCCATTTCAGCGACAAAACACGCATGTTGCCTCTCGACGTTCAGTGCGTCCTTCCAGCTCAGCAAACACAGGTAAAAATTGTTCTATTTGTATGGAGGATATATATGTATCGGATGTCGCAGTTCTTCCTTGTGCACATATATATCATCAAGCTTGTATTCGACGTTGGACTATGGAACGCCCTAATTGTCCAGAATGCAGAATGCAATTAACATAGTAATTCTTTCATCGTTTGTCTCCATATGCACGACCTTTCACATTTAGAGCCTGCTTTTTGTATGTCTAATACGGATATACATCCATCTTTGTTTTCGTCACAATCTTCAAAAAGTTTTTTATATCTTGGGCCTTCAATGGCCAAGATAAATGGCCTTTTTAATTTTGATTTTAATTTTGTTGCAGAATGCAATTGAATTTTATTCATGCATTTTGTTTTGAGTGCACATGTCCATAAATCTAAATGGCTTGTTTCGCATGCGTTTATAACTGTTGTAGAATACAAAAATACAAATAAAATTAATAATAATCTCATATATTATTATTTTAATCTACTTTTATAGTGTTATTAAATATCTTTTTACAAAAGCATATAAAAAAACAACGACACCGGCGAATACAATAGAAGAAAGGGCAAATATATCTGTCCATGGAGCTAATATTACTATATTTTGTTGAGAAGCCCAGTAGTATAGAATTTGGCCAATCAACCCTGAGATAATATAAACGATAAGGCATTTTATTAAAGAAACCCCACAATTGCAATAATATGTACATTGTATTTTTTTGGGCTCTTTAAATGTATAAAGACATACGTTACAGTGATCCGATCCGGATGTTAATATATAATCTTGAATGCATTTTTTATGTACATATGTTTGGCAGCTACATTTGGATTTACGAGAGCACGGTTCAAAACATATATAGCACTCTATAAGTAATTCTTCTAGGGGATCTTCTATCATGCGTGAAATAAAATAAAACGTACTTTATACTTTGAATCCACGTTTTAAGTATTTTTGAATATATATCTGATATTTTATTTAATCGAATGGACTGCAATTCGCAGTTTAAGTTATGGAAAGACCAAGTTCAGAAGTTAAAAAGTTCCATGTCCTCTTTATCGGAAACAGAACCCAAAAATGTTTTACAACATTTCTTTTTACAAGCTGCTCAATCAGAATTAAAAAGCGAATTAGAACCGACAAAAAATTTAATGAAACAAATAATATGTTGTGCTATTGACCAAGCTCCCCTTTTAGATGGAAATATACGACAAAAATCGGCTAAAATAGTTAAAATGTTTATAGATGAGCCAATTTTAACGGATATTACTCTGGCGGATATACGAAATATTATTGTATTTGACATTTTTAAACAATGTGGTATAACTATAGATACTTATTTTGAAAGATATTCGTCTCCGCCTGGTTCAGCCGAACAAACAGAACAATATAATAGAATTGCACATGGCTCTGCGAAGGCATCTGCGTCTAAAACAAAACTATTAACCAACGTATTATTGTCTATGCGAGTTGTCAAACGTTTCTTTACTATTTATAGTATTATTAATGACGATACTGCTGTAAATGTATCTGGCTGTACTTTAAACTGGTTGGGTGCAATGTGGACCCAACAGATAAAAAAAACATCATTATCGGATCTTATATGGGAAATATTCCTAGATCTATGGTATTACGAAAACAATTTCCTATGAAAACAATTTCCTTTAATCATATATAATAAGAATAAATTTTTATTTATTTGAAATATATATATATCAATATTTTTAAATCATGTTAAGATTTACCCTATTACTGATTTTTTTAGCATTTGTTGCAGGAAAACGGTCATACAAAGCTTTTAAAACGAGCAGAGCGTATATTTTTAACGTATATGGACATGGTTATAGGGCACAGATTAAAAAAGATTCGCTTAGAATTTTTTCGCCGTATTTTCACAGGCGATGGAATTTGCTGGATGATTGTGATATTACGAATGCAAAAACATTTAGAGACGAACATGTGTTTACGGTAGTCGTACCTCGTTTTATAAATCCAACCCTCAAGGGAGGCGAAGTTCCACGTGGAACCACTGTTCGATTTGCTTCTGATCATGTTTGTGCAACATTTGACGGGTCAGAACCAATATGTAGTCCAAAATCAGAAGAAAAATGTAAACACGGTGACATTCTAAAAGATTTTGTTGTGCACGACGATGAGATTATACTAAGATTAAGAACTTGTAAAGCAAATATACCGCCAGATATGATTATATACCATGCTTATGACACAGATGTGGATGTTATAGAGATGCCAGACGAACAAATGCCCATGGAAGACCATGGTATATACGGTTGGTTTGATCATCTTGGTAATGAAAGAAAATATTAATAATACGCGGGCTGACAAAGGCATTGATTACAGTCTGTCGATGCTGCACATTGTACACAAGTTTCAAATAAACACATTCCACAAGCGACAACATGCAACCCGCATGTCATATTTCTACAAGATGGACATAAAAACATATTCTTAATATGGCGAATATAATTACAATCTGGACATATTCTCAATCCCTTTTGGTCGTATAATATATATTCTCGCCATCCTTTTGGGGATATGGTAGCGTCTGAATAATATATAGACGTTTTACTTGTATTTCTCCATGTCTGTAAGTCGTAAATGTCCAAGTAGATAAATATTAGTGATAAAAGAGGTCTTTTGTCTGATAACCAAGTATTCATTTAAAGTAGCATATGAATTATTTATACGATCTTATAATGTTTAAGAAAATTCTTAAAATATCTCATTAAAAATGTCGTATTTAAAGTTTTACAATCGCGCGTGATATGAATAGAAAATTCTAAAAAAAATAGAAAAATTATAAATATTTTTTATGTCGTCATCCATTCATGATGTAGCTTTTTTATTGTGTGAGATTTCAGGACGTACTCAATCAACTGAAACGCATCCCATGATATCAGGATTGCGAAGACCAACCTTTTCCGAGGTTCAAAAAGACTTGCCGGGGCATTATTGGGTCCAAGACATTGTTCGACCAAATGGTCGAAAAGACAAAAAATATTTCTCACCCGAGGGGAAATCATTTAGAAGTATGTGTTCTGCCAATCAACATCTTACTTCCCTTTGACTCTATTGAGAGCATGGTCAATACCATCTACTTTTATGTTTAGAAGCATGTGCATGATATTTGTAGGTCTTTGGGTCCATTGATATGTAATTTCTGGCGCCGTTTCGTATAAAATTTCTAGAGTAATAGAAATATATGCATACATTAATTTGTGTGAAGGTACTTGAATAAAATAATCCCATAATTTAAATAGTTCTTCGTAGCATACTGTTTGTGCAAACCATATCATAAACCATTTGCACGAAACGATACTGGACCATTCGTCCGATTGAGTCTGAAGAATGCTATTGAGTGTAGGTCTTCTCACAGCGAGTTGTTTATGAAGTTCTTGAACCCATTTTCTCCGAATCCAATGGAACCAAGTCACATTATAGTCCGGCATTAGAGGGCGTATTCGCCCAACAATTCCACAAAAACACCACCAACTATCCGCTTCCGCGTGTTCTGACCCATGGAATACCACATATACCATAGTCATCATATAATTAAACCCTTGTAAATATGCATCTCCCTTTTGAAAAGAAGCATATTCTATTAGAAGTTTTTTAATGTGGGGCATTAAAGGTTTAATATTTTGCCTTTTTGGAAATGTTCTTGGCATGTCTGCTTCTATTGTAGCTTTTGTGGAATCGGAAGCTGTGTCTGCGTCTTTAATAAATGTATAAAAAAGATTTCTTTTACGTTCAAAATCATTTACAATGAGATGTTTTCTCCATAAGTCCCTTCTTTGTTCCATATAAAGAATAAATATGTATATGTTTATAGTCTTTGAGAATAAAAATAAAATAAAATATATATATAAATTACTATAAACACGACTAATATATAATTAATATGCAAGCTGAAAGAGTCCAGATTTGCTCAGAACGTTTAATGTTAAAAGGTGTATCATCTTCTTGGTTCATACCATTACTTTCTGACCAAACTGTGGATGATTTATTGGTAGCTTTTGCAGATTTTTTAATGAATGGTTCTAAAGTAACCCAATATCCTATTATTCAAAGTTGTTTTAAAACTTTGATGGAATCCAAAGAAGAGTGTATGTTTGTTTTTATGCGAAGATATTCTGATCAAGCTGTGGGCATTTTGAGATCCAATAAGCCGCTGTTTTCGGAACGAGAACGTGTTTTATTGAATAGAGTCGGTGAAAGTGTGTGGAATCTTCCTTTGTGGACATGGAAAGAAACAAACCCAAATTTGTGCGAATCAATGGAAAAACAATTATCTAATGTTAATCATAACCATTGTTTTGGTGTTTGGTGTTATAGATAATTAACGATGGCCCATAGGTAGACCATCTGGTCTTTTAATCCATAGATCAAGGGCATGGTAATGCTCTTCAAGTGCCAATGCCAACTCTTCCCATCTTACTAATGCCAACTCTACTATGGATAACTCTATTTCTTGATTGATCGTGGAAGATGTGGGAGATTCGGCAACAGCAGATGACATTTTGTATTTTATTTTAACCTTTGTATTTTAGAACCGGTAAAATCCATTTATTCTTTTAGAGGTTTTTCTATGAGTGTATATTTTTTCGTATAATTTATTTTATTCTTTTCTTGATATGACCCAATATATTTGTCCTTTTCATATCCAATATTCCATTCTAAATAAGTAGACGTTGATGATAGGTCACTTGCCCTAACAATTGTCCAGTTTGTATTTAGTTTTAATATACCTAATGATGTGAGAATATACGAAACAAATGCAGAACATGTGAATACATCCGTTTGTCTATTTATATTTTTCCTGAAGCAGGCTGCTACCCAATCTCTTGCTCTATCGTCATATTTATGTTTATACACATGCTTATGGATTCTTTTAAGTGTATTGTCATTAAATAGAGACCCGTTATATTCTCTAACAAATATGGATACTTTACCCGGGTAATGTTCTGTATAGAAGGTGATTGGAGTGAGTTGAACACCAAATTTGATTTGATTATCTTGTGGATCTTTCGTACCATGCCATGACGATTCCCAGACAAATATTCCTTTTAAATGTGGTGCCCATGGGGGATCTTTTACAACGATAGCAGAGTGAGAATATTTTGAACATGTGCAACATTTGATAGTCAAATCTAGGCAATGCATCCAACAAGAACTCGGATGTTCTGAAAATAACAATATATCACCAGTTTTTAATTGATCCATTTATCATTTGTCTTTACTTTTTATAGTCTGTTTGACTGGTTTCTCGTCGTTACTTTGGTTTTTAATAATAATAGTTCTCCAAGATTTCCCATCAAACGTCCACACTATTTCAACCGAATACATTTATTCGGGGTTATTAATATTTATAACCCTAAAATATTAATAACTTATTTTCCTGTTCTTTTAATGTTTTGTAACCTTTTGTGGTCGGATGAGATTTTTCATATTTATCTAGATATTTTTCGATTAAATTAGTGGATAAAAAGTAAACAAAGACAACGCTAAAAGAAAAGATAGATGTATAGCCTATAGTTATAGATAGCGCACTAATGACTGTAATTAATATTGCAGAATGTTTTGCAAATCTATCTTTTCCAAAAAGGAATGCAATAAATATAAATATAGAGCCAAACAAAATAAATTCATGGGGCATATTTTTCGGCAATATTTCCATAGTAATTAATACTGACATTGGTGCAGCGGCCCCTAATCCTAGTAAAACGTGTAAATAAGGCTGAAATTTCTCATACCATTTCCTATAACCTTCCCTATATTTTAATACAGCATACCAAGGTATTTTTTCGTGTTTATATTCTGTTTCGCCTATGATTTGAATTAACCAAAACCCGGTAAGACCCATTATAATATCTGATATAAGCGCATTTGCTCCAATATCACTCCAATATTCTAGTCCTGTTAGAATGGCAAATGAAAGTTCAAACGATTCGAATAAATATATAACAGAAATTAATACAAAAATATTTTTGTTGTATATCGCAATGATGGATGGTATAAAAACATGGACCATTGGCCATGCGGAATATTCTGTAATACTTTTTAATAAATCATCCATAATTGCATTAAATTATTATAACTTTATACATGCAAAAAGTTACTATTAAAGATTAACTTAATATATAAATGTCTAATTTAACTATAGACACAGGACGAGGACGAATAAGGGGTCCTATTGGGTGTCCACTTTTACATGGTGGATTGTCGTGTGTTCAAATAGGTAGTCAGTCAAAATTTTTTGAAACAGATTATTTTAAATATGGCGCAGCACCCCAATATTTATTAAGATATTGGGTTGAATCAGGTCAACCACATTGGCATTGCACTTGTCCCGATTTTATATATAGAAGATTCGGTACGGGAACTATGTGTAAGCATTGTATGGGAGCTGCTAAATTAGTTATTGAACCCATACCATTTGTTCAGAGACATATACGTGAAATTTCTGAAGAAATATATAATAAAATGATTCGAATGTCTATAGGTCAATATCTTCCTATATTTGGCAATCCTGTCAATGTTCGCGTGGACATTTCTGGACAATCCGGTTATATTGGATTTATAAGACATCGATGGAGATGTTATACATGTGGTGGTCCAAATGGATATAGATTTTTAAAATATAAGCAGTGCAAACATATTGCATGTTATCTTAAATCATTAGACACGCCCGACTATGAACAATATTGTACAACTATGACACGACCGGCCTTTTTAGAAGCCGTTCGTCAACAAAGAAATGCGGGTCAAACGCATTGGCATCGTTTTATATAACAGGCTGTATGAGAGGTTGTTTGGCTCCTTCTTCTGTCAATTCAATTTGTGTCCATTGTGCTGGCATTGATGTTGGTACCGCAGGTAATTGAATTTGAAGTTGCATTTGTTTATATTCGTCTTCAATATCTCCGGTGTCTACTTGATAAGGACCGGTGGATTCCGTAAGTGTATCATTGATCTCACAAGCATCGTCTATCATTGTTGAAAGAGTTTCTTTTAATTCCTCAACTCTTTCAATATCGTGCTCTTGAATAAATTTAGAGAATGTGTTTGAAGTCATTCGAACAGCTTCTATATGCATTTTAGTAACATTTAGAGATTCAAGGTGATATCGTTTATTAAGGCATGTTGTTAATCGTGTTTCTAATTTACTTTTATGATGTTTAATGACCATTATAGTTTTTATATGAACTATGCATTCGCTTTTAATGTACATTTTTTTTCTAGCATGGTGTCTTTGTTCGCGTATTTGATTATCATATTTTCGGATGAGTAATGATAAAGTTTTCTCAACTTTTTGCATTTGTTGTATACAATCTACAACGTTATTTACCTGTTTTGACCAACATAAATTTCCCATTTTCCTTAGTAATGTGGAGTATTTATATGCAGTTTGATAATTTAAAATGTCGTTATCTATTAGTTTTTACAGACCAATGGAATATTTCGGAGGTATGTATAATCGATTTGTAAGTTGGTTTACATCTGGAGAATTTTGTCATTGTGAATTGGTGATTCATACCACTCCCTATGATATTATGGAAGCAGTAAAAGAAATATACAAATCTGCTCAAAATGGCGACTATCCAAAAGAAGATTGTCATAGGATTATTGCACAGATCGAGATGAATTTTTTTGATACTGGGTTCAGAAAAGCTGCTCAAACTTCAGAGAAAATGGTACTATCTTATTCGTTGTTGTGGGGTCAACCTATGTCCGTTCGAGTTTTGAATAAAACTTCACATGATTCATGGTTTAAAATACCCGAATCTGGTGATCTTACAGCACATATGCGTTCGGGCCCAGAAATTTCTGAAGAACATTATAAAAATACATTGAAATTTTCCATTGAAGAATTGGGAAAAGAGTATGATAGCACAGGTGCACTTTGTTCTGTATTACCATCTTGGTCATCTAACCAGACACAAAATAGACCTGAATCCTATTTTTGTTCAGAATTTATTGTTCTAATATATCAAAGACTTGGATTTATGGAAGATGTTAAAGCCAAACACACAACGCCAAATTCATTGTTTAAATATTTAGACAATAATTTTCCCGAACAAAATTCTTAACGTCAAAAACTATAAATAGCATATATATATTTTTAAATGGAAGATCCAGAAGAAAAATCTACTCTTGTAAACAATATAGAATTAAATAATATGACATTGACCATATGTTCTACACCATGTCGTATAGGCGGCGTAGAATTAACTATGCGCGATCTAATAAAAACTGGATTTTCAATTATTAGTTTAGAATTCATATGTTTATTTGCCATCACTTTGATGCGATTAGAAAATTCGCTCATTAAATGGCTGGCTCTTTTCCATATGATTCCCATCGTATTTCTATATTTGTTTATGTATGTAAATCTTATTTCAAATGGATGGGGTGCACCCAATAGTCGTTTCTGGTGTGACGTGAAAATAATGTATGCAAGGGGATTTAATACGATACGTACCTGCACTTCTTTCGTATCGAGGTCTATTTTTTTCGTTTTGATGTCCATAGTATTAAATATCGGATCCGGAACAGCGATATCTCTAATTGTTTTATTGGCTGTTATTTCTGAATGGCAAGCTGGCCTTTCAGAAAATAAAAATCAATATGATGTAAAAGTCCATGATAAATTCATGAAAAATGATTTTTTATCTTTAGAAGCATTGCATTATTTTCAATTCCAGAAAAAAAAGGCTCAGACACACTATGTGCCATTTATTATACATTGTTTCATAAAAACATATTTAATCACATCGCTGCTGTCAACTTCTGGCGAAACGAACACAAACTTTACTTTTGGATGGCCTATCGTTGCTATTATTGTATTGTACACATTTCTGTTGCCAACGTTTATAGATTTCATGCATTTAAAAGATGCTGTCACGTTCTGTCAGGTCGAATTATACAAACTCATATTAGATATTACATTACCGTGCATAGCCGTGTGTTTTGCACTTGTATAAAGAATAAGATTTTATTATATATTGTATTATAATATTATAAGTATATGTCTGTGAAGGAATATGTTCAAAAACATATACCTTCATATAAAGGTATTTTACCAAATGATCCCTCAAAAGTAAGGGAATTTTGCGCGTACTATAAAAAATATCCAACTGCTCTAGAACATTTTACACAAAAAGAACTTTTAAATTCTCCAGATCTTTGGTTTGTCGGCACTAAAGAAGCGAAGCAAGTAGATACGTGGCTGAAGGAAGCTTATCCTTCTGTGAAAATCGATACAGACGAAATTACAGAATCTATATTAGTATGTGGAAAATGTAAAGAAAGAAAAGTAGATTATTATCAAAAACAAACAAGAGGTGCCGATGAACCTATGACGTGTTTTTGTCATTGTCTAAACTGTGGAGCTAGGTGGGTGCAATAAAACTGGACATTCTAGTATAATACCTGGTCCAGAAATGTCAAAACGTTCGCCACGCGCATCAATACACCAGCAAAATCCCGTAGAACCATGACATTGTTTTGGCAATAAAATCCCATTGGAATCGCGCTGAGGAATGTATTCACCCACTGCATTCGCGTATACAATCCAAATCAATAAAAGCCACATCCCATATAAGTATAAAACTTAAATACTATAAAAATGTTTGAATGTTTATCTATTCCGTTTATTTTATGTGCTAGAGCTATTGTACATTTTTTCCCTTGCATATGTAAGCATAAAAAATACTATAAATCAACGTTAGAAGGACAACTGGGTACTTGTTTGGCCAGAAGAGGGGGCTATTGGTCTGGAGAACAGCGAAAGTACATTTGTACTCGGGAAAATTTTTATATTTTCACCGGGTATACTGGCAAAACACATATTCAAGAAATGAAAAAATTCATATTTCGATTATCAGAAAATATGAATCGTAAAGGCCAAGTTCCTTGTAGATGGGAACCTCATTGGTGGTCAGGCGAAGAACCAAGATATAGATCTTTCGTCAAAGAAGTATCTGTCATCGATTCGAATATGTTTTTTTTAATACTCATATGGGAATTACATAATGAACATCAAGAAAATGTCACAGAATTATATTTACCAGCACAAAGGGCATTCAAATGGTTAGAAAAACACATTGCAAATGACACCATATACGAACCAATAGATGCTAGTTGGGAAACATCGCGGAAACACGGAGGCCATCTTCTTTTAACGAACATTATTATGATTCGAGCTATTCGAGCTATGGAATTGATTGCGCTACACCATAGAGATGAACGCTTAAAAAAAAAATGCATTAGAATGTATGGAAATTTCATTGAAAAATGGCAACCAGAACTCTACAGGACACAAGAATGTCTACCAAGAATACTCGGAATTTACTGGAATTTGGTTCCAAGTACTTTTTTAATGTCGTTCAATCAAGAAATACAAAAAAAAGACTATGCTTGGATACCTTTAAGAGTAAAAGGACCAGTTCAAACAAATAAAACATATTCGGCGCGTTTAAAAGGAATTTCGGACCTACATACGGAAATAATTTGGCCTTTTGTGGGATTTTTATGGGTCGTCATATGTTCAAAAAGATTAAAAAGAGACATTGCATTTCACTGGTGGCAATCTTATATGGATTTTCATGCTCCAAGAACTTTACATAATATATATGAACCAAGTTCTGGAAAACCAGTTCGAAGAGCCTTTTTGAAAGCAGAAGGAACCCATGCCGCCACTATAGCCATGTTTTTCGCCGCCAGAAATGGAATAAATTATCTACATCAAGAAGAAATGGATGTTCCTGTATAATAAGCAATCACGATTCTTTGTAATGAATCTGACCTTATGTTTACACAATGTAACACAATACAAACGTTATTTACAAATAAAACATAATTTATACATATTCTAAAATTATTTTACATTCAAATTATAAACAAAACTATGTCTTTGCGTGATTTTTATAGGAAAGATTTAGAGAATTCTTATGAGCAATTGGGTGAAGATGGAAAAGATGGGAAAACATATTTGGTCACTCTAAAAAAAGTATACTCTGCAAAACAATACAATCTTAAAAAAAATACAAAGATTGCCATCAAAACATTTAAACCAAAAAAATCTGTAGCTAAAATCAAAAAAGAAATTGAATTTCAAAATAAAGCGGCCGAAGCCGGTGTATCTATACCGGTATACGATGCCAATATGACTGAAAAATATATCGCGATGCCAGTCCTACACAGTCTGCCCGCAAAGGTTTACCACCAATTGCCAGAAGAAATTGAATATCAATTATGTGCTCTAATGGCCAGACTAGATGATATTAATGTCTTGCACGGAGATATGAATGCTCTAAATGTAATGACTGATACAACTGGGAGAGTTTATATGATTGATTTTGGATTTGCCAAAACAATTACTAAGAAAATTCGTTCAAAACATGGTAAGCAACCAAATGTTGCCGTTTCATTATGGGGTCTTTCTAGAGGATTCCAACGCCATAAAGTCAAATGTCCGATTATTAATGCATGTATAAACGCTTATAAACAAGGTGAAGATATTTCTGCCTATATAGAAAATGGAGAATTGTATTTAAACAAACAATGCAAAACAAAAAAGAGAAAAAGATAATATAAATATATTATATATATTTATATTATTTCAATGCCTTGTAAGAATACATTTTTATGTACTTCATCCGTAAATATAGTTGGTTATGATTTTGAAGGGATACAATGGTTTATGTCGTTATTAATTTTAGCATTTACCTTACAAATATTTTCAAACGTTGCATGGCTACGAATATCACAGTCTTACAGAGAAATTTTAAGAGAAAAAAAACATTCTAAAAGGAGAGATAAACTAATTCCGTATAATTTACTATGGACAGGCATATGGACATCGATTTTCCTTTTAAGAATTGCTCTTATTGTTGGTTCGAATTTATGGATTTTCATTGTTATTTTATTAGGAAATATCACAGGCACGGCATGGGCTTTAGCAGACCAAGACCAAGACATACTTGCAGAAAGTTTCCAAGATGTATGCAGTAAAGATTCATGGCCAGATCGAGTCATAGAAAAATTAATATTCAGAATAAAACAAATTGAAAATAAAACAAAACAAAACAAAGATTTGGTTTTATAACTATTTAATTAACCATAAATGTAAATATGTATGTGGAAAACATCCGTTTTGATTCATCCGAATGATACTATCAATGGAAATATACAACATCAAATACTTGTCAAAGATACCAGTGAATATGATTATAGTACAAAAACAAGCTCTGCAGGATTAAAAGGTCCAAAACATAACCATATGGAAGATTTTTGTTCATATGAATACGGTACTGCTGGACAAGACGTCTTTGGACATTCGCAAAATGCCATTTTTGTAGCAGATGGACACGGACAGAATGGTCAACAATCCGCTTTAGACGCCATAGAAATGCATAAATATGCTCTGTGCGAACCAGAAAATTTAATATCGCAATCTCCGCGCGAAATTGAAAACAATATAAGACAAAAATTAACACAATATATGTCTCAAACAACACATACCCATTCAGGTGCTACATTTGCATGCATGGCCATTCTAAAACACAATAAACAAAGATGGGCCATAACAACGAATATAGGAGATTCAGAAGCATTATTGATTTATAACAATAGAATTCATACATGTTCTGTCGCCCACGTATGGGACGATCTTGACCTATACAACAAATATGTAAAAAATGTAGATAGGCCTAGGAATGTTTGCTACAATAGATGGAATGCAAGTAAACATCGGCTTAAAGATAGTAATGGCGAATATAGACCCATTATGATCTATGACATAGACTATGAAAAAAAACATGCCAGTGTACACCAACCGAACCTAGACTGGGTGTCCAATATGCATATACGTTTTTCAAAACCTTCTGTACGTTTCGGAACACAATCTATACGATTATTTCCACATATGTACCAAAATTGGGGATCTTCTGTCATGATAAATGGTGTTGCAAAAGGTCAAAATATGGCAACGTATGGTGATTCGGTAGAAAGATCACATACAAAAGTGCCATTAGACATGATACATGTTTATATTCATCAAATAGAATCCGATGAAAGAGTAGTCGGTATTGTGCAAACGGATGGAGTCTCTAATAGAAGAACATTAAATGAATGTTATTTACACGGTTATTCAAAAAGAAACGCAGAATCTTATTTGGAAAATATAGAAAATGTTAAAGATGATATGGCAGCAGGTATGATTATATCAGAACCCATCACTGAATGAAGATTCCATATCTAACGTCTGTAAATATCTTTTGCAAATAGGACACTTTTGAGCAGCTACCAACGATGCAGCCATACGATGACCTCCAGATATCACAATTGCATTCGAAGACAATATTGTTGGCAAACAATAATAATATCCATACAAACAACTCGCAAAAACAGACATAAGTCCCATTATAACAGACTTCCAACGAATAGTTCCCGGAAACCGATGCATACAACGTAACTGCCACAACATTAACGCTTCAGACATAATATAAATAGCATGGCATGCATAAGCTAACTTTAATTCGGTTGATTTGCTTGATTTTTGATATATATTCTTAAAATAATATTCTGAGAATAATTTTGACGTACAAAATATAATAGGTACACATTTGAATGTGTTTGGTACATAGATAAACACCCATAAAGATACAAACGGCCAACTGTATATGTTTTTTATTTTTGACAGAGCCAGTGCTAAAACACATGTTAATGTTATTCGCGTAAAAAAAGATTCTATGGAAATGTTCCATAGAAATAAAGATGCCACAGAAACATATTCTAAATATTTTTCAATGCGCAACCATTTGTCAATAGATATACCAAATGCTGGACCATGTTCACCACAGATAAAATGAACCAATCCAGAACTTCCAAAAAGAAAACACCACAAAATATTCATTTCTATAAAAGATGATTGAAATGATACCATACATGTCAGTGCAAAAACGATATGTAACACAGACGCACATTGACACCAAATGGCCTGTCTACTAAGCATAACCTAACTATATTATCCCACCTATATATTCGATTTTGGGTACAAAATCCAACCAAATAAGAAAAAAAGTATCGCTATGCCGTCCGTCCACTCAAAAATGTCTTTGTTCCAAAAAATATCTGAAGATAGCGTAGCAATAGGATGTATACACTCAAATATAGCTATACCGTCTGGACTCAAACGACCCGAAAACCAAGCGACCAACCAATACTTTATACCCACAGGTAATGAACATAATACCAAAGTAAAACTCCATAACTTTGTGTTTTTAGCTGCAGAAACAAATAAATATCTAGGGTGGACAATCGTGGTCATACAAAAAAACATAATACATACCGCTATCACCGAACCAATAGCCATGACACGTACTTTGTTCTCTTTGACCTGTGATATCATCACAAAAAATTCAGCTGTTGAAAATATTTGAAGAACCGACGCTAATAATGAAGACCATACTACCCATAACCCATGTTGCCATGATAAAGACGTCCATATTACTCCCGTTCCTATCATCGTAAGGATAATTGCAGCACAACGCTTCTCAGAAAGTGAAATACCCAACCTCCAAACAACCACCAATGGAATGAAAGACTGTAAAGATACCGAAATACGATAACCTTCCCACAACACGGATAACGTATACGCGATAGACGGAATAACATAAGCCACTAAAGAAAATTTTAACCACCACAGAAATGAACGACTTGGCGTTTTTTCCTTTATAGAAAATACACACAAAAAAACACTCATAAACAATAATCGAAGCCACAGAAGATGCAATATAGATACATCTGGATCAGAGGCGACCATCCAGGCCAACATATTATCCCAAATAGCATATCCCATAGTCGATACAGCCAATGCCACAGTCTCCATCTATCTAAAAAAATATATACCTATATACATGCTAGTGTAAATTCAATTTTAGAACCTATATAAACTTGTTCAAATTATACATTATTAGCAAGGGATGTCGTATTCGACAAAGCCTATTTCAACAAGGTGTGACATCGTTAGAACAGTTGCAGTTGTCATCACCGCCGCCTGTCTACTAGTGTTAACCGTCGGGTTTTTAGTCGCTGGATCCTACACTGTCAAAACCGTACAAGTATTACAACAAACATATCATCCAGAAAAATTAGCGTCTATCGTAGATAAAGCAGCCGAAGCCATGGAATCGGTTCATCAAACAACATTTATGTTAAAATCGGGAAAATCTATTCCTTTTTTGGACGAGGTACATCATCTAATAGATTCTATAGAATCCATGTCAAATACATTGGAACATATGCCAGTCCAAAAAATGTTAGAAGAATCGCAACAATGGAGACAAACCTCTACTGGTTTTTTAAGGGGTATCAAACATTCATTAAATGATTTTTAAAATTCTTTTATTAAAAAAAAATATATACTTGTTTTTTCTAAAATTCTACTGCTACATATTGATGATATGTAGGACTTTTAAATGTTTTTAGGGTGGTGCTGGAAAGCACAAAAGTTTTACCCTTCCCCACCAACAGAAATCTAATTTCTTCCAACCCCACCATAAATTCCACCTTGGACAACACTCTCTCTCTGAATTCTACTCGTACTGTATGTGCGACGCTTGACGATTTTTTTAGTTTGTCTTTTACAACGGGTGTAGTATATCTACAAAGATTAGATTGCCCTAAAACTTTTGTATCATGAATATTTTTGGCAACTTTTTTAATAATATCTTTTGCAATGTAGACTTTTGATGGACGGTTGTTATAAGAAAATGCACCTTGAAGTGTACTGGCTTCGAGATTAATTTTCTTTTTCCCTTCCTTTTGTTTTATTTTTTTTAGTACCTCAATTAATTTTGCTGTTAACTCTCTAATAGTGATCACTATATCCCCCCAATCCAATTTTTTCTCGAGTTTCAGTACCTCAATGTATGTCTCTGGGGGCAAACAATTTCTCATATCATCGTCCGCGGCCGCGGCAGACGCGTCCGCGGCCGCGGCAGACGTGCAGCCACTGTTTGATGAATCGTGGATAAATTTTTCATATATTATCTGTAATAAAATGGATACATTTTCATTTGCGCCCGGGTACATTAATGCTTGGGGCTTACCGTCCCATAATTTTTTAAGATATTTTTGTACTAAATTCTCGAATTGGTATTTTCTTCCTGCATCATTTAAATTTGGATAAATTTTTTTGTACCATTCAGTCCGTTCTTTAATAATTTTTGGGGTTGTGGCTGTTGTGGGTATTGGGTATTTTGTGTTAAATTCCTTCAAAAATTTTAGCCACACAGTTGCCATAAATACATTTAGATATTTTCTATTTATACGGAGATATTGTAAATGACACATGTTAGGAATATATTTTAAAAATATAACTAATTCTAAAAACAATAACCAAATAACTATGACTGCCTTTTTAGACAAACATCGATGTCCGATCACGCACGAAATCATGTCAGACCCCGTTTTGGCACCAGACACGTACAATTACGAAAGAGAAGCCATTGTTCGTTATCTTGACACGAATCCCATCTCCCCAATGACTCGCCAACCTATGCGCGCCAATCAACTCATCGAAAATCGAGAATTGCGCCAAGAAATAGAATCTCTAATTTCTGCCGCAGATACAGTTACAACCGAGGATATGGATCAGATCATGGAAGACGAAACAGCTGTTTGTAGTGGCCAGATTCGTACAGACGGCACTCTTACACAAATTTCGACTATTATTTCAGATGGAGAAGCTGGGCCGCTGTCTATAGCCTTTGTTAAAGATACCTCTGGATCGATGAATAGAGAAGTAAAAACATCGGATGGGGAAACGGATGGTTATAATATGTTGGACATCGCGTGTCATGGTACCAATGTTTGTATAAATTCATTGAGACCTTGTGATCGAGCAGCATTGGTTTCTTTCAATTCGAGGGCCAGCCCCGTGAAACCTCTTAAGAAGATGACTCCTGGAAATAAGGCAGCTATGAAAGTGGCATTGGCTGGTCTTTCTCCGAGTGGTTCTACGAATCTTTGGGATGGAATCAAGACAGCCCTTGAAATGCTCCCTGATGACGGCATTGTTTGTGTATTGACCGATGGAGAACCAACCGTTCGTCCTCCTAAAGGGGAGGTTCGTATGTTTAATGAATGGCGCGATGCCCATCCAAATTGGTGTGGCCAAATTCATACATTTGGGTTTGGTTACAGTCTCGATTCTCAACTATTGGTAGATATTGCTCGGGCTGGCAATGGTCGTTATTCTTTTATTCCCGATTCGTCATTGGTAGGAACAGTGTTTGTGCATTCTATGGCAAATATCCGAACAACCTATGCTTCTAAATGCATTCTCTCTGTAGAAACGACGGGCACCATTGAAGGTATTGGTCCTCATACAAAAACATCATGGGGCTACCAAATTCCCATTGGCCCATTGATGTTTGGACAAAGGAGAGATTATTTTCTACGTAGTACAAGTGAAATGGCGTGTTCTATCGAGAAAATCCCATTAGTACCTTCTGGGGAGCCAAATGCTTCGGACGAACGCCAGAGAACGGCATTGGCTATCTATGATTCGCTTCGAGTCAGACCTAATATGATTGAATTTGCATCTACGATTACAGATCCCAAACTTTTGGAAGATATCAACGGCCAGTGGAAAGAAGCTATGCAAATCGATTATTTTAGACGTTGGGGGAGACATTATTTGCCATCATTGGCAGCGGCTCATATGACACAGACTTGCAACAACTTTTTGGACAAAGGCATTCAAACATACGGAGGAGCGCGTTTCCACCAACTCAGAGATGCATTTGACAAAATTTTCAACGATATGCCCGCCCCAATGGCAAGTTTGAGATACATTGCAGAGGAGAGAGCTAGAAACGAGGGGTTTGTTATGAGATCTGCTCCAGTGACTATGGCTAGTTATAATCGTTGTGATGGGCCGTGTTTCCCAGGATTTTGCAAAGTTGTGGATGGATTTGGAGTTTCTAAACTACTTTCAGAGGTTCAAAAGGGCGACGAAATTACATCTCCGGACGGTTCAGTGGCTGTTGTTCAATATGTTCTTAAAACAATGTGTCCGAGGGGCTATGCCAAATGCGTAAAGATTGGCAATTTGCATGCAACGCCTTATCATCCAATTAAATTGAGCGACAAGTGGGTATTCCCTAATCAAATTGGGAATGGTCATGATATACGTTGCGAGGCTATCTATTCACTGCTTTTGAACAAGCCATCGTGTTTTATTGAGGGTGTTGAATGTATTGGTCTATCCCATGGTATTGAAAACGACGATGTAGCAACACATGCTTTCTTTGGCACTGAAAAGGTGAGAGAAATGCTTCAAATACTAGACGATAATGATTCTGGCATGGTTGTGTTGCCAGGACCGGACGCTATTCAAAGAGGGTCCGATGGATTGGTATGTGGTTTTGTGGTTTGATAGAGTATAAATATATTAGTATTTTTACAGATGGATTATTTACCAAATGAAATGATTATGAATATTTTATCTTTTTTATCTGTTTCTGAACTCGGAGTTGTTTCTAAAACGCTTTTAAATGTATATCATTCGAATGTTGTTTGGAAACCAATTGTTTCGCGTGATTTTGGAGATATAGTATCTACTAATTATTTTAAGGAATATGAATGGCAGTTAAAATTAAAAAAACACCAATTTCGTTATCAACGTCAATGGACGTTGGGTTGTGTGGGCAGAATCATACCACCAGATAAAGAAGCTTGGTCCCCCGCTATTTTTTGATACCATTTGGGTTTGACGCCAGAACGCCATTTCATTTCTATTTGTTTGCACAAATAGTATCTCCGATACGTTTCAACAGCATTAAGTTTGCCGTTTGTGTATACGGCACATGTATCGAAATATTCGTCGTTGATAGCACAGTCAAAATAAGAAATGCCATCAGGAAGACCCTCGTATGCGCGCTTGTTTTCAGGCGCCCGATACGTCTCGATGCCGATATTTTCAGGGGCACCGAGAGCCTGTAGACGCCCTAGATGAGCACAACACGCGTGAATCTTGCCGTAGCGCTTGTAGTACTCATCAACGAGTGTAAATGCGAGGTTTAGAGTCCATTGATAATGTTTAGGATCAGCTCGAACCCATACCGAAACAGGATGATTCAGGTGTGTGGGTCGGTATGGATCGTTGGGTAACGGGTCGAGTTCTGGCAATGGAAATACGTCTCTACCGAACCACCAGGCAGAATAGAGCATTTGAGTCAGTTCTAAAATCATTTTGATACAGTGCTTGTCACAATGCGCGGCGGCACATTCTTTGAGAGTGATGGCCAACAGGAAAAGGTTCATGTTGTTTAAATTTAAGAAAATGTCTATAAACAAAGAAGATGTATTTAAGAACTTTTTTAAAATATATTATGCAACGTTTATCTGCTTCAGGAATTGCCGGTCTTTTTGAAAATTTTCCAAATATGCCTAGAAAAAAAACAAAACCTGGAGAATTTCTATTGAATACCGTTTTTCCAAGAGGACATGTTCGCGAACATGATTGTATACATTACTTGGCAAGATGTAAAGGCATCAAAGATATGAGAGGTCAAAATGGCTTTGCAAGAGGGTTCGAATATCTTGAAGGAGATTTACTAAGACTATATTCAGATGGTTCATGGCTTATTAAAGAAAACAGAGATTTATTTAACAAGATGGTAGTAAAAGAATTAGAAAAGAAAACATTAAATGACTCTGGGTCTCATATCGCATTCAAAGAAAGATCTATACTTTTGTTGTTGGAAGAGGAAGTAGGTGAACATTTTTTACATGAATTTTCTGGCCTTTTATCCGCGGCGCCCGACATTTCTACTGAAGATGCGTTTAAAAGTGCCGTTGTTCAACCTGCCTTAAAGATTGCCCATTCTATTTTCTTTGGACCCGTAGGCCATAAAGGTGAAGAAGGATATATGGTTAAAGATATACCATATACATTGCCTAGATATAGAGCCAACTACGGCTGTATTCGTGTCACAGTATCCTCTGCCCATAAAACATCCGAAGGTTGGTCTATTTCAGTGGCCGCACCGCTCCCGACCATTCCCGTAGGTGTGGTTGTGACACAAGGTTCTGCAAGGGGTAAGGTTTTACGATACGCGTCGAATACACTCGAAGTTAGTGCCGGATCTTCAACTGATTTCGTTACTTCCAAAGAGATTGTGATTGGTGGTGTTGATGTTGTATGTCAACCTGATGGTTATTGTATTGCTAATGGGAAAAAAGCGGTTGTTGAAATTAAATCACCCATGTATGGGCATTATACATCTCAAGCAACCGTAGCAAATCCCGAAGTGAGAGGTCAAGGTACAGCAAAAACTGCGACGGATAGACGCAAATTATGGGTCAAATATTTAGTTCAAATTGCTATAGAAATGGACGTAACACAATCCGAAGAAGCTATATTTTTATCATGGTATGATCATTCCGGAAAAATTATATTATTAACAAGAGAAACGATGGCCCCGCTCATTGCAGCCGTCAAACAATTTGTAGCGGATCTTTCTTTGTTAAAACAAGGTAGTTTAACAGATTCTGTCATGGGAGCACTTAAGAATATTACTGGAAATGCATCTGTACCAAGTACGCCTGCAAAAAGCAGTAAATCATTGACCATTGCAAAACTCCAGGAAAAATTAACAGCTCTTGGATTTACCGATTTTAATTTCGGTAAAGATAAACCATCGCGAAAAAAACAACCCTATTTGGACAAGCTAGCAGAACTAGAGGCACCAGCTTCTTCTTATTCTTCGGCAGCGGCTCCTGTTCATAATTCGTACAAAAATGTCAAAAATGTTTTACAAAGTATTATGCATACATTGACTGTTCGTGGAGAAGCTTGGACTCCTTTGGAAGATGTTTTCACAGTTTCTGGTTTGGACGTCGTTGCTGCTTCTTTGAAACAATTGTCTGTGGGAAATAAATATGTTGAATCATTTGTAGGAGATGGGGCGCATTTTAGGACATACGTAAAATATTAGTATAAATTTAAAACAAATAGATTGAAATGATAGTTGATACAAATAATTTGCCAGATTGGGCGATCTATGTTTTTATTGGCGCTGGTATTTTAGCATTTCTTCTTGTTATATGGGCTATTGAATATGTTATTGGATGTTTAACATGTGAACCTTGTCGAAAATGTTACACAAGAATCAAACAGATTTTGTACATTTTGTGTTGTTGTTGTTTATGTCCAAAAAAAACAAATCAAATTGAATATGCAAGGGTAGACGAATTGATATAAATTATTCTTTAGTCTCTAAAAATTCATTTTCTTCGTCATTATCATATAAGGGTACTTCTACCAAAGATGATTCGGAAAATGTTTTGAAAGCTCCCTTTTCCATAACTTCGATGTATTTGTTTATTTTTTCCTTGTGACGCTTTCGAATAGGTATAAACACACATTGCCATAATATATACAAAAATATAGTGACAATTAAACAATATAAAATTAATGAAATATAAGGTTGCATATTGATTTGTTATTATATTTAAATAGTATTTCTAAAACACAAGTTCCACATCTCTCGACATCTGTTGTTGTTTTGGCTCTTTTTGTGGAGTCGTCATATATGCATGTCTTTTCGGTTTACTACCACAGTGGCAACTACAATCCCCACAATTTTGAAAACATTGGTAACACAGCAATATGCTACAAACATTTGAACATAAATCTCCACAATCGCAATCTCCACACATTTCGAAGCAACATAATTCGGCCATAGTAATGAGATATAGATCAACTTTTATACTGAAGAATATTGATTCAGTGAGTCAACACATGACCAAGAATATTAAGAGATGCCGCATCCAAAATCAGAAGGGCTTTTTCTTCAGAAATCCAACGCCCATTGGACATTTCACACTGTCCCTTAATATTCTCCATGCCATTCACACTGATTCCGGGAAGGAATTGATAATAACCAAGCGGGCAAAACCAATTGGTCATGGCCTTGCGCCTTGCGCCCTCTGTTGACCAGAAAGTAGCCATATCTCCTTCATCAATCAATAGTTCATAGGTTGCATTCCAAGAAACGCGCCCACTAGCCGGTGAAATATATTTGACAGGCCCTGTAGAACGCAAATGCTCTGTCAAATATTGTTTTGACACTCGAGACTCTTCGTGTCCCTCCTTGATAGCCGTCTCCTCCTGATTCATACCCTTTTCAATTTTTCCGCGAACAATTTCAGTGACACGGTAAGGCCGGCCATTCTCGTCTCCTTTCTCAACTCTTTTCGTAAAATCAATGCACAAATCGATGAATTTTAAGACACTATCGTCCGAAAGAGCATAAGCAATCTCTTTCGCCTTTTGTTTTTGCGCAGACTTGTCGTCGTTTTTATCTTCTTTTTTCAAAGAAGAAATTTGGTGTAATACTGAAAGACACTCTTCTTGATTCGGCCAGACATCCTTGCACACCCACTTCTTTGAAAGAGCATGTGCCAACATCGCCCTCGCTTGTTCCTCTTTCGTGAACGTTTTGCCCTCCTCTCTCACCATAGCCTCTGTTGGGACATAAAGAGGTTCGTATTCCCCATTAGAGTCCAAAGAAACGAGAGGAATATTATGAGGACATTTCTTGAAAAAATGTTCAGACCATGCACTTTTCAGTTCTGGTACGAACCGAGTTCGGTCACCATCCTCCACCCAGATTCGCGGCTTCCCGGGCGTTTTGGACTCTCCATCCAGTGCCAATGGTTCTTTTGAACGAATTGCGATGCCAACGCCAGATGGGATTGGCTTGGACTCGGTGGGTTGGTGTGCCGTCTTGGCTTTCTTGGAGGGGGAGGTGGCGAGAGCTGACATGATGTTGTGCTTATATGTATTGTACTTAAAATCTTTATGAATGTTCCTAAAATATATTCTTTCTTAAACATTCTATAAATATTTCCTGTCAAGAAAATTCAAGGAATTCTTGACAGGAAATATTTCAAGAGATTGTTAAAATATTTCAAGAACTTGTTAAAATATTTCAAGAGAATTCTACAAATATTTCAAGAACTTGTTAAAAAATTTCAAGAACTTGTTAAAATATTTCAAGAACTTGTTAAAATATTTCAAGACTTTGTTAAAAATTTTCAAGAGAATTCTACAAATATTTCAAGAACTTGTTAAAATATTTCAAGAACTTGTTAAAATATTTCAAGACTTTGTTAAAAAATTTCAAGAGAATTCTACAAATATTTCAAGAACTTGTTAAAAAATTTCAAGAACTTGTTAAAAAATTTCAAGACTTTGTTAAAAATTTTCAAGAGAATTCTACAAATATTTCAAGAACTTGTTAAAAAATTTCAAGACTTTGTTAAAAAATTTCAAGACTTTGTTAAAAATTTTCAAGAGAATTCTACAAATATTTCAAGAATTTGTTAAAAAATTTCAAGAACTTGTTAAAATATTTCAAGACTTTGTTAAAAATTTTCAAGAGAATTCTACAAATATTTCAAGAACTTGTTAAAAAATTTCAAGAGATATAAGTATAAATGGGTTATTATTTCATGTATTATGTTCAAAGGGTTACATGTTTTTTTAATTGTGTTGTCTATACTCTTTTGCGTAATGTCCACTCAAAATATTGATGAAAATATTAATCAGGGGGGTTTCTTTATATTGTTTGGTACTTTATGGTCTGCTCTCGAGGTTCAGATAGAAGGAGAGAATGGTTGGGCATCTAAATTACCTACAACATCTTTTTTTGGAACCCATTTTACTTGGTATCATGCTATTATGAATGTGATGATATTTGTATTGGTTTTTAAGGTGGTATCGTTTTCTTGGGCTTTGCCATTTTGGTTGGCTAGTTTATTTTTAATTGAAGATTATATGTGGTTTATGATAAATCCAGAATATGGATTTGAAAAATACAGTGCTGAATACGTTTCTTGGCACAAATGGGTTTTAAAAATGCCTTTGGGAAACTGGTTGTCCTTTACTATAATGCTAGGCGCGTCTTTTGTAACTTTTTTTAGGGATGATGATGCCACATTGTTTATTATGGATGGGATTATTACTGGCTATTTATTAATTGCGACTGTAATTAATATTATAGTAATGGGTCCAGTCAAACACAATGACCGTACAGACACTTCAGCTAAAATACCTGTTAGCAAAGCCTCTATATTATTCTAAATATCATTTGTATTTTCGTAAAATGTATAATTTGGGTCAATTGTATATAATTGATCATGTTTTATAAGTGGTTCATCTTTATTTTCATATTGTGTTATATCTAATATTGGCTTCTCGCTAACTTTTGTGGAGCATAAACAACCCATAGTTAAATATATATATATAAATAATTTATAGTTAATTTTCATTCATTTTATCATTAAACCTTTGTAATGTTTTTTCCCAACTCCACTGGGAATAATCTAATTGTATTTGTTTTAATACTAATTCGTTAAAATGTTTATTGACACTAGGAGTGTCTAATGGACACTTTTTACGATAATATCCATGTGATTTCAATTCCATTTCTATATGATTATTTAAATTATTCTGTACGGTGGCTCTAATATCTTTGGGGTCATATCCATATGTTATTGCCCATCGAATTTCGTGTTTATGATGTATTATTCTTTCCAATACAGGTGACAATAGGTTTTGTTGTTCTGGATGTTGGCGTCTATCCATTTCTTTAATTTTTTCAACAAAAGCTTTATAATGTGGTATTGCATTTTTGTTTATATGTATAATAAACATTTATAATATATTTAAACCAATTAAATATATTATTTTTATTAAGAATCGACATCAAAGCAAAATTTGCCATACGCCTCTTTGGAGGACGATGTTTTTTTTAAGATATGTTCTGAATAATTTGTAGGCCACTCTCCGCGAAATTTGTAATCTTTATTAATACAAGGTTCCACTATTAATTGCTTATTGGTTGGACATCGTATCATAGATTGAATTCTATTTGGTGCGTCGTGCCAAGAGACCATTTCGAATTCGATTTCGAACGCGTCTTCGGGACTTTCTTTCAACTGAACACTGTAGTATGAATTTAGTACGGCCATTCGCCTGTACTCCCCACTGTAAGATATTCTGGTCTTCTCTGGTAATTTGACAAAGTTGTATTGTTCTTCTAAAGGGGTTGTTGAGAAAGGCGGCATCCAATGCGCCTCGTCTTTTGATAGTTGTTCACCTCCCCACTCTTCATATCCAGAAAACATCCATTCAAACCATGTGTTTTCCGGTGCTACTGTATATATCTTAAACATTGTTGACTGTTTACGTGGAATATCTTAAGTATGGTTTTTTATTAAATAATAAAATACCCCTATAAATTAGATTATATTTGATATAGATTATGTTTCAAACATTGGTGGAAGATCCTATAATTTTTTTACATGCGGAACCTAAACGTTCTCGTGATGGCGATGGTGGTCAAAAAAAGAAGAAAAAAAAAGAGAGATCTCCGGCCAAGAAACATCTGAGAAAAATAAGAAAAGAATTGAATAAAGTGACAGCACTTTTGAGTAATCGACCAAATCCTCAAATACGTGCGTTTTTACAGCAAATACAAAGCCTATTCACTGTAATGTACAATACAGAGACTTTTGGTGGTCGATATGAAACTATTAAAACTTTAGTTCAACAATTGCATGGGTTGTTGGAACCGAGTGATCATTCATTATCTAAACTTTGGAAAATTTTGAGAAAACCTTTGCCAGAAGATCGTGGACAACTTGTAGTTCCTGATTCATCCGACGAAGATATGCCTGAACCAGATGAAAGACCCCCTGTCGCACCAGCTCCTGTTCCCACTGCACCATCACCTGTTCCCGAACTACCTATATATGTTGGAAATGCACATGGGCACGATTGTAAATGTTCTGATTGTCATAAATCAAGTGGCCGTAGTCGCAAGAAACCTATATTGAAGGAAGGAACTTTGGTCCTTGTAACATTAAAACCTTCTTCGAAAAAATATAAAGCGAACAAATTGACTCGTTTATTGGCAAAGGGTCCTCAAGAATTAGAACTTCGTCAAATAGGTGCAAGTACTTTGACATTTGTGGTTAGTAATAAAGGCATAAAATCTTCAACTGTAACCATTGAACGCGAACGTGTCGATGTATCCGAGGTTACATCTGTAAATAAACCTGAATATTTACAACCTCAGATATTAATCGAAATGCGGTGGGAAGGAGATCCAAAATACGAACTTGTCCGTTATGCACCTTCTATGGACGGCGTAAAATCAGTTATTTATTTACCCACTGGCGACATTTACCAATTTAATGAGGAAGAGGATGATTGGAGATATCCTGAATATCCTCAATTTGATCTCGAAGACCATGTTATATTGAATGGGCGCGAAGCTGTTGTGACGGATCATGGCGATAGTGATCATACGTATATATGCGAATGGACAAAACGTAAAAAAGACGAACCTAGAAATTTCTTAGTGGACGTTTGGTTTACTGTAATAACTCCTAAATTGGAACAAGATGACGAATCAGATGCCTCCGTAAATTCTGAATCATCGGACGATGAAATTGAAACTGAATTTGAATTAAAAGAAAAGGTTGATTGGCGAGGTGTTGAATATAAAATTTCTAAAATAGATATTACGGAGGATGGTATTCATTATACACTGAAATCTAGAGACGGAATTATTATTGGGTCTATTCGTCAAGAAGATTTAATCAACCGTTGGGATCCAGAATACGAAGAAGATGACGATATTGTTCTTTTAGGAAAACCAGGACGTATCGAAGAAATAGATTACGATAATCGTAATTATAAAGTGGAATATGATGATAATCCAGGTGTTTATGTTACTGCCGTCCCAGATCAATTAACATCTTTGGAACCATTATCTTTGGAAGAAGGACATGTGGTATTTTATGATTATGGGTATTTTACAGTGCATAAAAATCGTTTTAGATATACTTTGAAATCAGAAGATGGCAAAGTTACTGTAAACGGTGTTTCTGAATCGGATTTGGACGATTGGATATTGGTCAAAGATGTGAAGAAAAAAACAAATGTGATATATCGCATTGTTCGTCGAAAGGAAAAGAAAGATAAAGGTACAATGAAACTTTTTTACGAGGCGGTGAACAAAGAGGGTAAGAAAAAGGATATTTTGTCTTCGTCGCCTAATGTAAAAGAACAGGCGGATGCTCATAGTTTTTTTGAAGATATTTTGAGAGATGACGACAACGGCCTAGATGATAGGATTGTGTTTCGTCCGGGTGAAAAAGTAATTGTCATTGGTTCTGGTTCATCGTCATCTGTTGGAACTATCGTCAAGCACAATATAACAGAAAATGTTTCGGACGAAACGTATGATGTTTCGTTAGATGGTGTTATAGGTAAAACGATAACAGTACCAGCGGGACAATTAGATAAAGTGGTATTTTCTAGCGAATCCGATATCCAAGAAATAGGCGATACAGTCACCGATAAAGATGGCAATATATGGAAATTGGTTCGATTTGAAGGCCCTTCGGCTATTTGGGAAATATTAGAGACCGAAGACGACGATGAAGATGACGATGAAGATGACGAAGACGAACCGTCCGATGACGAAGATGATTCACACTTTAAGACTGGTTCATACGTCACCTTGGGGTCTGCTCCATCCGTATATGAAATTACCTTAAGCAAAAATGACGTTTATACATTAACATCTGTTGAAAATGCTTCAAATGTTATCGAAAGCGTCGATATAGGCGATCTTCACGGTTTTGTGCCAAAATATAAAAAGAATCAGTCTGTTAATTGGCAGGGGGCAAAGCATATAATATCCGAAAGACATCCGGATGGTACATATGTATTGAAAAATGGCGAAGAAGTATTAGAGTATGATCTTTCTGATTGGATTGCAATATTAAAGAATGGTTCTATAGTTCGTGTTCTCCCTAATAAAAACGTCTACAAAGTTGTTGGACATTCGGATGGCAAATATTCATTACAGAGTATTTTTGATGGTTCTACAACGACATGTGCTATAGATAAGATAACAGAGCATGAACAGCCAGAATTTGCGGAAGGTGAATATGTTCAATTATCGAATGAGGATTATCCTCGAAAAGTTAAAAAATTTCTAAGACGCAAGTGGGCCTATGTTTTGGAGGGACTTTCAACTGAATTTAAGGAATCTGATTTAAATGAGCCATTTTTTGAACCAACATATGAACAAGGAGATAAAGTTCTATACGAAGGCAAAGTATATGAAATCAAAAAAGTCATTATAGAAAAAGGTGAATACGAATTGAAAGGATTGGATGTGTGTGTCCACGAAGATTATTTACAACCTGCAGAAGAAGATTAAATTAACGAATATTATTATTTCTCTTATATTAAAATATAACTTTTGAAAATACATAATGTAACTAAAAAAAAACATTATTTATATGATTTTTTGTTAATAAATGTATAATGTAACCATATTGGGCAAGACATGTTCTGGAAAAACTGCTTTTTGTGAGCAGTTATCTGGGTCTAAATTTACATCGTCGTATTTGAAAACGATTGCGGTAACGCCTTATTATTTCCCTACCATGACGATTCACGATACACCTTCTGGAGGACGGTTCACCTCAAATAATGAAACATTATATGAACATACTGATTTATTCTTATTAATAGTAAATGATGACCAAAAAAAATCTATGATATATGAAAAAATAGAGGAAGACTGGTCCAATAAAGAGTGGATATTGATATTAAATGGCAGTGGGGAGTTTCCCATACGACGAAGGTGGGCATTATCCCAAGATATAAGAGTATTTCAATTCGATATGAAATTAAATAATGGTTTAATTCGAATTATGGATTATCTTCACGATCTATCAACTCTTGATCTTACTGTACATCCTCCTGTGGTAGATCTTCGTTTAGGATGGGAGTATCTGGGTGCTTTATATTCTTCGTGTGTATGACACTTTTTAAATTGGGTAATTCAGTAGTTGGTTTTATTGGTTCGAAATAAGCAGAGTCATTCACATATTTTCTTTCTCGTAAAAGAAAAGGTATTTTTTCGAGTTCTTCTTTAAAATTATTAAAGATATCTGTTTCGATTTTTTGACCCTTTAACCAGCGTTGTAATCTATATATGGATGAGCCATATTGACCATTGTTCCATAATATATTTGCCGAATACATATATCGAAATGCATCTGACATTTTTAAGAGTATTTCAGTATGTGGATCTTTCCATTCCATATAGGATAAAGCAGAATAATGTAATGCTCTTTGAGATAAAACATATAGCGTTTTATCTGAAGTACCTTGTTGTTGACCTCTTGACAATGTTGATAACTGCATTAAAACATTTACTTTGTGTATTTGAGCTAGATGCCACTGACTGGAGATAAATTTATGGTTCATATGTGGCATTTTCCATTTCCACGATTCATTTAAAAAATAACATTCGTTAACGCAACGCAAAGCTTCTTTGAAATATTTATTGGCCTCTACATATTCTTCATTTTCGACCATCTTTTTTCCAATATCTAAATTGAGCTTATAATTAACGACTCTTGGCATAATAGCTTCGAATAACCAGCATGGCGTTTCTATAGTTTCGTTATTTATAGACCATGAAAACCGTGGTTGTGATGTCAACTTTTTATTTTTAAGATTTGTAATGACAGTTTTAATTTGGTTTGAATATATAGTTAAATGTCTTATTAATTGTTTTTTATCTTCTTCGGACGACTCTTCGCTTTGTTGGTCCAACAGTTGTTGGATACTAATCCTTTGTCTGGTCATTTGTATTGAATTGGTAAATGTATAATCTAGAATTTTTTCAAATTCAATGGGGGTATGGACATGTATATCCATTGCTATATTTTTATATACAGCACTTAAATATTGTTTTTCCATATAATTAGATCATCTGTGAAAAAAGAAATGTCTAATATAATTTTGGAACAAAAAATGAACAAGAGGCGTCGTTTGTTAGGGTCTACTATTTTTGACCCTGTTCATAGAGAATATGAATTAGGTCCAGAAATTATTGATATTATTAACAAAACAAAATTCCAAAGATTAAGACGTCTAAAACAATTGGCAACTGCACATTGGGTTTGGTTAGGAGCAACTCATACACGTTTTGAACATTCCATTTCAGTGGCATATCTTGCAGGTCATCTGGCGAAGAATTTACAGCGGAAACACCCAGAATTGAATATTACAGAACGTCAAATTGTATTAGTTCAATTGGCGGGTCTTTTGCATGATGTTGGCCATGGTCCATTTTCGCATCTATTTGATGATGTCTTTTTATCAGAAAGTTCATCTCCGATGGCACATCATGAGCATAGATCAGTTACTATTGTAGCATCGTTGTTAAAAGAATCTGAATTTGAATATTCGCCTGAAGAAATTACTTTTGTTCAATCTCTAATTTCTCCAGGGGTTGGACAAGAGGGGTTTTTCTGGGAAATTGTCGCGAATCAAGTGAACCATCTGGACGTGGATAAGATGGAATATATTAAAAGAGATGCTAGAGCATGCGGTCTATCTCAGGGCGGATTTGACACAGATACTATGCGCATTATCAATGCTGCAAGAGTTATTGACGGACATATTTGTTATCATCACAAAGTATACGAAGATATCTATAATTTATTCCAGACCAGATACCGGTTGCATACAACTGTGTATAGACATCCAGCAGTAGTAGCCATTCATCATATGGTATCGGATGCCCTAAGATTTTCAGGTCTTCCTTTGGAAAAATCCATAGATAACATTGATACATTTTGTCAATATGATGATACTGTTCTAGATTATCTAAGATTTAACACAGAACATAAAAAATCACAAGAAATTATTCAAAGAATAGATGAAAGAAAATTATATAAAGTAGTAGACACACACAAAAGATCAAAACCATGGACATGTGACCCGACCATAGAAGCATTGGTGAAACTTGTACCGGAATTACCAAAAGAAACAATCATAGTAGATTGTTCATGTGTTGGATTTACTGGTAAAGAAGATGGCCACCCTATGGATAGCATACGGTTTTATGAATCGTCAAAACCAAATAAATCTTTCAGAATAAAAAGAACATCCGTTTCTACACTTTTAACAGCTAGATATTGTGAATACTGGACGAGAGTTATAGTTAGGGACTCCGAATTCATACAATTGGCTTCAAAGGCGTGGTCACAGTGGAAATCAAGTATTTAGGTCTGTATTATTTTTAGATAATATGAAAAAAACAAATATTAAATTAAAATTAACTATTGTAGGTGATCATAATGTAGGAAAAACATCTATTTTAAATTCGTTTTTAGATAGATCTGTATTTAATACGCCTACAACGCTTGGCATAGATTTTTTTACAAAAACCTATCAATTGGATAATTATACGATACAAATGACTTTATGGGACACAGCGGGGTCAGAACGTTTCCATTCGCTAACACCGGCATATACAAGGGGGTCAAATATTGTTATAGTAGTTTATGATCTATCAAAAGCACGTTCAAATATTAACTATTGGTTAAGGAAAATAGAATCCGACCGTCCTAATATTGTAGGTATTTTGGGGAATAAATCAGATATTACAACAGTAAATAATGAGGATTTGCAAGATGTCCTGTTTCCATATTCCAGGCAAAATTGGAATATAATAACAGGAAAATGTAGTTCAAGAGATTCAAAATCTGTTAAAAATTTTTTTGGACAGTGTATAAAACAACACGTTCGTCAGGATTTAGAAAATCCCTGTAAACTACCAATTATATCAATTTTAGAACCAAAGAAGAAAGTTAGAACATGTTGCACATAATCCAAGTTTTTTTATGGAATGGGGTATAAAGGTCAGATAAAAATTAATAAAATGTCAGCTGTCCCAGTCCAAACAAAGAAACTATCAGTCAAAGCTCCCAAGATGACCCGCAAACAACGTCGCCACGCTAAGGAAGTTAACACACTTCGTGAACGCACTACCCCTATTTTGCCGGCCACCACATTTAAGCGCATTGTCACTCAAGAGGCCCAGAACCATTCTCACGGCCGACTTCGTTTCAATGCCGATGCTATTCACGCTCTTCAGAGCGCTACAGAACAGGAGATCACGCGCGTTTTTAGTGGGGCGGCCTTCTGTGCCGAACTAGGAAAGAGAGACACTGTTACGGTGGAGGACATTCGTAACTTCCAGGCCATTCGTTATATTTAGATTTTTAAACGAAGTATTTAAACAACAAAATTATTATTAATGTCAATTTTAAATTGTTCTACTAGACTAACCATTGTAAATTGTACAGGTCTCACTTCCACCTTTTCATTTAAACCAACTGAATTCCATATGAGACTACAACCTATTGGGACTGCCCAAGTCAATGCATCCGTAGACACGTCCGCCGCCACAATCACCGATTGGTTAAAAGAATGGTTTCACCTTATTAGCTATGGACCCACTTATAACAATCTAGTGTGGACTATTGACCCCGGTTCCGAAGCCACGGTCAGATTTGAAATCAAAACACCCATGAACGTTTCTATGAAATGGTCGGACCCTTCCGTTTCATGGGAAAAACACACGCACGGCGAATGGTCTATAGACATTACAAAAGCGGTAGATGTGACCATCTATTTAAAAGCAGAACTAGGCGAATACATTAAAACCCAAATGTATGGAAAGCCAGCCACAATAAAGTCCGTAAAACTCCGACCCTTTCTAGAAATAGCCTGCGATGATCAAATACCATTCACTATAGAAAAACATCCCGTAGCAAACATGTTCTGGTCAAAACAAATTAACATTGAAAAAATCATAAGCGCTAATCCTTAATATAACCACTTAATACCCATGCCAAATACAAACACGCCGTAACCCTCTATCCAAAGAAGTCCACTAATTGATTCGATCTCAATGGCACCAATCGAACCCTTGGTGCCATTGGGGCGCGTTGCATAGCCCGTTGTTACCCCAATCAGATCGTTTTTAGAGTTGTACACACTAGTATCCGCTTTGCAGTCTAGATAGTATAATGATTTAGGATTGGCCATGTTTAGAGATTTTTTAAATATGTACACTTTAGTATAGGATAGTATAGGATAGTATATAAGTTCTAAATTATTTCACATAATGTCTCGTTTGAAAACACAAACACTCAAGATACAAGGGCAAGAAAACAAACATGCGGGTGGGGTACTTAACTAAAGAAAATTTAGACTGTTGTCATTATATAAAATGGAAAAAATCCTGGAAGTGGAAGAAGAATACAGTATATACGGATATATTCGGTTGGCAGGTCACCGTGCCCTCCACAGGTAGGGTGGTTGCCGATGTAGGAACATATTTGATTATAAACACCTATCCAAACGAAGCAAATCAAACACAACGCCCGAGTAATCTGAAGTAACAAAATATATCTCTAAGCGTGAGCACTATGCCATCTATTTTCGACATCATCCTTTTTTTCCTGCCATTTTTTTTTCAATATTGACAATGTTTCAGGCTTTATTTTCTTGAAAATTTTTTGAAGCCATGGCGGCGGCTTCGACCACAAATCACTGGGCCAATTTGTCTCCAAAGATCCAGGATTCAACACACAATCTTCAAAATATTCAACCTGTTGTTTCTCCGTCAAAAACTCCAATGCATAAGCAGAACCCAATATAGCGGTATGAATCATTATTGGCGTACGTTTATCACGAGGTACATACTGTATAGCCATTCCATATGTTTCCACAGCTAATTTATACATAGATTCAGTCCTTCGGACAGTAGGAATATCCCTAATCAAAAACCCATTAACAGCTAAAGCTTTATCTGCATAACGAACGCGCTGTTCCACATTTAATATATGGAAAATAGATTGGAAATCACCTGCAAATACGCTAAACAATGTATCATATTTGAAAAAAAGTATAGGAACATTACGAAAAATATAATCAAAGTAATCTTTGGTAGCGGCGGTCGTTTCTCTACCAACAGCGTCATACAATGCGCTAACAGCATCTTCGCCGTATTTATCATCATACTTTTGAGCAGCATTGATCATTCGTCTTTGAATTTCATTTTTACGTAAAGAAAGAGGGTAATGTTCATTCACATATAGAAATACATCTTTTATGTCAATATCATATTCATTTTCACTTATCTTGTAATGTTCATCTAAATATTTTTTGGCGGCATTTGTTTGACGAAGTTCTGGATCTACAAGTTCATTAGCTTTCGTAGAAACCCATTGCACAAAACTAGACATTTTTTATAAACATATATATATATATTTATAGTGTCAATATACATTTGGCCATTTGACACTATTTATTTGTTATTACAAAAACTAAATGTATCATCAGTTTCAACATGCGGAATGTAACGCAGAAACCGGCGCATCACAGAAGTTATCCCCCTCGCCCGAATATTGCGGTGCTTGGCGCAAAAAACAACATTGGGTGATCGTAGATGGCCATTTGCGAAAAGACCTCAGGAAGGGCGTCATGGTAGTTTGTCGGCGATGGGGACAAAGTTACATCAACCCTCTCCGCTCTCGAAATACTGGACTGGATAAAAATCGGCGTAACACAATCGAAGCAGCTGTCACCTTGGCGTTTACACATGTTTTTGGTACGGAACTTCCAAAAAATCAAGGCAATATCAAAACTGAGCTTGTAAAAAGCGTTTTCCAGGATACATATACATACTATGACACATTTATTAAACATTTGTCAGATGAAGTTCAAGATTCCACCACCACTATAGCCTCACTTCTCACCAAAGAAAAATTCGCCGGATTTTTTGGTCCCGGTGTTTCTTGGGTGAAATTATTACAAGATTACTGTAAAAAGCACCAAATCCCGGTACCGACGGAAACAGACGACGCTTCTGATGAAATTGGGCCCGCAAAAGCCAGACGCAACCTTGCAGATCACGATGGCGGGCGGCGCCGTCGCCACAAATAAACTCAAATTGTGTTAACTTATATTTCAAAAAACAATATTTAAAGACTTTTTTTTTAGTTAAACATGCATTCTGACAATGTAAATATATTTGAAACGACTATAGATGTATTGGGCGTCTATACAGATAATGTGGCCGTATACTTTACTATTATTTTGGCTTATGTTGGTCTTATTGGATTGAAGCATAAACTAGATACGACTTCTAGACAATATCGTCGTGAACTGTTACTTAAAGAGAAAAAAAACAGGAATGTCTATTGGCTTATTTTGTATCGAGTTTCGCATGAATTGTGTCATATATTGTTTATATTATTTGTGGCGAGTAATAACTTTGGGTTTTTAATGGCTTCTATTATTGGTCATGCGGTCGGTGTGGCTATGGTATTTGAATATCAACGTAAAGATCATCGGCATCCTTTGAGGGCATTGGCACATTCTTTAAAACATCATGATAAAAAAGATAAAGAAGCGACAGAAGAATTAGAATATATTTTAGATTTTTTTAGAAAAAACCTAAAAAAAAATAAAGATATCAAATATCGTTTTTAATACAAACTTTGTAAATGGTTAATGATATGTCTAAATTCAATCGTCTTATTGTCCACAGCAAAGGTAAACTTGCGTTTGATATGAAACTCATGCCTAATGGACTTTGGAAGACTGTATATGGTCCGGGGTTTGTCGGTAAGCCTAAAAAACGTGTTAAAAGGGGTAGCTTTGCAGCTTTGAGACGTAAACATATGAAATGGTTGAAACGATAATTCAAGTGTAGTATTTAACTATTGGATATTGAATGACGACTGATATAGAAAACATGCCGGATATTCTGCAGCGTTGTAAGCAGTACGATCCGAATGTATTATTCGTAGTTGGTCGCCCAAAAGATAGCAATGTGGTGTGTTATAGTATAGAGAATGAAATCATTAAACCATATTGGCGCATGCAAGATGGTTCTAAAGTAGAGACATCGTACTTTGAGAAATTGGTTCTTTCTGTCGAACAATGTGCCGAACAACAATTTAATATAGTTAGTTTGCCTCGTATTGTATTTACTTTGGTGGGTGGCGATGTCTATTGTTCCGAAAAAAACATTTCTTTTGCTTTTTTAGGTTGTCCCAAACATTATTTTAGTCTAGTACCGTCATATATTATCCTAAAATACACTGACAATAGTTTTGAGAAAATATATATTTAATTTCTTCTGCACGAAACCTATTTTTTACTGTATTTAGTATTATATTTTGAATAATAAAATATAATGTTTGCTCTTTTGTTACAAGCTATTTCTTTGGCTTCTAGGCCTGATTCAACCAAAGTGTTGACTGAAGCTCATTTAAAACCCCCTAAGAGAAAACGTGTACAAAAATTAAAATCCGAGATACCTATAAAAAAAACAAGGCAATGGAAGGGTGTGTATGAATATAAAGACACGCCTATTCATCACCATTGATTTTTAATAAAAATTTCCTTTGAGCTCTATGCCATGCTACTTCCATATATGACTCTATGTCAAAGCAAAGATCTTTACATTTTTCGCATATTTTTTCTTTTAGTTCCTCTAATGTCTCTGATTCCTTTAGGGCAGAATCCATGATATAGACATGTTTTGCTCCTGATAGACATTTATTAAAATGTGGAATCCATTGACTTTCCCACCAATCTTCAAAGGAGTCGTTTTTTTCAGGGGGGTCCAATTCTTCTAAAAATAAAGATACTGGGGACCACTTTCCATCCATTTGTTGGTTTATATATTCCTATACAAAAATAAACCACATATATTTATTGTTTTCAATTTTACCTATTTATTGCATTATAATTGTTCAATAACTATATATGGTTTCTCGTTTAAACGTCGAAACGATTAATCCTCTTCTTTTTGACGTAGAGGAATGTCCAGTTTGTTTTAAAAAAATGTGGACCCGTATCACGTTGAGTTGTGGCCATCAGTATCATTTGAAATGCATTGGCGCTTGGTTTTTGAGACAGAAGAACTGTCCATATTGTCGGCATCCCTTTTCATGTCCACCTTCTCTGTCACCTTCTCTTTTTGAGACGGAGCAATTTGGGCGGGGGTATTCCGAGGGTTCATCAGTAGAAACTTCTGAGTCTGCCACAGTATGTCAGTGTTGTTTCCCGTGGGGGAGATCCGTGCGATCACAAAGGCCCCGACGCGCACGTTCTTTGACGTATTAAGTTGAATCGTACCGTCCCATGCTTCCACTCCCATCAATCTATGAAATTCGTCCATCGCTTTTTTAAACTCTACTTTAGTAGATAAATCAACCTTAAATTGTGGACCAAATGCGGATATAATTTTTAAGGCAGGTGTCTTTACCAAAAATGATTTGTACATAGGAAATGACATCGTGTCCACAGCCAATGACGACCAAGACCATGGTGAAACAACCATGAATGGGGTTTCGCCCATTTGAAAAACACGGATTCCAATACTAATATAAGGGCGAAATCCATACTGAATGGAATCTGGATCTGATCCCGAAACTGTAAATACCCACCGAAGAGCCATTTTAACAGATGATTTAGATGCAATATTCATTTTACCAGTCATTTCTTTACCAATGTTATCATATATATTGATAAATTGTTTTTGGCGTCCTCTGCGAGAATAAGCATATTCGGTAACATTAATTTGTGACGTTGGTTTGCCACACCGGTTCCAAAACGATTCAAAGGACGCATGTTGATTACAAATGTAGGTGTTTAGTTGTTCTTCATATACCATTTTCGCACAAATTTTTAGTTGTTCCATTGTTTTGGCCAGCCAATCTTTCGAAACTTCAAAAGAACAATTATGATCTTCGGAAACAAACCCATTGATATTAGATTTTTTTAATACAACGTTGTCGGTCGGTGTATACCAATCGTTATCTCCAGAATTAAAATAAACACTATTATTATAAACACTGGCAGAATCTGGGTTCGTATCTTTATCTGGAAAACGATCATTCAAATAAGCTATTGGGGATTTTAAAGTTCCAAAAATCACATTTTTAAGATCAAAAATATTCATTTACGATGTTTTAAGTTATAATGTACATAATTAAAGAATAATATTAATATATTCTATAATTTTTACAGAGTTTCATATTTAAGTGTGTATATATGATTCAATGTTGTTTGATCGTTTTATTTTTGTATTGTACATTTTATTTTGTTACAATTGGTTTCTATTGGGATATCTTTATAATACATGGTTTGCATATATTCCAATTATATCACTGATATGTACTATGGCATCTATATCAGTGATATCTTTATTGCAATTACAAACAGTAGTGAGACAAGATGCTCTGAAACAACATGAAAAATGGGAAACTATTATATGGTCTTGTATCAATATAGCATTTAGTATTCTTATTTTATCAGATGCCTTTGAAATAGCAAATATTATAGTTATTGGACTTTTTGCGGGACTTTTATTGACGGGTATCGTGACAGTAGTTGGTACATGCGCCTGTTATGTTATTATGCTTAATGGAAAAGAATGGTCTGCTCATGTGCACCTTACATGTATTAGTTTTTGGGTTATGGCACAATATATGACTATACGATTGCCTTCAGAGGAGTTAAATTATGTATCTACTGTTCCAGTATGTCTCATGTTTATTTTAAGAATGGTTGAATTATTTGAAGAGAAAACAAAATGTTTATCTGCAACTACAGAAGGCATTGTTTGGATCATATGTATTCTATTACATATTCTTTGTGAAGCAGGCATTGTGTCCAAAATTGTATTTTTTTGGGGGAGTACTATTACATCGACATGTTTGATTGTTTTTAACAAATATACACGTTCTATATTATTGGCATTTTCATTGCCATGTGTTTCATTTGCATTACTTATTTACGCCACATCAAAACGTTGCAAAGGGGTTTCTATAAATAGAATATTCAAAAAAGTTACTGAAATGTATGACGAATGGACGAAAGAACCAGAAAGAATACCTTTAGATATAGAAATAGAGTATGGTGGTGAAGATTTCGAAGACCGACTTTAATTCTTTTCGTGTATTTGATACAAAGGTTGTGCCGCCATCGCGGGAAATGTTTCCACATCAGTCACTGTCATTTTAAATTTCTGAAGTAATTGTACATCGCATTCAGAACTACTGTGTGTACGCTCGGCATCCATTTTTGCAGCCAATACAGCTTTTTCAGGTGATAATTCGGAATCTGAATAGAAATTACGTATCCCAGTTGATGTATACCAATACCAATTTTTACATGTATATCTGTATGAATAAACGTCCATTCTTTTTTTTTATTAAAACACCATTTATACTATTATTTTCTTTGTTTTTTATAAGGATGAATATCTACTAAAGAAGACCTTCCCCTTTTCCGTTGAATTTGCATATGATTTTGATAAATAGATGTGTCTCTATGTTGACCTGGTTCGTGTGTAATAAAATAACAAGTTCTTGATGAATCTTCTTCGCACCATTCCCTTAATGTTTCTTGTACTTGACGTATGCCAAGTTTATCCATAGATGTACAACATTCGTCCATAATCAATAAGGGCAATTGATTAGATTTCACCGATCTCCAAGCCATAAAAGAAGCTAATTCTACGCGTCGCCACTGTCCACCTGACATAACGCCAGTAAACCCAGGCACAATCACCTGACGCTGTAATCTTTCTTTTGTATCAAAAGAACAATTTAGTCTGGCATCGGGGCCAAAAAAACGCTGGAGCCAAAATGTAATCATCCCTGCTAATTTTTGAACACAGTGTTCCATTACATATGTTTGTATACCCCTTGGACCTGACCATTTTACAATTTGTTTCAACCTTTGATGATAAATTCTCTTAAAAGAAACTTCGTTTTCTTTTTCTTGTAGACCTTTCCGCAATATATCAATATCCGTTTCTGAAATATTGTGTGGGTTTTGTTCTAATGATAATTCCTCTTGAATTCTTATTAATACACCCAGTGCCCCATTTAGATCATCGCGCACCCGTTCATTTTGTTGGTATTCTATGTATGCTTTATTATCTTTTTCATACGTCTCTACCAAAGATTGAATGGTCGATTTTAGTTCTTCTATATTCGTTTGTGTTATTTCTTTTTGAATATGGCATATGGTGTTTACCTTTTCAATAATATTCAAATGTTCAGTATAATCTTTGAATGATCTTTTTTTGAGCTGCAATTCTCGAACAGCGTGTTTCCATGTAGAAACAGACTTTGTATGTTGGGTTCTTGATGTTTCTAATGTTTGATGAAACTTTAAAAGGTGTTCATGGCGATTTGGATCGTCATCAAAAGGACGGCGACAAGCAGAACACGTGCCTTTATTTTTAAATGTTTCGTATTGCTCGCGGTGCATTGACATTTGGGCACGTCTAGCAGCCATAGTTGTTTTACATTGATCTACACGTTGTTCAAGGCGTTCTATATCTATATAGACTATTTTTTCAAACTTTTGATGTTGTTTTATTTCCCAATTATTTGGCAATGTATCTTGTATACTTTTTAGGCGCGTTTTAGATCTGATAAGACAATCTCTTGCATCTCTAAGATTCCTTTGAAAAGATTTCAATGTGTACGAATTTGGCGGTGTTGGTTTTGAAGATGGCAATTCAGCACGATCCACAGACGCTTGCATCAAATCAATGTCTTTTTGATTTTTTTCAATACGTCTTAACTGTCCAATTTGCCATTCATATGATATTCGAACTTGATGACTATGGTGTTCAATTGCTTTTTTTAATTCAATATTTAAGCGATTCACTTCAATTTCAAGACACTCAACATTTTGTTTAGTTTTTTTGAATTCTTCTTTGGCCCATGATGATAAAGCCACCCATAAATCCATATTGGCTAACGTTTGTATTTCTTTTTTCGCTTGCGAGTCATTCGCATTACAAAAACGAACAACGGATTGTTGCGACCAACAACAGTGACGAAGTAACCAATTCCACAATTCCGACCCAGATACATTTAATCCAAATATATCAGACGCAATCGCTCTCTGTGTCGCTGTAATTGTCGAACGAGTTATGTTTTCGCCATCTAATTTTACTTCTATAGTATGCTTTTTAGGCTGAGCCGAAATAGTACGGGTTATTTCGAAATATTTATTTTCAGAAACACCGGATAAAGTAACAGAAGCAAATGAATGACCACTATGAATCACAGATGAACCATTCTCAAATGTCATACCACATCGACCATCCAAAAGACCAGTACATACCCATAACATTGCACCTGCTGTAATCATAGATTTACCTGTGCCATTCGAACCACTTGTTTCTGAATCTGCACCAGACACTAAAGTAAATCCTTGGCCATTCAAAGCAATCGTTAAAGGACCAATAAATGGACCAAATCCCGTAATATTCATTTTATGTGGAACTACATTATTCACCCGTGTTTGTATTTTACCAGTAGTCATTTTCATTTTCAATCTTCTATACATAAGCTTAAAAGATTCAGAATGACAATCAATACCTTGGATTTGAGCAAATTTCCTTAGTAATTCTGTTTCGGTTAAATGTTCTGATTTCGCAATCCTTGATGGTTCCATTTTAATTTCTCGTTTTATTTGTACAACAACACCTCTTTTACGAACTTCTGATATCAAAATAACGGTAGATTCGTCTTCTGGTACAGAAACTCGATCATTTGAATTCAATTCGACATGCCTGTTTAAAAACGTTTTTTGGTTCCATTTATATAATTTTGGCCCGATTGATATAGGTATAGTTCCTATAAATGTCTTTTCACTATTTAAAAGAACCAGTCCCTTTTTATCTTCCGCCTCTGAGAGTGTTAATTGATAAGGCGACCCCAAATACCTAATATTGTCATGTGTTTGGGGCGTGTGGTAATGGCCCGTATAAATAGGTATATCTTTAGGAAACATATTCACAGACAACCCTTCTGAAGATATTTTTTTTGCATTTAATTTAAACCCTATTATATCAAAATGACCAAAAATAGCCTTTACATTTGGATAAGCATCTATAATGTGTTTACATTGGATCGGATCCCTTCTCCAAGGCATCCACAAACATTGGTCCACCACAACTGGTTCGTCAATTACGGTGATATGTTTTGAAGCATATTTGAACGGTGTAAGACCGTGTTCTGTTTCGGAAGCATCAAAATAATCGTGGTTTCCAGGAATCATGATCATCGGGACGGTCCATTCGTCCGCGAAAAAACGCAACAAATCGTTAAGAATATCAACGGGTAATGTTCCTTTATTATATACATGATCAAAGAAATCGCCCAAAAACCCTATCGTTATATTCTTAGAAACCGCTTCTTTATGGACACGTCTTAAAACAGCCATCGACGTCTCGAATGTTTTTGGCGATAAATGTAGATCAGAGAAGAGTAACATTTTTTTTATGAGCATTATATTCAATTTTATACTTTAAAAACACATATGTGTCATTTTATTGATTTTTTTTTAAAAATATAGAAAAGTGTATAAATAAACAAAAAGAAAGTTATTATGGACTTTGCTGCAGGAGCAGCTGCAGGTTGGTCAGAAACAATTATCGGATTTCCATTTTTAACCGTCAAATGTCTCCAACAAAATAATCAAAAATGGTTTCCATTGCCCTTTAAAAGATATTATAGAGGAGTCAAATATCCATTTTTTTCTTCAATTGGATTTAATATGATTATTTTTCCATTAAAGGATAGAACGTATCAACATACAAATAGTTATGTATTATCCGGAATATTTACAGGCGCAGTCATCGCTCCGATCGTTTATGGAATAGATATGTTTACTATAAGAAAACAAACAGGACAACCTTTGGAAGGACTTAAAATGTTTAAAGGAATAAAGGGCCTAGGAGCTACTTTTGGAAAAGAAACAATAGCAACGGCTGCTTATTTTTCTACATATCATGCACTTAGAGATGATTACGGGAGTTTTATAGCCGGTGGGATGGCAGGTCTAGCAAATTGGACTTTAAGTTTTCCATTAGATACCATAAAAACAAGACAATTGTCTAAGCAAATTACTTTTGAAAAAGCTTTTTCGGAGGGGCGTTTGTGGACAGGATTTAGAATCACAGCTATAAGATCTGTGATTGTCAATTCTCTATCTTTTACCGTATATGAAAAAGCACTCATGTATTTAAAATAAACATTTCATTTTTGTCATATATAAGTTCTAAATTGATTAACATAATGTCATCATTTCATAAATATGTCCATAAAGGAAGTGCATCGAAAAATGATGATAAACCAAGAAGACGGAGGACTAGAATGTTGGGACCTAGCTATGATTTGTCACAAAAATTGGCTTTGGAAAATGCATTTGCATTAAATAACAAACCTAGCAAAACACCACCCGACATTGATGACACTAATAATGGAAAATCTATATTTTGGGATACCGGGACTCAGACGTGGTGGCCTGCGACTTTAAAGGAACATTTAGACGAATCTTCTAAAAAAGTTATTAAACCCCATTTGTCATTTAAAATTTGGAAAGTTCAAATGACAACAAATAAAGAGGAGTATCAGTATGGCATTTTAAAAAGAGAAAGCAATACCAACAAATGGTTCCTGTTCAGATATAAAAGAATCGGGACGGGTGACCTTAAACGTATAGACGATTATACTAAATTTAGGGCAAAGAAATGGTGTACTCCATTGGAAGAAACTGAGACTCTCCAAAGTTTTTTTAATAATGTAAAAAGGCTAGAAGTCGAAAAAAACAATAAAACAGAGGAACAATTCTTAAAAGAATGGAACGAATGGCCCCATACAATAGATCCAACCATGTACGAAAAATTTAAAAAGGAACAAAGAAATAGAAAATTGCCGAATGAAACACAACGCGATATCAATAAAAATAGGCGCGCACATTTGACAGGTTCTGATAAAGATAAAAAACAATACAAAACACTAGAAGCAACTGTAAACGCGGCCATTGCCAGATGGTCTGATCAAACTTACTTTTTTACACAATTTCTATATAGGAAAGCTAGATTGCCACCACCTATTGGATACATTACCACAAACCATCGCCCTACTGCGGCAGACAAAGGAGCGAAAAAACGCATTTTTGATATCGAAAAAGATAATCAGTGTGTTATTTCAGGAATGATTAGTTCTGGAGCAGGAGACCACATGTTTGAAATTAATGGCTATGCAAAACAAACAGGTAAACACGGGCGATATGACTGGTGGAACACTATCCCTGTTATTGGGCTTTGGAACAAAAAATACAAGAAAATTCCCGTTATGACCAGAGAAGGTCCAGTGGTAAAAGATATTGGACTTCATTATTTGCCAGCGGGTCATCCAGAATACGTTGAAATTACAGCAGAACAACTGGAAGAATGTTTGCCAGAGCATGGGAGAATATACAACATGTTTGTAGAATGGAAGAAATACTGTGAGAGTCGGGGGGTATCACTTTTTTTTGAATTCAATAAAGCTGACAAACAATGGTTAGAAGCGCGCCACCAAATGTATAAAACTATATTATGGGATATGAGTTATCTTTTTAATAGTCCAGACCACCTATTACCAAACGGTGAACAAATACAATCATTACAAGACCTGTACGATTTAGAACAATAAAAACATTTTTAATTATTTTTTACGTTGTTTTTTAGATACTTTCTTATCCATGAAACTATCCAATGTACGTTTTTCAAAGGCCGCGCCATGTACAAACCTAGGTTCAGGCCATTGATTGCGTCCAAACTTCCAATCATAACCTCCGGCCTTTTCAGACATGAAATAAATATCGCCGTGATTCGCCCTCAAAGTTGCCGCTAACCGCTGTTTTATGGCGGCATCGGGCTCAGGGAAACGACACTGATACACCAATTCAGTCGATTTTCCCAAACAGAGACAAATAATAATCTTCCGTTCCTGATCGCCATGGTAATTGATATTCGAGTTTGGACCGAAATAATGATTTCCTTCACCCGATAGGTCAACGGTTTTGGATGACAATTTGCCCAAATCTTCTCGAATCATGGACAACAACGGCAATTCGCCAAATGCTTTCACGGTTGAAGTGCAATCACTTTCACGGGTCGTTTGGAAGTATTTAACTGGCTCTGGTGGCGTAAAAGCCTGTGCATAGGGAAGCCACTCGTTTTTACGGGCAGGATTCACCTGCTTGCCACCCATAGGGTTGATAAACGGCTTCATTGTTCTTGGGTCAACAAAGTTATAAGAAGATACCTTGTCTTGATATGCCGCCATCTTCGCCTCAAATTCTGGGTCATTAATGTCTGGAACAGCCGCCCCGATACTTGGAAAGCCCTGTTGCTGCCCAACGTCGCCAAATTCGATGTTATAACGCGCGTTCTTCTTCAGCATCTTATGCTGGCGAACGTTTTCATACATACGATCATAAGGGAAAGAACACTGCTCCTCAAACAAATGATTCGCACCATTCTCAATCCCATGTTGACCAAGGATAAAATCAGCACCACGTCTCCAAATAAGCACAGAAGCATCTAAATCGGCCACAGAACGTTCTCCGGGGTGTTCTTTTACTTTTGATGTCCATTTTCCAGAGGCAGGAGGCGACCATCCACATGTAGAAAGAGGAACAATTTCGGCTTCCCCCCCGACCATATTAATTCCAGTTGCAATTGTTTCAAGCTCGGAAGGTGAAAGACCTTCTGGGGCCATTTTACCAGAAGCATCCTGCCCAACGCCTCCTGCATGCACCGTTGCCTCACAAAACGTCACGGCGAACCTTTCTGAAGCCATTCGGGCTATTAAAGAGGCATTTACTGGTGGTGGTCCGCCGCCAGACATAGTTTTTGTATAGACGTGTTGGCTAAACATGTTAACTATATAGACTTGTATTTAAATAGTTCCTAGAATTTTTTAAATTCTAAAGAAATTTCCCGGAACTAAAAAGAATTATAAATAGTATGGGGGTTGGACTGATGTCTTTTGATGATTTTTTAATGTTAAAAGGTAATAGTGTCAAATCCGCATCTATTAAAGAAGCTGTAGAACATATTTATTCTTTTGGTCAAAGGACCGTTATGAGTGATTACTTATGGAAGACAGAAGATAGAGATGCATATTGGAAAGCTATATTTTGGTATGAAAAACACGAAGATATAGATCTGGGATTACATTCGAGGTTATCTGCTAAAAGAAAGGCTATCAAAGAGTGGAAACGTTTTCAAAAAATGGTGATACCAATTCAAAGGGCAGAACCTCTTGTACCCGCGTTGCCAGAATAATCCAATTAAACATCAATAATATCATATATATTATATTAATATAATATATATGATATCATTGACTATAGGCTTGCTAGCATTAAGAGCTTCGACATGTAAAGAATCTGATTGTAAGGGGTTGACTACTTGTTTAGGCACATGTCAAAGTTTTCTAAAAGGTACCCCTTGTCAAGTAGACACGACAGATATAAAATTATATTTTGATTTTTATTATCTAAAACATATAGAAGTAAATACGACATGTTGGGGGGATTATGTTACATATTGGATAAAAGAATTGGAAGAAAGTCCAGGAATGACCCCTTTGGAATATTCAAGTAAGCAAAAAGGAACTCTTAGGAGAGTGGAGCGAAATGGAGCGAAATGGGCAGCCATGGGCAGACCCATTCGAAAACAAATACCATCATGTCCATGGGTAGGTTCATATACTATGCAACCGGCGGCGGCACCTAAAGCTAATCCTTATATTCGTTTAATTAAGAAATGGTTAGATCACGGGGTTGTTTTTTGGTTAGAAGATGGCGCATTGTTAGGTAGTGTACGACATGGTGGATTAATTCCATGGGATAAAGATATAGATGTTATTTACCCAGTATATCTAAATCAACATAAACCATGTCCTGAACTTAAAAACATCGATATATCTGAAACCATTATGCCTGATGGCAAAGCCGTTGTTTGTGGTCATACTAGGGAAGAATGGGTCGAAATTATTAAAGAAGATCCCGTATTCCAGAATGAACATATTGTAAAAGCGAATTATGGTGGCTTCAAAATAAAAAGGCCGGGGGTAAATGTAGATTTAATTGTTAGTGTTTATGACGAGGCCTATTTCGACACAGGAGATTGTCTATGTGACTGGCACCATTTGAAAACTAGATGTTTAAACGATTCCAAAGAACGGTTAACAAAACTTTATGGAAATTATATGGTGCCCAAAAAAAGATTATAATTTATTAGGTTTACTTTTTATAATGGTCCATATCAAGCATATAAATGTTAATAACCATGCCAAATGTATGCCATCAGAATATATTTTAACATCTGGCGAAAATATAAACAATGTAAGTTCACCAATACCATAAAAATCAATTCCTTCTATGACAATACCAGTCAAAATTGCATTTACAATAATATCTAATATAGACGTAAAATCAGAAAACCAACACGAAAAAAATCCCGCAAAAAGGGCATGATGAACATGAACATATTTATGCGTTTTAAGAACAGTCACCCATAAAACAAACCAAGTAATTACAAGGCCAATCCATGGAAACCATTGCTTATAACACTTCTTTCTTTTTTTAGCTCGTAATCCTTGAGTCAAAACAAGTGTTGCAATAACGGAAGCTAATACACATATAATAATCTTTCCTTTTAACGGTAAACGTTCCCAGAAACCAGGCGTAAGTGCGAAATCTCTTAAAGGTCCATATTCGCCGGCAATGCCAAATGTTATAGCTCCTATATGACAACATAAGGTATATAATATTTTTTGACGTTTTTTATTCAACAATATAGATTGGAGCTGGTGAAGACCCAAAACAACTAGAATACTATATAATGCATTATATGTAATATTGTATTGAGTCACGCTATTATGAGATTTGGAATTTATAAATGAAGATTCTTGGAGAACTTGAGAAGCAAAGTACACTGAGAAGGCATTGAATATTAAAAAATAATACATATAGATTTTATAATTTCTATTAAATAGTTTCTTTCATTTTTTTAAGAATGTCTTGAAATTTTTTAACAAGTTCTTGAAATTTTTTAACAAGTTCTTGAAATTTTTTAACAAGTTCTTGAAATTTTTTAACAAGTTCTTGAAATTTTTTAACAAGTTCTTGAAATTTTTTAACAAGTTCTTGAAATTTTTTAAGAATGTCTTGAAATTTTTTAACAAGTTCTTGAAATTTTTTAAGAATGTCTTGAAATTTTTTAAGAATGTCTTGAAATTTTTTAAGAATTCTCTAAAAAAAAATAAAGACCAACACTCTAAATAATATAAGACCATCTTCTAAATGTCGAACCCTACAATGAACACCATCAACGCACGCGTCCTCATGTATTTTGCATTTGGATATACACACACGGCACCGGAAGGTGTCAAAAAGAAAGCGTTTCCGCCCCGTGCACACACTAAGCGCATTTTCAAGCAGTACAAGCGCCATCGTGGCAATCCCGGCCGGGCCAACCGGCATAAATTTACAAACAAGGATATGAGGTCTTGGTAGAATAATTAAAACATAAGTAAATTATTAATGAATACACTATATTATTTTAAACACTTATAAATGGTTCGTATAGAAATAACAAAGGTTATTTTGACACGGGGAGAGGACTGGGCTCTTGTTGAGTATCGTTGTGGCGACCGAACGGGTTCTCTTGGGGGAAAATTCGGCTGCCAGTCGGATACTTTGGTGTCTGGTCAAGTTTTTAAAGGTAATTTGACATTTAAGCGTCAGCGTTCTGGTGAGAAAAAACTATCTTTCAAAGGTATCCCTGTGTCTAGACACGTTCATATCATGATGTATGAACTAAAAAAGGCTGGTATAAATTATACAGATCGAATCGCGTTGTTTTCAAAGTTTAAAAAAGTTTCGGAACTCTTAAACGCATTGAAGCATCGTCATTCTGCAGAGTTGATGTCTATTCAAAAGATTGGTCGTAAAAAACTGGATCGTATTTATGCAGCTTATGAATCTGCTCGTAATGAATTGTCCATGTCTCATAAATTATCGAAGCATTTTCCAAAGTTGCATGCTTATATGGACGATAAAAAGCTTTCTTATGTTATTAAATGGAAAGAAAATATTGTCGAGTTTATGAAGTTTGCAGTGCATGATCCTTGGCGCATTTTATATGATACGGAGTTTGATTCTTTTACGTTTAACAATGAAAGAAGGGCAGAATTCTTAAAATCAACCAAGGTATCGACCCGTCGTAAGATGGTAGAATGTATTATGCAAGATTTAAAGTTAACATCTTCAGATCCTCGTGCGAAACGAGCGGCTGCTATTCATAAGATTCACACATATATGAAATCATCAGGTTCTTATTGGATGCCTTTATCACAATTCATGATTGATTCAGTACCCATTGAACCAAGTTGGCCATGTGTGATTAAAAATAACCATGTGACATTGACACGGTTTTCTGATATTGAATCTTTCATTGAAAAATATTTGAATGACATGGAAGATACACAGCAGCCAGCTTGGACTCCTCCTCCCGAAGACGCAATATTGGATCAAAAACAGCACAGGGGCGTCGTTGAAGCATGTATGAATCCTATTTTCATTCTAAACGGCGGCGCTGGAACTGGTAAAACAACAGTTTGTTCTGAGATTGTCAAAAGTTTAAAGTATAATGTACTTTGTGCTGCCCCAACTGGTAAAGCGGCCCAGAGGATGGCCGAAGTCACGAATGTAAAAGCCTATACAGTGCATCGGTTAGTTTATATGCAAGAACCTCCAAGTGCAAGCGTGTTGTTATTGGATGAACAATCTATGCAAGAACCAGAAATTTTAGCACGTTTGTTTCTTCGTTTGTCATTCAAAAAAATTATATTTGTGGGCGATGTAGCGCAATTGACTTCAGTAGGACCAGGGCAATTGTTCAAAGATTTGTGCAACTCTTCTTTTCCAAAAGTAACACTTGAAAAAATTTACAGATCTTCGGCTACATCTTTTATTTCATCGAATGGTCAAAAAATTCGGAATGGTATTGAATCTTTGGACCAATCGGAAGAATCGTTTATCATAAGAAAACATACAAATGACCAAGAAATTATTGATGCTACAAAATCTATTTACGACAACGAAGAAACAATGCCAATCGTATTATGCAATACAAATGTGGAAGTTTCCAAGTTGAATTATCCATTGAGAGAAATTTGTAATCCAATACGTTCAAATCAATCCTCTATGCCTGTCAATATGGATTATTCGAATGGTAAGTGGAGATATGAAAATTGGCGATTTGGCATTGGTGATTCTGTGATCAATACTGTGAACAAATACCATGAAGTTGGTCTTCCGAATAGCGATGAAAAAACAATTGAATTGCAAGTGGCAAATGGAGAAATAGGAACAGTGTTCGACATTCGGCAGAATGGTGCTGTTGTTTTGGTTCATTTTGATAGACCGGTTGAATACAATTTGATAGAGGACGATATTACTATACGACCTGCATATGCATTAACTGTGAATAAGGCGCAAGGGTCTGAATATAAAAAAGTTATTTACAAAGCAACCTCTTCTTGGGGAGATAAAAGGGAAAGGTTATACACTGCAATAACTCGTGCTAAAAAGAAGTGTATTGTATATGAAGTTGGTTCTTCAGTAAAAGATTGCATAAGAGCATCTCCTGCATTCCGTAAAACATTTTTATTTAAATAAACTTAAAACTTAATGGATATTTTATTCCAAAATTGTTTATCTCTAAGTTCTTTCCTTTGTTTTCTAGCTTGATCTTGAATGGTCTTTTTTAGTGTTCTCAATGGTTTTATTTTTTCCTCTTCTTCTTTTTTAAAATTTTCTTCAAATTCTTGTTTAATTGTTGCAACTCGTTCTTCAAGTTGTTTTATTTCTTCCATTTTTGCTTGTTTTTCAGTTATAAAAGTATGAAACGCTGCCTTTAATTCTTTGTTTGGTCCTTTCAAATCGTTCGATTCTTTTTCCTCTGATTCTGTAATTTTCTTTTGTATTTCTAACCAATTTCTTACTTGTTTACTAGACATTAACTGAAAATCTTTAACATCGGCCCTACAAACTGGGCATTTTAATGCCAATTGATTGCCTCCACCGTGTCTGCGTTCTCTATTTATTTTTTTATTCATTTCGATCAATTTGCGGACATGACCAGCACAAAAAATATGTTTACATCCCTCTGTATTTAATCGTATGGGTGTTTCTGTATGTTCACATCCATAAAACTGACAACCTGACGGGCATCTTGTCGCCACAATTTCTTGGTCTATTACATATACTTCATCCTCTTCGTCGTATTTGGCTCCCGACCATAGACTACTGCCTGTTAATAATCCGGTGACAAGTTTAGAAGGTTTATCGCGCGTATTGAGCCATTCCACCTTGAATCCAAGTCCTCTTTTAACAAACTCTCTGAATATTTCTGTTCGAAGGGCTTTTTCTTCTTCGTCTCGACGATTAACATGAAGATATGATTTGTAAATCATACATGTGAAAAGACCCTCATCTGCGTAGTCAGCAAGAGTCCTTGTTGTCCATCTGGGATCAGCGATTTCATCCGGGTCAGCACCATAATCAAGGCAAAGTTTCATTAGGTTCCAGGCATGCTGCCAGCGTGTCTCGGCGTCAGGATTATTGCGATGACTGATGCTGGGATATATTTGATATGCGAGAGCGCCCAAAGGCCGGAACCCTAAACCCAAATTTGGGTCGGCGCCTTTTTCCAACATATAACGGACAATTCTCAAGTTTTGAGTTGTAATAGCCATCGTTAGCGGAGAATGGATTGACCACGGGTTTTTGTTCTCCACGAGTGGCGGATTTAATGGTTCCCCCCGGTCAATGAGAGCAAACGCAATGTGCGTTTTATTGATGGTTTCTTCGGTGTCCCTTCGAGCACTAGCTGTCCTCACTCCAATGGCACAGATGAGAAAATTCGCCTGTTGTGTCCAGGCGGGTATTTCTAGATGTCTTTTGTAAAATTGGACGATAACAATTTCGAATAATTCTATTCGCCCATCAAATATCCAACCTGCAAGTTTATTCGTCATTTCTATGTCGGACATGTATGGGACAAGTATTTTAAAAATACTTGTCCCATACATGTCCTCCAGCTCGGCAGCCACATCAATGGGCTGTATCGGCTTTTGCCCACCAATAGTTACGGGGACTTTTTTCCACAATAGCCAATCCACAACAGCTATTTCATTGCCATACACTGCCCCTAAAAGAATCGACTTCGCCCTTCCCTTAAAATCGAGTGGTTGATAGAATTTACGAAGCATTTCCATTGGGAATTTTTTAACAATTCTTAAATGTCCACGCATTGCCGCATAATAGACCGCGGGCATTTTTTCCCGGCCCGTCCTCTTTTCAATATCAACACCCGCATTGATAAGCATTTGTGTCATTTTTCGGTGACCTTTTTCACATGTATAATACAATGGCGTTGAGCTAGACCCATTGTCATTGATGTAATCAAGGCGCTTTTGCTTCGGCCAACTGGCAACCACATCTAAAATTAATTTAAGGACGCCGACAGAACCGGCCCTACATGCATAGTGTATTGGCATGCACCCATGGTTATTTCGCGCCTCTAAATCAGAACCAAGTTTTATGAGTTTTTTGGCGTGTTCATAAAAATTGTTTGATTTGACGCGCCCGCTCAACATTTCAATGGTAAACATAAGCGCCGTTTTATCTGAAATTTTCACATTAATGTCTACTTTATTCTGGGCGACATCTACAAGGAATTGTTCGGACATCATATAATCAAATGTAATTTCGGGCGCCGCGGCCATTCTATTTTATTTTTATATAACTTAAATACATCTAAAATATATCTTCTTCATCTGAAATATCAGACTCTAAATCATCATCTATATCCCCGAAATCTTCTTCTTCGTCTCTAATTTGTCCAAGTTGATATTCATTACCGTCTTTTATTTTAGTATTTGGATTAAAAAAATACCACAATATCATGCCTAAACAATGAGTACCACAACATATTACAAAAACAGTTTGTAAATGCATAAACCTTTTGTTGATGAGGATAAGAACCACAAAAATATTATGAGGTATTCTATAGATGTTCATAATTGTGGCTCTGTTTTCTTCGGGAATATAGATAGACCGTAATGAAGCATACGTTGGAAACATGATACCACACGCTAATTCGAATACTAAAAAAGCCGAAAATGCAATTGTTGCATTATTAATATAGAGAGCTGTGATAAAAGATGAAATTCCACCAAGTCCTAAAACCAACCAAGGTAAATATTCTATATATTTTGACAGTATTTTGAATATGAATGATCCAATGGTTATCATGACCATAAATGTACTGAAAACAACACCATGAGGAACTTCCGAATCTATTTTTAGAACAGGAGTCCATAAAAACACAAAAACATACATACCTCCTAAAAATGCAGATTGTGTTAGCCCTAAAATCCACAAATTTGTTTTCATAGATTTTAATCCTTTTTCTACACTCGATACTTGGTTATCGCTTTTATCAGTGTCTGGTTCCCATAAAACATAACATAAAATAAAGCCAGAAATTAGAGGTGCCAATGACAACATAAATGGTGCTACATAACCAAATTGGTTGGCGCTAATTTGTGCAAAAATACCGGCTAAAATTGCAGAACACGAGTTTAAGATAATGGACGTCGAAAATGTGTCCTCCAAGGCTTCAAGAGGATATTTTCGACGATGGTGTTCAGAGACCATCCAACTCTCTAGTACAGTGGATAATAAAGATGTTGCAATACCGCTCAAAAATCTTCCAAAAATAAGTATATTATAATTATCAAACGCTGTGCATATAGCAGCAATTATATAAATTACAAAATATGCAAGTGACATATTTTTACGTCCAAACATATCCGCCAATGAACCCACAAAAGGACCGAATAAACCAGATGAAACAAACCCAATGATAAATAATATGGCTATATTCTCTTCTGAGATATCGTAAGATTCATACAATGCATAAATATATGGTCCTTTAAGCCAATCCGAAAAATAAGCTAATGTATATACAATAAAGTACTCCAATTGAAATCGTCTCATTTCTTTATTTTTTTCAAGATCTTTTCTTTTAGTAATTATATACAAAAGAATAACAACAAATATAGATACGACAAAAGATAAGGTATACACGTCCATTTACAAGGGAATTAACCCAGTAATTATACGAAACTTTTATATTAAGAAAGGGATTTTTTTAATCAGACATGACTATAAAAAGATTATGTAACACAAACACACCATGAAATACATCACATTTATAAGTATAGTCATTGTTTTCATGTTTTGTGGTCTTACAATGGTCATGTATTGGAATTTAACTGGAAATTTGCGAGAAATTCCAAAAATTGTACGGGCAACGGTAGATAATAATACTTTGGCTGTATTAATGAAAAAAGATCGATTATTAGAACAGAAGATGCTTTTAATCAATAAAACGTTTCATACATTATTGAGAGCGCATAGCCATTAATAAAATTTGATACTATATAAATCAATTATTTTTATATATATGTCATATGCTCTTAATCGTGTTGAGAGTTGCCCTTTTGAAATTCTAGGGGCTTTTGGAGGTCTTGTAGAAAAAGATTGTAGTTGTTATAAAATAAAAAATTCAAGCATTTATTTAGACGCAGGGGCCATAGGAAAAATAGAAGGCACCAACCCAAAAACTTTTTTACTCACACATTCTCATATCGATCACATTGGTGGTCTATTGTGTTACTTAAAAAATAATAAAATCCCTAAAAATCTAAAAATATATTCAGATTCAGATTCAGATGAATATAAAGAGTTGACCGGCAAGAACCTTAATAGTCACATCCACTCTCCCACTGCTTTGAAAAAAACAATCATCGATGGCTATAACATAACTGCTAAGCCACTACATCATGGGAGTTATGCTGCTAAGCCTCATGGAACTGATGAAGGGGTTTCATATGTATACATACTCGATGGGACCAACAATGACCCTAAAAAAGATTCTATTGTATATTTCGGTGATTTTGATATGGATGGCGCCACCAGCAAATCATATTTTCAGCAAGCCATTAAAGAAATACCCAATAGTGGAAATGTCCATGTTTTAATGGAATGTGCAACACCATCATGTAATATGGGCACAAATTGTTTTGGTCACATAAATGAAAATCAATATGGACTAAACATAAAAACTATCCTGAAAACCACTATCCTGAAAACCAATAAAATTGCCAAATTCACATTTTACGTCACACATCGAAAACCTTCATTTGATACGTCAAATATTAAAAAGGTTTCAATTCCGGGAGATCTAGAACTAAAAGATCTTCCGGCAAAACTAAAAGATCTTCCGGCAAAACTAAAAAAAGTACCCATTATACAAATTAAACGTGAGCCTGCGTTTGAATTGACAGGAGATTGGTCATTTAACAACTCAACTGTGACAACTGAAAAATTTAAAATAGATGAACTTAAAAACATATTTGCACTTTTAGTAAAGATACCACCCCTAATAAACCTGGCGTATGGTGGAAAAAAAGTGATTATACACATTAATGGTAATAAGGAATCCTTTGAAAACGTCCTTAAAAAATGGTGCAATGGCAAATATTGGCCGTCGGCAGACTTCATATGTGCGCATGAAAATATAACGGTTAAAATTCACACAAAAATTAAAAAAAAAATTCACACACAAAGTTATTCTACAGTCGAGGATAATAAATTTAAGCTTCAACTCTTGAATCTTCACCCCGAGTTTCGTCAATTTATATTAAAATTTTAAAATGGATTTTATATAATTAATATATAAACGTAAAATAAAACATTAAATGAAAATATTATCAGGTTTAGTTTCTGTTGTTTTTTTTTATATTGTTTTTACTATTGTAGTTCGTATTCGTTCGCGGCCAAAACGTAAGATCAAAGAAATATTTCATGGTCATGTGTATTGGGAAACTGTGGATAATACTACAAATAATACCTCTCGAAATAATCTGAATACCTCTCGAAATAATCTGCGATCTATATCGGAAGTGAATGAAGATATAACAATTCCAACTATGATCCCGAAACCGAATCCGTTGCCAACTTTATATGTTTTAACTACTGGCGTGCGTAAATTCAAAAATCCTAGCTATTTTAATGTAAAGATGGTATATGGCGAAACATTTGTAGATAGTACTGGTACCATTTTTGATGAGGGATTTGGTCCCAAATCGAAATGGCCAATAGGTGCAAAGTTAGTAGCCGATGGCCATGTTACCATTTGGCAAAAAATAATGGAAGAATGTTCTGGTTGGTGTTTTGTTGCAGAAGATGATGCTCAATTTCCATCAACCCCGCCCCCTAAAATGCCTTCTGATGGCTATGTGTCATTTTACAGAGAAGGTGTGTGTTCAAAAGCTACAGGGCCATATTCTAAAGATTTTAAGCGCGTGATCCATAGAATTGTAAAAGGCATCTGTATGCCATATAGTACAGTAGCGTATGCTTTAACTAAAACGCATGCGGCTTCTCTATTATCTTCCTTGCCGATGGATAAACCTGTGGATCATTTTTTGTGGGAGCAAGGTATTTTAAATAATCGAGCATTTGTCTCTACTGTATGGGGTGTAAAACATGTTCCCGGACCATCTATAAAAAATATGAATAAGAAACCAGTTCTGGGTCCGTCAAAAAATATTAAAAAACTTCCTAGTATTGCGATTATGTTAACATCATACAACCGCAAAGGTTATTTAGAAACTTTTTCAAAATGGCTAGCTTCCGATCCTTCTTATATTTCTGGAAAATTTGATTTTTTTGTTCGTGATGACCATTCTTCGCAATATGGTAAAACTGAATTGGAGCGATGGTTTCCAAAAGCTTCTATTGCGATAGAAGCTGTACACCATCGTTCAGACCAGAATATAAGATTGAATTTTGAAAGATTTGTCAAAATGGATTATGATTTATTGTTATCTATAGATAGTGATTCAATTTTGGACCCTTCTTGGTATAGTTTTATAACAGAAAATATGCCAAAGGAAGGGTTTGCTACTTTATATCATTCTTCGGCGAGTTGGCATAAAACACATCATTGTCGTGATGGCGTATGGTGTCATCAAAGTTCAACAGGTTCATTGGGTATGGTTTTATCCAAAGAATTGATTCGCAAAATGTTACTTGAAAATCGTAATAGTGGGTTTGATTGGGGCATTATTGAATGGCTTAAAAAACAAAAAATACCAGTCAGAGCTCCTAAAAAAAGTTTGGCATTGCATTATGGCTATTATGGTCAAAATAATAACCCACGAAATATGCATGAATTGGCTGATAATTTTGATATGACATCTATCCATAAATCAGTCCGTCCGTGTATAAATTGGTGGCTGAAAGCAAATAATCCAAATGATTTTTGTCCTCATACTTCTTATTCTAAAAAAAAACTTGTAAAAACATCAATATCGGACTATACAAAAACAAAAATGGACAAATGGTTTCTTCGAATGCAATCTATAGGCACACCTGTACCAAAATTAATGGATATAAAAGGTGGTAGTATCATTGATGTTGGGGCAAATGTAGGGGTTTTCTCAAATAATGTTAGAAAAGTGTGTAAAGACTGTCATATATTTGCATTCGAAGCTGTACCAGATTTTGCCAAATATATTGAATCAAGAAAAATTGGAAAAATAGATGTTTATCCATTTGGACTTTCTGATGAAAGTGCTTCTGCAGATTTTTGGTTATCCAAAGATGGCAATTATGGGTGGAATACAATGATTCCAAACAAAAACGGCCGCAAAAACATGAAAAAGGTAAAATTGAAATTTAAGGCATTTGATGAATTAAATATAGATGTTGGAAATTTAAAATTAATAAAAATCGACACTGAAGGCGCAGAGTATAAAGTTTTGGGGGGTTTAAGAAATGTTATACAAAAATATAAGCCTGTAGTTTTCGTTGAGTTTGGTTTTGGCAAAAGTCACCCGAACTATCGAGAAGAAATTGACGAATTTGACAAATTAATTGAGATGGGTTATACATGCGACCGTGATTACAAAAAGGTAAAGGGTACTACTGATCTTGTTTTTAAATTTCAAAATAAAGAAAATTCAGCGAGTGAAGTCACAATATCTGGGAATACGTTCAAGTATACAGTACCTGCAAAAATAAATCTCTTCTCTGGCATTGTATATGGAATATTGTCGGGTGGCAAAAAAGCATATAGTAGACGTCAATCCATCCGGAATACATGGTGTACAAACAAACAATGTTTGTTTGTTATTGCCGGTCTTTTTGACGATATTCGCGACGAATATGAAACATATGAAGATATACTATGGCTCGACTTGCCTGAGATTTACTTTGGAGAAGACTCTGTATTGCCTTATAAGACACAGACATTTATGTTTGTGGTGAATAACATCCCGAAGCTTACGTATGCAGTGAAAACTGACGACGATTCGTTCATATTCTCTTCAAAATTGTCAAAATTACTTTTTGACAAACGCCCTGATTACTGGGGGCGCGTACATCGCAATGCGTCTCCAATTCGAGATCGTTCTAATAAATGGTTCATTTCTAGCCAAACGTATTCACAAACTAAGTTTCCGAATTACTGTTCTGGAGCAGGGTATGCATTATCGAAAGCGTTTCTATCGTGTGCTGTTCCGAAACTTGCTAAATTCAACTTTATGCCACGTGAGGATGTGGCTACTGGACAGCTGGCGGAATTGTGTGGAATAACGCCAATGACATCAGGCGATGTCAATTTCGATGGCAATAAAAGAAAGTCTACCACAACAATTATAAATCATTACGTGAAAACGAATAAAGAAATGCAAAGTCTATTCAACAGTGATAATAACAAACGTGTTGATTCTGATGATTGGTGTAAAACTCACGATGTTTTACCAAACGGTGCTTTTTGTTCCAAAAAATACGCTGGCATTGACAAAAAACTGGCATCTGCACTGTTGAGCATATTGGGCAAATCTATAGGCGATTTTGGAGCTGGTGGAGGGTGGTACACCGATTTTTTCAATAAAAACAGCCACCAGTCGAGCGCATATGATGCCTCACCAACACGTGGTAACACCGTAACATATATGGATTTAACAGAGCCTTCACAATTTGAAGATGTTTACGATTCGGTACTTTGTTTGGAAGTTGGAGAACATATTCCTACTGAAAAATCTGACATATTATTATCAAATATTGTAAAACATGCTAAAAATAATGTTGTTTTATCATGGGCGGTTCCAGGTCAAGGTGGTAATGGTCACATAAACTGCCAGACAAATAAATGGGTCATTGATAAAATGAATACGTTGGGATGGACGCACGACGATAAAAAATCACAGATGCTTCGATTGGCTGCAAGTTTCAATTGGTTCAAAAATACAATAATGGTTTTTTTTAGGGAATATAACACACCACGACGAGACAAGAACACGAGAAATAAATATATTACTACCGATTTAATCGGCGGCCTTGGCAATATTATGTGGCTATATCAATCTGTACATGGTATTGCAAAATATAACAATATGATTCCAGTGTTTGATAAAAAATCTTACAGATATAAGGTCTTGCAAAATATGTTTGGTGTTGATGACCAGTCTTCTGATGAGATCAAGTTCACTCAACAAACTACTTATGACGACATGTGCTATAAAAATGGGAAATGTGACTTGCCTAAGATAAAAGAATCTACAAAAATAGGTACTTACCTACAGTCAATACATTTCTTCAGACCTTTGGGTAAAACATTGAAAGACTTTTACACAATAAAAACCAAACACAAACAAGACGCCTTGAGATTAATCAAAAATACCGAGGCATGTATACACGTACGCATCTTTCCAGAATCACATTTAAAATTAAAGAAAAATATATGCCCGACTATGAAAATGGTGATAGATATTGTGATGGAATTTGCAAACCAATCGAAACGTATTAAAATATTCTCAAATGATTTGGATTTCGTAAAGAAACACGTTCACACAAACTCGTGGGTATCATTTGCTGACAGTGATAACAGTAAAACAAATAAATACCGTGACTTTGCGGCATTGACCATGTGTGATGATTTAATTATTACATGCGGTACATTTTCCGGACAGGCGGCGGCTTTACATTCTGGAAACGGAAATGTATATTACTTTGATGACCCATGGTTTGAAACAATGTATGGTAAGGAATTTATTTCACATTGGCGACCTGTTTCAAAAATATCGGAATACTAACGAATGTGGGGGATTGTGCAAGTGGGGATATGGCGATTTTTCTGATGGGCCATTTTTTAAACAACGTAAAGTTCAAGATTTATCTTGTACAAAAATATTTAGTGATGATGTATTTCCAGCACGTGGCCATGGCGAAAAACATTCTCCTAAACAAATACCTCTTGAATTACGAAAGGAATATACGAATGATGGCATAATTCCAGTAAGCACGATGTATTTCGACCAAACATATTTCGGACAAAAAACATTGGTATCTAATTGGTCGAAGGACATGGTTGAGGACATGAGAAAAAAAAGCAGAAAGAGGTGTATTGCCCGGTACATATGGAATCTCGGAGACAAATCATCTCCGTAGCGCTTTGAAACACGTCCCGGGTGTTTCAGGCGGGCGCGTCATAGTAATTGGCAGTGAGAATCCTTGGGTGGAAGCATGTGTTTTGGAAGCAGGTGCTAAATCGGTTGTTACACTCGAATATGGCCAAATAGACAGCGGTCACCCACAAGTGTCAACATTAACACCTATTCAATTCAGAGACATGTATAACCAAGGTTTGATTGACCCATTTGACGCCATTGTAACCTTCTCATCAGTGGAACATTCTGGATTAGGAAGGTATGGTGATGCTTTAAACCCATGGGCAGATGTTCTGGAAATAGCTAGGGCTTGGTGCGTGTGTAAGGAAGGAGGCTCTCTTACAGTAGCTGTCATGTATGGAGCAGATTCAATACGCTTTAATGCTGATAGGCAGTATGGCAAAATACGATGGCCTTATTTGGCTACGAATTGGAAACAACATTATCGAGAAAGCAGCGGAAGTCAACGTGTACATGTATTCACGAGGGAATATTTGGTCCCTTCTGTGAAGAAAAAGTGAACCAGTCTAATTCAGATGTAAAAGATGGAAAGCCTTTATAAAATATTTAATAATATTCTTTATACCACTCTACAAATAATTCTATCCCTTCCCGTAATGACACCTTCGGATCATACCCCAATATACGCCGCGCCTTCGAAACATCCGCATACGTCGTCAACACATCACCCTTCGCCATCGGTTGGTAATTCAAGTCCGCCTTCTTGCCCACAGCCGCCTCTATCGTTCGAATAAATGTCATCAACTCTTGTGGTTCACCGCGACCCAAATTTAAAATTTCATAATCGTAATCAACTTGCAAACAACGAACAATACCGTCCACGATATCGGAAATGTACGTAAAATCTCGCGACAATTTCCCATGATTAAACACGTTAATGGACTTTCCTTCCATAATATTTTTGGTAAATGAATAATAAGCCATATCTGGGCGGCCCATTGGACCATAAACAGTAAAGAAACGTAATCCAATCGAACGCAATTTATACATATTCCAGTATACATGGGCTAATAGCTCGTTTTCGCGCTTGGTGGCGGCATATAAAGAGACAGGTTGTACCACTGGGTCGGACTCCGAGAACGGGACTTTGGTGTTTTTGCCGTACACAGAAGAAGAAGAAGCGTACACCAAAGGAATATTCGTCGATTTAAGTACTTCCAACAGCTGTACAAAACACTCGACATTCGACCTTACATAGGCCTGTGGGTGTTCAATGGAGTAGCGGACACCGGCTTGAGCTGCCAAATGAATGACGTGCGTAATTTTATGCTTCAAAAGCATTGATTGAATGGAATCTTTATTACAAACATCTACATCATAAACAACGTCTGTTTGCTTGGCCCGCGCGTATTTTAATCCAGGACTATAATAATCGTTAAAATTATCTATGCCAATAACAGATATATTCCGCGATTGTAATTCTTTTATAACATGATGACCGATGAACCCTGCCCCACCAGTCACAAATACAGAAATGTCATTTATTTCACGTAAAATAAATGATGATGGATCGCGCAGAACTCTAATTTTTGAATTAATTATGTATATAACAAACGGTACGATTAGTAATACAAACGGTACGATTAGTAATACAATATAAACCCGCATGTATTTGTCTATATGGATCATTTATAGTATAAATAAAGAATCCATTATTCAAAAACCCATAAATTAATCATGAGTGAAATTACAATATAAATACTATTAAATATGTAACAAATGAATCTTAAAGTATATCACCTAAGTTGTTTAACCATACTATTTTTATCCATATTTCACAAATGGACTTCTTTGGCTATACTGACTATTGCTTGGGCTTTTCAAATCAGCTCACTTATCCTCGCGTGGGTCACATTGAAAACGCCAAGATATGATGGTGTAAAAGAGAAATTTAAACGCAAATGCTATGATAATACAGGCGTGACTATTCTAAAACCATTGTTGGGAAATTTCGATACACTTGAAGAAAATCTCGAAACATTTTTCACATTAGAATATCCTACATTTGAAATTATATTTTGTGTGGAAGACGATAAAGATGAATCATGTGCTGTCGTTAAACGGTTACAAGAAAAGTATCCCGACGTATCTTGTTTTATTTCAGACGGAAAAATTGAGGGCACCAACCCAAAAGTATGTAACATGGTCACCGGATACAAAGTCGCGAATTTTGATTTAATTTGGATAGCAGATGCAAATATAGTCGCTTCAGATGCTGCACTACAAGATATGGTAGATAAATGTTTAAATGGTTACCCGCTTGTTCATCAAATCCCATGGGGAGTTTCGGGTCCAAAATGTGAGCCAACACACGGGGCTTTAACGTTTGGATCAGCTCTAAAACGATGGTATTTTGCCACCGCACATGCGCGTCCCTATTTTGTTTTTAATTATACTATATCCACTTGCCTAAATGGAATGAGCCATTTAATCTCAAAAAAACACCTAGACAATATAGGCGGACTGGAAAAATTTGCGAATAAAATAAGTGAAGACTCTGATCTGGGGTATACCTTTGATCAATATGGATATGAAACAATCATATGTAAACACCCTGCCATTCAAAATTTAAGGTCGAATAGTATCTCAAAATATGTAGACAGACGAGTTAGATGGGCACGTCTCCGAAACAATAATTTCAAAACAATGTACGCAACACCATTCGAAATTATAATCGATAGCCATTTATTTGGTATTTTATGCGGGAGTCTATTCTCTACAAATACAATATATCACGTACTGGCATGGCTTTTAGTAGATTGTATACAATTTGTAATTATAGATAACGCAACAGCATTGCCAATATCGTGGCAAAATAATAAAATTTATTGGGGGAAAATCACCGACCAAAAACGAAGCGTATACTATTTCATATATAATATTGTAGAACATTATATGATGTGGATTGTGCGCGAATACTTGGGTCTTTATGTAAGATTTAAAGCTATACAATCAAACACTGTCGTTTGGAAAGATAAAACAATCCCCCTCAAAAAAGATTAATTTAAACTTAATCTATAAATAAATAACCCCAAACATGTTTTGTAAATTGTAAAAAAAAATGCCATCGCCCACAGAAATGGTCTACGAAAACGGAAATGCAAATGAAATTAAATTAATGTTAGATAAAAGATGGGAAGATGGATGGCGACTTGATAGAATAATTAAACACGCGAAAGATACAAAAGGATCTTCTATATACATATATTACTTTGTTGGAAAATAAATTATATTATTCATATGTGGTTATTATACGTATATTGCTAATTTAATGTAAGGATGGCGCTTAGAATCGCGACTGGAGGCAATGTTGATGCAGGGAAGTCTACATTTACAGCGTGTCTATTTGGAGAAAAGGATGACGGAAATGGATCTGCCAGATCTACCCTTTTTACGCATCAACACGAAAAAGAATCCGGCAGAACATCTTCAGTAACCATTCGAGAAGGAAAAATCGGCGAAAGACACGTTGTAATTGGCGATTTGCCAGGACATGCCAAATATTTCAAAACAACGATTGGCGGCCTCACTGGGCTCATGTGTGATTATGTATTCATTGTTGTGGCGGCGAACAGAGGTGTTCAGCCCATTACGAAAGAACACTTCAAATGTGCAGCAGTCATGAACCTACCCATTGTGATTATTATTACTAAAATGGATATTTCGCCAAAAGAAATCACTAAAGAAACCATTCTAAATTGCAAACAAATGGTCAAAAAACATCAAAGAAAACTATACAATATCCATAATACAAACATCTCTGAAGGAATTGTTACAGGAACGGTTTCAAGGGCCATTGTACCCATGATAAAACTATCGTGTGTCACGGAAATGGGATTTGATATATTTAGAGCTTTTTTTGACAAATTGCCAGTGTGGAGAGATTATAATACTAAAGAAGCTTGCTCCATCCAATTGGAATCCATTTTTCACGTCCATGGTGTGGGCATTGTCGTTGGAGGTGTCTGTATTCAAGGAAATATGAACATGGGATCTATGGCATTTTTAGGACCTTTTAAAAGAGGAGATTTCAGACCAGTGAGGGTCAAGTCTATATTTACAGAAGATGAACCCTCTGAAAATATAGAAGCTGGACAATACGGTACATGCGCCATCCATTGTAAAGGATTGAGGCGTAAACATATTTATAAAGGTATGGTTCTAACGACAGATCCTACTGTAGCTGCCGTCAGAGAAATAACGGCAAGAATTTTTGTTCTGCACCATGCAACGACCATTAAAGTGGGTTATAGGCCTGTTATACACTGCAGAACAGTAAAGAGGTCAGTCGAAATTATAGAAATGAATAAAGATGTTATACGCTCAGGAGACTATGCAAAAGTACGTATGAGATTTAATTTGCCTGTTTTTGTCCTAAAGGGAGATCATTTTGTTTTTAGAGAATCTAAAAGTAAAGGCGTCGGGAAAATTGTAAGCATACATTAAACATTATAAACATTAAGACTCTCTTTTAACATTTTTATTCTAAAAATAAAAGGTATAAATAAACAAACAAAATATTTCAGGGGAGATATGCCGCAACATTTTCTTAAAGAAGAATGTCGTCAAAGATGTGCGCAGTATAGCTATTGGTGGACCTATAGGGCAAATTTAAGTCGGGAAACATTTATATTAGACAATTGTGTCGTGAAATGTGTCTATGATGTCCAAAAAGACATCGAAACAAAGCCCTTGACCATCTCTACCAAATCCTCTCATAATTTTTCATGACATTCTAACATGATGTCAAAAGATTCCCAAGTTTTATTTAATCTTTCGTTGACCAGATTGTGAGTGAACCAGGTCCAAACACGAACATCCTCAGCCGTTTTCACATAATCTAGTGGAAATGGATGCTGCGACAACAAGTCATTAAAATGATCACGACAATTCAGACATGGAAAATTTTCTTGGTAATCAGCCACTGTTTTAAATAAATCGGAAGGGGTCATACACCTATGTAATCGATCCCAATCATAATTATATCCATTTACGGCGATCATATACAATAAAAGAAAAAAGAATAAGAATTTCATATTATGTTGAATGATACTTGTATAAATAGTCAAATCCGTTTTTTTTGACCTATAGACTATATGTCTATCATCCAGGTGTTTATATGCATTGGCCTTCGGTACTTTCATATATGATATCCTCGTTTTCCATAGTTATTTTTAATAAAATAGTCCTCACTATTTTTGAATTCAATTCTGTTCCATTTATTATGTTCTGTCAATCAGTGTTTACCATTATTGTATTTATTTTAAGAAAAGTTCCCATCAAAAAACCATCCTTAGATCTTATTAAAATATGTGCCATAAATATAAGTAATGTTTTCTTTGGAATATCTGCAGCAGGCGCACTAAATGTTGCCATGTTTTCGGCACTCAGAAGATTATCTATTTTTATGACATTATTGGGACAATGGTACTATCTAAAACAAAAACCTTCCAATGGGGTTATTTTTTCGATTTTTGTTATGATTTTAGGTGCTATCATCGCTGTAGGTGATGACATAAGTTTCAATGCACTAGGATATGGTATGGTGACCATAAATAATTTTTTAACCGCATATTCCCAATTAGAAATGAAACGTGGTATAGAATTAGGATGGTCCAAAATTGATATCCTTTTTTGGTCGGCCATCATTTCATTCACTGTTTTTGGATTACAACTTTTTCACTTTGATTTCTCATCCTTTTCTGCATGGGATAATGGTGCATTTCGCATGGCTTTCGCGTGTTCCATTACACTCGGATTCGTCATAAATTGGGCCAGCTCATGGACCATAGAAAAAAACGATGCCCTCACTTTGGCTGTTGCAGGTTCGACAAAATCAGCCATCATGGGAATCATTGTATGTCTAGGCCTTTTCGATAAAACATACATATTCACATGGACAAATTTCACTGGACTACAAATATCCGCCATTGGATCACTCATATACGTATATTACATGCATAAAAATAAACCAAATGTCATCACCACCGATATCAAAGAAAAATTAGAAAAAATGACAGAAGAAGATCCAAATGTTCGCATAAATACTGACACACAACAAGCAACGCCCGTATAAAACAACTATATTGGATATTTAGGGACCTTAAAACATTTCAATGAAAATACAACACATCCTTTTGTTAGGACTATTGACTGGCATTTGGATATGGTCATTGCCAATATTGATGATCGCTACATTTTTTATGATACCGTTTGCTGGTTTCACATTAGCCATGTTCTTTATTTTTGGCGTCTTCCTACAATATACATCCGATGAAAACATATTGCCAGAACATTGGATACGAAAATATATAAGTCTTATTCCATGGTACGAATGGTTTCCATGTAATACACTACATGTAGAAAAAGGAATCGTCGCATGTCATCCACATGGGCTATTATGTTGTGGACCTTTGGCTGGTATACACTTTGTAAAAGATTCGAAAACATGCATGTGTATCGCACCCATTGTATTTTATGTACCAATCATAGGTATTATGGCAAAATACTTAGGATGCATACCTGCCACTAAAACTGCCATGGCAAAAGCCCTCCAAAAAGGGTATCCAGTATTGGTCGTACCCGGTGGAGTACCCGAAATTGTTCTCACAGAAACCAAAAATGACAAAAAAAGATTTAAAAGGCACGGATTTCTAAGATTGGCAAAAGAATTATCCGTACCATTATTTGCAGTCTTTACAAAAGGCGAATGCGCAACATTTAATATGGTTCGATTGCCATTCCTAAACACAAGAGTTCAACTATCATGGTTTTTTAACATACCCGTTACTCTGCCATTTATATTTGGGTGGTATGGTTCATGGATTCCTAAAAGAATCCATTTAAAAATGAAAATGACCCAAGTCTATACGAAAACAAAAGAACATTACCAATATATATTAAATAATTTATATGAAAATGACCCAAGTCTATACGAAAACAAAAGAACATTACCAATATATATTAAATAATTTATATGATTAAGTTTTATTTTTGTGTATATAGGGCGAATATTTTGTGTATATGTCGAGACTGTCCAGAGATATTATTCGAAGAGATAAAGCATATGAACTACTCGATTCTGTCACGAAATCATCCGAAGAAACAAAAGTACTTAATGCCAACAGACTCATGACAACAATCCTTAAAGATATCAAACCTAAAAATATAACCAAAATGTATAACGGACGAAAACTAACACCTGTTTGGGAAACGATAGGCGTTGTAGCGCAAATAGCCTCGCACGAAGAAATTTGGTCAGTACCCGTACAATCCACAAAAGATTATTTACCTAATAATAACCCTGCCGTTTTACTCAATATATCCGCCAAATGGGATGCCCTCCAAAAATCAAATAAAGCAGATGCCATCGATTTTTTAAATATTCTAAGTTTGTCTAATGTTTAACTACTTCGAAATGGCATAGAAACGCTTACGATGACCATTGTATCCGATATCAGAACCACGGACACGGTACAAAATACCACGAGCCACAGCAGAAAACAAAATGGCAGAAACTTGGTTATCTTTTACACCGAGACGATGGCGAATCGTACGACGCCCGAGCGGAGAAACTCCAAAAATATTCTTTAGATCAGTATCCTCGATCATTTTTCTATACACATTCATTCAAACATATTTAAAAATAACATATTCTTTAGATTATTATTGCCAAATCATTTTAATACAACTTTGAATGTCATTGAAGTTATATTGAGGAATTTTACTTCAAAACCCGTGGTCTCCTTCCAATTTTCTAATTTATATTTGCTCAATTTTTCCCACGACGGTTTATTCTTTGTTAATTGACTAGCAATCCAAAGAGTTATAAAGTCGATCATTAGAGTTTTATTTTTGGGCTCATTATTCTGTTTATAAAGGACTTTTCCCATAGAGGTTTTGGTTTTAGTCCATACTACTGGGAATTTTGACTTATCAAGCCAAATCTGAAGATTTACGTCATCTTTACCGTTGATTTTTTCGATTTGTAAGGTTATTTTTTGGTATTGTGGGTTTTCTTTTTTTTTTTCCTTGATTTTCCATAAGATTTTTTTTGCTTCAGCAGATTGGAATTGATGTTCAAAAGGGTTGACTTCTACATATTGCTGCAGATGGTCTGGTGCTCTAACTAAATTCATTTTAGGCTCATATGCAAGCACAGGATGTTGTGGAGAATAGTCTTCGAGTTCTTCATGAACCTCTGTTGTTTTTTCGGGGACACGTTGGAGTCTCGACATATACTCAAAAATATACTTATATTTATAGTATCAAAAATTTAAATATCAATATCTGTTACTTTAGCACATACCATATCCGCCCCTGCTTCCAATAGACTTGTCGCTGAATCTGCACCTGAAGTAACGCCTACAACGAGTCCACACCCCGCATGAATGCCTTCTTCTATATCACGCACAGAATCGCCAACTTTTGCAACACGTTTTACGTCCATGATGTCAAGTGTTTCCATAAGATTAAAAATCATAAAAGGATAGGGTCTTCCCTTCGAAACATCATAAGAAGATATCTTTGCATCTATCATAGGTTCTAAATCCAACACAGATATTAAAAGGTCCTGAATTTCTGGAGGATAACCTGTATCGAGGCCTATTTTAATCCCATTTGAGCGTAAAAAATTAAAATATTGTGGTAGTTCAGGATCAATGAGGGAACAACCACCGGGTGCACTATATGCCGCTCGAATATCTTGTAAAAATATATCGGATATATCATGGACGGTTTGTTCCAGTTGATTTGGTTGATCTATACCTTCAAGCCGTGCAAAATGTTTAATAACGGACTCCTTTTTGGCACCGTACCATGGTTGCATTTCGGAAATATCCAATTGGAATCCAGCTTGGCGCATAGACGAATATAATGTTTCGTAAACCATTCCTCCTTCGTTTATAATAGTGCCTGCCATATCACATACCAACAAATCAATTTCTGGAAGGTTTAAACATGGTATAATTTTGGCAATAGGTATAGAATGTATATGTTTGGATAAACGCAACATAAAATTATATATTTTGACATATATTTATACAAAGTTTTATATTTTTTTATTTTGGGACGGTGCCTATTCGCCCGTTCAAGCACCAACAGGTTCAGCAGGTAGAAATTGTTGACGTTCGACAAATTGCGCAAAAGACATTTTGATAAAATATGGTGCGTTTAAATAAGACAAAAAAATAGAAATTGTTTGTCTTATATTATTTTTTTTATGTATTATTCTTCTTCTTCTTCTTCTTCTTCTTCTTCTTCTTCTTCTTCTTCGTCTTCTTTTGCTGGTGTTCTTTTAATGCATCAATACCCTTGGCAGTTACGGGTGGAAATCCACATGTTATAGACTGGAAAACTTCTTCTTCTTTTTCTTCCCAAAATTCCCCATGTTTCCGCTCGGGCCAATAAAAATAATATTCTATATGATCGAATATTATAATAGTCCACAACATTTCGGTGGCGCAAGGCGCTCCGAGTGCGGCTGGGTCATTACATGCACCGTCTATAGATGAATACAAATTTCTTGTTATATTGGCGTTATTGTATTTATATGTTATACGGCCGACCACTTGGTGGGCTTCATCACCAACAGGTTCAGCAGGTTGAAATTGTTGACGTTCGACAAATTGCGCAAAAGACATGTTGATAAAATATGGTGCGTTTATATAATGTAAAAAATAGAAATTGTTTGTCTTATATTATTTTTTTATGTATTCTAACTATTTATTTGGAGTTGCTTTATGAGTCAAATGGAAACACAATACCTCGAAATTGTTCGTAATGTACTGGAAAACGGCCAAAGACGCGAAACCCGCAATGGTACAGTGTTGTCCTTGTTTGGTTCTTCATTGGAATGTGATTTAAGGGATGGGTTTCCTTTATTGACAACGAAGAAAATGTTTTTCAAGGGTATTATTGAGGAATTGGCTTGGTTTTTACGAGGTTCGACAAATGTTCAAGAGTTACGCGATCAAAGGGTTCATATATGGGATGGTAATTCCTCTGACCGGGGATATGACGCCGGCCCAGTGTATGGTTTTCAGTGGCGACATTTTGGAGCCGAGTATACAAATTGTCATGCAGATTATACTGGACAAGGTGTAGATCAAATCAAAGTAATATTAGATTTGTTAAAGAATGATCCTAATTCAAGGCGTATGGTATTATCAGCGTGGTGTCCAGTACAACAACCGGATATGTGTTTACCACCGTGTCATGTGATGTATCAGTTTTATGTTGAATCGGATGGACGTTTATCTGTGCAAATGACACAACGTTCTTCGGATGTATTTCTCGGGCTTCCGTTTAATATCGCTTCAACTGCTCTTTTGGTGCATCTAATAGCTCGCCAATTGGATATGGAACCTGGTCGAGTTATACTTCGAATTGGCGATACACATATTTATGAGGAGCATATTGCTGCTTGTCAGGCTCAATTGGAAAGGACCCCAACATCTTTGCCTTCTATTAACATAAATCGGCCTAAAGATGATGATTTATGGCATGTTAAACGAAAACAAATTAAATTAAATAATTATACAGCACAAGCGGCGATTAAAGCCGAAATGAAAGCTTAAAAACAAATACAACATTCTCTATTCGTTTTAATAATGACTGGTTCTATTTCTACATATTTATCTGCAAGTATATCGAATAATCTATCAATGGAAATTTTATCTTTTATGGAAACGGGTATATGTGCATTTGATATAGGTTGGGCATTGGCTCTGACATTGGCCACAATAATGGCATTGTCTGGTATATTTTCAGGTTTAAACGTTTCTTTGCGATTGGTGTTATATACATAAACGATCAGTGGTGATTTAACTACAAATAAGTTGACAACGGCTTCGAATTGTGGTGCGCCCGAGGTATCCCAACATTGGTAATATCTGTTATTATAATCAAATAATACGTTATCCACACCAATGGTCGGGTTTATTCTCGTATTCGTGTTGGCGGCTATGTTCAATAATGTTGTTTTACCAACACCAGATTCTCCAATAAATACACATCGTATTGTTGTCATTTTATGAATAATTTGTATGATTAAATAGTTCAATCTTTAGTTAGCCATTGCATTAAAATAATATCGTCTCTAACAATCCATCCAAGCAATAGAAAGTAAAAAACATGGCCCAAATTAAAATGAGCCCTAGTAAATGCCCACCAAACATGCCACGACCATGATATCCCACATGTCAATACATATATGATTCCAGCTATTCCTCTTAACCATCTAAGAGCATCTCGCGGCCATAACCAACGAACAGCGAGATGTAAATTTACGATATATGCGGCCGACGATGCTGTCGTATATACAAACATAGCTTGGCCAATGTCTGATGATTGAAAATCGATGGACCATGATACAAATACCAATAAAGTCGTTATAATATGGTGTATTTGTGTTGTTTTTGGCAATTTATCTACGCAAACGAGTCCAGTAAAATCGTTTGCTACATATATAGCCGCCAGTCTGTGAATGGTCCATGTATCCCACACGTCATTTTTAGCTATGGGTATGACGATTTTAAATGCTGAATATATTGTTAAAAATGCCAATATAAATGATTTAATAAAGTTTTTTTGTATATACATTTTTCGAAAACGTGGCAACGTTTTGTATTTTGGATTCTTGGGTGATAGCCATTGATCCACGAACATATACAAAGATCTTACCAAAATACACGCACAAAAGAACCAAAAAAATGCATAATAATCGTACATTACAAATAAGATAGATTCGTTATATAGGTCATTTATGGAGGCATGATTGAGGATAAGGCGAGCCGTCATATCCATAAGCCCCGACCTCCTGTAGACGGTTCAGATGAGAATCTATAGCTGGTGGTTCTTCAGAGTCAATAATGCCAAACCATAATACATAAGAAGCATAAGCATTGCCCAACCAAACCTGATTTAAATGCGATTCGTACAATATATCTCTATTATTCGATTTGAAACATTTACGTTCAGATAAATACCATCGATGTGTTGCATTGCCATCGTATCGTTTTCCATCTGGAAATTCCAAAGATACAAAAGGATATTCCCTATAATAAATACCTACCTGGTCGAACCACATTTGTAAACGTATATCTAACCCTTCTTTGCGTAATACGTACGGAGCTGACCAAGGATGCACGTGTATTAGTCCGTCACAATGTGTATGAACCCCCGAATGGGGCCATAACTTGGTATAAGCGATATCTCCAGGTACTTTACATATAGAACCTTTATAATAAGGAGCTTCATATTTAATTTCTTGCATAAATGGTCTATCGTGTTCCGCATCTATTTTTGGCTCATTATTTATGTATATAGACATTGCCGAATGAATATGATCTCCAACAATAGGTCGTGCACCAATAGACCATCGCGCACTGGCTAAAAATATATTATTTACTGGAATTCGTCGTAAACCATCGTGTTTGTATAAAATAACTTTGTCTGTATCTATTTGATGTATATTGGCATAATAGTTGATAACTGGCATGGATAAATGTCCACGAATATATAGTCCGTCATCATTATCAATAGAGACCGATGTTATGTTCCAAATCAATATTATACTTATAAAAAAACATAGTATATAAAATTCCCGAGTCATTGTTACCGATAATCACTACTTAAATACATTTTCTCATGTATTATTATGGGTGCATTGGTATCTTCAACTTGGTTTACCTATGGTAGAAATACACAAGATGAATGGTTAGAAGATCCTATTGATTCTACAGTAGTCAAGTGTGAAAATCTAGCACATCATGTCGGAAAATTTAAACATAAATTTTTTCAATCGGCAATCGGACGAAAATTCGAGGATATACCTAAACTATATTTATATCAGGGGTTCAGGAGGATTAAAGTTGAACGCACTGAAACTCAAATGATTATTCAGTTTGCCGATAAAGAGATATTAGATGCTTGGAAAAAATGCAAACGGTCAAAATTAGGGAAAATATTTGACGAACAGTACTCTTTAGACGAAACAAATAAAAATGCATATATGTACATATTCAATAAAAAAACACTAATTTAATCCTTATTTTTTTTTAACTTTTTATGGTGTTCTTATCTTGTTTTTTAGGCCATGGACCCTTCTTAAGTTTTCCAGATTTCTCGAATACATGTATAGGAAGATCTTTTGGTGATGGAGATTGAAACATAAGAGAATCGGCATATAATTCACCAGTAGACATTTTTATATATTGACCAAACTATTTATAGATAATATAAATAAAATGTATAATTAACATATTGATTTATTTTAGGGCGAACATTGGTCATTTGTTTGACACAATTGTTTAAGGATGCGCATTCCTTGTGTAATTTCGGGCAATAAAACACCTAATTCCGAAATAGTTTTGTGCATTTGTGGGACAAGAATTTTAACATCTTGTAGTGTGGTTTTCATTTCGGGAGCAATTATCGCAACATTTGCAACAAGAATAACCATCAATAAGAAATGAATACATGAAAATGTACCTATAGCCCCAAGAAAACATTTAAACTGCAATGACCATCTATTCGTCGGTTCGGAATCCAATGTTGTGAAAGAAGTTTCGGACATGTTTTACGGTTATGTATATTTGTTTAAATACAAAAATCATATGTGTTAATTTTTCTATAAAACCTTTGTATAAATATCTATGTATTATATCAAATGTCGAACGCTTGTTTTTCATCTGAAAATGCGCCTGGCCAGCATTGTAAAAATACGATTCGAGGCCAATTTCAGATACCAGTTGGGGGTCCTTGGGTATCTATTGGGAATAAAAACAAAACCTTTAAAGTAAGTTATTTTAAATATGCGGCGTCCATTACATATGAGGTGATTTACGAATATTTTCAAGAGAATGTGACATGGTTATGTTCTTGTCCTGATTATGTGTTTAATGATCGTTTTGACAATAAAACATGTTGTAAACACATTCAAGCAGTTATAGACAAATCGTTGGGTATTGTCCGGGCAGGTGGTAATTATGAACAGTTTAAAGTAGAACAAATTACTGAACAATAGCAGCTTGTATGTCTTTCCAAAATCTTAATCGTGCCCCCATAATGGACCCATGCCATGGAATTGTATCTAAAATTCTTCTAGGTATACCCATAGATTTGGCTTCGCCGACGGATATCATATAGCACTCTGGTAATCTAGGATTCCGTTGACATATTGGACATATAGGCCATGAAAATACTACAGCATATGTTATTTTCCCACATCCTTTGCATCTATGAAGAAAATAATTATCGGCGGCCTCTTTCCATGTAAGTTTTCCATATATATTTCGACTTCTGCGTTTGCGACCAAGTATTTCTTGACAAAATCTAGACCAAGAACAATTGCAAAATGATGTGCCAAATACTCGAATATATGAATATAATCTTTTCTTAGAACGCCATTTATAAAGATTTGTTTTTCTTTTCAATTGATTTTTGAGCCAATCCCGCGAAATAAGCAGTGTTCTTTCTTTATAACGCAAATGTTCTAATATATAATATACAAGTTCTAGGGGAAGGTTTAACATATTTTATTTATAATGGTTTACTTTTAATTCGATTCACATATATTTAAATGATTCTAAATATCGTCAAAATCGAATGGATTTTCTTCATCTTCTTCTAAATCTTTTTTGACATCTAAGCTAGTGTCTTCTGGTAATTCTCCATATGATTTAAGATTTCTAACTTCTTCGGTGGTATATTTCAGGATAATGTCACATTTGTTGTCTTGAAAGTCTCGAAGTCCGACGAGAACAAAGTCGGATATAGATATCCAAACTTTATTTCTCATGGCGCCTCTGATATGTGCTAACCTTGTGGCACCATCGAAGCAATAGACTTCGCATCTACCAGAACCCATCATTTTAACCACTTGGGCATATTCTTGGCCGTCATCCTTGTATTCTAAATCTCTTCGAGGCGGTCCACGATCTGTTTTTCGCCTTTGGCCTTTTGATTTTCGCCTTGGCATGATTTATTTTAATTATTTAGAATTTGTTTTAAGTAGCACAAATTCAGAACATATGTGAGTTATAAATAGTTGTGTATAATATAATTATAAAAATGCAGGCTTTGACATTTCAACATATTGCAACGGCTCGAAAAAGAGATTCTGAATATCAATTGGCGGTTCGTTTGTATGGACGAACTGCTGACGGTACTTCTGTGTCTGTAGACGTCTCTGGTGTCAAAGCTTATGGGTTCATTTGTTTACAAGCCAGCGATATATTCCAAAGGCGTGTCGCTAAATTACTTCAATGGTATTTGGCGATGAAACGAACTATATCCAAAACAAAAAAGGTCAAAGACGATGGAGATGATTTTACAGTTGGCCAACAAACTGGAAATTACATGTTTTGGTTGAAAAAATATGATAATATGACAGATTTAATCCATTGGACAAAGCATCAAGGCTATAATATACGCCATGTATTGCCTGGAAAAGGTCCAGAAGTATGGCGTTTTGAAGTTTCTAGTTATGAGTTGTACCATGGTCTTTCTTCGATGTTTAAATCTCCAGATGCATTTTACGAAAAAGTGATTAAATTTTCACAACCACTTCGAAATTATATTTCATTTCACAATGAAAATGCATCTTTAGGCAAACGAATTGACCGAATGCCACAGGGACCAGTATCTGTTACCAATTTCGTGTATGATAGTGATTTATTTGAAACTATGTTTAAACCCGAATTGGTATGGATGGTAGATCATCAACTGCCAGCATGTTCGTGGATGACTGTTACGAACTACACTTTGGGCACATCTACTACGGATAGCTATTGTGATTTAAAAGTTTCTTGTGGGGAAAAAGAAGTCATACCATGCACATCGCCACCAATTCCAATGGCCCCATTCCGTGTCGCTTCCTACGATATAGAAGCCGTGCCATTTCTAAATCCAGAGACAGGCGAATGTGAATTTCCAGACCCAATGCGCGATTCTATTGTCACGATTGGAGTATCTGCATTTGATATGGTGTCTGCGAAAATGGAACAAACTGTATTTATGCTTGAAATCGAAGACCAGCCCCAATGTCAACAACTTTCAAAATTGTCAGAGGAAATGAAAACAGATGAATTTGACCCATCTATCACACAAGTATATTCTTTTTTAGACGAATTCGATATGCTAGCAGCATTTTCAGAATATATTCGCACCTACGATGCTGATATCATTACAGGGTTTAATGTTCTAAATTTCGACAATGTATATCTTTTGCATAGAATTCAGGCTTTATGTGGTTGTGAAATTGGTTCTAAATGTTGCGAGTGTGAAGAAGCTAGAACATTTTCAAGGATTAAAAAGCCAACTACATTAAAAAAGAAATACACACACACAAAACAGCGGGGAGGTCAAGAATCTTGGGATGCTTGGATTGAAGGACGCGATTGGATGGATGTCTATCGTGTCGTCATGACTGATCACAAACTTCGCTCTTATAAACTAGACAACGTTTGTTCTGAATTGCTTGGTACCAAAAAGATCCATATCGATTACGAAGACATCCCGAAACATCAACAGTCACCCAAAGGCAGAGAATTTCTAGCACAATATTGTGTAAAAGATGCTTGGCTACCTTGCCAGATCATTGTCAAACGCTGTAAATTAGTCAATGCTTTACAAATGTCTCAAGTTACAAGCGTTCCATTAACAGATATTCTACACAGAGGCCAGCAAATTAGAACCCTAACACTTATGCTACAATTCGTCAAAGCTCGGTGTCGTAAAGATCCTGAACACCCGCGCTGGTTTTTACCGGACGAATCGGGTAAAAAACCAGCACCGATCGATGGTTTTGAAGGAGCTGTCGTTATTCGACCGTTACCGGGTTTTTATCAAACACCAGTTGTGACACTGGATTTCGCTTCTCTATACCCGTCAATTATGCGGGCCTATAATATGTGCTTTAGTACCTTGGTACCTTCTTTGGCCGAAGCCAGACGTCGTAATCTTACTTGGACAGAGGAAACGCACAATATCAAAGACCCCAAAGATCCAAACTACCCAGAAGTAAGACCCATTCGTTCCTTTGATTATCCAGAAGGGGGAAAGTTCGAATATGTTCCCCGTGAGACCGATGTCAGTTTTGTCACCTGTAAAACTCGAGTAGGAATCCTGCCCGAAATATTGGAACAATTACTCAATGAACGCTCGCGCATCAAGAAACTTAGAAAGAAATACGGCGAGAAAACGATGGACTATGCTGTCTTAGACGGTAGGCAGTTGGCTCTAAAAGTGTGTGCCAATTCAGTCTACGGTTTTACAGGGGCTGGTATGGGATATCTGGGCGAAAAACGTATTGCATCTTCCGTCACACGCGTTGGAAGGGGCATGGCCAATCATACCAAGTGGATGTGCGAAGATCGTTACAAAGACCATGGACTAAAGATCGTTTACGGTGATACTGACTCTGTATTTGCTGAGATTCCGCCTTCTATGTGCGACACAAACTGCTCACAAGAAGAACTCATCGCCAAAGTCGATAAAATAGGCGATGAAATGGGCAAGTTTTGCACGCAAGCCTTTTTACCTCCCAATGACCTAGAATATGAAAAGTTTTATTATCCAATTCTTCTCAAAGGTAAAAAAAGATATGCTGGACACAAATTCGAGCCTGGTCTTGCTCCCAAACTAGACGTCAAAGGCTTTGAATGTGTGCGGCGCGATTTCGCACCAATCGTCTCCAAAACCCAAAAGAAGATCCTCATCAAACTGTGTAAAGAGAATGACGTACAAGGTGCCATAGATTTAGCACGAAAAACAGTTGTCAGATTGCTTGAAAATGGTGTCCCGATTGAAGATCTCACCATGTCAAAACAATTGACCAGAAAACCAGAAGATTACAAAAACCCCATGCCCCACACTATACTGGCGAAACGATTACAAAAGGAACAACCCGCACACATTGCTCCAAAAACGGGTGACAGGATAGATTTCTTAATTAGGCCTGGATATAAAGGTGAAAAGACTTGCATGAGAGCTGTCACTCCAGAAGATGTTAGGGAAGGCCGGCAATCGGCGGACACGCGCTGGTATCTTAGTAATCAATTGCAACAACCTTTGCAAAGAATCTTTGAAATGATTATGGAAAATTCCAATCAAATTTTTGAAGTCAATCAAACCAAAACACCACAATCTATCAGTAATGATATGATGAGATCTTTTGTTCAAAGAACACAAGCCAATAGGGCCGTCAAAAGAAAAAAAGAACAAATTATGGCAAAAGCAAAACGGAAAAAACAAAAACCTAAAGACATAAGATCATTTTTTAGTTAAACATTAATTTTGGCTTTTCATTTGTATAATAACTCAACGGTACCAACTTATCGTATTTCTCCATACCCTTGAACCAATATACAGGAATATATTTTTGACCATGTTTTTCAACCACCAAGAACTTCATATACGATGCACCCTCGGTTACAGAACCATCGCTTCTTGGAACGTCGATTTTATCAGGTAAATCAAGAGGAACGCGCAAAACGAACGCGTTCTGGTTAATCTTATAATCAGCTATCATAGATTTTATAGCGGATAATCTACATTTCCAACTATCGCAATGGGTAATCCACCTATTTTTGCCGGGTGGGTCGCCTATATATCGAAGCCAAACTTCGTCCGGACAATTCATCTCGCAAATTTCGCACCACTTTGTCCTCAAAAAGGAAGAACGCCCGAAACAGTCCTCAGGAACTTTGCGTTTGTCCACTATAGACTTGCTGCGCGTGTTTAAGAGTCTAGCAGTGGGCCAACGCCACGTATCCAAATAATAATCGAGAAGAATATGAACAATAATAAACATATCCATGATGTCTAAATTTTTAGAACTATTTAAATAATCAATATAAAAAATATAATGTGGGATCGTTTCTACAGGGAATTATTTTTTCTAATTATTATTACAGGACCACTTGTTCTCATCACCTACTATCAATTATACAAATCAAAACTCGCCTCACAATCTTGGGCAGGCCTTTCACAAAAATCCGTTAAAATTACATGGTTTATATCCATGGCACTGACAGTCATATCCTGGATATATATCACTACTAGATGGATATTTGACGAAACATTAGAATCAAACAATAACGTATTCCTATCCTATGTATTTTTTATGTCGGGAGCATTACTATGGACACCTTTCACAATTATATCCTTGCATAGAAAGACACGTCTAGCTACTGTGTGGTTAGCATTGTATTTGACAGCTGCAGGAAGTATATCTTTGTTGATTCAGGCGGCATTTACATCTGATATAGCCATGATATTTGCGTCGGCTATTTCTGCTATACATCATCTATTGTTAGATGCCATTTATTGGTGGGGAACTTGGAAAGTAGATACAAAGAAAAATGCATTAGAATTTTAAGGATGGCGTTTCTTATGATCGGGTTTAATTAGACTTTTAGAACGGGTACGCCACTGATAGATCCAGGCCGGGTAATTTTCTTTTTTGCTCAGTTCGCTATTTTTTGCGTTTGCAAAAGTATTATTTGCTTGAAACCAATTTACGAAATCTTTTTTTTCTTCCGACGATAAGCTAAAAACTTGAGCTTCCCGAGTCTGTAGAAATAAATTTACTAATTTTCTTTTCCCTTGTATACTCGCTTTCAAAACTCCGTCATGAATTGGATTAGAATTCTTATGTCGCGTGGTCTTCTTCTTCTTCTTTTTTTTTGGCTCAGCAGGGGCAAAAGTCCATTGTGTGAAAATAGGTTTATCGTATACAAAGTCCATATTATTTTAATTTTAAATAGTTTATATAGTATCGTATTTTATCATACCTTTACGTATAAAAAAGCTATATTGCCCAAATACAATTCGAGAGACCCATTCTGTGTAATATCATTGACAATTTGTGTCATATTTGTTTGACAACCGTGTCCCCAGGAATTGCATATATGAATATCGCCATCACACACACAACCAGCAATGACATGGTTAAATGTTCCTTTACTATTCATCAATCTAAGAATGAACCCCTTAATCGTATCACCAAACATTAAATCGAACAATGCCATACATTGTTCATCAAAACGGATATCGCATTTAAAATCGACATACCCATAATCTGCAAGTGATTCGTCGAAAAGTCTATTCATGCGAATAAGTGATCCTTGAGGAGGTGTGCCGCTTTTGACCTGTTTTGCTCCGAAATAAACTGTTTTATCTGTCAAAAGATCTATCATATTGAGAATATACATCATAATGACGTAGGCGTTGCCGCCATTTTTGATAAGAGCACCTCTTCTTGTGGATCTATTTTGCGTGACGGCCTCCACCATCCCCGCTGGCAATCTTGGACATTGTTTCGTAAAATCATAATTGGAATAATCAGCATCCAATAATGCAATGATTTCCTTTAAAGGTTCTGGCCGTATTTCTGATTTTAACCATGTCAGGATCGATTTCTCGTTTCTAAATAGAGTAATGACAGATACGATATAACATATACCTACATTCCCTTGATTCATAGAATAATGTCCACATTCTTCTCGGACAACTGTTCTTCTCATAGGTGTTCTAGAAATCTGACTGCCCGATGAATTCAGATATAAACGTTGCAAGCGCATTCGAATCATTTTATTTTTGAGTTCATGATCTTCTATATTTGCAATAGATTCGGCCGTTACAATAATGTTTGGTATATTTAGTAGGACTGTTACTGTCAGAGTATTATTTTTTTTTGTTTGTCTTTCCAATAAGGTTTTCCCATTCTTATCTGTTATGTTTATGTTGTATCTGGTATTTTTCTTAAACCATTTTTCGAGGGCAGCAATCTGTTGATGGTCTGCCATTGTAGCTAATGTTTTCCACTGGCGCGTATCCCATTGCAATCGCGTGATAAGACCTTGCTTTTTCTTTTTGTAGACTGCTTTTATGATTGGTATCCATTCTTGGGAACCATAGGTCTCGTGTTTCTCTGGAAGCATGGGGTATTTTCCATGTGGATCGCCGTCTCGTCCCATAAGATATAATATGCGTTCAGCTGTTTCATCATTCATATTTTTTGCAGGTTTGGTATAATGTGGGTCGAGTCCCGGGCGCGGCCAATACACATACATATCTCGCAATAAGTTTCTTTCCCAAGTTTCTAAAGGTTTAGATTTCCTAGGCTCTGCCACAACAAACAATCGGATCATTTTTGTCAATAGTGTATCGTGTTTATAGGTTCATTTTTTTTAAGAGTATTTAAGTTGATAAAAATATTATAATTATGTCGTTAAAAGAATGGTGGGAAACAAGGAAAACAATTCCAAAATATATCGTGAACTGTACTTGTGATAAAGATTCATCACAAAATTCCCTTTTAGATGAATGGAGCTTTGCTCATATAGTTTTTGGCATGCTATATTCCATACCTCTTTTCTTTTTAGATTCTTACTTGATATGCTTTATTATAAATATAGCAAGTTCAATTACATGGGAACTTTTTGAAAACTCTTATTATGGCAGCAGATGTTGCGCTAAGTGGTCTAAAATGCCATCATATAGAGGTGACAATATTTGGAATTCGGTGTTTGATGTTATATGCGGCTCTATTGGATTTTTAATAATGTTACTCATTAGGATAAATGTACACGAATGAATTAAAAATAACCCTATAAATTCTTTTTAATTCATATAAATGTATAATTTTCAACCTGCAGAACCCCAAAAAATTAAAACAAAATGGGACCCTAAAACACCAATGAAACCAGGCGATATGATGCCTATATGCAGAGAAATGGATCAGAAAATACGCAGTGGTCATTTTAAATTGTCAGAAGTTATTCGAAGGACACTTGAAAAATATATTGGCGTCATTAAATTTAAAGAACTATCCAATCAACATAAAACGAATGGTTCCAATGATCAAAAACGTATTATACTTATTACTGGCCAAGCCTACAGAAATTATGTTCGCAAAGAACGCAAAAAAGCTCAGAAAAAAAGATTAACAAACCCTTGTCTCAGATGTCATAAAGAAAATATACAAATAGTCAATCTACCATGCGATCACGAAACATATTGTCAATCATGCGCCAGTTATGTTTTAGATAAACGTAAAAAATGCATTCAATGCAAAGCGCATGTTCGAGGTATTATGCAGATAGGCTCTGATTACAGAATGGCATGTGCAGCGTGCGGATTTGTATGGGATGGCAATGCACAACATGAATGCGATGCAGAAGAACGTGTACTTTACATACCAAACTCGACACCTGAAATAAACCAACGCGTGAAAAAAAATATGGACACAGTACTTGAGGGGTATTCCACATATTCAGAATCGACACCTGATGATAATAGATATGTATACATGTATGAAATATCACTTATTGATACATTCTTTGAAGATTTGGAGGCCGAAATGAGGAGTGTTGGGCTACATCTAAGCCCAGTGTCTGTTGTCGATTTTGTATATGATGAAATTTATACTATAGAAGAAATGTAATTAAAATATTTATTTTAAATTGTAAATTTCGAAATGAAATGATAAGTTTTTATGATGAAATGTTTTGGAAGACCATATTTTTTCTTTAAATTTTGGTTCTATTATATATACAGCTGATTTATGGTTAATTTTTGTATGTACTCTGGTTATAATAAGTTGATCCACGGCTTTTAGCAATAAAGCTTGATTATAAATATCTGCGCCTCCGATAATGTATTTACGCTGACCTTTTGTTACGGCCAATGCTTCTTTGAAATTTTTACAGAAAATGTTTTTGTCATCGATATGATCCGAACGGCTTAATACAATATTCAAACGACCTTTTAATGTATTGCATGGTAAAGAATCGTGTGTCCTACGTCCCATAATAACTACACCTCCATATGTATTCATTCTAAACCATTTTAGATCGTATGGTATATTCCACGGTAACTCATTGCCAATGCCGATCACATCATTCTCTGATACGGCCATTATAATTGAAGTTAACATTTGATATATGGAATATGATTTTTATAGTTCATTCTTAAAAAAATTCAAGATCATTCCTAAAAAATTTCAAGAACTTCTACAAATATTTCAAGAATTTGTTAAAAAATTTCAAGAATTTCTACAAATATTTCAAGAATTTCTACAAATATTTCAAGAATTTGTTAAAAAATTTCAAGAATTCCTAAGAAAATTCCTAAGAAAATTCCTAAACATGGCCCTCATCACTCTCTTTGAACATGTTATTACTAACAATACCTCAAAGGTTATCGAATACCTAAACACTCACCATACCAATAAACGCAGGAAGCGTGCCAGAGACTTGTCAATCGTCTACGCGGCAGCTATGGGCAATGCGGACATGGTGAAATCCATGTTGGAACACGGGATTCCTGCTAAAACCTTTGATGTCTTTAATAATTTCCAACGCACCTGGGAACCAAGAAAACTTAAGAAGTTGCAATATTTAATGGAAGCCAACATGCAGAAATTTACCCGTGGATGGTCGCCTATCCTCACGCCTGCCTGTGTGGCCGCGTTTTACGGTCACAAAAATGTTTTGAAAATCCTCTGTGAACACGATTTCACCTGTATGTCTTTTAACCCATATTCTGTTGCGGTGTCTACATTTATTGGCGAAGGCAATCCTCCGGAATGGAACGCGACTACTTGTGCTTTATTTGGCCAACATTGGGACATTGCCTCTGCTCTTGTTGAAAGGGGAGTCATTACGACAGACATGGAGGAACAATACCCATTATTCTTGGAATTTCGTACAAAAATTAAGATTCCTAGAGATGCAATCACAGTAGTTTTTTCATTTTTATAATTATAAAAATGATCATTCTTGAAAAATTTCAAGAAACATGTACAATTTGTTTCCCAACCGTTTCTTCTTTGACAATGACTGAATTAAAATCTTCTAATAACCAATTGATAAATTGGTCTCTACAAGTTAAACATATAGAGACTTCTTTTGTTTTTCGCCTATGTTTTACAACGGTAACCCGTGATGTTACCATATCGCAGTCACGACATCGGAATAGCCATCCGTATTTGGGTAGGGTTGGCATTATATATATAAAATCTTATTTATATATAACTATATGGACTTATGCTCATAACTAATTTACGGGCTATATATAAACAAGTTTGAATACAAAATGAAACCTGCTGTGGAGCACATGGGGTTTAAGGTGTGGGTCACACAAGATGGAACACCGGGCCATGAAAAAATAAAAAATCCAAAAGAGCCCAAACCATTGACTAAAATAAATTCTCGTGCATTAATGAGACAAGTGGGTGATAAAGAAGTAGGATTATATTTTTCTAATCGTTACATTGCATTTGAACCGTCCACAAAAAGATGGTTATTATTGTATCAAACAAAACAATTAAAGCTTATGAATACTGGCCAAAAATATAATTATATATGGAATTCAGATTTGGATCAATTAGATATTGATCAATTATTTACCAAGCACAGATCGATAAAAAATGCTTCTCATATCCTTGAATTATCTGTGCCCGTACATCATCGGGGTAGAATTGTGTTGGAAAGTCTTTGTTATACAAAAGAACATACGGCTCGTAAAGGAAGATTTTTGATTGTGCCAGAACCCGATGAAAAAAAAATATTTGATACAGAGTTTGCAGGACCCGATAATACATATCCATTACTTCGTCAATCTTCTTCGGAAAATATCAAAACAAAAAATTTTAGAGTTGTGCTAAGGCCTATACAAAGTAAAAACATAGAGATGGTATTTGTAGTATATCCAAAAACTATTAGATTGGCCCTTCCCGACATGATTGATAAGAAAACATATCGAGAATTAATTAAAATGTCGAATGTACTATTATTTAAACAAATAAAACATTAAAAATCTTTTGTTATATCAAAGTCTATAAAATTTTTTGTATCTTCATAACCACCAACAAACCCACCATCATAAAACACCATAGGAAATGTCTTATGTTCTTTACCAATTCTTCCACGCATCACCTCTAAAAATGTTAAACGATCTTTTTCTAAAAATGTATCGCAATTAATCACCTTGGCTTCGGACAATAATGATTTTGCACGACGACACCAACCACATTCTGATTTTGTATATATAGTATAACCTTTTTCTACTATTTCTGGAATATCCATGTTCCAAATAAAAATGAGACTTTTATAATCAAAACGATAAATCTGCAAAAGCATCCTCTAATTTTTGAGTTTCCATAATGTTTACAATATTAGGCCATAACTGATAAATTTGTGGGGACCAACGCTCTCTATCTGGTTGCATACATACCCAAATAAAATCACAGACATCGTGAACCCATATAGTACTTCTTTCTGATCGACGAACGCGTATTAAATCTTCCTCACAAAGATTGGGGACAATTGACTGTAAATAAACCATAAATCCGGCCGGAGTTTTGGGTGTGGCCTTTTTTAAAGAAGACCATGCCCCATGATGCATGTTTATTTGTTAGTTTGTAGCTATTTTATAGTTCACTTATGTGCAGATTTTGCGAACAAAATCTGCATGGGCTTCAGGCGAACAAAATCTGCATGGGCTTCAGCACTTGCATAGTATATCGGAGTGCTATATTTGAAGCATCATGTTTATGAACGTTGTCTTTACAGTTTTTTCCCCGACATGAAAATACCATGTGTAATACATCAAGCCATGCAATTAATAATGTCTTCGAGTCATTACTATTACGGGTATCCTCTGGTACAAGGTTGGATTGACAGAATAAATTAAATTCTGTCGCCAACCTATGTGCTTTTTGTTGGACCGCATCGCGCGTCACCGTCGTCGGCATATTAAAAAATGGAAGTGTACTTACATTACTATAACAGCGTGGGGGCGATTTGTTATCGTAGTAAAGGTCCGTAATCCATTTTTTAATAATTTTCGCTATAGATCTCTTGTCCTTATCAGTTCCTTTGTATATAAACTCTGATGATTCAAAACTGTGTTGGTCTGATTCAAAAGTATGTTGGTGGAACATTCTATTACTGTATAATATTAACTTATATATAGTATTTTTTTTAACTCTCCATAATAATTCTAATACATTGCCAGAAAGCGGTTGCGAACAGATAGCATGCCACTTGCAAATCAACGACATTAAACATAAAAAGAGACACTAGGCCTATCATTGCACACCAGAGTATGGTCATAGACGCAAAATAGTGTTGATCATCTTTCATAAAGCAATCAAAGCACATGGCCATTTGTATAATTAGAATACCCAATAATGATGTGACGGGTTGACATAACTTATGGACACCGTAATAGATAATTACCCAAACCATAGAAAAAATAAGATTCGGCAGGATAATAAACATTTAATTTTTTAGAACTATTTACATAACCTATATACTTTATGACAAAATGCAAGCTGGACTTGCTTATGTTGCTGGTACGGCCGGAAAGATGGTTGTTACATCTGCAGTATCTCCTGTCATTGGCTCGACCATATCGTTAATTACATCGTTTCGAACATTAACACATGGGGCGATCACATTGCAACAAATCATTCAAAAAAGAGATATTACTTGTACATTACAAACCATAGAGGCTACCATGATAGCTTTAAAATGTGAAAAAGAGCCGCTCAAAACGGCATCTGAACATGTGGTCTCTTGCATTCATCAAATACATCAATTACTTACTAAAATTGCGGACATAACTGCCAGTCATAATGCAGGTTATATATCAAGATGGAGACAGTTGGTCTTGGACAACGAAATAGAACAATTAGAAAATCTTATGGACATATTATCAAAAAGATTCAAACTCATGTGTGATATACGCTCTGTTGTAGAATAACATATATTATTTAAATCTCACAAAACATGTAAAATAGATTAGTATTGATGAACACAAAAAAAAAGCTTTTTTGTTCTATAAATGGCACATAGATTTATAAACATGCAAATCTTTGTAAAAACACTCACTGGAAAAACAATCACTTTAGATGTTGAACCATCCGATACCATCGAAAATGTTAAAGCTAAGATTCAAGACAAGGAGGGCATTCCGCCGGACCAACAGCGGCTCATATTCGCTGGAAAGCAGCTAGAAGACGGCAGAACGCTCTCAGATTACAATATACAGAAGGAGGCAACGCTTCATCTTGTTTTAAGACTCAGAGGCGGGGGTTTTGAAGGAAAACTGTATATGTGATTATTGTTAAAGTTATAAAAGAAATTAATATTATAAGTATATTTTATTATTTAAGCGATGTATTTTTACTGAATGGCAAGTTTAACTACTGTCGTACCACAAAGAAAAAGAAGTATTCGGTTTGTCGAAAAGGTACAAGTCTTTGATCCAAATTCTAACACAACTTATACTTTACCATACAGACCATTACGTCTAAATGATTTCTTCATGGGAGGACATCTTCGTCCAGGTATCATTGAAATACTAAAACATGCTCCCCAAATGCTCACCGACGAATATATTATGCAAAAAATTTTATCAGCGAGAAAAAGAAACGATTTTACACCGAAAACAATCGTCCAATATCTATTGAAAATATTCAATATAAAACTAGAAAATATGAAAAATAGACAATACACATCAATATCGTCCAAATTAATCACAAGAGACATACTCATTTTGCTCATTTTTAGATTACAAATGTTTTTAGAACAAATATCCATTTAATCGCCATACGATAGCGCAAAAATACCTTCGGCGCCAATGGGATATACAGAACGTTTTCCATTGTCATATTCGACAATACACCAATCTTGATGCTGCTGTCGAACTTGGTTATATTGTTTCTGAACATTTTCCCCATGCAATATACCACCACTGTCCGTATAACCAACAATGATACCTTCGAAATCGACATTCCACTTTGAAGACCAATGTCTTCCGCGTCGAGCACGTCTACCTATACATACATTTTCAGACGTGACAACATGATTACAATCTTCATATTCTTTTATATGTTCACGATTCATATCTAAATATCCCATTTGATACGACATTTTGGTTATACTTTTACAAATACAATTTCAATTACACATATGCTTAAATTAATTTTAAAACAATTTCAACTTTTTTATTTTAAAATTCTAATACAAACTGGTGAAACTCAGGTATAGCCTTTTTATTAGCTAAATCAGCCAGAGCCAATTTGCGCGCTTCTTTAGCTAAATCAGCCACAGCCAATTTGCGCGCTTCTTTTCGAGTTTTTTTTTTGCCTTTTTTGGGCTTCATATATTCGTTTATTTTTTCATTCAATTCTTTCATATATTCGTTGCTTTTTTGTTTTGCTTCTTCCACAGCGCCAGCGGAAAAGTTAGCCCTATTTTTTCCTTTTCTCTTTGATGCCGATATTTTTCTCACCTTACCGATCCCCCTATGGTATGTTTCGTTTTTCCCTGTTTTTGAAAAGACCTTGCATGTCACTTGATCATTTTTTCTCACGCATGCTTTAAAAGTTTCGACTAGGTTGGAATTGGAGTTGATGATTTTTTTTATTGCTTCATTTGCTTTTTTTTTATCTTTATTTCCAAACTTACTTATAACCATTTTGTACATTATTTCTAAATCAACATCTAATGTGCGCGGCCACGATTTCGAGTCCTTACTTAGATCACACTCTTCACTTCTTGTTCCGTGCTTATACATAAGATCTATTAAAGCACTAATTAACAATGAAACTGTGCTCCATTTTTCCATTTTCGCGTGTTTTATATCGGAGAAAGAAACTATCTCTTTAACCTTTAGAGTATTTTCTATTGCCCTTGCTATAATGGCACAGTTTCCGCTGTAGTTAGGCATTGAATTTATAAATCTGCCAATATATTTTGTTTTTATTAATTTGTTATGTTCATGCATTTTCATATTACACAACATTTCATATGCTGAAATTAATCTCCAAGACGAAACCGCCCCCGGTGTGTGTTTTATGACATACTTTGTAAACGTTTTTTTACCAAAAACATTACATATAGCCAGTGAACCAGGAGCTATAAGCGCCTCTGTTTTTGTAAAAGCGCTATCAATGATATCGTCCGCTGTATATACTAGATCAAACAAGGGTTTTCCATTTTTTGCTGCGGCGATATATTTTATATTTTTTCTCAGAATTGCCCCGGTGACACTTTGCATTAATGTATATTGGTCTATTTCATTTTGTTGCTTTTGAAATCCTATTGGATTGGGATAAAACTTGTGGGGTTTGCCATCGTAGCTGTAAATATGGTCTACCGATTTGACCCCTGTATACCCTTCGGTGTATTTTTTAATCGCGTCCAGAAATTTTAACTCATTATTATGAACAGGTTCCATTTCTTTTGATATCATTCTTTTATTCATGAAAGATATTAGGGTTTTATTGCTTGTCATGTAAGAAGGTTCAAAGTAAAAATTGGAATCGAAATAATTGGTGAAAATGTGACGCTTGTGTTTTGCGTGCCAATCGCCTAAAAATGTTATCCATTTTTCTAATGGAACTACCTCCGTGCATTTAACAACCACGTCAAAATCAGAAGTTTCTGCAACACTGCCAAACGATGCGTCGAATACAACATAAGGGTTTTTTGTTCTTTTATTTATTACTGTTATCTTTTTCCATTGATTTTGGGGAAGCCATTTATTAGCCTTTGTTAGGTCGTGTCTTTGCCGAATTTGATTCCATTCAGATTCGGGCCAATTGGTATTAATATACGTTAACCATGCCGCATATCTTTCTTCATGCAATAGTGTCGCGCCACTACCCTTTTTACCCTTGATACGGTTTTCCCAAATTAATGACATATTACATATTCGAGTATCAAATATATAGTGTCATTTCAAATCTGATATTTTAGACAACATTCTAAATTTTTATACTATAAATCTGTTACATACTTGCTAAATGTCAGCCCTCATTATGGAACCACAAAGGCCGCGAAAACGTCAACGTCAAGAGCATAGGCACGCCTTTGGGTTCGATGTAACGACGTATTTCACCGGAATATCGCAGAATTACACTTTCCCGCGTGTTGTACGCAACCTTGCGAACCGTATAGTCTCTGTAAATGCCGAGGGCCAATGTATTTACAAACATCCAAACAAATTTTGGGAAACCGAAACTATCAATGGTATTTTCGCAACATTCAAGGGTTGTTCCAAGAAAATTTTTATATCGGGTATGCACACAAAACATACCGAATCGTTGTATAAGATGGTGTTCAAGATCAGAAACGCTCTTAGAGAACAACCCAGTGTCCATTTGATCAAAAAGCCCTCTCTAAATTTTAGAGATGTGGATATTTCAGGCGCCACAAAACAACAACGTCGAAATTCATCCAATGTAATATACTTGGGAGCTATTCACGATGGTCGTACAGTTGTTCTGAAAACGACAACAGATCCAGGCATGCAATTGGTATATATTTTGGACGCCATTATACACGAACACGTGTCAAAAACAAGCCCAAACTATGTTGCAAAATTGCACTTTGTAGGGTTTGCTGGGGATGCTCTTATTGTCTGTTCGGACCAAATGACGAGCGAAGTTTCCATAGTTTCGTTCATGGGGACACTGAAACAACGTTATAGACCAGACATTGCTGTCTATACGATGGTTCATTCTTTTTGCTTGGCTATTCGAAAGTTACAAAGATTTTCGAATTTTACACATCGTGATTGCCATACCAACAACGTTTATTACGATTCGCGGCGAAAGATCACAAAGTTTATAGATTTTGATTGGTCTTGTGTTAAAATTGGGTCGAATAGGATTTCTGTTCCAAGGCATTTGTACGATACGACGAGACCAGAATATGGAACAAACAAGTCGGTGGATTGTTGTGTATTTTTTCGAACACTTGGTTATTCTTTAAGGGATTGTCCAGTGTTTAAGAAAAATATATATGATCCACTCATGCGCAGATATGAAGTTGATTCAAGGGAAATGTTAAAGCGTAAAATGCAAACAGGCGATGTGGCGGCCCTTCAAATTTTTAAGATGTCTACCATCAATGGAAAGGCGGATGGTAGATTTGCACATCGGTATGGTATTGCGAAACATAAGGAAAGCTATGACTATATTATGGGATACTACACATACACATCCATGACACCGAATTTTATTCTAAGGTTTTTACAAGATAATAAATTTTTTTAAAATACAAGTTTTATATTATCATACAACCCCCCCTTCTTCTTCCCCTTCTTCCCCTTCTTCGCCGCCGCCGGCTTCTTCTTCTGTGCTTTGGGTTTGGCTTTGGGCTTCTTCTTCTGTGCTTTGGGTTTGGCTTTGGGCTTCGCTTTGGGTTTGGCTTTTCCGTTTGGACATCCGGACAAAACGTTTTTAGAAAAACCAACCAAAGGATCCGCGATGGAGCCATCCCCCCGGTGGTCCTTAGGTAGGGCATCTAATCCTACTTCTACTTCTAAAAGGTTTTGGAGAAATTTATCCTTTTTATCCTTTGTTGATTTTAGCTCGGCGCGGTAATTTTTTTTGATTTTTGAGTTTAATTTGTTGTTACAATTTTTATCGTGTATACATTTTTCCAATTCCTCAACCTTCTCTTGGCGGGTTTTACAATCTTTAAATCCTTTAAACGTTTTCTCATTTTTTTCGAAGAATTTAGTCCATGTGTACACCCCTGTTGTCCATGGGACCGGGGGGTTTCCTTTGAAGGTTTGTTTGCTACGAATGAAACTTATGTCTAACGCTTCATCTATTTCTGTTTCTTCTGCTTCTGTTATTTTTATCGTGCCTTTATCTTTGTCGTCGATCGTGAGACCCGCAACCTTTTTACTCGGTTTTTTCCATTTTTTTTTGGCTTCATCAATAAGTTTTTTTATCGCAGTCTTCGCTGTTTCACTTAAAACTTTTTTAAAAATGCTTCCCAATTCTTGTATGACAATATTCATTAAACTATTATCGTTTTGAAGGTTAGGGGACTTTGCTAATGTATTATAAACACATCGATTGACTATTTTCGTTACAGAGTTGTCCTCGTAATTACAGATAGTTTTTGTAACACCCTTATCTCCTCCACCTCCGCCACCTCCACCTCCGCCACCTCCGCCACCTCCGCCACCTCCGCCACCTCCGCCACCGCTGTCGGGGGGGCTTATTTTTATTGCCTCTGTTATATCCTTTAAAACTTTATCGAAAATCTTTGGGTTTTTTTTACATACAGTGGTTTTGATGTCACTAATACCAGCAACAACCTCTTTTGCTACGTCTACTGCGCCTTTTCCAGCACTAATACCAGCAGCAACCGCGCCTATTTCGGCTGTTAATGCTGCGCAAATGCCAGAGGCTAATCCGAGCCCGGCAGCAATTGTAGCTGCCATTCCCGCGGCCGTCGCCAGAGCTACAGCGACGGTAGCACCATTGTATAATGCCTGTTTGAATTTAAGTGCTGCTGTTTTTTTTGCTTCATTAATTTTTTCATCTTCGGTCATGGTCTTCGGGTTGTTCTTGGGCTTCTTGGGCTTTGTCGTTTCTTTTTTCTTGGGCTTCTTGGGCTTCTTGGGCTTCTTGGGCTTTGTCGTTTCTTTTTTCTTGGGCTTTGCCTTTTTGGCCGCCGCATCATTTAAATTTTCGATACATTTTGCCAGGGTTTCTTTTACAAAATTTGGGTTTTTTATCCATAATATCCTTTTCACTTTGTTGTTTTTAACGTCGGCGTTCACATCCGAATTATCCGAAAATGCAAATTTAATTCCATTTTCACGACATATTAAGTTCACTTTACCTAATAATTCTATCATTATTTTCCCCCCATAATTAATGAAAGAAACCCACCCCCGATTTCTCTCACAATGTGGTTTCTGAGGTTTGCTTTCTTTTTTTCTTAATTTTTTGTCTTTGTTTATGATAAATTTCCTGGATTTCATGTATTCGGGTGCTTCGGCTTTGAGTGTTTCGAGAGTTGGTAATTTTAGGGTTTTCCGGCCGAATTTTGTTAATAATTTGTTTAATTCTTCAAACGCAACGTGTGATTTTGTATATTGGTCAGCAATTGATTTGAGTTCATTTTCGGCAGTAAGCAATCGGGCAGCTGTTGTTTTACAACCGGCGTCCCAGGCCTCAGCGGATTGAAATAAACTAAGTTTCGGATTTCTTAGATAGTTATGATTTAATAAAAGACTAGATTTTTCTTTTGACACCAGAATCGACATATATTTTATATAAGTTTCTATATATACAGTAAAAAATATAAACTTCTAAAAATTGAAAAGTTTAGACATATATTTTATTCTAAATAGAACTTTCTATATTACCACTCATTGAAACATGTCCGATGATATGAAAGTCTTTGCCTTTACCAAGAGAGACTTTATCGATTTCGGTGGAAAAGTGGTCTTAAATAATGAAAAACGCCCCTCTGTAACGTTTACAGGTGGCCAAGGGGGCAAACTAAGTCCCTATAGTTTTTTGGTGGGTATTCACTCTGAGAAAATTTTAAAGGATTCTAAAATAAGCCATTGTGATACACATTTAAAAAAGATGTTGCCCCATCAAACATTTGCTATCATCGATTCTACACGTTTCTGTAGCAATTGTAAGCGCCCATCATGGTGTTTCCTCAAATTTGAGCGCAAGGGACATGCGACGTGTCCTGGTTGTGGCCTTGTACAAAAACTTCGACAGAATAATTTCAGTTTACGTTTGGGTGAGGATGGCCATGCTAACAAAAGTCAGTGGGAACATACACCCGGTATGACTTCTCGAGATTGTTATATTCATAAGAAAGGAAAGCGTACTGGTAAACGTTTCAAATCTCATTGGCGCAATTTTCTACGAATCAATGGAAAAATAGAAGCCATTGCAAACGATTGGCATTTTATGGCCATGGAAAGTCTATTGCGTCGTTCCAAGTCAAAATTGAAGCGTTTTTATTATATAATACATGATGACAGTGTGCTTGATACTGACTCAGAAGGCAAACTTCCACATGGTGGCGCCGCTTTGGCTGCTGCTTGCTTCTATTGTGCTGTCTTGGAATTTGAAACCCGTGTGGGATATAAAACACCATGTACGTTGCCAGCTATCCAAGAAGCGGCCCAGGGTTGTCGCGACATTCACCGTAACCGTAAGTGTCGTGATGTTACTGATCGTAAAATTTTGCGCTATGCAGGCATCTTGAAAAAACATGGTTTATGCCATGTGAAAATTCCCGAAATAGGCGCTGAAACTCTTCGTTTTCATCCAAAATCCGCGGGTCTTCAACATGCGAGAATGGCTATTTTCAGCGAGTGTAGTCCAATGAGAGTCCATTTGCCCACAAACGAGGGTTGGAAAATGCGAATTGGTAATACGGGCCAAGGTGTTTTATATATTAATGCCGTGCAGGTGGGTGGTCATGCATGGGAACAAGGTATTCGTAAGGGCGATTATTTATTTCAGATTGAGCACGAGACAATGAATATTCATTGCACACCAAAAGTATTGGAAAAACATATTCATGATCTTCGTAAAAGATTGTCTAAAAAACCTGTGATTCAATTGACATTGATGCGTAAGAAAAAATAACTATAAATATAATATAAAAATATATAAGATACCCATATGTTTTTAGGGTTATTAATCATGTTGCCTTTTGTATCGGCATATTTAGAGCAAACTAGTGAAATAGAGTTTGTAGCTAAAAATATTGGAATATCTGACAATTGTATGTTGTATACAAATGAAACACATACTGTAGTTCATTATCATAATGGTAACAAAATATATACGGGTCCTATGTCAGATATTTATGCTATAAACAATGAGTGTAATCTTGTGGTATATGGATATCCATCTGAAAATAAAGTTATTTTGTGGCGGCCACAAGAAGATACATTCACAACTGTTCAACCAGACCAACCCAATGATATTTTAGTAGAACGTTTTGGCTTTTCTGTAGATGTTCAGAATCAATCTTGGGTGGTAGGCGCGCCCGGTATCCCTAATTCCGCCGAAAATAATTATGAGGGGTCAACTATTGGTTATGCATTTACATACATTGGCGATGAGTTACAAAGTTGTCGTTCGTTATATGATACATTTTGTTATCCATTGGGGACTGAATGTAAATTGGCAAATTTCAAAAATACCAAAGATTATTATAAATTTTTGAAGGGCGATCCTATATATCAGCACGTTTTTAAAAATTTGGACCCATTAGTACAGATAAAGGATGAAGAAATGCCTCGCTTTCAAAAAGTATGCATTACGCCACAGCAGCCATATTATTCAACTGGACCTATTGATCCAGTGCGCGTTCCATATTTTAGGTCGCAACAGTTTGGGTATGCAGTAGCTTTATCTGGAGATATACGCCATATGGGTACTAGTTTATATGTTTCAGCCCCTGGCGATACAAACAAATTTATGGAAGATAATGATGGTAGCAATTATGGTAGAGTGTATATGTGGGATGTAAATTTATGGGATCCTCAAGATATGTCATTACCCACTATATCTTGGTGGGAATTTTCCATATTTGCACCTGTCATCCCTCCAAATCTGAGAGGTTCGACATACAGAGCATTTGGTAGAGATATAGCTGTATCTAGAGCTACATTGGCAGTGTCTACTTACCCATTATATGAGAATAAAGCGGAGCCATTTATTATTGTATATAACTGTAAACCTGAATTGCATTCTGCTTCGCATTGTGAGGAATCGCCAAATAGAGGTATTGCTATCAATGATCTTCCGGGAAATGCTTTATCTTATTTGTCAAATAAGATGTTATCTTATACAGACGGAAAAACACGTTGGAAATATATTCCAGCAGATGTAGAAGGTGATCTTTTACCAGATTTTCAAAATGATTTTATTGGTAAACACATTGGAGTCACTGGTTCAAATGTAGTTGTGCCAGATCATCATAATGACAAAGTGTATCGTTTTGGGTCTAATTCAAGACATAGAGAAACACATTCGTATTTACATAATACGCAATTTACTACAAATAGCGAACATTTGCTTACCCAATCTGAAAATGAAGTCACACATATGTGGCCTTGTCCTCGTGGCTCTATTTCCGGGAAAGAATTGTGTACATATAATGATGATAAGTGTGTTGAAAGAAAATGTGTTCCGTGCGAATTACAATATTATTCAAATGATGGTTGGTTAGATGAATGTGATTTGTGCCCAATTAATTATACAACATATAAAGAAGGTATGGCAGAGTGCGAGCTATGGGTACTGCCTATTATTCCTGGCATGGCTTGGTCCGAAGCAAGAACTATTATGATTGTTATTATTTCTTGCAGTATAGGTGTTATGTTATTAATAACACTGTGTCAGTATACATGCTATAAAAAAACGGGGAAACTAAAAAATTTATGCTGTTGCGATAAAAGACATAAACGTAAATTTAATGATACTATGACTGTATAATTAATATATTAATTTACCCTATTTAAACTATAATATATAAATATTATGAAAACTTCTCAAAATATATTTTTCGCATTTGTTGGTCTTTCTATTTTTATTGCAGCAGTTTTACAATTTTCAGTCGTTGCTGATATTAATTCAAATTGCGACTTTTTATCCGATAAAATGTCTACAGATATAAGAGTTTCACCATGGTTGGCTGGGTTCTCGTTACTTGGATCGTTTATAGGGAATGGTGTGTGGTTATATGCTTTAAAAAAGAACCATCCGACTTTGCGTAGAATTTCATTGGTGTTTTGGTGCATTATTTTGCTTGTAGGTGTTGTCGCCGTTGGTTCGACATTGGGACAAATTCCGTTATACTTTTTGGCATGCCCTAATTATGAATCAAGCCTTAATTTGAATGCTATACAATATATATCATTAATATTGCTTATTTTCGCCATTTCGGCACCACACGGCCTAAACAAAGATAAGAAAAAAGAAACAAAAAACGAAGGGGGTGCACCACTTGTTTCAAAAATTCCAAGTGACGCCACAAAAGAAACAAGTCCGCTAGTATTTCTTTAAATTTTAGAGGTATATAAATATTAAATTTCATTTTATATTCATGAGTTTTAGTGAACAAAAAGAAGCGATTGATGAAAATCCTAACTCGGTAAGATATGGACGCGAAAAGTTACCTGGAATGGTTCAAGAATCTAAAATAGCCGATTATGTCACAATTTCTAAAGATAAAAAACGCGTTGAAAACGAAAAGCAATTTATTCTCGAATATTTTTCACCGTCATTACAAAAATCAGGGTTTGATTTAAATTCATATAAACAAATTGACCAAGGTAGTGATGGCGCGTGTACTCTTGTTGCCTTAATGCATCTTATCCATATTAACGGGTTAGATCAAGCTATACATAATAAAAGTTGGTCGAATATTAATAAAAAAACATATTGGAAATACTCACTATGGAATGCTCTGGAATCAGCAGCATGGGACGAAGATATAATGTCAATACGTTTTTTTGCAGATATATTAGATTTGGGTGTATTATTAAGAAAACGTCCAATCATGAATTTAGTAGCTCATCCTAAATTCAGATATATACCGATTAGAGGCGATGCTCAACGTGAGTTGAAGACAAATCCCATGTTTTTTACAGAAAAAGCTGTTTCGATGGCAATAGAAAGATTTGGAGGTGAAAACGTCAAAGGTAGTCCCGTAACGTGTTGTGTTGGTGAATTTATAGAATATAATTTGGACCATGGCAATGTTTTAGCCGTTTCATTTAACGGTCATGCTCGTGTAGCCGTTGCTTATAATGATACCCATTTATTGTTTGCCGATAGTTGGGACAACACTATTATGGAAGAAATTAATAATAAGGAAATCTATATGGGTGGAGTTTCAGTTGTTCCAAAATTTAACGTATATGCATATGCCAGAGATATCGTATATTTTGAATCTGGGAACATACTAAAAACAGCTCCTAAAAAATCACGTAAAGTTTCTGCTCCAAAGGCTAAAATAGCTATTCTTAGTAGTGAAGATTTAATGCCAAATATGCGTGTTAAAATTATTGGTGGAAAATATGCTGGCGAACATCATGTAATTACACATACAACAGACGCAAGGGTTTATTTTAATAAAAATAAAAGTTGGGCTCTAAAAAAACATGTAATCAAAAGATAATGAATTAGTTAAATAATTTTACGCACTACACATTAAACAATCTCCTTCTTCTTCGTTTGTAGATACTGTAAACTGTAATGCTTTTACTTTCGGATTGGACCTCAAGTAATACTGACCAGTTTTTAACCCCTTTGACCACGTATAAAAGTGAACAGATGTCATCACTGCTCTATTTGGTTCTTGTATATGAATGTTAAGAGACTGTGATTGATCTATGAATGGTCCTCTATCAGCCGCCATATCAATTATTTTACGTTGTGATATTTCCCAAACCGTTTTGAAAATATTTTTGATGCGATCAGGGACCATATCTATGTTTTGAACGGAGCCTCTATGTCTTATCAATTGATTTGACATTTCATCAGTCCACAATCCTTCTTTAATCAACGCCTGTTGTAAATATTTATTAATAATGATATATTCGCCCGATAATACTCTCCTTGTATATAGATTTGATGTTTTTGGTTCAAAAGATTCTGTGTTTCCTAGTATCGAAGCAGTTGATGCGGTGGGCATTGGTGCTGTCAATAATGAATTCCTGGCACCATATTTTTGAAGTTTGAGTTTGAGTTTTGTCCACGGATGTCTTTTATCTGTGATTTTTTGATTCCAAAGGTCTACTTGCGTCAGACCTTTTGACAATGGCGAACCTTCATATGATTTGTAGTGCCCATGAATTCTCGCTAATTCTATAGATTCATCCAAACTTGCATAATAAATGGTCTCGAAAATATTTTTATTAAGTTCTGCGGCTTCTGGAGATTCATATGGCATTGAAAGTTTATAAAAACAATCCGCTAAGCCTTGAACTCCTATTCCTATGGGACGATGTTTTAAATTACTATTCATTGCTTGAGGAATAGGATACCAATTAACATCAATGGTTTTATTTAAATTTTTGGTGACAAGTCTTGTCACTCGTTCTAGTTCTTTAAAATCAAATCGTTGGGCTTTGATAAATTTTGGTAATGCAATCGATGCAAGTGTACATACGGCTACTTCATCCTTGTTTGTATATTCTACAATCTCACAACATAAATTAGAACCTCTAATCGTCCCCAGGTTTTGCTGATTTGATTTTTTATTACAGGCGTCCTTATACATAATATAGGGGGTCCCTGTTTCAATTTGTGCATCTAATATGGCAAACCATACTTCACGGGCCGAATCAAATGTTTTTACTACATTACCATTTTGTTCACATTGTTCATATATTTTTTTGTATTCTTCACCAACAGCATCTTGTAATTCCGGCGCTTGTGTAGAATCAATCACAGACCATGGTCTATTTTCTTTTACACGTTCCATAAATAAATCAGATATCCAAAGCCCGTAAAATAAATCTCTGGCTTTTTCTGATTCAATACCATGGTTCTTTTTTAACTCTAAAAAATCTAGAATGTCTGGATGATGTGGTTCTACAAAAATTGCAAATGAACCTTTACGTTTTCCCCCGCCTTGATCGACATAGCGGGCTGTATCGTTAAATACACGCAACATTGGAGTCAATCCATTTGAGACTCCATTTGTACCCAAAATTGGGGAACCAGAACCCCTTATATTTGAGATAGATAGACCTATTCCACCTGCCCCTTTTGAGATAAGAGCTGCCCTTTTTAATGTTTCGAATATACCTTCAATTGAATCATCTACCATAGTCATAAGGAAACAACTCGCTAATTGTTGTTTTGATAATCCCGCATGGAATAGTGTAGGCGTGGCGTGTGTATACATCATTTTAGATGTATCTTCATATGTCTTGCGAACCATTTCCATATTTTCTCCGTGTAATGCCACTGCTACACGCATTAACATATATTGGGGCCTTTCGACTATAACATTTTGAACTTTTAAAAGGTATGACCTTTGCAAAGTTCTTATACCCATAATATCGTATTGAAAATCTCTTTCGTGTACTATAATTTGATTCAATGTATCTTTATATTTAATACATACATCTACAAATGTATCTGAAAGTGTATCTTTTAATTGTAAAACACTTTCAACAAACGTAGTCGGTGTCTGTCTATGTAACATAGATACTACAACACGGCCACCGAGTGCACTATATTGCCAATGTCTTACTGACAAACTAGCACATACTTCGGCAATATGATCTGCCAATTCAACCGTTGACATACCGCGGGCAAGCGATAGTTGTTCATGGATTAATTTGACATTACAGTGGTCTAAACGCGGTGAAATATTACAAAGCTGCTTTAAAAACTTATTCTGTTTAGGCATATGATACTTTTGAGATATTCCATTACGTTTTGTCAAGAACACAGACTGCATGATTCCATAAAAAAAGGAGCATTTATACTTCATTATCCTTCATCAGAATAAGTCCAGGAATATTGGATTCACAGTCGTCTAATTCCATCGCTATAGCCATTAACACATGCCCATTTGATTCATAAGTATTATTTGAATCTATGGGGTCCAAAACAACAGAATACTTAGATAAACCCAAACATCGAGTAAAACGTGCACCCATTACAACAAACACTAAAAGTAATATTTTATACTCGATATTAGCAATTTTAGAACATATGTTAGTCTTATTTCTTTAAAGTATATCAAACAAGTCATAATCATCCAACTATGAATTGTGAATGGAAAGATGCTTCGATATGCCTAAAAATTTTTAAAGCCATTCAACACACAAATCCAATGGTCAATGTAGATTTTTCCCCAGATGGTATGCATATTATGAGTATGGATACCTCTAAAACTTCACTTGTAAAGCTACAACTACAAAAAGAGTTTTTCGAAACATACACATCTGATACATGCTATACAGTCGGAATATATACAGAAACACTTTGTAATATTTTACAAAAAGTCAAAAAAAATAAACTATATTGGAAATCAACCGACAATGTTCTAAAAATTTTCTGCCAATACGGAGATCAAACTACCGAATTTAGTCTCAGAGCTATCGAAATTGAGGAAGACCAACTTAATATCCCAGAATTGGAAGACGATGTTTCTTTCAGAATGAACCCGGTATCCATCAAAGATATATGTGACAGACTCCTAATGGGCAAAACAGATGTACATATACATATCTCACAAACAACACTTCAAATGGATTCAACAAGTACCGAATTTGGAACGATAACACATACAGAACCTATTGGGGGTAACAGAATCATTCCTCACAACTTTAAAAAAAACGTTGAAATACTACTCTCCTTTCATGCCATTCGTTCCATGTTTATTTTCTCCACATGTGGTGAAAATGAATGTTTTTTGGGGTTTTCGGCGGAAATGCCTAGCAGACTTAAAGTCCATCTTGGAATGGATTCTTATCTTAGTCTTTATGTAGCACCTAAAATTATAAATGATTAATATTCTTTAATTTTATAATATATTATGACCTAAAATGTTGACTATCGTAACCATCGTTATCAAATAAACTAGCACCCATAATAACACCAAATGCCAACTCAGGAGACATAGCACACATTGTGAAAAGTATCATGAGAACTACAAGGATCAATACCATACTCATTTCTTCTATATCAATACGAATGGTATCGTAATCGGGACCGTCTATATTAATCGTCGTACGCGAGCTCATTTTACTCAGAATGCCATGACAATGCCAATCGTAACATCCCGCAAAGGAACACTGACCTATTTCGGCTATAGAATAGCCCACACAAGTTATGTTTAATAATTTTGAACAACTATTACCAGGACCATCACACACCATTTTTCCAAATCCTTTGGAAGGGTCCAGAAGCAATACTTTATCTATGGGACACTGCTGACACGTTTGAACGTCCCCATCCGATTGAATTTGACCAAAGATTCCAAAAAGAAGCATAAGGACTGTGAAAGTTGTGCCGAACTTTGTAGAGTTCATGATGGTAGTTTTTGATAGAAAGTTATAATGAAGTTGTGTCGTACAGTCTGTTTAGAAATTTCTTAAAAAAATTAAAGAAAGTTCTTGAAAAAAATAAAGATAATATATTTCTTTAAACATGCCAAAAAACCATAAAAAGTATTTAAACCATTATTCGTTCAGTGAAATGTCGGATAAAGATTTTGATTTGGTGGAACGTTTTATAGTATTTGTTGATGCAGATAACATTCCAGCAACATTGATGTCAAAAGCACTTGATATTATCAAAGATAGAGGTCGTATGGTCTCGTGTAAAGTATTTGGTGATTTTTCACGGCCGACGCTTGCCGCCTGGAAAACTGTATGTCTTACGTATAATTTACAAGCTATTATGGCATGGCACAAATCTGGAAAAAATTCATCCGACTTGAAAATATGTCAAGACTGTGTTCATACAATGTATACACATTCAAATATTGATAATTATATATTGATTACTGGCGATGGAGATTTCACTACCATTATTCAAGACTTGAAAACACATGGAAAAAATGTAGTATGTATGGGCCTTCGTTCGAGTAGTTCGACTATTTTGCAAACATGTAGTGACGAATTCATTGATTTAACGCCCATTACTCCTAAACAGCCCGGATCTTCACAAAAACCATTGTTAGAGCAACAAATTATACGTGATATTAAACAAGAATTGGATAGAGATCCTAAGAAAAATTTAGGAGCTTTAAAAACTCGACTTTTATTAAAAAATCCAAAATATACTGAAGCTAATTTTAGCAAACCAACGTTTAAAAAATTGGTGGAATATTTAGGGTTTACAGTTTTTTATGAACATGTGGAAGGACGCGAACCTATAGGCCCATTTGTGAAAAAAAAATAAAGATGTTGTTAAAAAAAATTAAAGATATTGTTAAAAAAATTAAAGAAAGTCCTTGAAAAAATTAAAGAAAATCCTTGAAAAAATTAAAGAAGTCTTGAAATTATTTAAGATGTTGTTAAAAAAATTAAAGAAAGTCCTTGAAAAAATTAAAGAAAATCCTTGAAAAAATTAAAGAAGTCTTGAAATTATTTAAGATGTTGTTAAAAAAATTAAAGAAAGTCCTTGAAAAAATTAAAGAA